CAGATAATAATCTTCCACTTTTTTTATATTCTTTATCTGTCTACATATAAAGAATATAATAAAAGTGGAAGATTATTATCTGAAGTTACATATGATGCCATGACTGGTATAATAACCCACAAACACTATGACCCTTATAAGGATAAGTATACGTTCTATAGAACAATATCTCCTTGTGTTATATATAATAATAGTGATAAAGAAATCTAATTAACTTTATCTAAAATTTATCTTTATGGAGGAATTTAAAATGATTATGAAGAATATTTTTGTAAACGATGGATTTATCTACCCTTATGTTTGGCAGACTTTTTATGACCAAATCATGCTAACACCAAGCTTGGGTATTAATGATCCCAAAGTTCAACGTCTGAGAGAATACTATGAAGAAAATAGTAAAATGGATATTACTAAGATACAGCTGGAAACAACTGTTAAAGGAGAGAAGGTTTTAGTTGACTCTTATATTCATCAGTTAATAGAAGCATTCAATAAAAAAGGATTTCCGACTTCATTTTCTTGTTCAGGACATCTGGAGGATTGCTTTGAGGGGTTCTATATAAGATTCAATTGTAAAGATTTAACAAATGAAAAGCGAAAAGCTTTGAAAGATCTTTGTAAGAAATGCAATATTATATTTGAACATGATATTCAAATATTACTAGCTGAATCAAGAGATTTTAATGAATGTAGAATCAGTTTGACAAAGCATGATACTGGTTTGTTTAAATCAGTTGAATCTATTAAATCAAACCCTAGCTACTATCGTTACTATGCAGAAATATGCAAAAAAGAATGGCATGATGAAGCCGATAAAAATAGTGTTCTTAGTATTTCACCAAACCGATTTTTATACGAAGCTCAAGTAGATGAATATAACGATATTCGTCTTCCTATTAAAAGAACAATAAAAGAATACACAGAACTTTCCGAGAACGAATTGAAAGAAAAATTTAGATATATGGTTAAGAAGATAACTCAACTTATAATAAATGTAAATCTTTTAGACTAAGTTATTTTGAAATCTGAACAAAAAATAAAGCCAGGAGTATGGAATACTCCTGGCCATTATTTTTTTATTTCTGAACGTAGGTAACAACATTTCCATTTCTCATAACATAGATGTTATCTGTAATGAGATTTGTTTCTTTATAATCTGATTTATTCGATACATAAAGAAGTGTTGTTCCAAGTCGTTCAAATTCTTCAGTTAGATAATTGATACAGTTGATAGAGGTCACTTCATCGAGTGCAGATGTAACCTCATCAAGTGCAACTAATACACCAGGATGTCTCCGAGCATATACGATTACTCGTGCGAGATTAATTCTCTGCCGTTGACCAGTTGACAGAAGTTCGCCCTTTTCGCCAACAGGATCAGATTCGATATCCAAATCTAATACTACTTCGAGATGCCGAAGAATATCTTCAACTTCTGTCTTAGTAACTGTTGTATCACCAAGCGAAATGTTTTCTAAGATGTTTGTGTTAAACATCTCGCTTTCGGCAAACATGTAGATTGTATCTATAGCATCTATCTGACCAGATGCAGGACCAGGTTCCACTGTTCTTGTCAGCAATTTGATGAATGTTGATTTACCGAAACCACTCTTGCCAGTGATGCAATATCTCTTTCCTTTCTCAATAGTAATATCATCAATTCTAAATTCCACCTTAGAATCTTCACTATATTTGAAGGAAACATCATGAATCTCCAGTTTTTCTAACGGTTTCTTCTCCAGAGTATCATTTTTTAAATTTCCAATGATATCCATGTTTGCTTTCTTTTCTGCATATGCATTTAAAAATTCCATGATGCAGTCAGAAATTTGACTTAATGAATAATCTGACATTAGAATAAACAATACTATGGCTTTATTATTCCAACACAGATATACATTAATTAATGATGGAATCCAGTAAATCGTTCTAAATATTCCGGAAATGAATAAGTTTTTGCTTGGATTCACCATATCAATAAATGTTTTCTTTTGCATTGTAAGCTGCTTATTGATACTCCATTCTTCCTTTCCAAAATATTTGATTGTTTTTGAATTATAGATGCAGTCAGTTGTGCAACTTCTAAGTTTTGCACCTGCTGATGCAGCAATCTTATTTGATTTAAGCAATGTTGTAATGAAATTAAAAGTTACCATTGCAATAATATAAACAATGTTAACTACAACCGGAGTGATGCCAGCTTCTTTGAATTCCGATCGTATGATTGTAATAAACGGAACAATATACGGCAATACTTCTATTACTGTATTTATCATTGTTTTATTACAATTGGCTAAGGTATGCACTACATTACTAATGCCACCTGTTCCGATGGACGTGATTGAGCTTACCTTTGAGTAGGTCAGCTTCTTAATCCATTTCATATAATTCCTATTCAACATTTTTATGTTGCTGATCTTTGCAACCAAATTGTTGATTGTACCGATCACAATCCACAATGAAATGGATTGGAAAAGAGAACTGAAGAATTCAGTCTTTTCCATTTCTGAAACCCGTGAATAGGTTTCGTTGATTGTTGACATCAAACTACCCAACTTGTAGTTGAGTAGTGCTACAACAATCAGAAAGATTGGTAACGGAATCACCACCAATCTCTCCAAAATTTTTCTGAACGTCTTTTTCATTTTTTACCACTCCTTTTGTTTTGTAAAATTCAACGATGAGCGAAAAAACCAATTCTCATCACTATAATAATATATATTTACAATTCGATTAACATAAAAGTAATTTAGAAATAAATCGTGCGGATGTGGTGAAACCAGGTATACACGATAGTCTTAGGAACTATTGCTTTATAGCGTGCAGGTTCGAGTCCTGTCATCCGCACCAAAACTCTATGCTACTGTGGTGAAATAGGCATACACGAGGGACTTAAAATCCCTTGCTTTATAGCGTGCGGGTTCAAGTCCCGCCAGTAGCACCATGAGCATACTCTGAAGTATGCTTGTATTTTACTACCTTCAAATTTGATATAATCCAGAGTTCACATTACTCTGGATTATGGGCCATTAGCTCAAATGGTTAGAGCTACCGGCTCATAACCGGTTGGTTGCGAGTTCGATTCTTGCATGGCCCACCACTGTCTCTAATTTAATAATCTCCTATATTCTTTATCTTTACTCTACAGATTAATTTCTGTAGAGTTTTCTTTTTACAAATGTATATTTGTTTATATATAATTATAGTGAATAGAGATAGTAATATACTCTATATCAAATACAGGTTGATGCAAACCTGAAACCTCAAGCATCAGACGTAGAAATTCTATGTTCCCAGGGTAAAGGGAAAAGGCATTAGTTATGAACACAGATACAAATATCAACAACACAATCGCATCCGCAACCACCACAGCCACTAATAATCTATTGGTAGATGTTACAACTTGGAAAGGAACTGCTTTAAACTTGAGCAGAATCTTGTCAGAACAAACTGACATCGTAAATCTCTTAAACAAAAAACTAATAGAATTGGCATGCAAGAACGAGGAACTATCAAAAGAAAATGCTGAACTTCGTTCCAAAGTTGAAATTCCGACAAAGAGTAATACAGTTGAAGAAGATGAGGTAATGACAAAAATTATATTCGTTGATAACAGAAATTACGATAAGATTTTGTATATTGCTGGAGAAATCAGATTGAAGGATTTGCCAAAGGAAATGCAGGAGACTTTTGAATCTCAATGTACAACACATTTTGGTAAAACTGATCCTGTGATTGAGAGTTGTCGCATTATGTTAGGTGATTTCGATGATGATAGAATTGAAGTTGAAATTAAGGATAGGAATGATATAATCCTTTCCTATGAAGGTAAAACTGTAGAAGAATTCATCATTGAATATAATAAATTCATGGCAGCAAGAAATTCCTAAATATCAACTTTATTAACAGCAGAAAAAATAGGGGGCTTGGATAATTCCAAGCCCTTTATTTTTTTTTAAAATTTATGACGTATTGTATAATCTTGTTTGATTCCCATAATATCTTTAACCTGACGATCAAGTTCTACTAATCCTTTACCAGCCATTGTATATTGTAATGGAGCACAACACATACGCTTATCAAATGATACCATAGAAGCAATTGCATCAATTGGTTCTTCTGGTCTATATGAAGACCTTGGTTCTTGACCTTCTGCTATTACTTCTTTTGCTACGCCTTTTTGTGCACCTAAGAAGATTAACTTATCACCAACAGAGAAGTCATCTTTATATGATACAAAGATTTCGATTAGTACACCATCTTCTATATTTTTTAGTTTTCCTTCTTGAGGTAACTTTTGACAAGTATATTGCTTTGCCAAGTTTTCATTGTATTTAGCAACTTGTTTGGCACGAGCATTATTTTTTCTTTCGTATTCAGATACAATTTTCTTTAATGATGGTGACATCTCATCTAACTCACAGGTTCGATAGATTTTGATATCTTCGATAACACCAGTATTATGAGATTTAATTGGAATACGACCAAGAGAAGTTACAGTATCCTCATCATCTACAAGATTCTTTAATAATACGTTTACATCGTTATCTTCGAATGTATTTTGAATGATTAACAATGGATCACCTTCTTGAACAGAATCTCCAACTTTAATCATGTTAAATACATTTGTATTTTTAGACAAAGTTACAGGAACTTCCATAATTACATTTGAAGATAAAGCATCTGAAATATAACTAGAAACAACACAGGAATCTTCAAATCCTTTATCAGAAGTAATTATTGCAATCTTTGCTAATGTACCTTGATTATAAGTAGCACTGTTATCATAGCCACAATTCACTGTATATGACATAGGATCATAAGCAATTAACTGTCCTTTTTTAACTTTTGTACCTAAACTTTTATCTGCTACTAATTTGATTGAAGTATAGAAACCGCCATCGGAGTTCTTATACACCTTGTTATTTAAATCTACAAAATCAATTGATCCATCTTTATATTGAATTGTAATATGGTCTTCATTTCGTTCTATAACAGTACCGTCATCTTTTGCATTAAATGAGAATACATCTGGTGTAAATGACGAAAGAGCATCGTCCATACCATTTGTGATTAATAATGGATCACCACCAGCAACTCTCATATCATGTTTAGTTCTTTGTACATATGACATTGCTAAACGGAATGGATCATCATGAGTTGTACACATTGGTGTCAAGTTCTCTGCTGTTGTCATTGTATTTACATCATTCATTTTATTTTTATCATTTGAAGAATCAGAAATATAACCACGCTTACTATTAATATTTGCATTTGTAGTTGCTACACGGTTTACACCAACAGTACCTGCGAAACCAGTAGACATACCAACTACATTTATCATAGATTCATCATAAGTACGTTTTTCAAGAGAATAAGAACGGTCGCTATTAAGACCAGACAGTCCTTTAAATGATACTGTATTATTTGCTTCAGCATACCATAAATCATTAATTGTAGATGCATCAGATGCTGTACTATCAGCCATAATTGCATCGATAATTGCTGATTGTTTTATAGTCATTGTGGCTTTACCAGTTTTCTTTAATTTTGTTCTGTAATCTGCATATGACTTTGATAAAACTTTGTAGGCATAACCTGCAATAATTTCATTTGTTCTAAATCTATTACCAGAGATATCAGTGTGTTTATTAAACTTTGTATCAGACAATAGATTAGATGAATAGATTAATCCTTCACAGAATTCATCTGGTAAGTCATACATTTTACAAATACGCTTACTGATTGGATCAAACATTAGATCATAGAAGTTATCAAGACCATCGGCTTTGATTCTACCACCAAAGTTATCTAACATCTCTGTCCACATTGTTTTAGAGTTTACATCTTTAATTGAATAGTCTTCTGTATTGCATTCTTTTAATCCATTCATAAGGATAGAAGAGTTATAATCAATCTTATATACAATGTAAGCATCATTAAACTTGATGATATCGTGTGTCGTATAATCGATTCTAGGACGTTTATCTAAAATTTCATATGAAATAGCAGCTTTATTAAGTGTCTTAATAAGTCCTTCACAATATGCACAAATAACAATTACTGGAATTTTTGTATTAAGAATAGATGCTTGGGAATATGCATATTTTACAGAAGGTTTTGCTTCATCATACAGCTTAGCAAATTCAGAATCCTGACATAATACATCAGCAATAATAGCTGAACAAAATCTTTCACCATTACTATATATGATTTTCTTTTCACCTGCATCATATCCTATTGGTAATCCTTTTGACAAGTCGATCTTATCAGGATAACGATCTCTGATATCATCTTGATTAAAATAGAACGTAGTGTTTTTATATTTGATATAGGAATAAGATTTACCCAAATCCATATAGTCTAATGGTATTTCATATTTCATTGCTGTAATTGTATTATTACCGGACATTGAAGTAATAGATTTACCACTATATTCATTCATTGCTTTTACAATCTTACCAGAAATTACATTGGACTTACCAACTGCACTGCCAAATACATAGAAGAATATTTTGTTATAGTTTGTTGTAATTTGAGCAGTACTAAATTCTGTTTTAATGATTGGTAGATTCATTAATTGAGCATTGATTGTTTTATCATTACCTTTTAGACGCATGAATCTATTATTCTTTAACAATGGAATATCAAACTTTAATTGGAATCTAGTACCTCCAATATCTTCACATTGAACAGTCCATGTTTCTTTTAAATCTTCAGACGTAGTTGTATCTTCAACTTCTACATTTCTAATTGCAACTGGAACAGTTCTAGTTGAGAAGAAATTTAATACAGCCATAATATCTTCATCTACATTATATTCTTTATTGAAATTGATATATTGTAGATTATCCCATTGGTCATTGTTGATACTATTGATGTGAACAGAAGATACCGATAATGGTTCATCACCAACATCTTCAGATGCTTCTAGCATATCTTTAACAGACTCACCTTTAATTTTCTTCTTCTTGATATCATCACTAAGAGAATTAATTCTTGCTTTACGAGTAGCAGATGCTTTTATTTCAGAAGATTCTTCATCAGAAATATCTTTGATAAGATTAGCAATATAATCGTTATCTAACTTATCTAACGCTTCTTCTGTTGAAGATGAGTTTTCTGCAGCTGTCTTGATATTCTCTACAAGTTCTTCTTTTTTCTTTTCTGTAATTTCTTTTGAAACTTCTTTCTCTGTCTTTGGAACATCGTTTTTATCTTTAGTGGAAATCTTTTTAGCTTCCTTAGAAGCTTTACCGACTGCACCATATAATTCAACTCTCTTAGAAGTTTCTATTTTTTCTACAATATCATTTACAATTGCATTTGGAGAATCCTTTGCCATGTCATCATCTTGAGGCATAATCTTATTAAAGATATTATTGATGTTAGAAGTGAATCTCTGTAAATCTGTCTTTTTAAATGTAGAAAAGTTAATCTTAAAATATGAGTTTAGGCCAAAGAAGAAAATATTATTATCTCCAAATATCTTTTTTAATTGAGTAAAATCATTCTTCTTAATTAAACGCACTATGAGGCTTACAGGATTCATTGTTTTGGTATAATCAATTATATCAGTATCTTTATTGTAGTAGTCTAATACTGGAATAAAAATAGATTTAACCTTATATTCTTTATCAATAGAAGAATTATTGAGAAAACGTCTTAGTGTTTCTGAATATAACTTTAACCCTTGTTCACCCATCTTTGTATTATTTTCAATGAATAATCTATTGTAATAAGATATATCAAAGAACAAATTCAAACCTTTATAATCGGAAATGTTTACTTTTGTATATTTGATAGTAGGACATTGACTCTTTACGATTTTATATACATCAAACAATTCTTTTTGTGTTCTAATTCTTTCATCATACATATATGAACGTAGTTTATTATCAATTGCATCTTCAGTAAAGATTTCATTTCCAAAAAAGAAAGCTCTATCACCAAATCTAAATCCTTCGGAATTAACTTCTCTATCTGGGATTTTAGGTTTCTCTTCTTTTTCATTTTTTATACCCATATCTACATAGATTACTGGAAATCTATCAGTATAATCACATGATTTTCCTACTAGATTTAATGCAGTCATTCGGTCAAGATAGTTACCGTCTTGAACAATAGAAGTTTTAAGATTCTTGATTAGCACCTTATCTCTATTAAGAGAGTATACTGGAACAATTCTTTTTTTCTTAGAAAGAATCTGTTTTTGTAAATCCCTGTTATACATTTTATCTCTATATGAATATATAAGAAATTTAGTGATTTCTTCTTTCTCTATATCATCATCGAAATAACTATCTTCAAGATATACACCAAACTCATTACCATAAACAGAGTGTTTATATGCTACACCAAATCCAGCTAGATTATCATTCGTATCATAACACATTACAAGATAATTTGCATTTGAAAACATCTCTCCAATGTATTTATAATCTCTAAGATCTTTAACTAGTTTTTCACACTCTTTTCTATGTTTTTGAATATTTGAACCAGTATAGTATTCAAATCTATAATCTGTCATTAAGTTTATAGGAATACCACCTGATGTATTAATAGATGTTTCTTTTAAAGGTTTATAATATTTATAGAATCTATTATCTTCACTAACTTCAATATCTGTGATATTAAATGACTTTAGTTTTTTGATAATATTTTTAGCGAGAGTAGCCTCATACTCTTTTGGACAATGATTGAACATTCTAATTGCTGCTCTTACATGCTCTTCATCATTAATTGGATAAGATCTAGTTTGAGGAATTCCGAAATCTTTATCAGATAACTTTTTCCTATCTTTACTAGATAGCTTAGCTTCATTAATATAAGCTCTTACTGTTTCATCTTCATAATGAACAAACTCTTCAATTTCATTCGATTTGATAATCGCATTGATTGATTTATCAATATAATATGACTTAAACCATTTCTTATTATTTATCACCATATCACTATTAATCATGTCGATAGAAGATGAAATGTCAGATGTAAGTAGATATATTAAGCTACCATGTGTATTATCATCTGGATTTAAAGGGATGAATAGCTTATTGTTTCTATTATACATCTTTAAATCTTTCATATCTTTAATATGTATAGACATACGCATTCGCTCCTTTCTCATTCATTATAAGAATGTTTTTCGACAGCTGTTTGAATTGAAATAGTTAAAAACTATACATATATATTATAGTAGTGAATAACAGAGATATGTTATTCCAGTCCCGTACAGAATACGGAGAATTTTAAAATTTCAGGAGGTCATTATTATGACAAACACAATGGAAAGAACAAACAACGCAACCGCACAGGCAACCACAACCGAAGAGAAGACCACAAAAATTCTGGATATTGAAACAAGCTTCGAGCCATTCGAGCCAGAAGATGAGATGGAGAAAACATTTAATCTGTTCTCTCTGAAAAATGTGATTAGAATGATCGCATTTACTTTAGTGGGGTTGGCATTATTGTTAACTACACTGTTTTCGTATAATGCTTTTATTCAGCATAATGGTGAAACAACTGTTCTTATACAATTGGCAGGGAATGAACATTACAGTTATGAACCATCATTCTCATCATGCAGATTTACACCAGCCCTAATCAAGGCAATCAAGGAAAAAAAGATTGATCTTTATGGTATACAGTTTGGAGAAACCATTCATAAAAATTCAACCGACCAAAATGAAGTTTCTGCTTACTTTGTAGAAACAGATGCCGCAGTTAAAGGAACAGCAGCTCATTTGAAATTTGTGGGATGGGAAGAAACAACCACAAAAAACTACAACGGCAATCCAATTCATTGCTGGGTAATTGATTACGTAGAGTAATCAATTACATATTACTAAAAGAATGGGAGGGAGCTATGATAGCTCCCTCTTATTTTTTTATTTGTAAGACCAGATAATGTTTCCTTCAGTAATAACATCATTCTCATTTTTTAAAAGAATCACGTCACAATTATTCAATGGTATTTCTGAATTGTGACTAATCAGAACACATTGTGATGAATTTACTAATCCCATAAGTTGAGTAAGGATGTTCATAAACTCTCTTCTATTTTCTGAATCAAATGGAGCATCAATTTCATCACCAACAATTATATTCAGTTTTGTAGATGTTTGGCTTAGTAATGAGATAGATATAATCATTGAGATTAATGATATCTGTGCAGAAGACATACTTGTAATATCATCATGATTAATACCACCTCTTACTGCAACGGGAATTCTAAATTCAGATTCTGTAATAATCAATGGTAGTAAAGCAAATGTTCCACCAAATAATCTACTTAGAATCTTATTAGCATTATCCATAATCTTATTGAGATACATATTAGCAAATAGTAATTGAATACCTGTAGTAGGAGAACAATAATACTTAAGTGTTTCAATCTTAGTATACATCATATTATACTGCTCATATTCTTTTGAATATTCCGCACTAAGTGTAATTCTGTATCGTAGAGATTCTGCAGTTTTTCTCAAAGGTTCTAATTGCGATTTCAATTCAGAAATGTTCACATTCAGCTTGTCAATATCTGAATTTAGTTTTTCGATTCGATCTATATTGGATCGATCTTTTTCAATCTCTTCATTAAGAATTCTTAATGACTCTTCACATTCATTTAGACTTGCTCTTAGATTGAATATATCTTCTAGACTTATACAGAGTTTACACATGTCATTATATTTTTTTGTCAATGAACTAATCTCTTCATTCATTGCATTGATTTTGATGGTATCTTCATTGATATTAGTATTCAATCTATTAATACTATCTGTTATCATATTGATTAAGTCCTTTTGATTATATAAAGCATTATATTTTACAGATATATCGTTAAGGTCTTTATCAATTGATTTATACTCAATCAAATCATTAGAATACTCAATAAATCCGGTTAATGTCGGTAATATCATGAATCTATCTCTTGAAAGAGATACAACACAATTTTCATAAGTGTCTAAATTTAATTGAAGCTTTGATAAGATAATTCGATTGGTATTATATATTTCGAGTAATCTTTTGTTACGTTCAATATTTGAAAGTTTCTGTTCATATGATTCTTTCTGTTTGTTTAACTCACTAATTGATGCAAATCCTTTACGTTGTTCCATCAACTCATCAATGATTTTCTTAGCTTTTAAAGCATCTGCGATAAAAGGACAAGAGTTATTATTACAATCAGAAGGACGTTGTTCCAAAATATCAAGCTTGTACTCATTTACCTCAATCTTATTTCTAAACACTGCAGTATCTTCTATCTCATTGTCAAGTCTTTCAATATTTCTCAATATATCAAGATATTCTATTTCTATATTGTCAGATGGTATCAATTCAATTGGTTGATTTAGTATCTCTATCATTTGTTTGATTGCTTCATATGCAATCATAAATTCATCATGTGTAATTGTATTAAGGTCAACGATATCTCCCCATCTTTGCCTTATTTTTTCTTTTCTAGAAGTAAGATCATCTTTAATTCGTTTAACTTCAATTAGATTCATTCCTGAATTGATTGACTTTAATTTAGCTGTTTCATCTTCTAATCTAGAAGCTTCTTGTTCTCTTTCTTTTATAAGATTATTAATTCTCTCTTTTGTAGATTCAATCAGATACTTAGTATCTATGATATCTTGATTAAGTTTGTCAAGAATTTCTTTATTGATTACAATTGTAGATAGATTTGGGTCAGTAGAATATATTTTGTTAAGTTGTTTACTAAATTCATCTTTTTTATTTGAATATGTTTTAGTACTTTCTGTATAAGTTTCGATTCGATTAGATATCTCGTTATTAGGGTCTATTGACAATAACATACCTTTCTCTTTATTAATTACTTCATTATGCTGTTCCATTAGTTTCTCTGTTTCAGATATTTTACTTTCGATAGATTTTAGTTCTTCTTGTAATTGAACAGTATTACCGACATTATCAATCTTAGATGAAATACTATTCATTAGAGCTTTATAAGTTGATGCTTTCTTAGATAGAGTCTTATACATTGTATTATAAACATCTGTAGATGATAAAATAGAATTTACATATCGTTTTCTTTCAGCTGGCCTTAAATCAGCTATTCCTCTTTTCGTACTAGATAATTGTGTTAGTGTAATATAGTTAGCATCCAGTTCTAATTCTTCATTTATCATTTCTTTACAACTAGAAATATTACCAGAAGGATTCAAATCTATTACATTACCATTTGGAAATATCTTTTTAAAATATCCCTTACTGATTCTAGATTGATTCTTACATTCATGGATATAAGTTATACTATAGATTAATCCATTAACCTCATCAATATATTCTATTTCTTTAGAAGCGTTGACACCGGAGATAAAAGAACTATTGTCATCTGGTAATGGCTTTAATGCACTTTCTATCGTACTTTTACCAGAACCATTATCGCCTTTTATTAGAACAATTTTATTTCTACATTTAGTGAAATCTATTTCGATTTCATATAATCCCATACCATTATATATACCACCATAATTCATAAGCTTTAACCGTTTTAATAACATCATAATTCCTCCTTAATGCGTACGCTGACGCATATATTTATATATAAGTTTCGATTAGTATAAAAAACAAAAGATGTCTGTAGGTAGAATGAACTACCTACAGACAGTGCAGAAAAGTTTTTATGAAGGAATAAGAAAATGTTGGATATTAAATCCAATGGTCGGGATAACAGGATTCGAACCTGCGGCATCTTGGTCCCAAACCAAGCACTCTACCAAACTGAGTTATATCCCGATAGGTCTCTCCTGAAGTAAAGAGAGGGGTAGTTTCAGGAGAGAAATCTATGATTAAATAGTTACATCATATTAGAGATATAGTAATCCGTTTCAAATGCAGTGATTACTTTAACATGATTGTCACTATTGTCAAAAGGAAGTTGATTATTTGAAAATACGATATCAGCTTCTTCTGGAGTAAAAACTAATTCTCCTCTAGCAATTGTATTGAATAAGATTAAATCATAAAGATTTGGTCTTTCTTTATACATATTAACAATTGCTTTTATGAGTTCACTAATCTTGTTTACTCCACCTTCTACAGTGCTATATGCAAAGCTAGAACTATATGTCATGTCTGTCCAAATAAATTGTTTTTCTTTACAGTCAAACATAACCGGAATACATTGAGTTGTGTTGGTATCGATATCAAATAACATTTCTACAGTGGACGGTTCAAATATTTCACCATCATTACAGCCTTTTCGATTCATCCATCCGAATCTACAGTTTTTTAATTCAGAGAATTTTTGTCCTGTATAACTATGAATCGTGAATGCTGCATATCTAGCACCGACTTCCAATACTTTGTCAATATTAAGATCAATAAATTCAGATACACCAGAACCTGAAATATCACCACCATTTGTGATGTCACCAGAATGACAACCGAATGAATCTTTTAATGATGTAAATGATATTTTTCTTAAAAATTCAAAGTTTTCATTATATAATGATAATGACAAATCAATATCAACTCTATCGTTAAGATTATTTGTCCACCAAATAAATGAACGAATATAATTAACTTCCTTTGGAATGCTAATACGACTTCCTCTAATAATACTCTTAGTTGTTTTAGAAGCATTCTTTAAAGAGAATGGAACAATGAAATTCTTAAAATCGCTATCGATATATACTTTACCTAACTTTGGCTTTTTTATAAGAATAGTTCTAAGTGCTTTGACACAAATCAAACAAACATAACTACAAACTTTTTTTGTTAAAGCTGGTTTTTTGTTATCTACGATTTTAACTTTTGCTGTGTTGCAATTAGGAATGAATGTTCTAAATTCTTTGTTTGCTTCTTCTACTCGATTAGTAAAATGTCGATACATTTGAATCAGAATATTAGTAGCAACTTTATCAGCTATCTCTTCAAATCCAGAAATGATAATTTCACTATCTACTTCACTGTCGTGAGTCATTGTTAAGAATCTATCAAGATTTCTTGCAAATTCACCTGGACGTTCTTTAGCAATATTCACTAAATCTCTGATAAATTGACTTGTTGGAATCGTTTTATACCTTTTGCACATCTCATTAATTCGATATGCATAACAGTATACATTAACATCTGTCTTATGCTTGTTATTTCTAAGACGGTTAAATGTTGTACAAACATCTGGATACCTTCTATTAGCAAACTTTTCATTTAAATGAAGCCGTTCAGCTACTCTTAACCAACGTTCTCTATATCGATATATATCTTCAAGAGCATTATCATCACTAATATGAGAATTAAGAAGTCTTAAAATAAGTCTGCTCTTTGGTCTAGAAATATGAAGTTTTACATTACTTTTAAGAGTAGGATCATCTTCATAAGCAAATCGTAAAATATCTGTTATTGTTTTATAGAATTTTGAAAGTTTTTCAAAACCTACAATGTCTTTCAGAACAGAAGTCGCATAAACTAGATTTGCTTTATTAGGAATTTCAAATCCGTATTTACTAAATCTATTTAAAAACTCTTCTCTACCACCAAGAATTTTTGCTATATTTTCAATATCTGTATAATCAGTTGGTGACATTGTGACTTTAGCAGTAACGATATTATAGAATAAATCGATTAACTCATCGAAATCTGTAATATCAAGAACTTCTAATTTATCGAGTCTGTCTAGTTCAGGTCTTTCCTCTTTCTCACATTCTACAGTAGATTCAGGAGGATTACTATAGTATTGAACTAATGCATTATATAACAGGTTTAATTGATCTGTTTCAATTACTTGAGTAGGAAAATTTGGATACATAACCTTATGAGTAACATCTGAACCTGTATAATGTTCTATTACTGGACGAAGTACTTCAGTATACCATTTACTAATTGCTCCATTGTCAATTAACAACAAAAAATTGATTGTCTTTGACGACAATCTAAAGCCACAATCTTTCATATTTTTATAAACGGTAAATACCATATAGATTTTTTCAGTATCCTTACAATCTTCAATAGTCTCATTGATTGTTTTAGAAGTAACCGATTCTAAGATTTCATTATAGAAACCATCGTAATACCACGGGGCTAGAATCTTTCCTTTTCTTCTCATAAGAATTTCTGAAAGTACATACATTTCGTTGTTTGAATAATAATTGTTCATTTCATTTCTCTCCTTCATGATTAAAAGTAAAATGAGGGCGTGTATATCTCGTTATCTGTATAATAAACCCATATTATTTAAATAGAAGTAAGATAACAAATTTATTAGAACACGAACCCTCACTTTCGGTTAGAATGATCTCAAATTCTATTCGGAGAATGCCAGGAGTACCCCGTACATCCCTTAAGAATATGATATGAATTTGAATACACCAAAACTGTTTTTATCTACATTCTATGGCTTAGTATCGTTTATCACATATTCTGGCTAAATCCTCTAATTCATTATAAATAGAAGTAAGAAGACATATTAACGATACTAAACCACGGTAGATGTCGGAAAAGAATAGAGTACAATTGGAGGGGTTACCTCTTTTTGTACATAGGAGGTACAGAACCCAAGAGCAAGAAGAGAAAAACTTGGGTTCTGTACAAGTACAAACTATGTGTGAATATAAATTCACAAAACTTTGGAAAGCTCATCAAAGGACAAGTTCAAACCTTCTCTGAGCATATATCGGGATATAAGAGAAGTATTATAGCTTATATCCCGTAAGTAAATAGGAGGTCGTTAGTTCGTTACAAAACTAACTATGATAACGCAAATTTTCATTTACGAAGTTATTATAATCTGTCACAGATATCTTTAATGTGTTTGTCACAATTATAGATTCTGTTTTCAGTTTTAGCGATTTCAGCATTAACTTGTTCAAGCATATCTTCGAGCATTTCTTTCTTGAACATTAAGCCTCTTTTCTCAAATTTATGATATTTCCGTTCCATCTTAGCTTCTGCAATTCTAGTAGCTTCTAGTTCATTACTAGTATCGCCATCTTTAAGTTTAGCAACACCAACAAATTCAAATCCGTCTACAATTGCAGATGCTGTAATCTTACCCTCTTTAACGGTAATCTTTTTTGCATTCTCTAATAGTTTAATCATAGTAATATTCCTTTCTTGTTTATTTTGGAATGGTGAGATATGAGAGGTTCGAACTCTCGACCCTTACATTAAAAGTGTAATGCTCTACCAACTGAGCTAATATCTCAATTGATTTTTTACATATATGTTATTCGATATTAATTTTTAACAAAAAGAGAGATAAGTCACTAGAAACGAATCTAGTGACTTATTTCAGTTAAGGTTTAGGCATAAGCAAAGATAAGAAATTGGAAAAGTAAATCACATTATTCTTCTATATCACTTTCACTATTTTCTTGAGATTCAGTCTCCTCTGTTTGACTAGAAGATCCGCTATTACTTTTATTTAATATATTGTTGTATATTTGTTTAAGATCAATGCTAAATCTATCTTTTACAATAATACAGATTGCTTCATACATACCTGTAGATGATAAACCTAAGAAGATTAATAGAATAATCTTAGATACTAAGCTTTCATCGTCATAAGTACCTGGGATAACAAATCCTAGAATTACTGAAACAATAGAGTTAATATATGGAATAAACTTATTTGGAATCTTACTGATTGTACCTTTAATGATTGTACCAATCACAAAGCATCCAATAATAATGATTACCCCATTTCCTAAAAACAAATCAGAAAAATTAGTTAGAATATCTTCCATGTTAATACCCTCCTTTACATTTAAGTTAGAAAAAATAAAGGCACATATGGACTTTCGTCCATATGCACCCATTCTTTTTACCACGGAACGTCGTCTTCTTTATCTAAGCCTTCGATATATTCCAAAGGTTGATGCTCAGAAAGTTTTACATTTGAGAAAGGTGTAACTTTCTTATCCATTATCAAATGGGATAATAATGAAGATTTAGAATCATTGGAATAATTATGCTTTCGTTCATAATCATAAATATACTGACCTATTCCGTCAGGATATACTTTATATTTAATAGTATCTCCATCGGATTCTGCAATTGCTATTGATGTTTTACCACATCCTGAGCAATATGCATATGTCATATATTGTTCTTGATTAAGAATATTCGGAACCCCATCACTGTCAATTGAGTAATCATATCTCATACCTTCTGTAATATTGATTTCTCCCCCACAATAAGGGCAAGTCCCATCAAATTCTACGAACATATCCATTTTTATTCCTCCGGTTCATATTTTATTTTTCTGATATCACCAGACATTACAATTCTGGCATCAGAGTAACGCTTACTATAACTCTCAGGGTCATTTGTAAGCATTGTATACTTTTTAAAGTTTCCTGATACTAGAACTTTTCCTAGTTTAGGATTCATGTTTCCGTTCTTAATAGCAAGTTCCTTAATCTTATTAAGGTGCTCATTTGAAAACATGAAGTAACGAATATACAGATTGTTTGAAATCATATTATACCTCCTTGTTATACTCAGGGTCTGTTTTAATCGTATAGTCCATGAGCTTATTCAGTTTCCCTATAATTGTATCGAGCATCTCTCTTCCATAATCAGTTCCAAGAAGTTCTTCTTTTGTCTGGAATATAGAAGCCATGCTATAAACTTTTCTGTACTCATCAATAAGTTTATCTTGAGTTTCTCTCCAATTACAAGGTTCCTTATAATCACTCAAGTACATACCGTCATATACTTTCGCATACGGACAAAGCAAACCTGTCATACCAGGGTCACCTGCTGGTGAAGTATCACAATCCACTTTTCCGATATGACTTGGATTTGCTAATCGATACTTTACTGGAACTGCACTAGCCTTGTTTTCACCAATACCAGAAGCTCCTTTGAAAGTATATTTTAATACTGAGAAAATATCATCATCATTAACATTGTTCTTATAACTTACTAAGTTACTATTCTTAAGACAATCTAGAATAAACTTATGGTCAATGTTAAAGGTCTTAAAGAACTTATTAATCGTTAAACTGTTGATTCCATTCGCAGCATTGATAAGAACTTTTGACAACTTATTTGCATAGAACCCTGCAATATAAACAGCTATCTTCAGTTTCTTATAAGACATATCATAATTGTCCTTTACCCACAATGCATCAAACTCATACATCATCCATCGAAGAATATCTAACAATGTTCGTTTATCTTCTTCTGGTAATCTAAGAGTTTCTTTCATTATGATAGAATAATTCTTTGTTGTTGACTCAAGCATCGCTTGACCTTTTTCAACACTTTTATTCTTAAAGTCCTGACCAAGCATACAAAGCCAATAATCCTTGGAAAACAACTTCTCAAGATTCAAACCTTTCTTAGGACAATTCATAAGAATCGTTGTAATGAAAGATTGAGTAACAGGAGAACTATTCCAAATCATAAATGGAACTGAGATATATATATTATCCTTTTCATTGAAAAGAACAACGAATTCATCATTTGGATGATATGGTTTATCCGTAATATAAATCTCAGCCAATCTAAGATAATTCATTGCTTGAACAATTCCATACTTTGCCAAGAAATATTTACAAACAGGTACATCTACACCAAAAAGATTTGTTGTATAATTAATACTCGATACTTCAATAGATTTTGTTGTACCATCTTCGTTAAACCAGAGTTGATTAATTTTATATCTTTTTTCAGATACAGTATGCTTCTGAAAAACTTGTCTGAAATTTACACAACGCATCTTCTTTTTGTTAGAATTGTTGTTATAAGTCGAAGCATCTGCAATCTGATAGAGAGTACTATAGATTGTACCATCTATTCTAAAGTAATATTTATTTACTACCTTAGGAATATCGATGAATACTGATTTATCAGCAATCTCTCCGTTGATTTCAATATGATAGTTTACTTCAAGAAGAATAATATCACTATCCTTAAGATTGATATAATCATGAATATTATATTCAATTCTCTTGTTTCTTCTATTTCCGTCTGATTCAAGTTCATATACAACATCCCTGACTTCTCTATAGTCATCAATTACTCTAAAGTAATTAACCCCAATAAAAAGTTGTTTACCTTCGGTATTTACATTTGTAGGTTCTGCTACAGACATAATTACCTTTTCAACTGCATCAACGATATCATACTCACTTCTAATAAATAACTTTTCGTTGAATGGTTCACGAAATTTATTAGAATAGTCTGCTAGCATCTGTCGCATATTAATCATTTTCATCGCCTCCTAATTTTATTGGACCAAATGCAGAGATTGCATTGTTGATATAGTTTATATACTCTTCATCATTAATACCATCTCCAATCCAAGGAAATACTAATGTTTTTCCAATTGGATTTGCTACATTAGGATTCATATCTTGAATAACCAATGTAACTCTGACATCTGTATTTGATAAGATAGATTCAGCTTTACCAGCAGTAATACTATTACCATTAAATTTTCTTTTATCATTATTAAAGTCAGAGCCAAATCTTTCAGCATAGTTATTAATATTACAATGCTTTGCTGCAATTGCAGACTTCACTGCAAACATTAATGCTGTATCATTGACTTGGTCGATATTAGGAGTGAATACTTCATCATTGGAGATAAGATGATTGTATTCATCTTTATATATTTTCTCCTTTGCATCTACTACATCCTGGAACGTAGATGCTGAACCAAAATATGCTAAATGAGAATCAGAATATATTTCTTTTTCTTCATTATTCGGATATACGATGTGACTACTGATGCAATCGTTTAAATAGAATCCAGGTCTATCATAAACGATACCACAGCTGTACACTGGAAGGACAAAACCATTTATATGAATAGCCAAGCTATCAATAATTGTGTTTAGTCCTATTTGGTTGATTTGATTCAATTCAATAACGTCATAGATTTTACCGTTAATGAATGCTTTATTTGTTATTAACATATTTTCAACCCCTCTTATGATATTAAAAATAAAGCACCTGCCGACATGCGGTCGACAGGTGCCAAATTTATACGAAGACTATTGTAATGGATTAAGAATTCATATCATTGCTACCCTTTGCGATAGCCTTCATTTCTTCTCCAAATTGAATGGAGATTTTCTTGACATCCTTCACAACTTCTACAGAACCAGTTGCAACGACTGTCAAAGCATTATTGTATTCTTCTTCAGACATGTTGTTAGAATACTTACCGATATAATCGTCGATTATAAGTTCAACGATTTCATCAGCTTTTGCATTTACATCAAACCAATGATAAAGCACTTCAAATACCTGCATGGTCAAGACATAAATCATCTGTTCATCTGCAATTGCATAGTTATGTGCAATACACAAATTTGCATTGAACAATTCCCAGTACTTCATGTTTCTGTCTGGGTCGGAAAAGTCAGTATAATTTACCAACTTGTCCTTAGAAATATTTTTAATATCATTCTGGTCGAAAGTGATATTGAAGAAATAGTTTTCACCTTCAGCATCGTAATCAGATACACACGCTGCGATGAATTCTCCAGAATCTTTCTGGAATACAAGTGCCGCTTTTGCCTTACACTTAAAGAATGGTGTTGACATAATATCAGCACAAGTTTTAATTACATTCGGGAACATATCAACACTGCTGTTAAAATGAGTTCTCGGATTCGGATTCAGGGTGATTTCTACAGAGATATCATCACCTGTAATCTTACTTTTGAATGTTGGCATGCTTGCTTCCACACCACATTTGTAGCTCTGCGGGATAGTTGAATTTCTTAATACTGTTGTACTCATAACAAGTACCTCCTTAAAATAATTAGATATATGATAGAGATTTCTCTCTTATCGTTTATATTATATATATTTATATCTTAGTTTGACTTCTATTAATTTTTAAACTTCACTAAGGTATGAGGACTCATTAAGTTTGAACTCATCCAGTGTAATAATCTTTACACCATATTTGTTTGCTTTGTCTACCTTAGAAGAAGTATACCCAGCAAATGGAATTAATAAGAAGTCTGTCGTCTTTGTCACAGAGCCATCAGAACAATCATGACCTGACATATTAAGTCTATTCTCAAGCTCTTTATCTCTAACTCCGGAGAATCGGATTGTCTTACTAAGAGCAACCTTATCATTAGAGATGCCTTTACTCGTAATTACATTTGGCATATTGTTACAGATATATGCTAAATCTTTGAGAAAGAATTCACGTTCATTAACAATTGTATCTGTTGTTTTAGGGCCAATACCCTTACCGCTATTTCTAAGTTTAAAGAATAAAGTACTATTACTATCTGTTACAATATCATGAAGAGTGATAGACTTGAGAATGATTTTCCATTTTTTATCACCAATATCAGAAAACCCAAGAGAACCTAATAGAATATAATCAGGTACTTTTGATTCATATAGATAGTCTACTGCTTTAAGCAGATTTTCTGCATTGGTTGGACCTAATACTTTAGCACGTTCTTCAGTGATTGTCATTAAATCATTGAATGAAGTGAGTCCTAAAGTTTTGATTGTTTCTTCAGAGAATCCTTTGAATCCTAATTTGTTTACCATATTGACAAGTCTTGCTCTTGTTCTTCCTGGACAAGCAATATTGTTACAGAATACACTTTTACTTGTTTCTGATACGGATAAAGGCTGACCACATTCTGGACAATTTGTAATAAATCCAAATGGTTTCATTGGATTATACATATTCTCTGGAACATTTGCTTTGTGAACGTATGCCATGACATCATTTGTGAATTCAATCTCTAGAATGTCATTTGGTCTTAGATTCAACTTCATGAATCTTGCATAACTATGACCAGAACTTTTCGTATTAATCATACCATAAAATTCCACAGGGTCATAATGAATCATCGGGGTAATATCACCTGTAGCTCCTACAGTATAACTAACTCCTCTACAACGTGTTAGTTTCTTCTTAGTTTGAAATTTGATTGCAATAGAATACTCATTGATAGAATTTGATCGACCAAGAGTTTTTCTAATATGAGGATCAAGATAGGATACAACAACACCGTCATACATGAATGGTAAGACATCTCTTGTTGCTTGAGCTTCTTCTACAAATTTCTTTACTTGGAACAAAACTTCGTTATAGTTTCCTCTTACAACTGCATAACGACAAGGCTCACCAGTTGCATAATAACGATTCATAAATTCCAATTCCTGTTCTCTAGTCATATTATCATGACTAGTTTGAAGTGGAACTAATGTGATATACTTTGCAAATCTAGCAGCTTCGGAATTACCAAGAATACCGATAATTGCATTTCTAGCATTTACATAGGTTTTTCCACACTCAATATTCAATTGTCTGATTGCATTATAAGATACAACTGCTTCAAATTTCATACCGAATGGTTTGATGTTATATCCAGTGGCTTTGGTAAAAGTATAACCACGAAGAATCGGAGTTAAGTCAGATGCTTTATCCATCTGAGTTTCTCCTCTTGTTCTTGCACTCAATACTTTATCAGTTACTTCAGCTTCAACACTAACACCATCATATTTTAATTCCAATACAAGTTCAATATAATTGGGATTAACAATACCTGCTTGAACATGTTTTCTTAAGAAATCACGTTCGAATATTCGTACATTAGGGTCTTCATATACTCCACGTACAATTGCATCATTATCTAGTACAAACTTTGCTTTATGCAATGTCCCTACCAGTTGTGGATATTTATGACTTGTGTTTCTTAATCTTTTAGAAATTTCTTTCTTTTGATTATCGCTGAACTTTGTTTGACCATATACATTGTATCTCGTAAGTTCATCTCCAAACAAGAATCCATTTGTATTGATATATGGTTGATAAACAAACAAAGATTCTTTCTCAGCTTCGTCTTCAAATGCTACGTCTGAAGTTGAGAAATTTGTCAGAGTTACAGGCTCTGCACCAACTTGAAAGTTTGGATTATATCTTTTATACTTCTCGAGAAGTAAATCATATACCCCATCTTCAAGAACTAAAATACTTCTATCTGTGTTATTATAAATGATATTAGAAATATGAAGAATATCATTTACAGTTTCTTGTTCAACTTTGTCCAGTGGATCCTTATTTAATAAGGACACTGTGATATAATTGATATTGGCGATGACATCCTGTGTTAAACAGGATGCATCACCTTTCAAAAGTTTCTCGACAATATAATGCATTGGTGATGAAATCATATTAATCGTCTCCCATATATTTAAATAATTTGTCAGCATTCTTTCCACACTCTATAAAGAGATTGTTGGAATTTTTACCACATTCTTGGAATAATTTGTCAGCATTCTTTCCACATTCAATGAATAACTGATTCTTATCCCAATCTAAGAATCTGAATAATGCACATTCTGTTTGTTCATTTGCTACATTTACATATCGAATTGGTACTTTCTTGAATTCTACTTTAACTCCCATTGCTTTAATACTAGCATTAAGAATTTCAGCACTTCTAGATTTACCATCTTCGTCAAGTGTAACATTGAACTCGAATGATTTCAACATCTGCTTAGCATTTCTTCTTGCTTGTGGAGAAGTGCTATAAAGCATAAGTTGTTTGATTTGAACTTCCATACCCATAATAGAAAAGATATTGCTTTCCATTTCGCCATTTCTAATTGGTGTATTGGAATGAACACGCATAAACATTTTTGCAGCTTTAGACTTAGAATTAAGTCCTCTAATATTTGTAGCGGACATAGATGTTGCAGAATGTTTTTCTTCAGCATTTTGTTTCATTCTATAGATATATTGCTTTGCAACGATGCTTGGTTTATTACTTTGTACCCATCTTATCTGACCTCTAGAACCTTTAATTGGAACATCTATAAATACTGGTTTTATCCATGGAAATTCCTTATAGATATCCAACAAAGTGTCAAACGATATTGCTTCAGTTATTGGTTCAAGCGGTATATATAAACCATCCCAATTTTCTGTTATGCAACTAGCAACATTAAACATTGCTTCGTCGTCATCAATGCTACTTTCAATACTATCCATGAAATATCTTGCCCAATCATCTGATATAATACTGAAATATCGATACAGCATATCTATACACATTTCCGTGTCTTGTTGAACTGTCAATATATAATTTACAATATTTGATGAGATGAAATTGAGCGAAGTTTCAAATAATTGACCAACATTTAATCTATTTACACAAGTAGATTGATTCCAAATTAAGTCAATTATTTCATTTGTTCCTGATATTCTTGGCATAAGTTCATCATCTATTACTTTAGAGATAACACCCTTACCACCATATCTAGATGTGATTTTATCACCATCATCTGCTGGAACACTACGATATACAATAAGCTCTATATAAATATTAGAAAACAGATTATCTTTAAAATATTGCTTTCCAGATAATACATCTTCACATCTTGTATAGAGTCTACTGAGTTCATGACTCTTCTTATAGCTAGAATTGTCAATATAATTCTTAAGAAGAGTACAAACTTCATTACAGAATCTGATATTGTCTTTCACATAAAAGTCCAATTGTCCTTCATAGATTCCGTTTGGTGTTTCTGAAATATCTTTATTACAGTATATATTGATATCGATGATTTTACCCTTTGTCTTGAAAGTAGTATCATTAATCAATGTAGACTTCAATCTTTCAGCAGATTGTGTAAAGAATATTTCATCATTCTTTTCCGTTCTTATCCCACAAACAATTCCTTTTTTAATATCTTCACCGATATCTGGTAATATCTTATATTCATTATCATCTCCATATAGATTTAATGGAATATCGTTATCGTTGATAAGGATATTTACTTGTTTGATTTCAGGTCTAGATAATGCTAATGAAGCAGATTTAGAAATCTCAATAGCATCTTCAGTAGTTCTTGCATCTGCAATATATGCTACTCTTAGATTTCTACCTGACATATAGTTATCAGCAATATCAAATGATTTAGATTTCTTGATTGTCTTAGATTTCGGGATAACACTGTTTATTTTAAGTGAATCTAGATAATCATTATTATATAAGAATCCATAAGATTCTGTATTATGACAATAAGAAACACGTTCGATTACATCCATATTATTCTGCTCGTCAATAACAAACAGAAAATAGTGATGTCCTGGACAATTAGAGAATTTCTCAACCTTTCCAATTACTGTCCAATTTCTATCAGCCTTGATAAATGAGGATGAATGTTGTCCAAATAAGTTTTCATATCCTGTACTAATATACGGAATTTCAGCTTCTTCTAGACAAACATGTTGTTGATATTGGCTGGAAAACATATTCTTTCTTGATGCAGAGTTTGCACTTTCGAAAGGCATGTTTAATCCAACACCTAACATTTTTTCCATGTTACCTTCGTCATAGATTTCAGAAGCAGCAGTAATGTGCTTGTCTATGCTCGGGTCGTCATACAATTTTTCGTACTTCATTATTTCCAACTCCTTTAAATAATAGATTGTATGAAGATGATTTCTCATCTTCATACTTATAATATACACTTTATCTTAATTTTGATTAGAATTCATCTGACGAATCTTATCCATAATAGACATTGTTGCTGGAGAAGATTGTAATTTAGTTGCTTCTTCAAGCTGAGCTAATTCGTTATACAGGAATGTAACGCATTCTGTTTCAAAGATATTAAGGAATTCTGGGTCGTTAATCAGTTTAGATTTAAACTGTTTCTGAGAGAATTTCTTATCATCTCTATCACCGAAATATAAATAAGCACCAGCTCCTTTTACTCTTCCTGCATTCTTTAGCATCATATAAAGAGACAAATCAGGGTCAAATCCAGTTCTATAATTGAAGACCAAATCAACTGCAGAATTCAATCCACTCATACCAGCTCTAGATTTTACATTTGATACAATTACGTGAATACCATCAATACCGAATTCTTTATCGGATGTAAGTTTATCACTATCATCAAGTCTAAATACCATATTAGCAAGATATAATGGGGTTACACCACCTGGAATTGTTTCATCCTGTTTCAAAAATGCAGTTTGAGATTTAGTATGTTTGAACGCATTAATTTCTACCTTTTGAGTAATATGATTTACAGATAGAATAATGATATTTGCTTCTTTGATAATTTGGTTACAACGTCTAAACAATTGTGCTAATTGCTTTGCTGTTGCGGTGGTTGACATCTGTCCACTGAGTTGTTCTTCTTCTGATAATTTAGCAGAAGTTAACAATGGAATAGAATCAATTACATAAACTGTAGGCTGGAATTTTGTAATTGGTCTACCAAAACTATCAACCATCCCAGTATCATAACGAAACTTCTCTTCATTTGCAATTTTTACATCATGAATTGCCTTAATTTGAAGATACACAGATTCAATTGTAATACCAGAATTTCTAATCTTTACTTTAGAAAAATAGTCATCTCTTGATAGTCCTGTTAATGCAATACCACGTTCTTCTAACATACCACCTTCTAGTAAATCTACAAACATAAGACCATGGTCAAAGTTTCTAATAATATTTGCTGCAATCTGATATACTAATGTAGATTTACCGCATCCGGAACGTCCAATAAACATATTTGAAGTTCCATCAAGAATACCTGCAATATCGTATTTAACAGTTTGTCCATTCGGAAGAACCATATTTTTTCGATATCCATTTTTGTAATCTAGAGGAAGAAATCCGGTAGAATATAATACATCACTTTCTGCCATTCTGTTTACAGAGCTGTCTTTTGATTTTGCTAGAGTTGATTGAATCTCTAACATCAGTTCATCTGTAGAATCAAAATTATCATATTTTGCCATTATAAATACCTCCTAATTGTACCTATTGGGTACTTTTATTAAATAGTTTTTATAATTGTAAAAATGTACTCCCAACACACCATAGAGATGTGTTGGGAATAAAATGTGTGTAATCTTTATATGTATAAATTAAAAACCTTTTATGCTATCTTCAGAATAAGGTTTTACTTCATTAGATGATTTTTTTGCAGTGAAACTATTCTTTTTCTTTTCGTATCCACCAGAAACATCTGTAGTCTTTACTGTGTTGTTAGATGAGAATCTTGTACTTGCAGAGGAAGATTTTCTTCTTCCAGAACCATGAGAAACTTCACCTTCGAAATTAGCAAAGAAGTCATTAGTGTTAGAATCATCAATATCATTTTCTTCAGAATGTCTAGAGTTTGTTTCAGTTACCATTCCAGAAATAGAATCGAAGAAATCATCCTGTTTTTCAATTTCTTTACGATTCTGATATTTGTTGTAAATATCATTTAGTTCGTCTTTTGGTAAATTGATACCAGATGCAATGATTCTTACAAATTCAGGCTGTGCTGCAACATACTGTCTATGAATGAAGAATTCTTCAATATCTGTATTACCACAAAGTTTTTTCTTAATTGCTGTAAAATTTGTATCTACTACAGACAGATTATCATCAGAAATATTCATATAAACACCAATCTTAGTTGCAGATGGTTCGAAATCTAAAGACGTATTATAATCAATTGCATCAGAAACAATCTGTTCAAACTGAGAAGAGTTCTTTAATCTCTTATCAATTTCAACTTCTGTAACAAACATCATACCTGGATTTGTGATAAGTTTATAATGATCTTCGTCATCGATATTCTGTTCAGAATCAACAACATCAAACGCACTAATAATCTTAAATGACTTAGAGATGTCTTCATTCGCCATCTTTTCAGCCGTAAAAGTATTATTTGTCTTATCAAGATACTTTTTATTTGATACAGTTCTAATTACAAAATCGCCTCCATTAAGATCTTTGAAATACTCAATGGTATTCTGTAATCCTCTTGTATCAGTTTCAAATCCAGTAATTAATGTAATTACTACAGGTACTCTTAAATGCTTAGGAATAGCAGATTTAATAAACTTTGCTAGAATTACAGAAGCACCACTACCAGATGCACCTTCTGTTGTAGCAATGATATTTACATACTGATATTTTCCTTCAGGAAGCATACTAGAAATAACATTCGGATTATTTCTAAGATAATCAAGCATAAGACTCTTTGCATATCCTCTATCTTTACCACAACCAGCATTTGGATCTGGATTGATAATGATTGTGCTTACACTTCCATTACGATATTCATAAGGAATATCTTTTTGGGTTGAGTTTACAATACAACAATCTTCTTTTAGAAGAGTACCATCTTCAATACAATGAATCATAGCTTTTGTAGCACCCTGACCACAAGCAAACGTATAAGAGTTGTTCATATTATTTTACTCCTTTTCATCATCAGTTTTTTTCTTTTCTTCGTCTTCTTCAATTTTCTTTTGCTCACTTTCGTTTACTGGAGTAAACCCGAACTGACCGACAGGATAGCCTTGTTCGTTAATTACACCAAACTTTACATCAGACATAGTATACCTCCTTTTTAAATATTTATATATTAGTTAGTAAGACAGTGAATATCCACATACGATTTAACGTATGTGGATATTCGGAACACTTAGAATTATTTATTTGATAGGAGTTTTTATGAGAATTATAGAAATAGCTATAATTTACTTATATGTTATGAAGTTTTTAAAAATTATTTTTCGATTCTCTTCTTCTTCATACTTAATGTGTATGGAGTCATGTAATCTTCTTCTAATAGGTTTGTCATAATACCAGAACCAATCAAATATACATCTACTGTATTTCTAGCAACTTGACTTGATTTATCAGAAGTTAAGTCTTTTAATGATACTTGGCCAGTTGTATTAATTTGATTATACATTTTATTCTTAGCTTCCATATCATCTGCTTTAGCACGAGTAAACTCTTTAATAGTAGCATCCATATTTTGTAGTACTAAAGACTCCAATTCACGGTCAGATTCAACACCTTTTGCGTTTCCGACAATTTGACCAGTTTTGGGATTACGAACATCGATATTTGTATTATAACCAGATTTCTTAGTTATAATCTGTTTCAGCTTTTTTAAGTTCAAATATCCTACAAGTGCTTCGTTATTAGAGTTTACAGGTACACCATCTGAATTAGTATAGATACTAGGTAAAGTTATCTTTTCTAATACAGGTACATTAATTGCTTTTAAAGCTTTGATACATTTGTCTGGATTTAGTTCCCTTTCAAATGCCGTAGTTTGTAATCTAAATGGTAATCTTCTTTTACAGAATTCCATAAATTGTTGGTCAGACATCTTAGAAAACATTTCTTTATAGAAATTAGTATTAGCTTTAGATGGGTCAATTGCGTCAAAAAATTTATAGATTAAAGCTTCTGCTTTTTTTCTTTGTGCTGTCATTTTATATTACCTCCTTACTTTATAGATATGTTTCAGTTTGTAAAACTGTGTATATTCACTTATATATAATTATAGTGAATAGAGAATAGTAATATTACTCTATATCAAAGACAGGGTCGATGCAGTAACCTGTAACCTCAAGCATCAGACGTAGAAATTCTACGTTCCCAGGGATAAGGGAAAGGTCACGACTATGAACACTACAATGGACACAAACGCATCCGCTACATCCGCATCTGCTATTAAACAATTTAATATGAATTTGAAATTCATATTAATTGAACCAGAAACCACCAAATCTTTAAAAAGACTTCTCGACTGTTACGGTTTTATAGCAGACGAGTTTCATCCGAAATTCGATGCAATTAAATTGCATCAGTTACAATCGGGAAAATGTATTTTCCTAGTTCATGATAAAAATGATCAATCTAATTATGATTGGTCAGGATTTATCTACTTAAAGGACAAACATCTCCGTTTAAACTACGGAGCATTTAAAACTTTAAGAGGATTTACATATTCGTATACATATGAATACGACTATGCAAGATTTTCACTAACTCGTAAAGAGTTATGTGACTTAGCAAACATCTCTCATGAGATGGATGAAGACAATGATGAAATTTTCGATGACTTATTCTAATTAAAACAAAAAGAAAGGAAGTGATAAACTGAATACAAAAAAGAAACGTGTTAACAAATATACGTTTCTTTTTTTGTGTCTGTGATGAAATTAACTTTAATATAAAAGCCGTAAGGAGGTAATATAATGAATAATCAAGTCATTGGTAATATCATTCTTGAAGCAGCACATGAATCTGCTGAAGTTAATATCATCTCGGAACATAATGGAAAACCAGAAGCTACTGGTATTATCCAGACTTTAGGAGATGAGAATAGAAATGGACGTATTTACGAAGAAAAGGATATGAAACCAGAAATCTATTCTGATAGAATTCAGAAAGAATTGATTCCTACTGGTAATATGAGAGGGCATGATGGTCACCCATCTTCTAATGAATTGTCTGTACAATCTGTTATTGATCCTAAGATTTGTTCTGTATTATATACAAAGATTTGGCTCGAAGGATCAGAAGTACATGCAAATTTCAGAGGCACAAACAATCAATATGGTAAAGCTTTTACGGAAGATTTATTAGAGGGTTGTAAACCATCTTTTTCTCTTAGAGCATTAGGTTCTGTAGATAGAGAACGTAATGGTAAATGTTATGTAAGAAACATTAGAATCATTACTTGGGACAGAGTAATTTTCCCTTCTCATAAACGTGCATATACAACTGGATTCGTAACACCGAAAAATGAACGAGTACATGAACAAGCATTGATTACAGAATCTGCTGCAGTTAATGGTATTTTAATTCCAGTAATGAATAAAGAAGTTGTAAGTTATATTAAAGAAGAATCTGCTAATGTAAAGGATATCATTAATACATTCGATACACTATATGAATCTGCTATTATTTGTAATGGTGGAAAGAATGTTCAATTAAATCTACGAGATGGTAATAGAATCTTAGTAAATTTGGAACAATATATTCAAGATGAAATCATGAATTATTGTTATACAAACTAACTTATAATTTTATAAGTTAGGAGTTGTATAATATGAGTTTTATTTATATAAAAGAGATAGTGGGATAAAAATAACACATTATCTTGAAGTAAGGTATAGCAAAGTAGTCTTATTAAAAATTTGATTTTAATGGTGATTAATTGATAGAAAACAGAGAGAAGGGGTTAATTCCTTCTCTCTATATTTTTGTAAAATGAGAATATCTAAGTTATATATAATTATAGTGAAGAATAGTAATATTGAAACTATTCTTCAATAAACACACGGAGGTGTTTAATATGATTATTGATGAAAAATCAATAATAATGAGCATAATAGATGCTCAAATTGCTTCCGATGCAGGCAAGCCTAGTCTGCGTTATTGCAATTGCAGAAGTAATAATAAACGAGACCGCAGAAGAAACAGCGGTATAGAAAGAAATACAGAGGGATATTCTGAAATCCCTCTATATGACGACAGAGCAAATTTATGTCGTCGCAAACAATATGAAATAAAAGAATTTCATATTGTTAGAGCAATTCAAAAATTGAATTGCTCTAATTTTAACAACATAAATTATTATGTTGTTAAAGCACCCGATCAGAACGGGTGCTTATCAATTATTACATACTTTGATATCAAAGTATGTAATAAAAGATTTCAAATATCTTTTCACACTCCTTGGGATAAGGCATCCAAGGAGTTGAAAAACTCCATTGGTAAGGGGAGACCCACAAGATGGAGAAAAAATAAAATTAATTCTAGACAATCATGTCTAGAATTAATTGAGATTTATGGATTAACATAAGTCTCGTGAGCCATCGCAAGAGGGCTCGTTAAATATACTCTTCTCGTCTATAAGCTTAGTTATGACGTTAAAAAAGCGTTTGCCTTAGTCTAGCTAGCTAAGGATCAAGTATGGATATTCTAGACATGCGGATTAATTGATTATCGGATACTAGATACGATCAGGTCTTACGCTTTCTTCCTGTTCCAAAGAAGTAAGAGATTCTAACATAGAATCTATATAAAGGGTGTAACAATTAGCTGTTGTTACACTCTTTATTTTTTGTAAAATGTCTATATTACTTGAGTGGAAAATCTTTTTTTTGAGTTATATATAATTATAGTGAATAGAAGATAGTATTATAGTACTATCCTTAGAAAGGTCTATTTAGTCTGGAGCTATGGATGACTTAAAACTGAGCCTAGCACATATCGTGCAATATCATTATATGGTTATTGGAACAAACCTATATTGATAGTTTACTATGTTCCAGAACAGGAGTTTACCATGTTTGATCCAAAAAACTATGCCAAGACAACAACCGACCCGTGGAAGCAGAAATACCAAGCTGCAATTAAGGATATGCTTTTGGTACTAAATTACCACAAGAACACTGATGAACTTATTAAAAAGTTTAGAAGTGGCGTAGAGTTTTCTGCTACTATTAACGGTGCTAGTCACCATACTGATTTTGCTTCTTCTGTTGAAGCGTTGGACTACATTCGTAATGGTCATCACAAAAGATGGTCTAAAGCTGTTGGACATCAGGATCGGGAAGATAAACGAATTCGTGTTTATCTGATTGAAAGAGGCAAGCCAGAAGATAAGTGGACACACTATCTGACAGTGAGAGACAATAAGGTTGTATTGGTAACCTTATAAGAAAAGAATAGAAACGTGCTATTGCCAAGCACGTTTCTTTTTTGTCTTACCTGTTCAACTTTAATATAATGAGAGGAGATGATATGAATGGCTAGTGGAAATAATAATATGAATATTACATCTGTTATTGATAAAGAGATTTTACCGATTGTTACTAATACTTTATCGAAGTCGCTTACGAAATATAAATCTATGATGAGTAAGTTTATGAACAATCGTTCTACATCTTTCTATGATACTTTCCCTGCAACTCGTTGTACTTATGGACAACAAGATGCAGATGAATTGTATGCTGTTTTTGGAAAGTCAGAAAAGGAATTACAAGACATTATTAATAAAACTTATTATGCTCAGATTCCTAATTTCAATCCTAGAACTGCAAAGAGTCCAGTAACAGTATTATCTATTTGCATCATTAAATATTTCCTAACAAAGAATGATAAAAAGAATCTTGATTTGGCAATTATTTATATGTCTTTTTCTGGAGGATTTTATCCTTCTATTCATTATGGCTCTTATCCTGCTGCTGTACCAGCTGATTATAGATGGGTATGTGATTATGTTGTAAATAATGAGTTATCGAATAAGTTTGACTTGAAGAAAACTGGTTCTGTTGTTGGAACAATTCAATCTATCGGTAATACTTGGGTAGATGCGTATAAGGATAGATTAAAAGGTAAAACTGATGATGAAGAATATGTATATGTAATTCAACAGTTACATATGCGTATTAAATCATTTATTCAGAATACTGCTGAAATATATTATAAGTGTTATCAGAATCGTGAATATCTTACTTATGATAGTGATGATTTATCTCAGGATAGTTTTAGAATTACAGAAAATGATAGTACTAAGATTGAAGCAGTTACAGGACGAACAATGACATGGATTACAACACATGATATTGACTATCGTTTATGTAAGATGTGTTCAGACTCTAATGTAAAAACAGAAGAAATTAAATCTATTATAGAATCTATTGTAAAGAACACAGATAATATTGATGTGATTAGAGAGTTGGTATCATTAATTGTTACCAACTACTTTAAGGCTAGTAAGACGAAAGATGTAAGAGATATTGAGTTTGTTTCTTTTTCAGTTAAGGCCAAACCAAATACAAAAGATAAAGATGTTTTAAGACAAAATGAGATTGTAGATAAGTTATTATGCGAAAATAGTATTGCTTATAATCGTCGTAAAAGTCGTGAAGCTACGAAAAACAGCTATAATCGTGCAATACTTACATATTTTGTACTGCTAATTAATCAAGCGAATAAGTAAAGGAGGATAGATAAATGTCAATATTTTGTAATGAACATAGTATAGAATCTTATCAAAATAGACAACTTCAACAAGCAATTAATGAAGCATATTTCGGACGTAATCCTGGTATTACAAAAGTATATAATGCTTATTGTGACTGGAGAGAACCACTTATTTCTAAGAGTAAGTATTTTACAGCTACGACTAAGAATATATATAATGAAGATATGAAATACTTTAGAAAATGTGTATGTGAACAATTTGGATTTGAAACTTTTTCTTATACAATTGTCCAATCTGCAACAATAAATTCATTTACACTTACCGAATTTATTCCAACAAGAAACAAAAATAAATTAGAAATCACAAAAAATGGATATAAGTTTAAAGACGGATCTAATGTTAATGCTATTGTTGCTGTGTATTCAGATTTAGTATTTAATCCTTATTATACGAATGAAGAAAACTTTGCAATATTTCTTCATGAAATAGGTCATAATTTTCAAACAGCAGTAAATAAGACAGTATTCTCTTTAACTGCTGCTACCGGATTGTTTTATATATTAATCGATTTCATGAGATATGGTCCTATAGAACCAATTGCAAATCTTCTAGTTTCGTCAGATAATACTAAGAAAGTAATAAATAATACGTTGAATGGTTTATTAGATAATAAAGCAATGCAATGTATTTATACAGTAACTAGTATGTTATTATATGTAGGTACATCTATTAAGAATATTATATTTGATATTGTACAATTTACAGCTAGACCAGTTGGATTAATTGTTGGAGCATTATACAACTTACTTCCGTTTTTATTGGAATTAATAACGGGTGGTCATTTTAGAGATTATTATGGTGAAAGATTTGCTGATGGATTTGCAGCTTCTTATGGATTTGGGGAAGCATTAGCATCAGGTTTAAAAAAGTTTGATGGAATGAACTATGCAACATCTCAAATTATGTCTGATAATATTATGTGTACTCCAATTATTGGTCATCTTTATGTATTAGCATGCATGCCTGGATTAATGCTTTGGTCTATTATTGACTGTCATCCATCTACTGAAGATAGATGTAAGAGTATTATAAAAGATTTAAGATATGACTTAAATGACCCATCTACACCACCTGCTCTTAAGAAACAATTAGAAAAAGAAATTGATGATTACGAAGCTGCTATGTCAGAATACTTTAAAGAAACAAAGAAGTTTTATAAACCTTCAGCTGTTCCGGCTGTAATACAGGAATTGATTTACAATAAATTAGGTGGTAGTGCTAAACTTAAGATATCTGAATTGCCGTATAAGATGAAGGGTGGTTTCAGATCTTCTAATTATAATAGCAATCAGGAATTGAAAGAAGGATACAATTTTATTTCAAACACTGAAATTGTTTAAGGAGGGTAATGATATGTGGAATGATTTATTTTTTCTAAACGAATCTGATGATGACGAAGAAAAGAAGAAGAATGATGAGAAGAAAGATGAAGAAAAAGAAGACAAGAAAAAAGAAGAAGAGGAATCTGAAAAGAAAAAAGATAAAGATACTGATGACGACAGTGATGATTTTAATGATTTAAATCTAATGGGTGATGATGACGATATTGAATCTGATGTTGATGATACAGACTCAGAAATGAATGATTTAGGACTTGGTAATGATGATTCATCTGTGGCTGATGATAGTTCTGATAATGATTCAGAATTTAATGCTCTCCTCATTGTAGGAGATGATGACAATTCAAATGAATACAGCGGTAATGGAGAAGACCCTGTATATGAAAAAGCTTTGAAATGTGCATATGCTACTACGATATTTATGATGAATCTTAAGTATATTAGTATTAATGCTGTTGGTGAAAGATTAGAAGAAATCAGACGTAAGTGTACTGATTTATACTATTCAATCGAATGCTTTTCTTCTACATTATACTCTTATGCTTTAGAATCTATGACAATTGTTGACCATCCAATTCGTGCAAAAGAACATTGTGAAAGTATGACAATTGCTGATGAAAAACAATATGATTATTTTGATGCTTTGAAAATGATTGATACGAATATTGGTGAACTATTACAATATCTCAAATGTTTGTCTGGAATGTCTGATAGAAAAGATATTACTGATAGTTGTAATTTTACTATTGGGAATCTTGAGAAAGAATCTAGATATACAATTAAAAGAATTCTTTGTGGTAAATCATCTTCTTGTTTTGGAGATGAAAATAAAGTTGCTACATCAGAAGGATATAATTTTAATCGTTTATTTTAAGAAAAGACAAGTCCCAGAGGACATGAATCCTCTGGGATAATATTTTTAATTCTCAATCAAGTGTAGTCCACTTTGGGCATGGATTGCTTACTTTTAATCCTTCATGAGCAGGAATTGTAGTTTCATTCTTTTCATATCTCGGAGAACCATCATCATTTACACCAACCTTCATTGGGAATTTCTTCTGAGCTTCTGGAATTTCTTTTAATTGAATAGAGATGTCAGACTTTTCAGTTGCACCAAGATTAATCTTTCTTCCTGTTCTGAGAGCACAATTCATAAAGTCTTTAGACAAGGTTACCATTGTACTTGCATCGTTTTTCTTCACTTCATAACTATCTACGATTGAACAAGCTTCTACTTTAGGCATTTTAGTTGTAGATGCAATAATACCAGCAACCATTTCTCTATATTCTGTTGCAGGACAATGTGTTTCTTGAGAAGACCAATCTTTAATAACAAAGTTTCTGTCATTTAACATTGCTCTCATAACAGTTTCTTCATCACGTCTTGAAGCTGATTTCTGTTTCAGATTTTCTTTGATATCATTAATAAGCTCCTGTACATTTACATTGTTTTCCATTGTTAGTTCCTCCTGGATTTATTTATTATTAGTCGTTTTCTTTCTAGGATTTATATTATCCCATTGGAAAACGAATAATTGGTCATTTGAATTGTTTTTACCGTTCTTTTTAATGTATTCTTGAATATCATCTTCTGTCATTGACATTAGTTTGTCAATGAATTTCTCTTTAGATTTCATATCTAACCTCCTAATTATTTTATAGATATGTTTAAGAAATAGTAAAATCATACCCATTGCGTTCTTTTAAACATTATTATAAAAGGAGGTTGATAGTATGATTAATGAAAGTTCTATCATGGGAATTCAACCAAATGAAATTGATGTAGTGAAGATACCAAAAGAAATCCCACCTATGGATATTGAAGATTATGATTTATTAGATGATAAAGATAGGGAAAAGTATATTAAAGACTTAGAAAGAGAAGTACGCTCATCTTATGAATATCGAGCAATGATTCAATATTTAAGAGAATATATGAATATGAATTCTTGTGCCTTTATGCCAAATATTTCTAATGATACTACTAGAAGAATTAGAATCGAGATACATCATTCTCCGTTTACATTAAGAGATATCTGTGTTACAGTTATCAATAAGAGAATGAAGACTGGTGAGCCTTTAACAACAGAATCTATAGCATATGAAGTTATGTATATTCATTATTCATTAATGGTTGGTTTGATTCCATTATCTGAAACTGTACATCAATTAGTACATACACAATATATATTCATTCCAGTAGATAAAGTATATGGATATTATAAGAACTTTGTACAAACTTATCGAGATTTTATCGATCCAGAATTACTAGACAAACTTGATGAATTAGAAAAACTTACAATTGCTGGTACATATAATGATTCTTATAAAGAAATACTTGAAAAGAAGTATATTACGGTTGATATGGAAGGAAATAATCAAATTAGTCAATTACATGATTTACAGGAAACTTTGAAACAGAGATTAGGAGAACTTAGAGGAGAACCACAAACACCGAATCAAGATTTCTCTAATTCACCAATACTTCATCCGCAGAATGTATAAGACAGCAAATATCCTCATAGGAATTAACCTATGAGGATATTGCTTCATACGATTAAATATATAATTACCTTAGGGAGGAGAACCCCTGGTTGGGATAACTGGATTTGAACCAGTGGAATGACGGAGTCAAAGTCCGTTGCCTTACCGCTTGGCTATATCCCATCATTTATTTTACTTATAAGTTAATACTGTTATAAAAAATAAACAGGCGGAATAAATCCGCCTGCCATTTTCTTCCAGTTTAATATGTAAAGAAAGATTAGCAGTTTCTATCTGCTAATGTGAGTCTAGAAACTTTTTTTATCTTAATTGCTCCATCGCTTAATTCATAATAACCATTTATTTTGATTACAGGTTGATTAAGTTTAGAGAAATATAAAGAATCAATAATTTCAATTTCTAAACAATCATCACCTTTATTATCTCTTATATATCTAAGAACTTTTGCTACAATTCTATCACTATCATCGGGATATTCTGATAAATGATAAGAACCTTCGTAGTTCACCTTATTATCTGGATGATTCGGATCATTACTTCTAGGCTCATAGATATGTAATAATAATTTGTTTGAAATATCTTTGAATAAGTTTGTTCGAACATCATCAAAGTTAGAGATAGAAATACCTTTTAAAAGATATTCCATATTACTCTTAGTCATAAAGAACTTAACAATTGCTTTCATTTCTTTCATTTGTAATATTCCTCCTTAAATAAGTGAAGTCATCACCAAATTCATTTGGTGATGACAACATTTTAGTTTTGACCCAATGTCACTTCAACTACTTCTCCGCCTTTAATCATCTTAATACCAGTACTAATACTTGTTCCATCAGGAATTGTATTAACTTGAATATTAAATGTTTCACCGATTGGAGCAGTTATGACATTAAGAATATTATTCTGTTTAACACCATAAATTGATACGATGTTATCAGTCTTACCAAGTTTGATTACATTGCTTCCAGCTTTTCCTCGTCCTTTCTGGACACAATCTGGAATTACCTTATTAATATAGCCATTCTTTGTAATTACTACAATATTCTTAAAGTCCTTGCAAATTGCACACATCCCTTCAACTCTGGTTGTTTTACTTGACATAGAGATACAACCTCTAGAGTTTCTTTTCAGGATCGGAATTTCACCAATATCAATTCTTAAAGCTTTCTTACTTCCATATACAATAATCTCTGCAGTATTGTTAAATAATAGAATATCGATAATTCTATCATCGCCATCTAATTTACAATATACAAGACCACTTGTAGGTACACTAAGGAAATCCGTTGTTGTCATTCTCTTAATGAAGCCATCTTTTGTTAGAGTTACAATGAAACCTTTATTGTAATGCTCCATAATAACATCATAAACAACTGCTGTTATCTTAGAATTGATATACTTATTAATCAATCTGATGTCAACACCATTTGAGTTTTTATCTGCAAATGGAATCTTACTAATTGGAATATTATATACTTTACCATATTCATCAAATAGTAAGATTCCTCGACTATTATCACCAACAACAACAAATTTTACATTATCATTCTTTGGTTTAGTAATCGGATCATTCACACCAATCTTCTTAATAAAGTTTCCTTCAGTAAGAACAATCTTGAATGTGCCAGCAGTTACTCCATTTACTTCAGATTCTGAAATTAACTTGCATACTCTAGGTTGTCCATACTTTGCTTTAATTTCTAGTAATTCATCAATAATGACTTGTTCGATTGCTCCATCAGTCATAATAATGTTAGTATACATAGAAATCTCATCGTTAAGTGACTTTTCTTCTTTCTTGAATACATTGTAGTATCCTTTAGATAATTTCTTAAGTTCACAATTGATAAAGAATTTTGCTTGAATATCAGTAATTTTACATTTCTTAATCAAAAGTTCAATAAGAACATTATCATCAGTTGTCTTATTACTTTTGATGATATTAATGATATCATCTGAAATTCCTTTTTCTATTGCCATTACATAGTTACCAATTACATGTAACCGTGTCATAACCTTTTGAAGCTTGTTTTCATAATATCTTAATTTTGTCAACTTTCTAAAATCAATCCATGCTTGTAGATATCCTTTGTAGGAAAGTCTTTTTGTTAAGTGTTCTTTATCATTAATATCAAGAACTTTAAGATTTACTCTTGCAGTTTGCATAAGATTGGTATTCTTGTAAATCTCATTTCTGACATAGTTTGGATCAGTTCCTGGTTTCAGAACAATAACAAATCTCATCTGAGTTTTAGTTGATTGTTCCTCCATATCAATGATACCGATAATCTTATTCTTTTTAATCATTTCTATCAATCGATTAATCACTGTCTCCAGAAATGTTAAATTTGGACAAGATTTGATAACAAGAGTTTGACAATCCTTATATTTCTTTTCAACACCAGAATATGGCTCGATATCAATGATACCTCTTACTTTGTAATTACCATATCCTTTTGCATTGATATCAGCCCAATCAGTATCTACAATTTCACAAGATTGACAATGGTCTGGAATCAATACAATCTTCGCTTTCGGATTTTTAATTAAAGCAATTGTAGCATCAATTACTTCATTAATATTATGAGTAGGAACGTCTACTTTATCACCTACACTAATACCGGTACAGCCATTAATTAATAATAATGGTACTTTACAAGGAAGAAAACTTGGTTCTAATTTAGAATCATCATAGTTTGGTTCCCAATCTACGACTTCTCTAAAAGATGTTAATTCATCAAGAACACATTCTTGAGCAAACTTACTAAGTTTTACTTCTGTATAACGATAAGATGCAGGGTTATTTTCATAGGTATTACCGAAGTTACCCTGACCATCAAACAACGGAATCTTTGTTTGAAACCAATTTGTTAACGTACACAATGCACCATAAATGCTAGCATCACCATGTGGATGAAATTCACCCATTGTTGACCCAACAATATTCGCACATTTTCTGTTGATTAATGCATTGTTTACAAACTTTGCTGTATAGATAATTCTTCTCTGTACAGGTTTTAAACCATCTCTTAGTTCAGGAGTGGTTCGATGTCTTTCGACGTATAAGGCATATTCCTTATAGTCTTTCATAAACTGTGTATTTGCCTTCACATCAATAATCTTCTCAGGCATGTTATTACCTCCTATAAATTTTATTTATTAAGCTGTTGTGTACTTAATCAATATTATAATATATAGTCATATCAAAATTTCCTCTCTACAGGTCTTAACCCGTAGAGAGGAAGGATAGGATGATAAGAAATAATTATTCAGTAACTTCTGCCTTCGGATAGTCTTCTTCAGATTCAGAAGCCAGCATAGCCTTTTCAAGATCTGCATATCCATTCTGTACAGACTTTCCCTTAACGATAGAAAAGGAATTTACATAAGTAATTTCACCAGTTTCAAAATCCTTATGACAACGAATACCCATCACATGTTTATCAGCGTTGAATTTACCTGCATAAGATTCCTGTACGGATACTGTGAATGTGTTGTCAGTATTAAACTTAATAATTGTACCAAACTGAGTAAAGCCCTTAAGTTGATCATTGTCAAACAATTCTGCCTTACTCATACTAACTGGAATAGCTACCTTGTCGAAAGAAATAGAACACAATAGGTTATATAACGAATCAAGATTGTTGTTATAGAAATCGGAATCTGCAATTTCTACCTTAATCTTTGTAAATTTCGGCTTAGCCTTCTTAGTTCTATCACCTTTGTTGCTTTTGAAATTAGCCATTTTAAATTTCTCCTTTATAAAAAATTTGTAATATGTAGATTTATTTTTACTAAATCTTTACATATTAGTTGTTGTAGTAGTAAAAAACAACGGGTATATTTCAACCCGTTGCCTATAATAGATATCAATCCTAACTTAATCTTTTAACAAAAGATCTTTATTAGAATTGATATATCTCATTTCTTCTAGTTCCTTTTCAATATCTTCTACTGTATATCGAACCAATGTTCTATCACCATTTGGATTCAAGGTTGATGATGCCAACATACTTGGATCCATTTCACCAAGACCTTTAAAACGCTTCAATCTTGCTGGTTTGAACTTCTCAAATAGATTCATAAGATTGAACAATGACATTGTTTCACCGTTAACAATATATTCTGCATCAGACCCATCAATATATGGAACTACCTTATTGCATTCATTCATAAGGAAATTATTAAAGAATACCTTGTGATATTTTTCATTTGCAATTCCGTCAAATATAATTGTGTCGTTTGTTTTCTCTATATTCAAGAATCTATATTTCTTTGATAGAATTGACTTAAACTTATTAAATGGTAATTTTCTGTTAATTAGAATATCTTCCAATAATTGAGGATCAATTGCATGATTGAAAGATATTTTCTTAAGTTCACTGATATAATCAGAATTGTTATATAACAATCTTGTTATTTCTGCTGGCTTAAGATTGACCTTCTTAATTGTTTGAATATTATATGACTTGCTAAATTCTTTTTGAATATACTTGATAAAATCAAGTTTATCTGAAAAGTATCTATAGTCATTCTTTTCTGGAATTGCATATAGTGGTGGAAGTGCTGCGAATACTCTACCAGCTTCTACCAATGGAGCACAATATAACATAAGGAATCTTAACCATAATGTTCTAATGTGAGCACCATCAGGGTCTGCATCAGCCATGATAATAACTCTATCTATCTTACACTTTTTAAGATTAAAGTTTTTACCATAACCAGCATCCATAATAGAAAGAACACCTGATAATTCATCATTCTTTAATACTTCTTCTTTTGACTTTTCGAACGCATTTGGAATCTTACCTCTTGACGGTAGGATACCTTGATGTGCATGATCTCTTACATTTCGAGCTGACCCGAATGCAGAATCACCCTCAACAATTATGAGTTCATTTCCGTGCCGACTATTTGGTTTCAAATATTTCGCTGGAAGACCAGAGAACGGCGACGCTTCGAACATCGAAGAAAGTTTAATTTTGTCTTTATCTTGTTTATTCCGCATTTCAATAACTTCTTTAAAATATTTACAAAGTTTTTGAAGTTCTGTGGAATGTGATTTAGACCATTCATTTAAACCTGCAATAATTGTCTGAGAAACGAAAGGTTTCATATCATCATTATCAAGTAATTCTTTTGCTTGTCCATTATATAATGCTTTAAGATGAAACGTACTAATTGCTAACTTAAGTCCTTGTCTGATATCTGCTGATGAACAAGTTAACTTATTTTTAGCTTTAGAATTAGTGAGAAAAATCTTATTCATATAATTCTTAAAGTATTTTGTAATACCATCAATTGCACCATCAACATGAGTACCGCCATCTGTTGGACAAGTATTATTTAAAGATATAATCTCTTCTTCACTTCCAGTATCATAAGTGAATGCAACTTCCATTTTTCTTGTACCATCATCATTTCTAATAATAATCGGTTCAATAAATGGATTCTGAGTCATATTGATAAGGTGTGTGATAATACCATCTCTATTTTCAATAGATTCAACATGCTTCTTACCAGTAATATCGATACCAAGATATTCGACATGGGTTCCAAGTGGAGTAGATGGAATAATAAGTGCTAACAAATCATAAATCTCTTTCCAAGTAGTAGTGACTTCGCCAATTACGGTTTCATTTGGAATAAATGAGATTGTAGTTCCTTGTTTGTCACCACACTCAATATCAACTTCACCTTTTTCCCAAAGATGTCCTTCAATAAATTCTGCATGTTTTGCTTTACCCAATACATAACTATCTACAGTGAATTTACTTGAAAGAGCATTCGTTGTAGAACCACCACAACCATTCTTACCTGCTGAATATTTATATGGTTCTTTTATATAGTTTGATGAAGTATGACTTGTACCGAAAATGATACCAATTTTTCCATGCGGAATTCCTCTACCATTATCGCTAACTGTCACTTTATGATTTCTTTCATCATATTCTACAAAGATATTTGGAGAGAATGCGTTTCCTTTTAGAATTTCATCTACAGAGTTTTGAAAGATTTCTCTTACCATTGTAATGAATGCTGCATTCTCTTTTACTTTACCAATAAATACATCTGGAGTTTGTCTTACTTGCTCTACAAAATCTGAGATTTGTTTAATCTCATTACCATAGTTTTTAGCTCTATCTTCTAATGAAGATGTGTTTGATTTCTTCATTTTAAACCTCCTATAAACAAAAAAGGATGATCTTTTACAATCACCCTTTTCTAAATTTATGTACACTCCACCTAATGGCAGAGTGTACATAATATTTAGATTGTTACGTTTGATATGTGCTTACAGCTTATACCTTGCTACTTGCTGTAGTTGTTGTTCCCATACTTGGATTCTGAGTGCCAGATGGAGTTACTGGAACACCTGGCATTGGAACAGAATTCATAACTGGGGTCTGCTGCATTTGCGGTTGTACCTGAGGCTGACCATTCTGAACAAATGCATTATTATTCAGCATTGTTCCACCGGACTGCATTGGTGCACCCATCTGCTGCATAGGATTATTAAATTGCTGAGCATTCTGCATCATCATCTGCTGCTGCTGAGCATTCTGCATCATCTGCATTTGCTGCTGAGGATTCATCTGCATCATTTGCTGCTGATAACCAAATCCAGGATTAGACGGAATATAATAATTCGGAACAGCTCCGATAGAGCCATTGTACATTCCGTTGCCCCAAGAACCTTGATAACCCTGAGCGGTCATCATACTGCTAATCTGCTTATTCAGTGTTTCATAGTTCTTCTGACCGTTTTCATAAGCAATTGGTAAAAGTTTATTAACAATACCAAATGCCTTGAAGATTTCATCCATAATACTTTGGTCATCAGAAGTATTCGTAACCTTTACAGTCATTACGAAATTTCTCAAACCTTCCAAGTATTCGATAAGAACCTGAACTGGCTGCATAATAAGATTGAATTCCTGACCAGTCCACTTTACTCTCATTCTTTCTGTCTTCGGATCTACAATTTCCAGTGCGAGATTACCATTAGGGTCTCTCAAATTCCACTTGAATTCTGCAAGTTCTTCATCAGATACAGACATAGAATTTTTAGTAGTTGAACGGATCATAGCCATTTCTTCTTCGTTAACGTTGCACTGCTTTGGCTTTTGAACATTGTTAAAGTTTAAGCCATTGTTTTGTGCAAAGTTATTTGGCATAGCCATCTGCTGTTGCTGGAATAAGTTTCCATTGTTTCCCTGTGCTTGCTGATTTGCGAAAATGTTGTTAAACATAACATTTTCCTCCTTTAAATAATTTTATTTGATTGAGATTCCTCTCTAATCACCTTAATATTATATAATCATTTACTTTTTTGTTCTAGACATTGTAAATGATTATCATAAGAAACGTGTTGCGTTCTTATCGATAATCTCATCGTCTGGACGTAATCCCCGTTTCTCAGTAGTAGGAGATTCCTGACCCATGAAATAAGTTCTTTCATCCCATAGGTCAGTCATCTGTTTATAATATCTCTTTCTAGTTTCTTCATTAGTAAGTCCTTCACTAACTTTAGCCTTTAACAAGTTGTCAAGACAAAGTCTATCTAGAACTGTACCAATCATTTCGATTGAAGCATAATCCATTACTTTTACACTCATTGGGTAGAGTCTTGAATCAGTAGTTTGTGTTGGAACTGTATTTGGACAAATGATATATACTACTTCATTTGCATCATCCCATAACATACAACAATCTGCTTCTGAGAAACTATAGTTACCATCAGAACCCACAATTCTAATTGGCAAAGCCATACCTCGTTCTTTACCTGGTAGATTATGAAGTTCTTTACGGATTTTAATTACTGTATTTTTATCCATTAGTATCAACCTCCTTGATTTATATGAAAGTTGATATGTTTGATATTAGATAAATCGTACAGCTGGATTGCCCCATTTATTGTTTGCTTTATAAACTAGTCTGCAGAAATTATCCATAAAGGTAAAATCTACTAAACCAGAATTAATAAAACCTGTCAACAAGCTACACGCATTATAATAATAGGCATATACCTCATCGACAAAATGAATAACTGGAATATTATTGATTTCCATTTGAATCTTATCCAGTTCTGCTTGTCGAAATTCTTCAGCAATACTATTAACAGTATTTACTCTGGCTTGTTTCCATTCCATGACAATCTGATACAATGGAGCCATATTTGTCACCTTAGTACTATAGTAATTGTACAAAGCTGATACGATTGAATATGAACACAAATCCTTAAAGTCCGGATTTGTGTTTACATTCGTTTCACCCATATTTCCAAAATATAGGTCTTTAATGACATTCTCAATATAACGATTAAGAGTGTCTGGTTGAATTCTGGATGTCCAATCTGGACCAAGAGATTGTCTCTGATTTGTCATCCACGATTTTCTTTCTTTGAACTGTTGTGCCATTTTATTAGTCCTCCTTTAAGAATGTTCCGCCGAAATTTCCGTTACCAACAGCATCAGAATTTTCGGCTCTGAATTCCTCTTCATTATTGAATCCTTCGAGATACTGTTCAAGTGTATCATCATCGAAAGCTTCATTCGGATAAGCTTTGTTGCAGAGTTTTAAGAATCTGTAAAGAGAAATACTCTTTCCAGCATCTACACCCTCTACCATTACAATCGATTCTCTTACATCGACTGCACGTTCTGCATCTTCATCGAGATACGATTTGATTGTTTCGAAAGCATGATATCTACCAGTAACGATAAATGCTTCGCCATCAATTGTCATCTCATTATCAGCGAGCTGACTTCTGAGATCAATTAAATAGGATTTGAAGATAATAAAATATTTCTTCTCCTCCGGTGATTTTGCGTCGGATGGAACTACACCCGTCTTGTTAATTTGTTTGATCTGTTCTTGTGTAACATGACCATTCAATTCTGTGAATAAGTTTGCCATTTTAAAATTCCTCCATTTTAAAAATTTTGTTTGATATATCTCTATATCTACCTTAATAATATATATTTACCAAAATTTTTTAGGTCGTCTTTTTACATATATACAATGATTCCGGAATCTTGTGATACCAACATAGTGAAGATTATTATTTATATTTCTATTGAGAAACTCTTCAAAGTAGATACCGTTATTAAATTCAGAACCTTGACTCATATGAGTTGTAATAGCATAACCGAACTCAAACTTATTTCCTTTAGAAAAGTGAGTTTCTAGTAATGCTTTTCTCTCCTTTCTATCTGCTGTAAGATATCTATAGTCAACATCAATATCCTTGAAATAGGAATCTACAATATCTGGCTTAAATGACATTTTGAATGTGTTATCTTCATGATTATAACTTGCTGGACTAATCATAGATACACAGTTCCCTACAAGCCCATTTGTTAAACTAATTCCACCACATTCTTCTTGCCAATTATTCTTTCTACAAACAACTCTTTCTCCAAGATTTGGGATAGAATTGATAAATCCAAACATATCATGACGAACATGATTGTTTATATTATCTCTAGTAGCATTCTTTCCACAGATTACAATATCTGATTGAGCAATCATATTATCTGTTACTTCATCATCATAAATTACTGTAACATTTCTGAATTTACCGTGAGGTAATGGCCTACCATTAATGAGTAATTGTGAGAATTTGATAATCGTGTTATCACTGGCTTGTCTCATGATTTCAGTTAGTTTATGAACTCTTTCTGGATTATTTAAATATCCAGGCTTGCCGACTACAGGTGGTAACTGGTCAATATCTCCTGCAGCGATTACAGGTATATTCATACTATCGATAATTAACCGCATATCAGCCGGAACCATACCTGCTTCATCTACAATGATTAAGTCAATATTATCAAGATGTGTCTTAGGAATAAATACCATTTTAAATTTTGGTTTATTAAAGACAGGATCTAGTTCTTGTTCACCTTTATCATTTAATACAGGCATTTCTACAAAGTCATATAACCAAGAAAAAATAGTACCTGCGTTTTGCATTCCTTTTGTACGCATATTAATTGTTGCTGACCCTGTATAAGCCATAGGTGCAACACGCTCGATATCAATATGCAATGCTTCTAATATCTTATTGATAAGGAATGTTTTCCCTGAACCTGGTGGTCCAGAAATTTCAAAAGTTTGTTCAGTACCGTGACGCCACCATTTGATGGCGTCATCGAATACTCTTCTCTGTGATTGATTTAATTCAACAGGAATCATTTCTTTTTATCTCCTTTTAAAGCTTGCTGAGTCAATCTATCAATATTGACTTGATTATCAATTAAAGTCAGTGTATTATAATCACTGATACTGTTATTCTCCATAATATTGATCAAATCAATCCAACAAACTGTTTCGTTTGTAAAAGCATGAGAGGTAATATCTCCTCTATTCGTTCTACAAGTAGCATATAACATATTCGGGTTGTTAAGATACTTGGAAATAAAGAACGCAGAGATACTAAAGTTACTATCTTCTTTCATTCTGATAATAGCATATCTATTAAACAGATAATAAGCAATCTTTCTATTACTGAAAGGCTCATAGTTAATAGAATACTTATCAGGAAATTCAAATGGAATCTTGGGATAATTGATAGATTTTCCATCAATATGCACTGGCATTCCATTCTCTACAAAGATACCATTATTGATATTGATCTCCAATACCAATAGTAAGTTGTACTCAATTTCATCCATTGCCTTTTTTACGTCTGATACATTGTAACCAATTTCCATAATTAAATGTCTCCTTAATATAAATTTACTTTAAGAGTTGTGCTCTTAACACTTTTATAATATATAAATCGAAAGGGGTTTGTGTATGAAAGACTATTCTAATTATAATTTTATACATGAAGCTGTTCTATACGAAACAGTAGATAAGTATGAAGAACAAGGAATCAAACATCCGTTTTTCATTAAAGCACTTGTTCCTTTGGAAACAGAAGCTGGTCAAACAATCAATATTGATAAATCTAATATTTATAATAAAGACTTATCTTGGCTGTCTACTTACTCGATGACGAGTGAGCGAACAATTGACTTATATTTACCGAAGTATCTTATGTTAGATTTTCCTAATAAATATATTCCAAAGGGTACTAAGTTTCTTGTCGCTTTTATCGGCGGAAATATCAACAATTGTCAAATTATAGGGAGGTGTTATGAATGAGTACAAAAACAAATACTTCATTCACGTTAGACCAATTTGCAGATAGTAAATCATCAAACGATATATCATATTATTCTATGAGTCTATTAGAGAAAGACCCCAATACAAATATTGAATATGATGTATTCAATGTTGTGTCTGATTATATGAATGAACTTAAAAAGATGTCACATCCTGTAACTCTATCAGAAACAGAATACTATACTTATCGATTTAAACCAAAACTTCTTGCAAAATATCTATATGGTAATACAGAATTATACTTTATCATCTTATGGTTAAATGATATGTGGTCAGTAAAAGACTTTAATCTTCGAACAATAAAACTCATTAAGAATACAGAACTCTCTGAGGCATTAAGTAAAATAAATGCCTCAGAAAAGTCCTTTATTAAAGCTTATAATGAAGCTGCATTAGCCAACTTTTGATTGAGAATTGACTTTCTTAAGATATTTCAAATATGCATCTCTATCAACATCCGGAACTCTAATAAACAATCCGTTTGAAGAACAATCATCTTCAGGTACATAGGTTTTGGTTGGTTTTACAAACTTGTCTGTATCCGGAATTTCTCCATTCTTCATCATCATAAAATGAGAATACAACATCCCAAAATCAGCTTCTGTAAACTTATCCATCTCATTTCTACCATACTTGATATTATAATCATGAGCTAATCTTTCTTCTTTACTTCCTGTTGGGTTATAAATTCTGGTATATTCGTCTGAATATCTAGAAATACCGTTTAATGAATTGATTGACGAACTCATAATATTTCCCATCTCCTCTTTTTTAACTACTCTTAATACATCTTCTGGACATGAACCATCAAGATTTGGAATACCATTCTTGAGTCTTGATCCATCTCTCCAATATACATTGTAGAACGGTTTTGTACCATCACTATTTAAAACAATGGGGTTCTGAACTTTCGGAACCTCAGTGTTTTCTTCCAAAATTGTTGGTTTGCGATTATCATTGTTTGGAATTTCTACAGATTCATCAACCTCACAACCTTCTACATTCTTACAGCTCAGGTCTAGTTCATATAATGGTTTCTTTAATCCAACATCACACATTAAACTAATACTATCAATATTCTCATAAGGATGATAAATTCCAGTACAATAATCTAATGGCTTTGTATACGGTTCAAATCTATGTTTTACTAACTTGATAGATAGATACTTTTCTTTCAATCTCTTGATATAAGAAGGGGTGATAATAAATGCACCGTCCAAGTTATTCAGAATCAGCATAGATTCACCAAGATTGCTTCTGTCAATACAGTTTGCTAGGTTAAGAGCACCTTTTTCTCTAGCTTCATCAACTTTTTTATTCGCTTCACGATTTAATTGTCCTGCTGTAATTACAGGAATATCCATTTCAGCAGAAATCGTCTTCATCTCATTAATGATAGCACCAAGTCTTAATCTTTCTTCAGAAGCACTAAAACGGTCGATTGACTTGATTACATTAATATAGTCTACGATATAACAGATTACTTCATAATTACTTTCTGCTAATGTATCAGCAAAATCATATAAGTAACCTGTATCAATCGTATTACTTGGTTCATATTTGATAATAACATCGATAGGGTCTTTATCGTTTACAACCAATCCATTCTGTCTCATCAATTCAACTACTTTATCACTATTTCCAATTTCAGACATTCTCTGACCAGTTACCATAGAACAAAGACGAGTAAAAGTTTCTCTTTTTGTATTTTCAAGTGTAAGATATACAATCGCTGGTTTCTTAGTAGGGTCTTTGGTTTTATAGTTTTTATTATATTTCTTTAACTGTAACGCTAAATTCAAAAGAGTTAATGATTTACCTTCACCTTGTAATCCAAAGAAACCATATACTCTTGCATTTTCAAATCCACCACCAAGCAGATAGTTTAAACCTACCATACCTGTAGATAACTTACTAGAAGTGTTCGAAACATATGTGTATGTGTCTTTCGCATAATCTTCAAAAATACCAGGTCTAAGAGATACAAATTCCTGTTCTGGATTTATAATTTTATTATTTCTGATATGATTATTACAATCAGCAATCATACCTTTCCAATTATTAACGATTGCTGTTTTTTCATATGCAGATGCACTATCAAAATCTCTGCTGATTTCTGCAAATCTATGGATATAAGAAGAGAATGTTGCACTATCAAGTAAACTTGTTACCATTGTATTTACATATTCTACATCTTGGTTCGACATTTCTTGAAGATTGATATTATAATGTCCTGCATGTGTTACATCTCTAGAAACAATATAATCCATGACTTTCTTGGCATCATACAAACCATATTTTAATCTTGCATCTAGTGCAAATCGAATAAAATCAATTCTTTCAATATCAGCATCACTTTTATAGTCATTTGGATTAATGATACTGAAAAGTTCTTTGATTGTTTTATATCCCTTAGTCTTGATATTTTTGTTTTCTGATACTAGATAAGAACAAATCAAATCTAGAATTACATAACTTAATTTTTGTGTAAGTTCTCTTACTGGTTCTGAAGATTTACTTCTTCTTGAGTTTTCGTATCTTTGAGAAATTTTTACTGCCATTATAATAACCTCCTATATTGAGTTTATATCTTTACATGATTGTTTAGTGTATAGTAGTTTAATACTATTTTTGATACGTTAACGTACATAATGCGTTTAATAACAAAAAATAAAGGAGGTGAATTACTCACCCCCTTTCTTTTGCAGAAAAATTAATCACTTAAAGTAATTTTGAATAGACATGATTATACATAGATTTAAGGATATGTTTGTCAGTTTTAACCATAACAAAACTATGTTCAAAATTGGACAAAGCATTTGCGTCAACATATCCTTCTTTTAACAATCTAGTAACCCAAGTATAGAAAATGTCACGTTTACTTTTTTCGAGGACGAAGAATATAGGAACTTCGCTTGTTGTCAATTCATCATTTTCCAATAATATTTCGATTGTTCTAATACATCTTTGAATATCATAACCGTCAAAAACACGAACAATAATGTATTTATTGACTGTTCCTTTACAAGCCCAAACAATATCTCTATAGATTATAGCAAGGTTACGAAATAATTCTTTGCTGTTTACTGTAGTATTAATCATATCAAACTCAAATATGATTTTTCCATCTTTCCTATCTTGTTCGGATAAGAAGAATTTGTATCTCATAATCCCTTCACTAATAAACTTTCTTTCAATAAAACCTTTATCGAAAATACAGCTATTTATATTTTCCATAATAACCTCCTATATTATGTCTAATACTATTTTTGATACGTTAACGTGCATAATGCGTTTAATAACAAAAGATAAAGGAGGTGAATTACTCACCCCCTTTCTTTCTCTTTGCTGGAAAATTATCACTTAAAGTATTTTTGAATATATACATGTCTATACATGGATTCAAGAACACGCTTGGTAGTTTTAACCATAACAAAACGTTTGGTAGTTTTATCCATAACAGAATAACTCTCAAAATCAACCAATGCTCTTGCGTCAACATATCCTTCTTTCAGCAATCTAGTGATCTGAGTATAGAAAATGTCATGTTGACTTTTTTCTAAGACAAAGAATATAGGAACATCACTTATTGTCGATTCATCATGCTCCAATAGTTTTTCGATTATTTTAACGCATTTTTGAATATTACAAACATCAAAATTACGAACAATAATGCAAGTTTTAACTGTTCCTTCACAAGCCCAAACAATATCTCCATGGGTTATAGAAAGACTACGAATGAATTCTTTGTTATTTATTGTAGTATCAATAAGATCAAACTCAAACATGAATTTTCCATCTTTCTTATCTTGTTCGGACAAGAAGAATTTGCAATTCAAAATTCCTTCATTAACAAACTTTATTTCAATGAGAGTTCCATTAAAAATACTGTTAAATACATCTTTCATAATATACCTCCGATTACTTTGAGTTCTTTTCAGTTTTTTGCTTCTGCCAAAAAGATTCCCGTACTCTGCCAAAAAGATTTCCATACTTCGTATTTAGTTTTTAACATGGATTTATATATCTCATTTTTAGCCTTAAGCAGAACTTTATTATTTTCTAGCTGAACCAAGGTGTTCGCTTCAAGATACCCATTCATGAGTAACAAAATATCCCATTCAAATGACAAGTTAAGCAACCCATTGTCGAATATGAAGAATATTGGGACATCCTCCATATTCTCATCTTTCACATATTGTTCAAGACTTTTAACACTCCCTACAATATCATTATTTTCCCAGTCAAAAACAACTATGCAATTGTCAACAATACCCTTACAAACTTCATATACATCTCCACGAATTATAGCGAGTTTCTGGATAAATTCTTCATCATCTTTTGTGATGTCGATAACCTCAAATTTGACAAATCTGTATCCTTCATCAAATTCTTCTGGTGTTGGTTCGATAACGTAATCAAGAATTCCATCACATAAAGCTTTCTCTGTTTTTACATTTTTCATAATATACCTCTGATTATAGGACGAGTTCTTTATAACAGATTTCTGTATCCTATTATCACTATTATAATATATAAATATTATAAAGTTTCTGATAATATTTTTATCAGTTCGTCTGATGTTATAAACTCTTCTCCTTTATTCTGGTTTACATACTTAGCAAAGATTTCATATTCAGATAAGTTATTGTCAAAGATATAATCATATTGAGCAAACTTATCGTTTGTCTTTTGATTCTCTTTCATAGATTCAATGAAGCCAGAATCTTGTACATCAATAATTATATTCTGACCTTTTGTACTGAAGTATTGTTTAACTGCATCTGTTGAAGTTGTAGCATTTCGAAATCTTATTTTCAAATAGTCAATACCAGAATTCTTTAATTGAATGATATAGTTTATGATTTCTTTCACATCACAATCTATCATATTATCTAAATTTATTGTATCGTATCGAAAAGATTTGATTGGTTGAAACTGTACAGAATATTGATGAGTCGGTACATCGTATAAACAGATAAGAAAACCTTTTTCTTGTTCTTCTCCAAATCTCCATCTTAATGGGCTACCGGAATAATAAATATGGTTTTGATAACATCCTTGTACATGAACATGTCCACATAAGATAGGACCATTACAACGAGCAAAACTGTTAATATCAAATACTGGACTTTTAACTGTATCTAAATCTTCTCTATCTAATCCATAGATTGCACCTTTGATATTACCATGAAGAACAGCCATATCATAGTCCTGAGTATAATATAGCAATTGTTCATAATACTCTCTACCTTTGTTATATTCTTCTGGAATGCATAAAACCTTTGTTCCTTTGATATCTTGAAATTGCATAGTTTCTATAATTCTTATATCTACTCCAGAGTTTATATATCGATAGAATAGTTTCAATTGGTCTGCATCATGTGAAAAAGTACCATGTAATAATACAAGTGTAGCATTATTCTGAATACAAAGCTTTACAATTTCATCTACAAATAGTAAGGCATACATAATAACATCTGAGTTTGACATAAACTTATGATGGAATAAATCTCCATTAATAAAGAATGCATCGAAATGAATCTTTCTAACTTCATTTATCATTTGTTCCATCAATATATCATATTGTAGTTTTGGATCCATCGCCCCAAAATGAATATCTGCTGTATGAATCTCAACTAACGTCCTATTATAGTATTGCATTTAATTACCCTCCGATTTATAATAATTTTATAGGAAAGTTTTTTAGTAAATTAAAAAAAAACATAGTTATATATCATTATAGTGAATAGCAGAAATGTTATTTCCGACCCGTACGGAATTACGGAGAATTTTAAAATACAGGAGGTATTCTATCATGAATACAACAGCAAACACCACCACACGGGAAATCACTACTATCTTCGACAAAGCTATTAGCTTTGATAAGGTAGAGCCTTGCATTCTCTACTTAGCCGAAAGTGTAAACGGCAAGCAGGGAATTTTCTTGAAGCTGGAACATTCCAATGGAAACATTTTCGGACCAATCAGAAAAGTTAATCCCAAAAGAAAAGTGAAGGCTGGAAGCAACAAGATTATCTTTAAGTATTATGGGCAAACTTATAGCTTGTTCTTAAATGAAGTAATGCTTATTGATGGTCGCACATCGAGACTGTTTAAAATGTACAATTTTCGTCTTCATTTCGAAGATGCTGACAGGATTTATGACGGTTTGTGCAAGCATTTCAAAGCGTTAAATGCAGCCAATCAAGTAAAAGAACAGGAAGAGAAGAAACCACAAACGAATCAGACTGTAGCACCAATTGATAAGGAATTGTTTGACAATTTGATGGGTATGGCTATTAACCATACAGGTTTGACAGAAGCTGAAGTTACTGAGTATGTTGACTATGTTACTCGGTATATTCAGAATAAGAGAGAAGAGATGAACGATCTTAAAGAACAGATTCAGGAAATTTCCAAAGATATCTCTTCCAAATCTTCAGAGTTTGTTTTGGAAATTCAGAAGCGAAAAGAATCGGCTGAAAAGAGAAGAGCAGAAGAAGCTCGTAAGGCTGCTGAGGAAGAAGCAAAGAAGAAGCAGGAAGAAATTAACTCTGTAAGAGAATTTCTCTCTGGAGCTTCAGATGATATGATTCAGTATCTGAAAGCACAGCTTGGTGTTGAAGAAACTAAAAAATCTGATTCGCTGAAAAGCGATATCAATATGAAGGTCAGAGTCATCCCTTCTAATAATGATGATTCTTGGAATTTCTTTGCAAAACATATTAGAGAAATTTGTGACCACTCATCATTACCAAATAAAGAAATTCTTGAAAGTCTCGTGAAGAAATCTGACGGCATGACCCTTAAAGAAATTGCCGATGCGATGGGGTTCAACTCCATTGGAAGAATTGTAAAAATAAATGATCTTCTCAGAAAAATGAAATTTGACAAGATCTTAGGAACCAGAGTTCGTAAATCTGGTTATAAGATAGCCACTAATAAAGAAAGTCGTGCCAATGGTGCTATGACAAGAAAAATTAATTTAGAAATTTATAATGAATTGACATCTGAATATATCAAATAAATTTCTAATGTCCTGTGGATGCAGTTGTGATGTAACGAATAACAGAGTGGATTTTCCACTCTGTTATTTTTTTATATTTAACCTCGGATTAACTTTTTTATAAAGGAGGTGTATTATATGGATAACTACTTACTATTTGAGTCAGGTATAGATTATAACAGAGTGTTTGCTCATCGAGGTGATATATTTATCTGCGAAGGATTATTCAAACCTATGTCTGATATCGAGGAAAATGACCATATAATAGCAAAACCGAATAGACCGGTTTTAATTATTTCCGATGATGTACATAATGCTGACATTGTGAAAGTGTTACCGTTTTCTACAAAAGCCGGTTCACTTGATCAAGAGTCTATTACTTCTGGGAGAGTAATTAAAGTCCCTGGCATTAAAAGTGACACAAACTCTAATTACATCGATGTATCTCAGATATTTACGATTAATGTATATCAACTGAAATATAAGTTAGGACATGCTTCTCAAGAAATTGTAGATGCAGCAGTAGCATTACATACATTACAAAACGTTGCTAATGCTACATCTATTAATACGATTGTCAAAATTTTTAAAGAGAAATTTCCGAATGCTTCTATTTTTAATCAGTTAAATACAATCACTGCAAATAGCTATGCAAATGGTCAAACAATATTTGTGAATAATATGTATGATCCTTCAGTCGATTTGTTCTCAGAAGTTAAGCAAGTTACATATGAAGAATTAATGAATGAGAATGCAACTAAACCTGTATTAATGAATCCTGAAACAAAAGAACAAGCATATGAAATTTATCAAGAATGGTTGTCTATGGGAACAGATTTATTTAGATCAAAGTATAATCTAACAAAACAGCAGTATGTTACTTTGCGAGATAGATGTGTTTGTAAGATGCTTGGAAAAATTGCAAACTTTAAAAAACATGATTGGAGTGTATAAATAATGTGGGTTGGATTCAGTTCCAACCCATTTTGTTTTTTCTAAATATTTGAATTATATAATATAATAGTGAATAGTAGTTGAATGCTATTCTGTACTGTCGAGGAATACAGAATCATCATTAAAGGAGGAGTCATTATGTTAATTAATGACAAGAGCACAGTTGTGCTCATCAACAACGTTGATCTCGGTGATCTTAAAATATCGAGAATCAAACTCGAGAACATGTTTGGAAAGGAGAAGATGAATGGTAAGTATATTACTATTTGGAATAATACTTGCCCTACCGGAACTTATCCGACTATGTACCGCATTAAGGAAGGATTCTCTTCCGATTTAATCCATGCCAATGTATTTATGACTAAATACACTGGCGAAATTATCGTAAATGGTGTTGAATTGTATGTCAACGTTATTTGCGATGAATTAGAAAACAGACCGGAGTCTGATTTCGTAAGCTTCGAACAGGCAATCAAGGGTTGCCTTAAGGAAACTGAATATTAATAGTTTTCCTTTAAAACCGATAAAAGAATAAAGAATACTGTCCGTCGTTAGATGGGCAGTTTCTTTTTTGTCCTATAGCTCGAACTTTATTATAAATAACTATAAAGGAGGAATCGTTATGGCTAAAAATTATAACAATACTTTTATCTATACGAAATTTCCATATGAAGAGAATATTTTTAGATTCTTAGTAAATGCAAATCGTATTGACAAAGATACTGATAAGTTTGAAGATATTAAGTATGAGTTTAAGAAGAGACAGATTGACAGTTGTCTTCTTAAGGTTTTGATGTCTAAGAACGTAATTCTGTGTGTATCTGATACTACACCGTTGAATACACAATTCAGGGTTATTTGTGCAAGAGACCCTAAGTTTAAATCTAATACAGATTATAAGATTTTTATTGATTGTACAGGACTTATTATAATGGATAAGGATGGTAATTACAAATGTAGAAATATTGATATTTTGATTTCTCATATTGTAAACGCTATGACTACAATGATTTATCATAAAGCCGAAAACCAAGTCCTTTCTACACAATTGATTAGTGATACAATGGAAGCCTTCTGTAATTTATTCACACATATAATCGACTATCTTGCGAAGATTTCTGTAATCCCTTCTTCTAAATCCAAGTGTCAATTCTTATCTTGTATGTACTTTACAGAGAACATCATTCAGAAGGAATTTAATAATAATTATCAACATATTGCCGGTAGAATTACAAATCTTTCTGAAAGAGAACAGGAAATGATTATGGCTCAGTGTGACGAAAAGGATTTTGAATCAATTAAATCTTTTGTAGAAAAACTTGCTGACTTAATTAAAGTTCCTGCATTGAAAGTAGATAATGTGATTGATAAATGGATGTATTTGTACGGTTCTAACACTGTATTTGCAATTGAATATTATCCAGCATTGTCTGCTATGTTGACAGATGCATATTGTGGTGCATATATCAACAACCAAAAAACAATTGAAAAGGTGGTAGGTAATACTTTAGTAAGTTATACAAAGAATGTTATTGCTAAAGGTGGGACGTTAGTATGAGTAAATATATGGAAGATATACAAGGAAAAGTTGTATCGAATCCAATTAATGAAACAAATACTAAATATGGATATATTGAGAAAGTCGATGGTGTTCGAAATTCTGATTACTATGCTATTGACACTCAATATATGTATAATAACAATGAACCTGTAAGTGATTTCGATACTGCTTATTACGATGATTATAGAAATAAAGTAGAAGAGCTTCGTAAGAAAACGGAAAGTACTTATGAAGCATTAGAATCTTGCTTAGTTCCAGTCGAGATTCCAGGTATGTCATTTCAACCATTTGAATATGACACTGAAGAATCTGATGAAGGAGAAATCATCCAAAAGAAAGTAAAGTCGTTTACTTATTTTTTTCAAGACCATTTGTCACCAATCGGATATAAATCTCCTTTAACTGGTGGTGCAGTTAGAGAATTTGTTTTTAGAACAAATAAGGTTAAATTTATTGATGATCGTCATAGAAGACTAATCTATGATAGAACAATTCATCTTATGAGTCTTAAAGAAGATGAAGATAATGATGTTTCTTTTAAGCAAGTTATTCTGAGAACTTTCTTTGACTATTATAATGGAAAATATTATTCTAAGGTAAGAGATTTAGATTCTAATACATATACTTATGAACAAATTGCTAGAGCGATTGTAGAAGATATTAAATCTTCTGGAGAAAGTTGTACTGTAATTGATAATGATGGAAATGAAAAGAAAGTCGAAACAATCGATGATTTTGATTATAAACTTCTCAGTGGTCAAGATATCAATACTCTGATTCCTAGTAGTTTGTATAATTTATATAATCTTGGTTGGGTTAATGCTGCATTGATTTTTCTAAACGGATTGTCTATTAGTTGGAATAAAGTATTAATCTCTGTAGATAGTATTGATACATTTATCATTATATCAAATCTATCTAAAACAGGTGCATCTTTCTTAGATGATGATAAGGAAATATATTTAGACTATATTCATATTCCGTTTAAAGTAGCATATTTGATTGGTTCTTTAGATGCTAATACGATTGAATATGATAAGTATATTACTGATGGAAAGATAAATAAACAGATTATTTTTACAATCGATAAACCAACCCTTACAACGAAATTTACACATCTTATGGATTTGTATTCCAATTCTACTGGATATAACTTTGATAAGATTATTTGTCTTGATGATAATATTCGATTTATGGAATTTACTCTATATGATAATGATGAAACAAATCTAAAAGATGCTGGTATTAATTATACGAAGTCTTTTAGACAATTTTGTGATAATGACTATAGATGTAAGTTAAAACAGTTTAATTTTTTAGGATTTGAACTAAATCGATACGAACCAAATGATCAGACCGGTAGAGGTACATTAAAGAATGATGATTTTACAATAACTTGGCACCCGTTTAATATTATGGATATTCGATTTAAAAGATTATTTAACAATCCTAGAATCTTTAAAGTATTTTATAATACAAAGGTATTGTATGATCAAGATAATATCTTACGAATTAAGAATCATGATAAGTTAGCAGATGAATATGAGAAGTATCGAAAAGATGTCACTGCAAATATAGAAACTTATCTAAATGAAATTTATATTTTAGCAAAGAAAGATATTGGTACATATATTGCTACAAATGGAACAATGTATGGATATAAGTACAACTATGTAACACCATATGAATGCTTTATGCTTTACAATACGTTAAGAGAATTGAAATCTGATACAAAGATATCATTTGATGAATTTAGAAAGATTAATGTATCTGGTATTAAATTTGATTCTAATAAATATAAGATTCAGATAAATCCTAAATTGATTGCAAATAAAGATGGTGATTGTGTATGGGTTATTTCAGTAGATGATAAACAGAAACAATGTCCAGCAGTAAAGATTGTTGAAATTGCTACTGGTGAACAAGTGTTAGCTGATGTCAATTACGATGAATCTAAGAATAATATTGTTATTACAATGAATAAAGATAGCCAGAACATTCAAGAAGGTCTTTATAAAGTAACCTTGTATTATGCTGATATTATTAAAAGCTGTCCAGTAATTACTGAAGAAAATGGTACTTGTATTTGGAGAGAAGTTGTAAAAGGAAATGTAACAGCAACTGCTGTATATGACACAGTAACTAATCAAGTCGTTTTGACAGATATATATTCTGATACGAAAGATGGATTCACATCTATTGTAATTACATTTCATAATACAGGTAATATTGATAGTGATAGATATAAATTGGTTATTAATATTAATGAATCTGATCAGCACAGTGTGCTGAATTATATGAATGGTGGCTTTATCGCTGTTCCTGTTAATGAAGATAGTATGTTTATGGAGAAGCTTGATGAAAAAGATTTCTATCAAGAAGATGGAACTGTAAATCCAAAGTATAAAGATTACTTATCGAATATCTTGAATTCAACCAATGCTACAATTCCTGATATTCTTATTCCAATTGATAATGAAATTAGAGATGACCAAACACAACCAAATGATGCTTTCATTAGTTATGAAGGTGATACAAAAGGAAAGATATTACCATATACACCAATTATGAAAGAATTCGGATTAAAACAAGAATATACTGATTTGACTTATGATAGTTTAAAACTACGATTTGAATTGACTTATCTTAATAATGTTGAAGAAGGTGCTACACCAATTGATGAATTTATCTATTATCTTGATAATGATTACTTGATAAATCTTAACAAATATCCAGTAGTATTGAATTATCGTTATCGAAAGACAGCTAATATTTTAAATGCAATTGCTAAGAATATATTCAAATATGATCCTAACATGGTTCTGGATTCCATTATAAAGATGAACTATTCTGCTGACTTTATTATTCCGAAAGAAATAGATAAAACAAGAGAAGATATCATCATAACTTCTAATGAAGAACCTCCTACATCAGGATATGATTATATCTATGATCCTAGATTCTATTATAATTATGGATATTATGATAAAGATAATAAACCACATAGACTTCAGTCTGAATGGGGATTAAGACGTAATCTTCCAGAAATGTTCTATTGGAGTTTGGATGAAAAAGAATATACATTAGATAGTATGCATTTGTTAGATGAAGTGTTTAATTTTACTTATGACTTCAATCAAACATATGAAGAAAATCTTAAGAATGGTTTAAATTATATTGTAGGGTATGATGCCGATAAACTAGAGCAATCTATCAAACGTAGTATTGTTTCTTTCAGTAAAACTGGTGCTGAACTAAAGAAACTGCAATCACAGCATCCTTATAAAAAATACTGTACATTAGATGGCTATAAAATTATGACATTTTTAAAGAACAATAATCAAAAAGTACTGTTTGATAACGTGAAATTACAAGTTGTTTTAAACAAATCTTATGGTAACTTAGCAACAGTTTCAGAATTGTATTATATTAGGAATGGAAGGAGAATACAAATTACACAAGATACTTATCTTGAAATGATGTTTAAAGACCAGACTAATCCTACTATAACAAAGAATGCTGCATCGAATTCTATTACAGACGTTGATAAGAACTTTAGACAATTATATACTGATATGAAATATAATAGAGATACTGATTTACTTATGTTTTATAACAATGATGAAATTGTTATCACAACACAAGTTGACGAAGTTATCGATAATTCTAAGTTAGAAATGTCTAGATGGAATATTGGTAAACAATATAACTATGTCATGATATTTAAGAATAGAGAGTTATATGATAGATATAGTAGTATTCAGTATACAGATATTGCTTTTTCAGTTGATTTCAATTCTGATTATATATTAAACAGTGATGTATTTGAATTTGTCTTTTTCTTAAATGCAAATAATTTGATTATGAAGAAAGTTTGTGAAACAGATGATGACTTATCTATAAATGTTCCTACTTTATATGCTTCTAATTCTCCTAACAGGATTCGTACTGATAAGTATGGTAATCCTATGGATAAAGGTCTATATGAATTTATAACAGAAAATAAAGATTTCAGCCCAGCAATCGCTTGTAATACGAGTTTATTTGATGCTGAGAATGTTCAATTACTCGTTAATATTATGCCAAGTAATAAGGATGATAAATGGACTGTTGATAAAACAGACAATACGACTTATGAATTGTCATTTAACGTATTATCATATAAGCAATCTGTTACAATGGATACAAATAAAAAATTCTATGCTCGTCTGACAACAGATACTAAATTAAATGGTTTATATAGAGTTACAAAACAAGGTGGTGGAGAATATTTCCTAACATTTGATGGTAAAGTTCCAAATAATGATGGTACTACTGGTGGTGGTGTACATGTTAAGCCAGGTGACGGTGGAGGTACTAGTGGAATATCTGGTATCGGACTTATGGCTCTTGCAACACAAAATGTTCGAGAAATTGATTTTTCTGGAACAATGGAAGAATGGAATAAAATTTCAAAGACTTTACCATGGATTAGAGATGCTACGAACTTAAACAACAGCGGTGGTATCAAATGTAAAGATGGAAATATAAAAGTAAAAGTGGAAGAAACTCAAAACGGTAGTGTTTAAGAAAGGAGGGATGTTAAATGCAAATGTTATATTGTGGTCTTACTGATTTTAGTACAGTTGTAAGAAATGACCCTCAGATTACGATATATGGTGATGAATCCAATTCTACTGTAAGAAAAACCTTTATAGAAAATCTTGCTAAATGTTTAAACTCATTATCAGTAATTGAATTAAAAGAAATAACTGTTATTGAAGATTACGCATTATCCAATCTTCAAGTAAGCAAGTTTAAATTGATTCTTCCTGATACATTAATAACAATTGGTAAGTATGCTTTTCAGAATTGTACAGCAATGAATGATATTGTAATTCCTGCTTCTGTAACTGAAATTGGTAAAGGTGCTTTTTATGGATGCAATTCTCTCAATAATATTTATTTTAAAGAAGATACTAAGATCACTTATATTCCAGAATTGTTCTGTTCTGATGGTGGACTTAACACAATTGGTATCGAATATAAAAACGGAACAAGAACCGTCCATGATACAATAGAATTTCCAAAATCAATTACTAAAATTAATAACAATGCTTTTTATAATTGTGGTTCTATGGGTCATACATGTATCATTGGAGATAATATAACAACAATTGGTGACTATGCTTTTTATGGAACTACGATTGATGTATTTAAAATAGGTACTGGTATTAACACAGGTTCTGGCCAAAATACAGAAGATTTTGATGATGGTAATTATGATACAGACAGAGATATTAAAACTCCATATATTTTATATCTATCTTCTAAACGTCAGTTCAGATATAAACATTTTGTAGCTGCAGAAAATATGGATGCTGGTACAATCTATTTACTAAATAAGAAAGAATATGAAGTACCGAATGAAAAGACATATGTATATAAAACCGATGATGATGATTTTAAATTCTGTTTAAAGAATTCTCATTTGTTAATCTTTAAAAATGGTCTCTTGCTACCGAAATCATATTATTACTTACATTCTATTATTAATACTCCGATTACAGACGTAGGAGTTGTATTTAACGTATCAATTAAAACAGGAGATATTATTGATATCTTCTATGTTACTAACGACTTATTCCATATAGATACAGAGTATTATGATGAGAAAACAAAAGAGCGTTATATCACAAATGGTGATATAGAATTGAGTAAGAATGAAGATGAATATAGAGTAATGGGCAATGAACTTTATGAGAATAGTAATACTCGAACAAATTATATTAAAATGCATTCTCCTTTATATGGTATTTCTAGTAAGCATTCAGTCTTTGTATTCTTAAACGGTAAGAAGATTAGATTAGATGAATTAGAAGATATATCTGATACGATTATGAGTATTAAAACAGATTACTCTGTATATAATCCAGAAATCAATGCAGCAGTACTAGAAGTATTAAATCATTTGGATACACAAGATATCATTGAACAAGTGTATATTAATGATGGCTTGCATCCTGATAATAATGAAACAGCGAAAAATCAATTCACTAGTGCAACTAATCATAATATCTTTAGAAATACAAGATTAGTACGGTCAATAGATTTAACAAAGTTAGAGTCTTATGCAGAACGTACTTTGTTAGATAAAATATTGAATGATTTATCTGATGAGAATCTCAATAAGTTATTCTATAATTATGACACTGCTAAAGGTCCAATGACCATGTATCGAAAATCTAGTATTAATGAACCAGATTTTATTAATAGAAATTCTGTAATTGCAAGTATTGTAGATAAATACTATACAAATAGTACATCCTATATCGATGATAAAACAGAACTTACAGATAAAGAAGTTATTGATACAAATATAGAATAAAATTGAGGGGATAGTCAAACTATCCCCTCGTTCATTTATTACCAACAATTTAATAATATCTATGAGTATTGATATATATACTCGGAAAGGAGTAAGTATGGTTACTACAATGGATACCGAAGCATCTACTTATACAGAACAAATTAAAGAATATACTGATTTGATTCATACCTATGGTGCTTCAGCTGTTATCATTTCTGTTTTTCTAATAATTTTATTAGTTGTAGTTGTTTATATTTTAAAGAATAATCAGAAGACTAATAATCATATTATTGAACAGCAACAAGAGCTTGTTGATATGCTTTTGAAAAATTCTAAAGAAGAGGAGGAGAAAGAAGAACCGAAACAAACTACGAAGAAAGAACCCGATTTAGTTCAGGTATTTCTAAACATCAATTCTAGTTTGAAAGAAGTATTGAGAGATTTGTCTGATACAATTGATGCTGATAGAGTTGCAATTTATGTGTTTCATAATGGTGTTTATAGTTCTCATGGATTACCCTTTTTTAAAACATCATGTATATGTGAAGTCGTAAAAAAGAATTCCGGTGTTGTAAAGAATATTAAACCACATACAGGTTTACCATTACAGATGTTTGATAATAGTATATCCTATATTTATAAAAATGGTAAAATGAGCGTTCTTGATTCTAATGATGAAACAGATGAATTGGTACATGATTCTCCAGTGTTAATTGGTATGCTACGAAGTAATAATATTCGGTCAGCTAGTGCAATTGCAGTATATGACCATGATAATAATGTTCTAGGGATCATCATGGCAGAGTTTACAGATGTACATGACAAGGAGTTCTTGATAAATGTTGAATCTAAGCTTATTGAAAAAGCACCTACATTATCTCCTATTCTTGAATATTCTGGTATTTATAATACAACTAATAAATAAGGTATACCTCCATAGTTTTCCAATAGAATAGACTCCATACCCTTCACGGTATGGAGTCAATTGTTTATTCTTTCTTTCACTCGTCTGTATCAGAAGATAAATGATCTTTATCACTAGTTGTCTTATCATCGTATACAATGATAAGACGATTATCATCAATGATTGTGGTTGGTTCTACACTTACAACTTTTAAACCTTCTAAAGCTTTATCAATTACTTTAGCAGCTTCTTTTGTGTCATTAATAGAGAACGGTACAATTTTAACCTGTGGTTTTGTTACAGTAGATGCAGCATCATCATAAAGAATTACTGCAACGGTATTAGAACTAGTAGCAGTCATCTTAATAGAAGAAAACTTTTCTACTGTTTTAAGCTTTTCATTAACTTGCTTTTCAATTTCTGTGACATCAGCACGACCAATATTAATAACAAGACTTTTCATATATATTACCTCCATTATTTAAATAGAATAATTAAGTTTTTATCATCTAGCATGAAACTATCATACGGTTCTAAACCCCAAGAATCATCTTTATCTAACCTTTCAAAGAAGTCAGTTAATTTTCTAGAACCAATATATGCGTCCGCTGGATTTGGAACAATCTTAACTCTTGGATTAGTACCGGCTTTGTATTCGAAAAGAATAATATACATAAATTCAGAAGGATGACAAATAGAAATAAAGGACTTACTATCTTCGTCCATTTTCTTTAATTCTTCATTAATAATCTCTTCTGTCTTAAGCATATTTTGAGAGCCTCTAATAACCCTTACACCAATTTCCGGTGTTTCGCTACCAGAAGCTTCTTCTTTATCAGCTACAAGCATATACTTACTATCATCTAAAGCTTTGATAAGATCAGCTAACCAAGTAACTGAAGAATCCTTACCAATTCTATAAATAGCATCATTGATTACTTTTTCATTTTCGTCTTCATATCTAGACATAGGGATTAAATATACTTGCTTCATTAAGACTTTACCCTCCTTAAATAACAGCTATCATCTTTATTATAAAGTTTTGACAAAAAAATAAAAAGGCTCTCTTAAAGCATAAGCTATAAGAGAACCCAGTTATTTTAGTCAACGATTTTGGCAACCATGTTGGTCATTTGCTGAATTAAATCTAACATCTTTTTTCCATCATCATTTACTTCTGCTGCGTTCTTGATCTCAGCAGAAATCTTGTCAATTTCTTTTCTTGTCTGTTGCATCTTTTGAGTTTGTTTTTTTGCGTTTTCTGTTTCCGTGTTCATCTTTTCGATGTTTTGGTAAAAGTCTTTTCCTGTTAATTCGAACATAATAACCTCCGATGATAGGACGATTTCTTTATAACAGTTTTCTGTATCCTATCTATTCACTATTATAATATACAAACAAAATTCCTGAGATAGACAATGCTACCTCAGGAACATAGTAAATTATCAGTTTTCTGTATACCAAATTTTATCTAATAGAGAATGCTTTTCAAAGAATTCTCGTTCATCCCATTTATATATTTCACCATGTAAATATGCTCCAATAAATCTAAATCGTTCTGTATGGTCAACATCATTATCTGCTTTATTAGATGATACTAATTCAATTATCTTTAAATATTTAATCCCATATTCTTCCAACGCACTACTATAGATTTTCTTTCCATCTTTAAGATATTTAGAAGCTTGAATAAAATCTACTAAGTCATTACTTTTTTGTTTTACTTGTTTTTTAACACACCAATCTTTAGCTTCAATATCTTCAAGTGTGAGTAGAAAATCATTTACAGGCCCTTCTTTAAGTTCTTTATCATTACCTTCTTCTTTCCATTTCTTTCTAAAGATAGTTTTCCCTTCATGAAAATGCATTAATGCAAGATTTAAACTTAAAGATTCATCGATAATGATATCAATTGGATTATCATTTTCGGAAATTATATGCCAAATAATAGGCTTTCTAGAAAGATTCCATTCACCATTGAATTCTAAATCTACAACATGATAACGGAATTCAGAAAAATTATGATCACAATATACATAGTAATTTTTTGTTAGCTCATCAAATATATCATCATTCATAATTTGAAATTTATCATTACCCAATGCAATAACAATGAAGAATTCTTTATTACGATTTGATTTAGCTTTTGTATAATTTGGACGTTTAGAAGAGAACGGAATACTATATTTCGGTAAATCTTCTCTAAAACACCCAACTATATATTCACACGAAATAATCTTATCCAGAAAATCTGAATGCAATTTTTTATTGTTTCCGGCTGGAGCTGGATCTAAGAATTTTTCTGCTAACTCTCTAAAATTGTAATACATAATAATCATAACTCCTTTACAGCATGTCTATATTATAAGTTTCACCATCATCATATTCATACCATATCTTCTCATCAGATAATAAATCACTAGTAGTAAATGCATAAGGTGCAGAAGAAATGATAGCGTTACCACCAAAATACATTTTAAAATATTGTGATTCATCCTTTGCAAGAAAAATAAATTTGAATAATCTTTTTGGATTTTTTGTTGAAACTAATTTACCTTGCTTTAGTAACTTTATAGCTTCCAATGCTGTCATTGGTTCACCAACTAGAACATTCTTTTTCTTAGGTTTGATTTCTTCCTTTTCATAAAACTGTTCAATTGTTTCAGCAAAATGGTTAAGTATATTAATTATACCTTTATTAGGATCAACAAATTCAAAATTTGTTTCAAACCATTCTATTAGATTCTTTGGATCAGAAGACCCAAACCCAATATCATATTCATCTTTACCAACTTCTAGATATTTGATTTCATAATAAGGTACGCCCATCCTATCACCCATATCAATTAATCTAGAAATGATATAAGCATCTTCGACTAGAAATAGATGGTCTTTGTCTTTCTTTTTCTTCTTGAATTTGTCAAGTAATGATACTTTGGTATTATCCATAAATGTATCCTCCTGTAAAATATTTTTACTATTCTGTTTTTGATTCATTAAACTTTGAATCGGAGGATTAACATCGTTTAAGTCTCCATTACTTTTTAAAATTTCTAACAGATTATCCATTTGTGTAGCTTCTTTTAATAATCTCTAGGGGAGATTTTACTCCCCTAGGATTTTTCTTATGTATTTTGGTGTTAAATTAATAATATAATTCTTTAATTACATTTTCATCTTCTTGATATGCAAACAATTGATTCTTGAACCAAAATCTCCAACCACTACCAGTTGTTGATTGTACACCTCTAAGACAATCTGAAATATGTCTAGATTCTAATCCATGGTTAGCTGCAAACATAGTTTGATTATTTGTAAGGTAAATTTCACCGGTAGGCGACACTGCGTAAAATTCTTTAATCATTCTCGAATTTCTAGTCTGTCTTGTTGGAGTGGTCCATCTAAGATTTCCTCTAACATATCCGACATTATTATTGATTCTATCTAAAGATACTCTTTCTCCAGCATAATGATTTTTAGCATATAAGTATTTTCCATACTCATCATCATAAAAATCTACAAATGCATCGTAATCTGTAGTCAATCCTCTACCTCCATAGTTATAATAGTATTCACTATTAGGATTATAAATACGATTTTTCATATGTGCCCATACATCATAGAATTTAGGATCTTGCTGTTTTAATCCAAACCCACAAGCAACTTCATGTAATGAACAATTTTGTCTATCTCTAAGATTGCCCTCATAAATATCTTTTTCTCTTCCACATTTTAAGCATCTGCAGGTTAACATTCTTCTATTGTTAACAACATCTCTTTTTGAAGAGATAACCTCCATGTCATTAATAACATCTCCTGGCTTAATTTCTTTGAACTTTCTAGACATAATTAAAACCGCCTTTCATAAATATAAATAATTTTGTTTATAATAAATAGCTATTTATTTATATTTATGTTAGTATGTTTTAAAAAATAATTATGAAAAGGCTGTGATGAAATAACTTGTCATTAAATTCATTAATCTCCGAATGCTTCCATAGCGTTCATTTGTGTAAACTTCTCTGTACTATCGTGGAAAGACTTCATCATGATATTCTTTACAGAACTAGCTAATTGAGGAGTAGCAGTACCGATATTGGGAGTATTTAGTAGGTAATATAAGTCACCAGCACACTTGTTACAGATGCATTCGTTTTTGCATAAGCTACTGAATCTTACCTTTACGGTCTTTCCCTTGTATTTATCCATATTTGTACTATCTAGACGTACCAGTCTACTTCCTTCTACTATATATGAATACATTAAGAGCTTCATATAGTTCTTGTCTAAAGTTACTGTAATTGTACGTTTTGTGCCACAGTCGCTACCCTTTGGTCCTAACTTAATATGCTGAAATGCCAATAAGAATTTCTTTTCTTCATAACCCCATATAGCAGTTTTTCTAGCACGGGAATATGGACCAGCTGCTAGAGAGTTTGCCATTGCAGCATAATCATCTTTTGATACACCTTCAGAATAACAAGATTTAATAATGTTATACCCTTTGGTAGGGTCAGGGTTTTTCTGTGCACCTTTTACGACATACATATTCTTAAAGTTGTTACCTAAGTCTGCACCTGCACCAGCTTTAATATTATCCCATGCAGGGTCATCTTTTAATTTATCTTCACAATAGGCTAATAGTTCATTCTCTATCTTCTGCATAGTAAATGCATCACCAGCAGCCAATTCCTTTTCATATTTCTTAAATAATTCTTCCTTCTTTGGTTCAATGACTTTGGAGATTAATAACATATCCTCTGAAGAAGTAGTGCAAATTACAGTAGAATAATTCATGAATTTTTGACAACAGAGAATCCAGTCTTTAAATTGCTGTGTTGTTACTCTATCTTCCAGAATGGCTAGAGATAGTTTATCATTAATATCTCCATACACACCTTTACTAATTGGTTTATTAATATATCCAATTTCATCAAAGAGTCCTGGGTAATCGATACAAGCTTTGTTAAAGAACCAAGAGCCAACTGTAGTAACAAATTCATTCTTGTTGTTATGATAAGTCTTTGGTGGTACTTTCATAACATCATATGTGTTAAACTTTTTCTTTCCATTAAACTCCCCGAAACATTCCATGAATACACTCGTTTTCAAACAATCTTTGCTAGATAACGATAGAATATAATCTCTTTCACTATCTGTAATATATCTAGATTTTCTCTTTTTAATAGCCATATTGATTCCTCCTTATAAAATCAATTTTTATATGATTGTTGAAATTGGCTATAATTACATATTATAATATTGAAGAGGAGAGTTAACTACTCTTTAATACTATTTAAAGGAGGAGATTATATGTCAATTCTGATTAGAGATTTGAATAATAATCCACATGAACAACAACCACGTCGGTATGTGTCTATTAAAGACGTTAGTATACCGACAAAGAAGAACATTGTACCATCTAAGACACTTGTGATTAATGAATTAAGTGTTACGATTGTACAAGATTTTGATGAAGATATCGATTTCAAAATCAATACGAAACCTGGGGTATTGTCTGATAATAAGACAATCCCGAAATTGGACATTACTGCGAAAGAAGAAATCACATTTGACGATGATTTGACTTTAGCAAAGTTGGAAAGTATCATTCGTCGTTGTGGTATTCTAGACGAGTATAAGGAATACTTTACGAATGATCCTGACATTGTAATTAACCAATATACTCTTAGTATTCAGAAGAAGTACAAGTACTTTAATGAATTCAGAGAAGGCATTATGATAGCTGGTGATATTGTAGTATAAAACACTATCGTCAACTTTATAATAAAAAATTATAGGAGGTACAATATGTCAGACGTATATTCAACATCGGAAAATTATGATTACTTGTATGAGAAATTGGAAGAATTCTATAATGTTTCTGTTACAGGTAATTATCCATTCAATATTCCATTGAATGAAAATGGACAACCTTTATACAAATTTGAATCTAGAATCGTTCCGATCGATTTTGATAAGGAATGTGAAGATGACATTGTAAAGGGTACAGGGTTTTATATCGTAAAGAAGCAAAATATTAAGAAAGATATTCGTTCTATTGATAGTATCTTTTCTTCTAGATTTGGAATGCAGATTGACGATGTAACACCATTTGGTGATGTCTATAAGTGTAAGTGTGGTAAAACAATGATGAAGGTAAACAATGGTTTATTTTGTCCGTTTTGTCATACGAAAGTAAGATATGTTGCAAATGACTTTTCTATTACAGGATGGATAAAGATGAATGATTTCACAGTAATTCATCCAAATATGTTTAAGAAATTAGTAGCATTTATCGGAAAGAAAATCTTCGATGATATTATTAATGTAGAACCGAAGATTGATGAGGATGGTTTTGCAATTCCAAAAACACCGTCCAAATCAAATCCATTTTCTGGTATTGGATTTATGGAATTAAGAGATAGATTTGATGAAGTAATGGAGTTCTATCGAAACAAATATAAGTCCAATGCAAATAAGATGGCTTATTATGAGGATATTATGCAGAATAAGAATATTGTGTTTACACATTGTTTACCTGTATATACATCTCAGTTAAGACCATTCTCTATTAAACAGAATAAGTTTAACTTTGAAGGAAATAATGCTTTGTATAATTTGATTGCTGGATTAGTAGCAAAATTAAACAAACATGATATCTATTCTAGAAACCGTTCAAAGCCAACAAATCAGATTCTGTATGACATTCAAATGAAGTATATGGAAATTTATGCAGACTTGGAAAAAGTAATTGCACAGAAAAAAGGTTATACTCGTTCTTTAAATGGTGGACGTTATAACTTTACTGCAAGAAATGTAATTATTCCAGACCCAGATTTGAGAATCGATGAAGTCATTCTTCCATATCCAACTTTGATTGAATTAATGAGTTTGACAATCATTAATGTTCTTACAAAAACCTATAGTCCTGCAGAGGCTTATCGTATTTGGGATGAAGCTCGTATTGAATATAATCCAATGATTGCTGATTTGATTCAGAATATCATTGATAATCAATATGTCGGAATTATTCTAAATCGAAATCCTAGTATTTCTCCATCATCTATTATTCAACTTCATGTAATAGGTGTAACAAAGAATGACACCTATAGTTGTCATTTACCACATGAAATTCTTAAGTCGATGGGTGCGGACTTTGATGGCGATACTTTGAATATCACACTTATCATTAATGATGAATTCTTATTGAACGCTGCAAAACTATTTAATCCTAGACTTAGTATGCAGGTATCTTATAATGATGGTATGTTTAATAGTAAGATGTCATTACAAACTGATACAATGATTTGTATTAATTCATTTGCACAACTCGGAATCAATTCTATTACAGAAGAAGAATTACGACTTATTGAGGCTTGTCAATCATATCAAGAATAAAGGAGATAATCATGGGACGTTATTCAATTGACCAAATAACAAAGGAATCATTCGAGGAAAGAGCAAAGGAATGCACTAGCATCAATGGGATTGTTTTACAATACGTTAAGAACAAGGGCGTGAAACAATCATCTGAAGAAATCAGAGGATTGGAAAGTTTGCTTTATCTGAAGCTCTTATCATTATATAAACATGATAGAAAACATATCATTCAGTTGAAGGATAGTGTTATAACAGCTGGAATAATCTTAACAAAACTTAAGATTGATGTAAACACTCGTTATGGAAACTAAGATATAGAATCAGAAAACAAAAATGGGGTAGGTGACGTAATTGTCACCTACCTTTTATTTTTTAATAGTATAGATAGTAAGTAATGTCGATACCTTTAGAATAATCAATTAATGCTTCATTTGGGAAGTTAAATCTTGTGAATGGTCTAATATCAGCATACTCAAGATTTCCTTCTGGATTAAGATATGGAATTGCTGTACATAAAGAAATTGTATTAATCTTAGAATCATTTGTACCAATGTTTCTATTAAAATATTCTCTACAGTCAGATGCAGATACACTCATCTTTAATTGTACAACAACCTCTGCTTCAGAATCACGTTTATCTTTCCATACATCTAATCCAGAGCCAGTAATGTTAATTAAATCTGCACTATCATCAGCGTAGCGTCTAATTAACTTAGGTTCTTCATCAAATGTTTTAAAGAAATATCCGATAACACCATTTGCGTCCATACGACCAAAATACTGCTTTCTGTAAGATGTGCTTAAGTCAGCATCAGATGTTCTATATTTAAACGGAATCAAACAGGTTAGTCCACTTGTATCAGTTGTCGGATAAGTATTGTTACCACCTGTACCATCATTGAAATCCCAATAACCATATGGTGCAATCCACTTTGTATTATGTACTTTAAATACTCTAGAAGCTTCAATACCACAACCATCGATACCAACACACCATAGACAAACTCTACGTGCAAAATGTCTATATAGCTTATGTGCAGGTTCACTACTAATAGATAAATTATTGAATATACTTAAAGTACTATTTGTTCCAGCTTCACCTGTATAGAAATTAAATCCAGCAGTTGCAAAACCGTCGATTGTTGTTGGAATTTCTGTGGCACTACTAGATTTAAAAGGTCTATTTGCATTCTTAAATGCCATATCATAACTTGGAATAGAATTTAAGAAATCATATTCATCATCTAATACAAACTTATCATAATCAAAGTCTTTGATTGCATTAAATTCAGAACCAGAAACAATTACTTTATTGGAACCACGGAATAATACTTTGCCATTATCCATAGACTTTAAAATAATATCAGTTCCTTTAATATTAGCTTTATCACCTTTAATAATATTTGCACCACAATTATCATCAAAAATAGTAAGTTTTTTATTCATATGTATACCTCTCTTTCTTTATGGTAATAATACATTACCATTTGCATCTTTTTGTACATCACCTTTATATTCTACATAATTCATTTCAATTTTTTCAGATGGATTTATTTTATCATTTAAGCTTAGTTTAGAAGTTAAACTTGGAAAGTCAAAATTATGACCATACATCTTTTCTCCAAAACCAAATTTGATTTCATATGGTTCAAAGTATGTAGATTCTAGATTGTATTTCTCTCCTATCTTAATAGGGTCTTTATATTCAGTATGATTATGAAAATACTTATAATCTTTCGGACGAACCTTTTCTAATAGATTATCAAACTTTGTAGTATAATACATATCATCAAGAATTTGTACATGATTATTGAATGGGTCATCAATAATATAACTGATACTAGTATCAAGAATCTGTGTTTTCCATGATTTAAAGAAGATAACCATCTTCATGATATAACTTTGGACATTCTCAATATTAGCAGTAGGAATAAGATTGAATATATATTTCCATTCATTTTTATCAAAGTATTTTTCTAGAGCAGAAGCAATTAACTCACATAATACTTCTATTCTTCTTCGTTTTTCATCTGACGGTACATAGTAAGTTGTCTTAGTTGTAGGGTCAGTAACTGATATATTTGTATAATTATATTTTAAATCAATTAGATGACTATACAGACTCGGATTTCTATATTGTAAGAAATCATAATAATTATCAGCAATCTTACGAGTAATTGTAATAACTTTATCATTTGGAGAAGTCTGAGCTTCTTTATTAACTCTAATTGCTTTTCCATTTTTAATAATATATTTCCATTTATAATTTGAATCAGTTATCTTATGTCCTTCGTCATCAATAATATTATTCTCATCGTCAACCGTTACTTCTATTTTTATATTAGGGTCTTGTTTACTTACTAAGTAATATTTTAACAGTTCTTCCATTCTAAAGAAGTAACCGTTTAAATTTGGTACCATGTAATATTTTCTAGGGAATTGATTTAGATAGTTATCGTGGATTATATAGTCTTTCTTACCAGTCTGTTTATATAATTCATCATAATATAAACAGTCAACTTCTAATCCATTTGTATTAGTATATCTACATTCACTAAAGTCAGCATTATGAGAATATACAAATAGTCCCTCATCAATGTCTCTATCCGGTTCTAATCTAAACCCTCTGAAATACGGATAACCATCTTTATCATATAAAATTTCTATTGATGAAGTAAGATAAAATAAATCGTCTGGATTTTTAGAATCACTATATACTGGATTACCAGATTCATCAATTAATCCATAATAATCATGATTCATTTTTGTTTCCATAAACGAATCAAATAAAACTTTATAGATATCATACATACGTTTAGATTCAGCATGACGCATCATATAAGTAAGATGATCGTATAAGTTTGTATTACTACAATAGATTTTCTTTAACATATTTATTTTTTCTAAATCAGACATACCACTATCTAATCTAGTCAAAATATCTGTGTCTAACCATAAACCATGAGAATTATTATCATCATTTGTATATTGAGTTGGTTTCCAAGAAATATCGATTGTTCGAATTTCTCCATATTCATTCACAATTGGGTGCTTCTCTAGATTATAACACCAAATATCAGAATGTCCAAAGTCTAAGTTTAATTTAGCAGTTATAGAACAATTCTCTGGACAAGTATTATATCTACCACTTAAGAATGCACCGATACTAGGATTTGGAATATGATGATTTTCATCTGAGTAATATGGTTTTGCATTTGGAATATCATTAATCTTATCAGGAGGGAGAATTGGCGATTCTATATTTCCAGAAGGAACTCCATAATACACCTTTATATCATTATCAGCATCATAAACAAACCAATCATCAAATCTTTCTGTCAACCATCCTTTATCCATCGGTGACATTCCATAACCTGTGTTTGAGATTGTTTCACCAAATTCATTAATATAAGAATAATCATGAATTTCATTTTCATAATTATTATTGATAAAGTGTTTGTTCTGTAGATAGTTATAGATATCGTTCCAGTCTGTATCGAAATTAAACCCATTAATATACATATTCTTTTCCATATCAGATGCAATATTATCTGGCTCAACACCATTGTATATAAAATTCAATGCAATTGCAAATGTAAGTAAATCATTTAATCTTACTTTTGCACTGGATAATTCAGGATCAACTTCTACATATAAATCTTCCTCATCAATATGCTTATCATATAGCATATTCATAAAGTAGCTTAATTGATATGACATCTTAACCAAATCAATCGAAGCTTCAACTGCAATATATTTTGTTCGTTCAATTGTGAATTCTTTATTAAGAATTTGTTGTTTCTTAGATTGATGAAGTTTATCTCGTTCTTCATCAGTTAAGATATCAAACGTAGATACACCATCCCAGAATGGGTCTTCTAAAGTAATACTATCATAACTTCTTCGCATATCTTTTCGTTCAAGAACTTTAGATGCATTCGGATCAAGAAGTGGAACTTTTAGAAAGCATAAATTATAATTTTTTCTAAAGTATTCTTTACCAATCATATCTTCTGTAATGACTTCATAAACATATGGTGTTTTATATACTGGAACTAAATCGTTATTAACTGTAGACACAATATCACCTAATTGTAATTCATTTAATGTCATTCCAGTTATTTCAATAACATTTCCAATATCCATCCATCCTACATATCTAGGTGTAGGATTATTAAGAGCATCATAAGCAAGGCTATCAAATACGGCTTCTATATATACTCTAACAGAAATACAATAATTTTCTCTAAATAATCTAGTATATTGTTCATATAAATCACCTAATGTACTAGGAGTAGCACTAAATGTAGAATTTGTATTGAATATATAATTAGATGGGTCTCCGAAATAGTCGCTGATTGTTTTTGGTGTATCATCATCGTCATCAGATAACATATTAATTCCAGCTTTATACGGCATCCAAACCATAAACGGAATTGTATGATTTAACATATACTTGTTTTCAGTTTCTATTTCCGCATCATAATCTAATCCATGAAGTGCACAATATGCTTCATCAATTTCTGTATCAGCATTATAGAAATAAGTAGAAGAATTTAGTTCTTCATCAGTGATATTATCAAAATCAATTGATTTATCATACTTAAACAAACCTAATATAGAATAGATTCTATATTTGATTCGTTTATAATGAAATGTATTAAGACCAAATGTAGGATCATTTGAAGTCTCTTCATCAAATACAAGTTTAATTACATTTGAAATGGCTTCTTTAACATTATTTAAGAATATATTACGCTCTTCCAAATATTTTGTACTATTTACAGTATCTTTGTTATATCTACTTGTACCAAACCAAGGAAGTTTATTCTTATAAGCAATATTATCCAGGAAGTCACAAATAAAACTATTAGAAGTTGTTGCACCATTTATAATATTAATTGAATCTGCAATCTTTTCTGCAATTGGTTGATAATCAGATGGTAAGATTACTCGATTAATAGATGTATCAGCATGTTTTTCATTCTTTAAAGAATAGCCATATACATACGTTCTAATAAAGTTATCCTTAATGATTTCACCATTTTCATCTCTTTCGACCGCAGTATCATCTATCATATATGGTACATTCATTAAAGGAATTTTATTATTTGTGATATCTTTCATTCTTCCTAAATAATATTCTCTATTTGTATGATACTTTGGATTGATATCATCTTTTGTGTAATAGAAGAAATCTTCTCGATTGATTCGTTTGGTTTTCATTAGATAATATGTGTATATTACAATATCATCATTATCGAATAATTCTAGAATATCGGTAATGTTTCGATTAGAAGATTTATATTTGAGAAGTTTATTTACATTCTTGATAATTCTTATTTGATACTTTACTGGAATCTCTTTATAATAAGCAATCCCATAAGATTCAAATAGATAACGAATTGTTCTAGAATCAAATACATCTTTGTTGATGATGTATTCTTGTACTTCAGAAATCATATCTACCATTGTTTGTATGATAATTAGAATCTGAATAAATGCGTCATAATGATAAGACATGAATCGATAAGCTTCTGAGTACACAGTAGCCATTGTATATCTTCTATTTCTATCATACATTCGTTTGAATTTATTTTCAATGATATCAAATGTATTTAGTTTTGGGACATATAGAAGAGAAAAATTAACAGCTTTTCTTGCTGTATAGTAATCAATTCGTTTATCACCTAAATGGTAAATATATTGATAATGAGTATCTTCTGCATAATCTGATTTGATTTGGTCAAGTGTGCCATCTGCAATAATAACAGCCAACTGTTCTTCATTTAATTCATGTAAGTATTTTCCTTTCAAATCATCTTTGTACTGTCCCATATCAATGAAGTATCTTTTATATAATTCTGGAATTATAAATGCTGTACCAATATCTTCATAAATATCTTCAGGTTCATATCCTGTTGCTTGAAGATAAGCTTTTTCATCGTTTAATGTATATGCAGGTGGTAAGCCATTTAGCATTCTATAATAACTATTCCATTCCATATAGTTTTCTTCTGCATATGGGCCATCTTTTATTTGATTCCAGTTTCCTTCTTTGAATTTAATATATTTACCAGCAGCCATAGAAGAACGAAGGTCTTCATAATGTAAGGCTTGATTCTCATTTTTTGTAATTGCATTCATACCCAGTATCTTAACACAATTTACAATAAGGTCAATATAAGGATTATCGGTATACTTCATTTTAAAAGTATAATCATATCTATTACTCAATCATACTTACCTCCTTTCTATGATTAATATATTTTACAAAGCGGTCTTATTATGTTCAATAACAAAGTTTGTTACTTTGAAATAGACTCTCTTACCAATTATATCATAAATTGCATCTTCATTATAATATAAAGAAAGTTGTTGTAACATTACTGGAGAAATTCTATCACTTACCAAAGCACATATATTTTTACTAATCTGAATTTCTTCTTCTTCCTTAATATACCAATCTGTTTTATAGATAAGATTCATTAAAGAATATTCTTGGAAACAACTTTCAATAATTGCATCCAATCTTGTTTCAATATCTTTTGTCACATTCAAATGAATATCAATATCATACTTCTTTAATTCAAGCTCTTTATATTTATATTTTAACCATTTGTTAATCGTTGAAGTAATTACTAGATTACTCACAATTCCCAGTATTAGAATTAGAAGTATTCCAAAAATAATAAGGGTTTTCGGATTCAATAGTGTGGATAGTACTTCCATAGTTTCTTTCACTCCAATTCTGTATTTCGTTTCCTAAAGTTAATAATTCATCATCATTAGACTCTTTCTCTCTTTGAGCAAGTCTAATATAATATAATAGTTTTGAACATATCTCTGGCGTAATACCATTATAATATGTCTTAATTAATTCTGTCCATTTACCAAATACTTGATTTGGATGTACATAGAATAAATCATCATTATGATACAGCTGATGAACAGTTTTACTCATCATAATAATCGGCACTCGATTCTGTTTATGTTCTTCTCTTAAAGCACCTACAATATGGAAAGTAGAGACATATCCATATGTATTCAAATAGTGTTCACTAATCATTAAAGCAATATCAAATATTGTAAGAATGACATGATTCATTTCAAGTTCAGCCATTTCGGAATTTATATTATGTAGATAAGCACAATGGTCTAATCCTAGTGACATTAGGTTTGCCTTATAAGCTTTATAAAATCTACTATGTCTAAATTGAGAAATTGCATTATTGATAAATCTGGCATAACTATCAATATCTGCTAATGTTTCTTTTGTCTGCATAAGACTAATCTCATAAACAGAACTCGGACTTCTAAGCGTAGGATTTCCGTTATTTAAGTAACTAAATATATTAGGAAAATCTTTCCCATTTAATTCAATATCCATATATAATCCTCCTTATTTAACTTTTACTAAATAGTTGCTGGTATTAAAGAATATGGGAAATGTAAATTTGTAAAACTACATATATTCACTTATATATAATTATAGTGAATAGAAGATAGTATTATAGTACTATCCTTAGAAAGGTCTATTTAGTCTGGACGCTCGGATGACTTAAAACTGAGCCGTACAACAATGTACAATATCAATATATGGTTATTGGAACAAACCTATATTGATAATTCTCTATGTTCCAGAAACTTGGAGGTTTATTATGAACAAGGCAGCTATGATGATGAACGCAATGACAAACATGACCAATGAAGATGCAAAGGCAATCATCAAGAACAACGCAATGACAAACATGGTCAACGAAGATACAAAGGCATCTCTGAGAATGAAGATGTTTTCAATCGTATTTAAGAATACGATTGAACGTTCAAGAGAAGCAATGACAATGGAAAAGGCAGAACTCATGAAGAGAGTTTTCGCTTGCTTCATCATGTCCACAAAAATCAAAGTTGAATCTAATACAGATATCTCCATCTACAAATTCAACAATGAAAAAAACTGGGAGAAGGAGGCTAAGAACCTCATCTACCAGCTGATTGATGAAACCATTTGGTTTGAAGACACTTATGAAAATGGCTTCTGCTGCAGAAATGCAAACAACTTTTACAGAATTACTTGTAAGTAAATTTAATACAGAATTACTTGCAAGTAATCTAAAGAGAATGAAGAAGAACGGACTTTACATCCGTTCTTCTTTTTTTGTTTATTTACTTAATATCAGAAACTTTCACCCATCCAGTAACATAATTACCGATTGGTGTTTTACCTACATTACTAGCAGAGTTTGTAATACGAATTCTACCATTTAATACTTCATTACTATAGATATAATAAGTACCAGATTTCTTGGAAGAATAATTAGATGTAGAAGCAGAAGCATATAATGCCACACTTCTTAATGTAATTCTATCACCAGCTTTTGGAGTTCCGGAAGAAGAGGACACAGTTGTTGTACCCTTTACCAAAGAAGCATCAATCCACCCAGTAACATAATTACCAATTGGTGTTCTACCTACATTACCAATAGAATTTGTAATACGGATACGATTGTTAACTACTTCTGTGCTATATACATAGAATGTACCAGATTTTCTTGTACCAGACTTTGCAGATGCAGAAACATATAATGTAGCACTGGATAGAGTTACTTTTGCACCAGCTTTAATTGTTGTTGCAGAAGTAGATGGAGTTGTCGGTTTAGCCGGAGTTACTGGAACAGTTTTATTTTTATATACATCATCTTTTGTTAGTCCATAATACTGATAGAAGTTAGATGTAACTGTGTTATTGCTTACACATTCATCACCCTTCCAGATATTACTTGTTCTGCAATCTAGATGAATAGATGTATACGAAGATGTGATATTAGCAATACCGCCAACACCCAAATCCTGTGCAGCACAAGAAACAAGCTTAGTGGAAATTGCCTTTTTATTTTTATCATATAATACAACATCAGCTGCATTGCCAATACCATGTTGACCAACGAATCCACCAATCTTCTTATCGTAATCCGGACAACGATATCCACTATTTACAATAATCATAGAGCATTCGAAAGTTTCAAATAGCTTTTCAAGAATATATACAAGGTATAGGTTAATCTTAATTTCATGTGATTTACCACACTTACACTTAAATTCCTGAACATTAAAATGCTTAGAGATTTGTGTCTTGTCATTTACACCAAACGAAGTGACCTTGTTCTCTGGTGCCTTAGCTGTAGTAACAAGATAACTTGTAGGAGTTACTGGTTTTGATTCATTTACACTACCAGTAAGATTATTTAATCCAAGAGCTTTAATCTTTTCTGGATAATTATCTACATAGCAGTAATCAAGGTCTACATTACCAGAAATACCAGCTACTCTACCAGTGGAAGAATATTGCCATATTGTTTTTTGTGTCCATGGAGTAGAGCTAGCATAATGTGCTAGTGCGATATCATACTTGCTATATACACTCGATGGAACATAGCTTTTTAGGAAAGAATAATAAGAATAGATACCTGGATAATATCCAGCAGCTCTAATTGTATCACAGAATGCTGGAATAATAGCAGAAGCTACAACAGTATTTGTTTGAGTAGAATGTTCGATATCAAATAGAATTGGATATTCAAACTTTTTACCCTTTAAGCATTCAATACAAGCTTTTGCTTCTTGAATTGCTTCATCTTTTGTCGTTGCATAAGAGAACCAATAAGCACCCTTTGGAATATTATACTTTTCACAAGCAGCATAATACTCTTCAAATCTATCATCCTTCTGAGATACATGACGCCCATAACCTGCTCTTAAAATAGCGAAATCAATTTCGTCTTTTGTTTTAGACCAATCAATTGAACCTTGCCATACAGATACATCAATACCTTTAAGCATAATAAATACCTCCTTTTAATTACTTAGATTCCAGAGCAGTTAGTCTAGTTTCTAAGTCTTTAATTTTTTGTTGTAATGCTTTAATTGTAGATTTCTCATCAGTATCAGTAGCATTTTCTCTATCAAAATATTCTTTTGTACAAATCAAACCGTCTTTTGATATAAACATTCTTTTTGCTTGAATTACAGAAGCATTTACATCTTCTGTCCATACCGATTCATCAAGACTACCATTTTTGTTTAATCTAGAATAACCGTTAGATAATGTAAATACGATAACACCTCTATTATCAATTTGACGATAGTCATTATCATTAAATCCTTTTGTGTAGTTATAGTCATATACATTCGTGTCTGAATTGAATGTAGCAATATCGGCGGTTGGATTAGCATTATTAGTAATTGTAATTGTATCATTAATATTTTGTCCAGATTTAATGAACGATTGATTAATTGATTTTTTCATATTAATCAAAGCATCACTTAGAATATCTATAGTTTTATTATTAGACAATGCTAATAACAGATTATTCCAATTCAATGTATTACATTCAATTGTACCAAGGATACCATTAATATTTAGTAATACGTTATCTTGGTCATTCAAAGAAATGTTCAAAACAGATTTATTACCAGCTTGTTCTTTTGAAGCATAAATTTTATCTACAGAGATATAATCATTCGTGACATCTTTTTGACCAGTTCCTTGAATATATACTTGGTTAAAACCAAATCGATTGTTATTATCAATCTTACAAATAATAATATTGCTTGCTTTTGCGGTTACTTTATTTCCACTGGAATCTACCATGTATCTTTCACCATCATCAAAGAAATTGACATTGGTTACAGAATTGAATGTACCTTTATCATATATTGCAATATTTGTATCACTCATACTATCAATCTTTTGATCAGCCATCGGAACAGCTAAATCATAAAGACTCATATATCTAAAGAAATCATAGATTGTTTTGTCTTTATAATACTCTTCTCTAATACCTTTACCATTGATATATTTTAGCTGAACGTCATGCAATAAAGGCTTTATTGTGTTAGAAATATTACTATCTGTATCATAAGTATACTTTGTTATATATACATTAGAAATGAAATCTTTATAAGTATCTATATTATATACATATTGATTATTAGAATTTTTAGTTTTAGATAACCTTGGTGCAGGACCGTCTGTATATGTAAATGTATTCTCTGGGATAAAATCTGATAATTTAAAGCTGATTGGGTTATTATTACTATCTACACCAGATGTTGCATTTCTAAGATATCTATGGAATTTATAATCTAATAATGTTGATAACGATAATGTAGTGATATGTTCATAATCATTTGCATTTTTCATATATCTCTTATCAACGAAACAAGGTGTGACAAGACCTGTATAAATTGTAACTTTATTATGCATAATACCCGATCCATATAGGAAAAATGTATTAATAACCGTTTCAATTCTTACTTTAGGATTTTGTTCAAAATTTGAACTTGAAACTAAATTATCATAAGTGTCACCCTTTATTGCACAATATGCTTTATCATATGGGCAAATTCTATTTAATCCACCAGGAGTATTAATAACTGTAATTGGGTCTAAGAAATAATCATATTCAGTAAAATGATCATTAATTGTGTAATTAGCTTCATTCCATCTTCCTTGATAGCTATTACCGTTTACAAGTAATTTAAATCTACACCAAATACCAGAAGACTTTTCATAATATAGATAAGCTGTCCGGTTATATGCTAAGGCATTTTTTACAGCAGAAAATGTAGATTTAACTAACTTACCGGTTTCTTCATCAAAAACATATGTTTCATAATTCATATAAGATGTATCTTGGATATTTTCTTTTTCATAAATATTTAATATTTCATTCTCATCAAAATATATGTATTTCATTATAGAATTATTAACTTGAAGGTGTTTTTTAGCGTGAAACATTCTTGCTTTAAACATTGTTTTTGTAGTAGATACATCAGAATATAATGCATCTTCATCATTGTATCCTGTATCAATTGCTCTTACTAGACTTCTTGAGAGGAAATGACAAATAAATAAATCATGTGATTTCGTCTTAGTATTTTGTACAGAAATAAAAGAACTATTAGAAACTTCACTATTTGGTAGAAAATCCTTTGATACTTTGAACTTAAATTTTTTAGCCATACCAAGATCTGGAAAAATGGTTCTTCCTTGATTACCGATTTGAATAATGTCATAGTTTAACCAATTGGTTGGATCATTTATGACGCTAGCAGAATAATTTGTTAATTTATATGCTAACGCATATAGTTCTTCTGTATCAATGTCTACGTAATCTGTTTCACTTCCACAAGTATTTGTTTTATATTTATATCCATCAAATTCATTTTTAGGAATTTCATTTTTACTATAATCAACCAATGAAGATATACTACCATCTTGTTCTATATAATTCATTAATGTATAATCACACATCATTACTGCTGCGACTGGTGAAGAACTGGCATCATATACATATTTATCACCAGATTTTTTAAAATACATAATTTCATTATTTTCGCTGACAGTAGAAAATAATGTTTTATATAAATATGAAGTATATTGAGGGTCTTTATTAGCAAAGAAGTCTATTACCTTTTTAACTTTTCTTCCTTCTTCTGAAGAATTAAGAATATTTTCACCCAAACCATAGCTATATGTCATATAATATAATTGACTACTATAATCATACATATTTGGTGCACTAAAATAATTCCATAAATTACTATATGCCATTTTATACGAAAACATATCATAAGTATCTTGATAATTAAAATAATTATCATTTGGTGTTATATAAAATCTCATAGAAGCTGGAGCATTTGAACCCGAAGCGAACGTCAATGCCCAAACGGTATCACTATCTACAAAATTTCCTGTCCACCAGTTACCGATAATATTGCCGGAAATGCCTGATATTCCACCGGATGTTAACATATTTAACTCCATATCAAATCCATTACACATATTCTTATTTCCATCAATAATTTCTAGTTCGGAGAACCGATAAGTGTCTAATGGAATCGGAATGATTGTAATTGAATTTTTTGGTTTATTAGTAGAGTATCCATCATTTTTAATATCTCCAGAACCAATCAAATCTCTGAAAAAATAAATATATTCGTTTTCTTTCTTTTGTCTAAAGATATTTGAAATAAAGCTATTAGAATAAGCCAATACATCACTTTTAATTTCACCAGTACTACTATTATAAGTAATGAATGGTAATGCCTTTAATTCACTAGCAGTATAACAACAATCCTTAATAAATTTCTCATTGACAGTACCAGAGAATTGTACAAAGTTTCTGCAACTTCTTACAATTTCAAAGTCATTCTGGTAAGTTGTTGTAATAAAAGGAAACATCAATGGATAATAAGAAGCATTAAATGCATTGATATTGGTTACATCTACATTTGATACCGGTACTGCGTAATAACCATCATCATCTTTAGTAGGAATCTGATATACAACATTGTCATCACTATTTCTAATAAAGGAATAATAACCGTCTTGAGAATCAAATGTAATTGCTTCATCATATACAGTATTATCAATATTCTTTGTTTCATTGTTATTGAATTGAACAGATGATTCTCCTGTAACATCAAACAATTTGAATTGGCATTTCTCACCGACATCTTCATTACCGGTGATAAACTTTTCAAAGTTTGTTTGACTACAGAGATAGATTTTATATTCATCAAAATCAATAATAGCGACTACATAGTCACCTTGCTTATAAACATCTTGTTCAGAAGCATAAGACTTCTCTTCTCCGATGCTATTCTTGATAACTCTACCAGCAAAGTCAAAAATATTATCACTTGTAACAGTGAGAATACTTTCACCATCTGTATTAAGAATTACCCAATCTGACGAAGACCATACAGCACTTGCAGTGAAGATTTTTAATACTTTACCGGCAAGTCGCACAGGATAACTTGTATCCATAGTAAGGGTATTTTTACCTTCATCTACATTATGATGCAAATCCATACGTCTATTTAAGAAATCTGTAGGCATCACAAATCCTCCTTTTCTTGATTTTATAATAAAGTTCTTCTATTAAGACAAAAAAGAAAAGCGTACCCTCAAAGAGAGTACGCCAGTTCTTATTTTTTATATTGAATATCCATCAGTATTGAGAATAGTTCTCTGTTAAACATCTGATTATTCTCAATAGAGACAACGCTTTTATAAGCTTCGTCTAAAAAGCTCATTCCAAAGTTTCCAATTCGAAACATTGATTCAGCATTAAACTCTCTATAATAATCTAATTCCAATTCACGATTATCATACTTCTGAATAAAACTCATTAATTCTTGAATTGCCATGTCGACGTTATTCTTAATGACAAGTTTCAATATATAAGCTATGAAAGAAACATAAGCTTCATGATACTGCAACTTCCCATCACTAATACCCTTAATATCCATAACACCTTCATCGAATTCATTCAGTCCATAGTATATTTCTATACCACGACAATATATATAAATGTCATATTGATTTCTAAGGGTGAAATCAATATGACCGAATGTTGTTTTATCAAGCCTTCTCAAAGTATAGAAAGCATCTTTCTTAATTGATACAATATCATCTTCTGTCAAATGATTTGCGTCAATCAATTTTTTTCTGGCAATTTTAAACCCTTCTTTTAAAGCCTCTCCAATAAGAGGAGTTTTCTGCATATATCCAAGGGTTACTTCTCTTTGATATTTAGTCATTTGACTAAACATATCATATTCTCTTTGTTTAATGATGCCAGCTTGAAGTAATATGGATATGTTTGCTTTAGCAATATCATATTCATATATTTCATTTATGATAAATCTAACCTTCTTTGTATATAAAGTTCTTTTGTACAACTGCGTATCCATATTACACGTCCTTTACTTACTTACATTTCCGTAGAAGGAAGTTCTCTTGTTCCGAAATATTTAATATAAGTTTCCATATTACGATCGAACTGTTGAATACCTTCTATTGAAAACGTACCTTCTTTTAAATCCTGAATATCATCAATTTTTCTAACGACATTGCAGACATATCCATAATTATCTACAATGAATTTAATCAAAGCTTCGATGATATTCTCAGCAATATCATTAATGTTATTATCCAAACCCCAACTACACATGATATATACAGTTTCTCCGTTATATGCATGTCTAAGAATGTCCATTAGTTCTTTGAATGCTTCTGGAGTTGTCGTTAAATACTGAACATACCATTTATCAAATTCTTCTTCAGAAGTAAATGAGAAATGAGCAAGAGAATACGGATTCAAATAAACTAATTTTGGAACAGACTCAATTAATTCATTGAGATTATATATCTTATCGATTACTCTATAAGCTGATACATATTTATACAAATTTCCAACTCCAAAGATAATCATATGAATTCCTCCTTAAAACTCTACAAACAAAGACTCAGGTTTATTTGAGAGTTTGTACTGTCGAATCTCATCATTTATTCTTGGAAGATAATAATTATTCACTGATGAAGTCATAACGATGTTTGGATCTGACACTAAATAATAATCAGTGTAAGACAATACACTAATCCCATATCTTGAATAAAGATATGTTACTAATGCAGATGCAATGACATTTGTGAACTGAGGATCTTCACTATCAAAATAGAAGATATAGTCAAATCCTCTTTCAATCAATCCAGCAAGTAATACAATAAGATACTCATGAATCTGTGGGTCAGATTCAAGCTTTCTATAATACTGAGTTCGAAATCCTTCATAATCCCCTTCGATTAAAGAGAACATTGCTTTTGAATCCGGTAATAGGATTGAACCAACAATATAGTTATCTCCATAACTATCAGTATCATTGATTACAACAATCTTTGTTTTGTTGAAATCAGTTTGACCTGTTTGAGCAAGTTGAGTTCTGTATTGATTTCTAATATCAATCAGACTCATTAATTCTTGATAGGTTAACGCAATAGAAATATTTCCAATCATGGTATTTTCCTCCTAGAAATTATTTATAAGTAAGTTGAGGTCGCTTTAATATGCTACCTCAACCTACCCATTATGATTGATTATCTTCTATGGTTACGATTGCGATTCTTTTTCTTCTTACCACCATATCTCTGTTCTTGGGATCTGGACATTCTCTTACCATTATCACCAAGATTCTCAGGAACTACTGGTTCAGAAGAAACTACCACTGGCTTTTCAATTACGACCGGTTCTTCTTCTACTTCATTAACACAGTGATTAGTGAAAGTGATACTACTATCAAGGAAAGAGATTGTCAAATTCTTAGTTGTATCAATAACAGATTCATCTAAAGATAGTTCTTCAAGTTCATCCAATCCTCTAGTGATAAAGGAAAGAACGTTCGAAACACTATACTTAGAACCACCAGAGATTACAATATTAAATTTGTAATCATGCAATATATTTGACACGATTTCCAGATACTTATCATATATCGTTTTATAGATATGAACGTCTGTATGATCTTCTTCATTCATAATATTAAACGATAATTTAACGATAACAGTCTTCCAGAAGTTGATAATACTATTGCAGAACGACTTCGTATTCTTTACGTTGTTAATCAACTTATAGAATACAATGAATCTGTTCGGATTATCATCTGAGATTTCAGACAACAACTGATTCAAGATGCAATCACATTCAATAATATTATTGAATGAAACCTCACCATTCTTATCTGTTAACATTGTAGCAGTGCACATATCTTTATAGATACAAGCTGCTTCTTTAACATCAACAAAATGATTCTCAGTTGTCATTTCATTGATTTCCTTTGCTAACTTCATAAGTGTTATAGCATCTTTCTTCTCATTCAAAACCGTAAAGTTGATACCAGAATTTAATCTGTTAAAATTTTCTACCAATTTAGAAGTTACAACCTCTTCAACTTTCGGTTCTTTCTTCTTTTCTGGTTTTGGATCTTCTACCACCACTGTTGTTTGAGTTGGAGTTGTAACAATCTCCTCTTCTGGATTCAGAGAAGTGATAATGATTCTTCTCTTCTTCTTTTTCATTGGCGTTGATGGCTTCTGACGATACTCAATCTTGTTGTTCATGTTAGAAACTGTATAATCGATATGCTTGCTACGAGCATCACAGTTTCTTACTTCGGTTCTTCCTGTCTCGATGTCAGTAATTTGAATTTTCATTTTCTTTACTCCTTTTTCTTTATCTTTTTTATATCCAACAGCACTAAGAAGATTTGATAATTCATCTCCCTTAGGCATAGATAACGTTGATGCTTCGAATGTTCTACCACATTCTGTACATACAATACGATTATATCCATCATCATAGTCTAATGTTCCACAACACATTTTACCATCGACAATATTTGGACACAATCGTTTCTTTGGATTTGCTACATACATAGACGGATAGTCTAATAGTACCGGACCAAATCCTTGACGGTACCCCCAATTCTTCATAGATCTTGTTCCGATATCATCCATTGCAAGGTCATGATTACGGAATCGAAAGAATAAGATATCATGAATTTCAGGAGCATACTTTTGAAATTCCGATACATCTTTAATCGGAACTACCTTTTCCATGATGGATAAAGCTCCATCAGGAGAAACGGAAAAGATTTTATTACAAAACGGCTTTAAGACATTTTGGTTTACAAATTCTTTTAGATTACTTGTAAGACCTACTCTATCGGTTGCTACTTTCGCTACAACACGATCATCATAGATACATTCATAAGCACGTCTATTTGTACCTCCACCAATTAGTTTAAACCCTCTTCTATTCATGATTTCACCAAGTAGTCGATACTTCTCATGTATCTCACCATTATAAGCAGGAGATATTGCTAATCGATAGATTTCAGCAATATCTTCTGTAGTGAAATAAGATAGTAACGGATTAACCTGATAAGAATCATACTCATAGATTAACTGTCTTAAAAATTCAGAGTCTTTGATTACATCTTTTCTGTAAATATCAGATAGCTTCTTATTCATTTTCATTATCTCACCTTCTTAATAAAAGTTTAAAAGCTTATCATCTGACATTTTCTCAGATACATCATGTGCACCAGACCCAGGACCCACATCAAATTCCTCTTGTGATAATATCTCTCCTGTATCATCATCAACAGAAACATATCCTATTGTTCGTTTAAGAGGAACTACATTACCGTTGTCGTCTACATTTACTCCCATCTTTCTTAACTCTTCTGGAGATAAATCTTCTTTTGATTTTGATAAGTCTTTAGGAATAAATAAATTCTCAGTAGCAAGTTGAGGGGTTACTTGCTTCGTATACATGAACTGATTCTCAGGTTTCTTATAATCATCCAATGTTAATTGGTCGATTGGTGTCTTACCGAATGTAGGATGATAATGTGCATCGTTTGCCATTTGACAACCAAGATTACCAGAGTATACCTTATCCAAGAATAACTTTCGCTTTATCTCATATTCTTCTTGAAGTTTTTGGTGAACAAGTGGGTCGGTGCTCATTTCTTCAGGAGTTGAGGTTAAAGCTTTATAATGAAGATCTCGTTCAAAGTCATAAGACAGACTAAAGAAATTTGAACGATGATCGTAGGTTAGATCGGTGTTGCAGCAGGCTGAAAGAATCTTATTAAACGAATCCTTTGAGAATGCTGCTGTTCTCAAAGCTCTTTCGATGAGTTGTTCTTGTTTCTTCCAATCAATTCTTTCATCTTCACGTCTTGCGTATTGTTCCGCTAAAGAAAGCCCCTCTGCTTTCCAAGCATTCCAACGATTGATATTATCGAAATATGCTTTCTTCATTAATGCATCTGTAATTTGCATTCTCTTTTCGAAGAGAGCAACTTCGTTTTGGAATTGTTCCATTTCATACTGTTTTTGTCTGTCTTCCATTCTGGTGTGAATTGTATAAGACTGTCCTCTATTGTCCTTTGTCTTATAATTCTTTTCTCTGATAACACTTCCAGTTTCACAATCGATGATTTTGAATGAAATTGCTCTTTGATAACGAATACCATTAATGTCATATACATTATAAATGATATCACTTCCGTCTCCTTCCATTTCTTTTAGAGCTTCCATTCTTTCTCTTTCAGCTTCAATTTTTGCTTCTTCTTGTTCTTTGAGAATTTGTTCAGCTGATTTAAATTTGAAGCTTTCAGCCCAATCCATCATTTCCTTTGAAGGATTATGTTGAGCAATAAATAATGCCCATCCATATTGCTGATTACATTGATACTCTCTATCTTCTTCTAAAGACTGATAGTAATTCTCCATTGCTTCAGCATTATAAAAGTTATATGGATTGATTCCGTATAATCTCATCCCTGGTGTATATCTTTTGATTCTTTCGTCTTGTTGTTGATTTCCAACATATCCTCCATAGTTATTATTTCCAAAAGAGATACAATTAGATGGATTTCCAAGTTGGAAAAGATTCACCTTTCCTTGTTGTGCAGCCTGAGCTGTAGTGGAAAGAATTCCTTCCCATGGTGGAGCAATAGAAATTTCTTGTTGATTGTTTGGTTGATTATCGTAATCAACTACAATTCTAGGGTTATCTTGGTCTGCACCTATCGATAACATTTCTTCAACTTCTGGATTCTGTTCTACAAAGTTATTAATTTCTTCGTCAGACATATTATCCAGATGAGACTGAATCTGAGCATCTTGAACTCTTACAGCTTGAGATGCTTGCAGTAGTTTAGCTCGTCTTTCTTCTGATAACATTCAGATTCTCCTTCCAATAACGTAATTAAGATCAAACCAATCTTTGTTATCACATAAATAATATATGGTTCAACTTATTATTAAATTGTAGATTGTGAGGTGATTATTTACAAAATGTTAAATCCAGAATTACTATTAAACGATATCACAAAATTTGACAAAGGTAAGAAAGCACGCTATCATATTAATGGAAGAGGTATTCCGAGTGTAACAGAATTATTATCGTTTATCGATTCAGAAGGATTAATTGCTTGGGCAAATAGAATTGGTAGGCAAGGACAAGATAATAAAGAAGTTGCTAGTAAAGCTGCAGAATTCGGTACAATGGCACACAAATCAATCGAAATGTATTTAAAACGAAAGCCAGTTGAAAATGATAATGTATGTTTACAGTCATTTAAAGAATGGTGGGATGGCGTTAACAAATGTCATAGAGTAAAAGTGTTAGGACAAGAACAAGTATTGATTGGAGAATACTTCGCAGGAACATACGATTTACTCATCTCAATTGACGATAAACCTTATTTGATTGATTTTAAAACATCTAATCATGTTGGATATAAATACTTTATGCAATTAGCTGCATATCGTTATCTATTATATACTTTAAAGAATATTAATATCAATGGATGTATTATATTGCAATTTGATAAAAAAGAACCAAAGTTTAGAGAGTTCAATTTAGACTTCACAAATCCATATGATTATGAGTTTATTGAAAATTGTTATCGTGCATTTATGGGACTTGTATATACCTATTATAATGTGAAATTATGCCAAAGAGAATTTGGACATATGTTTTAAAAAATAAAGATGGGGTGATACAATGTATCACCCCTTTATATACGTTGCTTAAATATATTCTTTATTTTGTTTTTTCGTATGTATATTCATCAAACTGAAGAACTTCTGTACTATCTGTGTTTTCTTCATAATGAACTGTTTTAGAAGTTATATTACCCAAGGCATCATAACGAATATCAGTTCTCTTTCTAGTATGAGTATTGTTATCTTCATCATCTGTATACTCATATTTGATTTCACTGATAGTCTTTAATTCACCATCGAAAGACTGTTTTGTAATCGCAGATAAACGTCTATCATTATCATCATATTCATATGTCGTAACAATATTATTTTCAGAATCAGAATATGATAAAATCTTCTTTTTATCCTTATCAAATACGTTCTGAACAACCTTATCCTTAATTACATTCTGTGTTTTCTTATCAATTACAATAAGCTTATTGATTTCAGTAATATTACCAGTATCAGAATCAACAATTCGTTCTGTTCTTCTAAATGTTTCATTCTTTCCATTGTCTAACATCATAGAAATTTCATCTCCATTTAAATCATATGTATATCTTTCTGTAAGAATACCATTCTTAATTACTTCAGAAATCTTATAATCTGCAGTTGGATTATAGGACGTCGTAATATAAGAGATAAGTTTCTTATCAGGTAAAGACACATCAAAGAATCGAATTGTTTCAGATAAAGTTTTTCCATCAGTATCTAAATCTCTTTCATAATCCTTTTCAATGTGTCTATCACCATCATAGATTTTAATAATATTTCCGAAAGCATCAAAATCTGCACGATACTTTACATGCTGCATCTTACTTTCAATTGTTTTATCTACAATAGAAGATACCTCATCTTTGTAGAATTTTGTATATGTAATTGTATGAGTTCCTTTGACTGTTTTCTTAGAAACTTTATTGTCTACAGTATAGTCATATAAAGTTGTTCGGAAGGTAACACCATCTCTAGTTTTATCTTCTTCTCTAATCAATCTACCAAATGAATCATAATACTTAACAATCTCTACCTTTTCGATATCTAAAGACTTTCCATTCTTTTTACTTGTTTTGAATACTCGGCAGTTATTGACATTACCGATTTCATCTTTGTCAAATTCATACTTATATGAATCGACAAATTTATCGCTCGTAACAATTTTACCAGTTGGATAAGTTCCCTCTTCATCCTTAAAGACTACATGAGTGATATCCTTTGTTACACTAGTAACATTTTTCTTATCACTACCATTAAATTTTTCATACTTTGTAGTAGTGGTGTTTCTAACAAAATCCTTTAATCCTTTTTCATAACGAACTAACATTTTAAAGTCCTCCTTAAAAAATAATCTTTATTATAAAGTTAAGGGATAGTGTAGTAATGAAGCTACACTATCCCCGTTCTTTACAATTCTACTTCTACGATAGTTTTCTGTGCTAATGATTGTTTTACATCAATTATCCGTTGATTGGTACTGCCTCTCCAATTACAGTTAAGAGAAGCTTTATCTTGTTCGAATCTTCCATCAATCAAATAATCGACATTAGATAAAAGTTTGAAATACGATAATACACCAGATTCAATAATCTTTGTGAGTTCCTCATAAGTGTATCCCGTATAACAAATAATATTAAGACTTTTATCTGCTCGTTTAATCCGAACAGCAAGTTCAGCTAATGCATCAGCTTGAAGAAATGGTTCTCCACCGGAGAATGTCACTCCTTCAATCATTGTACTTCCTAATATCTCATCCAGAATCTCATTGATATCAATGAGTTTTCCTTCATTAGGATTATGAGTTTGTGGGTTTTGACAACCTTCACATTTATGATAACAGCCTTGGGTAAAGATTACATATCTTATACCAGGCCCATCAACAATGCTATTCTTAGCAAAGCCCGCTACCTTTAATTGCACCATATTTAATCCTCCTCCGATTTCTTGTCGATAAAGAACGCTTGATTTGGTTGTATTGGTCTTGCAAAATATTCGTCTTGCAAAATTTCTGCACCGTTTGCATTGAGAGTTTCAAATGCATGGTTTAAAGAACTAAACCGTCCTAACCCTGATTCTTCAATCTGAGTTAGAATGTCAGTTTCATCCCCTTCAAAATCCTGATAATATTCAATATTGTTGAATTTACGAAGTACCTTTCTGTTAGAGTAGTCATACTTATATTTTTGATAAATTTGAATACCGTCTTGTCTAGCAAGATACATAAAAGGACCATAAGAAAGTTGCTGATTAAACATATCTGGAAATTTTAACATATCGGTCAAACTTGCAATGGATATATTCAAAATATATCTAGGTAACAGCCATTCATCATTTGTAAGATATAAATCAGATAAAGCCTGTCTTCCCTGTTCTGCTCCATTGTCCTGAAAAGTTAAATAAGTTTCACACCAGTTTGCCATAGTATTTAATCTTCCTCCGATTTCTTGTCGATAAAGAACGCTTGATCCGGATGAATTTCTTCAAATTCAAATTCGTCTTGCAAAATTTCTGCACCGATTGAATTGAGAGATTCAATTGCATTGTTTAAAGAGCTGAACCATCCTAGTCCAGAATCTTCAAATTGAGACAAGATTTCATTTTCATCCCCATCAAAATCTTGACAATACTCAATCTTATTGAATTTGCGGAGTACTTTTCTATCAGCGTAGTTACACTTATAATCCTGATAAATTTGAATACCGTCTTGATTAGCTAGATACATAAAAGGACCATAAGAAAGTTGCTGATTAAACATACCAGGAAAATTCAATAAATTGGTTATCCCTTCGATGGACACATTCATATGATATCTAGGTAATAAACCTCTATCATTTGTAAGGAATACATCACACCCTGGTTCAGTGGCTTGATATAGAATTTCGATAAGTCCTTGTGGGTATAATGCAGTAGTTAAGATATACCAAAAATCTACATTAGGCACCCATGCATCATAACACACTACATGAAATGTGTGATTGTTTATATCGGTCATATAATCAATATAGCCTCTTTTGTTAGCATTTATGCTTTTACCTTTCAAAGAGTCTATCTTTGACATAATATAGTCTTCGACATCTTGTTCCCATAGTGTATTTATCCAATGACCTTCTAGATCAATACACTTGGTATTTGCTATACACGATAATTTGTTATGGAAATCTGCTAAAGCCTGATTTCCTGCTTCACTACCATTGCTCTGAAAAGTTAAATAAGTTTCACACCAGTTTGCCATAATATTTTCCTCCTAAGATTTACTTCTTTTTGAATAAAGCCATTGTGAATAAAGTAATCAAGATTACAAATATTGCAATGACAACGAATGTTTTTGTAACCGTAGCCATTGTAATAACAACAAACGGAAATATCATTTTTATTATTTTAATCACACCAAAAGTGATTAGTGCTGGAAATAAAATCATTGTGATAAATATCACAATGTATGCAATTATTTCAAATATAACATCTCCCATATTTTTATCTTTCTTCATTGGTGTATACCTCCTTTCATAGTTTTAGATTATACATTATCACCTTCTTTCACTTTGATAATATATAATCATTTGCAGTTATGAATGTATTTCTTGATATAAATTTTAGTCTTTCATCTCTGGTTATTTTCTTTTTTGTTTTAATACCATACGAATTCGTACAAATCACCAAACCATTCGCATAATATCGATAATCTTCTGAATACCCTGAATTGTCCCAGTAAGTTGATATATTTCCTTTTGAGTTATATGTACAAGACCAAGTATATCCTCTACTATCAATATATTTAATTGGCCTTCTGGAATCATCATAAACAATCCAATATTCGTATTTCTCATCACCTACATATTGCATGCTATAAGTAATATCACCATTTTTATTTTTCCTTAATACAGGAGAACGGTCTTTCGTTAGTTCTATTGAAAGGCGATGGCTTAAAACCGGTTCTTTTTTATGCTGTATTGGTTGTTGAATTACAGGTTTAACTGTTGCTACCGGTTTTGGTTGCTGTGGCGGTTGTTTCTTTCTTTTTCTACTACTCATGGTATTTACCTCCTTTAATTTATAGGGAAGTTATTGACTCAGTAGGAACTAACCTACTGAGTCATTTAATTATGAACGCTTTACTACCTTAATACCTGCATTAATACAGTTCTTGATTTGATTATCACATCTCTTTAACAGTCCACAAGATGTATAAGTTTTCTTACAATCATCAACCAATCCTTGATTAATTTCATCAGATTCTACAACAACATAAACGTCTTCTGGATAAATACCGTAATGTTCACAAATGTTCTTAACTGCTACAGCATCATCTGTAATTCCATTGTCAGACATATAAATGTCAAGCAATCTACCATCAATAAAGTATGCAGCTTCATTCATATTTCCGCAAGCTTCACCACATGCACCTTTGGTAGTACTACAAACCGGAACAGTTTCTTCAGAAAACTTTAAACCACTTGGTACTGTAACCTTAGAAAAATTATGATCATTACCAATTGTATCTTGGAAACTTTCGCAAGCTTCAACACATTCATCTTTTGTAACTTTCTTAGAATGGCAACCACTTGATTCTAGAATACAACTAAATACTCTTTCGTTAAACTTCATTTTAAGTTCCTCCTTTAATTAGGTGCTGATATTGACTTCAGCATACTTTCTGTTATTTCATATATGCTAGATACGGCTTTTGTACGTTTACAATTAAGCTTATTATATGCAAAGTAAGTACCATTCATACTTTGAAGAATGGTTAAATCTTCGTATTCTTTTAATAAGTTTTTCTTATATTCATACTTAACTGGTTCTAGTACATTAAATACAATCGGCTTATAATGATTTATAATTGCATCCGATTGAAATTGTATAGTAGCAAGACTACTATTGAAGTTTTCTTGAATCAATTCTTTATCCACATATTCTAATACTTCACTAAACTCTAATTGGTCATCTGATAAGATATTATCGAATTCAGTTACAATACACGGAATATATTGATAATCTACATAAGTTTCATTTTTGTAATCTTCATATACAGTTCTCAGAATGTTGGAGATGTCATCTCCAATATATTTGTATGTTTTACATTCTGTATTATATAGGAGTTCTTTAGATTTCTTCTTTTTTAATTTACCGGATTCTTTATCACGAGCAATCATATACTCAGAAGTAATATCATTTGACAAGGCAAAACCGGATTCTAATGTATCTTTATTTGTATACTTTGTTACAAATACATTGGGCATCATTGTATCTGGCATTGTTCCGACCATCCCACCAATTGCACCTGGAGCTGTATGTTCATGAATTCTGGAAATTGTTTTTGGTTCATCTTCATTAGAATAAGATTCTTTTAATTCAGCGAACATTGTCAACAATTGAACGAATTCATTATTTGTAAGTCTGATATAGTTATACTCACCTTGGTCAGTGATGAACTTCTCTTTCATAATTTGCTTTGCTCGATATTCTGGCATTTCTCGATTATTCTTGTTATCTCCGCCATCTTTAATATCAAACACAAGTTTATATGGAAGATAGATTGCATCAGTAATCCAAGTATGTTCTTTTCCTTCGAATTCATAATAGATTGTAGGACCAGGAGTTAATAAATCCCCTGAATCGATATTTAATACATTATCACAGAATTCTAAGAATTTCTTCTCATAACTACCAACGTATTGTTTATAAGTACCATCAGACCATTTATATTTACCGGATATTCCACGGTTAGCAAGCATTTTAGTTTCTTGCCATTCCATATCATCTAACAAGGTTGTCTTTCCATATACTTTAAGCATATTCTTTTCATAGTTTTTTCTAGCTTGTTCTTTACATTTCTCAGAACAATATGCTTTATAACGAACAGACTTCTCATCCCACTCTGTTGGTTTCTTACAAATACGACAAACACCGTAAGAAGCTCCTACAGGTTCTTTTCTATTACAAGTATCAAATACAATTCTATTTGCAGTAAATCCTTTTTCAGGACATAACATATCATCATGATACTTATCAATATGACTTGCTAATTTATTTCTTTCAAATGTCTTATTACAAAACATACATTTATACTTTCTAGCAGAAGACATCGTTTATCCTCCTTTCATAGTATATTTAATATAATGTTTTTCAAATCAAAACAAGCAGGTTCAATTAAGAACCTACTTGTCTTTTAATAATTAATATTTATTGATATTAAGGGTTGGAAGTACAAACTGATTTGCAGTTGCCATAATTGTAACAATCTTAGAAATTGTATTAATAATACAGATATCAGTATCAATACTAGATAATACAGATTTATCAAAAGACTTTGTTACAACATTCATTGGACAGCCATATGTATACAAAGAATCTGTAATTACTTTATCTGGATTTGAGCCAATGCTAGAATAAAGTAAAGAAGAAATATCAAAGTATGCTTCAGAAATAATCTTAGCAATAGAAGTTTTAATTGGGTTGTTAAATTCCTGATAATACAAATCTTCAAATACCTTATTTGATGCTCTTAGTCCTTCATAGTTTGCTGCATATCCTACACCATTTAGTGCAGCAGAACGGCAGTTCAATACAGCATCTTCAAGTAAGTCACGTTCAGCATCTCTATCTGCTACAGTTACACCACCAATAAAGATTTCCACCATCTTACCCTTCAAAGAATTTAATCTCTTTTTAAGAGTATAAACATCTGTAGTATTATTCCCTTCTACTTCAAGCTTATGAATCTGCTTTTCTAAATAATCAATTCTCTGATTAAACAAACCAGAATAAGAGCCATCAGATTCATACATCTTCATAGGATTTACAAATGTAGTCTTATTTGCGTCTGAAGATACCATTTCTGCTTCACCAGCAAATGTAACAACTGTATCAGGTGTTGGTGCAAGACCTTGTTTAATGTCTTCCTTCTGAATTTCTGGGTCAAGATACTTCTTAATTGCCTTACAACCACAAAGGTCACAGATGTCTTCATATTGTTCCATGTCACACCCCTGAATATCTGTAATAATATTCAACCATCCACGATTTGCTGCTGGAGCATTTGCCATCAACTGCATCAAAGAATCAATATAAGAAGAATAATCTCTAGAAATTCTTGGAGCCATAATAACAGTTGGAATCATATTTTCAGTCTTCTTTTCGTTCAAAGGCTTTACAATATTATTATAAAGAATTGCATCCAAGAATAATCCCATTTCCATTGTATCAATTGGATCTTTGAAAGAATAGATCTTTGGATTATGAATTACACAAGCATTCTTTTCTACATCATTTACCAATGTAGGATCAAGGAAACCACAATCCATAGTCAAACCATTAATTTCTTTAAGATAAGTAGTACCATTCATAGATGCCTTTACATCAATATATACATCAAGACCATATTCTGTATAAACATTCTTTAACATATCTGCAAGTGCTTTATTACCATTTGTAGCAGTATATGCAATATTATACATATCATCAATTGTTGCTTCTCTACCGTTCTTCTTAATCTCTTTACAGATTTCTTCAGAGATTTCCTTGAACGTTTCAACAATAGATACTGGTGTAATATTTTTATCACTTTCTTCTTCATACTTTGCTAAAGCATTAAAAATTATAGCAGAAAGAATTGTGATAGAAGTTGTTGAGTCACCAATCTTAATAGCCTGTGTTCTAGTTTCTTCCTGAATATCTGCAAGTACAGACCGTTCAATTTCACCAGAGAATTGAATACTATTTAGGATTGTATGACCATCCTTTGTATATCTAGGAAGAGAGCCTTCCTTATAAATAATAGAATTAGAACCATAAGGACCAAAAGACTTACTTAAAGCTTTCTTTAAGAAATTCATTGTTTCAATCTGGGTCTTTCTAAGAGTTTTTTTGTCAACAATATTTGAAAAAAGCATATTTGTTTTCCTCCTTAGTTATATTTACTTATTTGTTTTTATGTTTCTTTTTTACCTTAAATTTAAAGGTAGCATAATCTGGATCACTCTTTTGATAAGTGTCAATGATTGCAGTTTTAGAATATCCGGTATTCCATAAGTAATGAGCCAGTTCAACATCTGGATACGGTTTATCGTCTACTGTTAGATTAAATGCATAGTTTAATAACAAGATACGTTTCTCATTAAAAACATTCTTAAACTTATAAACATCATTCTTGTTTTTAAATATAAATTCAGTATACTCATCTAGATTAATCTCTGATGGGTCTTTCATTACAATTACATTTACTTTAGAATGATATTTACGAATTACCTCTTTCTCTTCTTCACTTGTACATAAGATATTAACATGAGTATTCTCTATATTACTGAACACAGATACAAGAAAGAATACACCAGTAATGGAAAGATACTTTTCTTCTTTTAACAAATCAGAATATCTTGACAGCATAATCTCTTTATAGATATTATCTGCAAGCTCTTTATCTTTTATACAAATTGATACTGGATTCGGGTCTGTTCTATTAATGAGACAATATTTAACTTCTTTCGTTGTCATATGCATTACTTCTTCATCAATAAATTTCGGATTATTATATTCGGCTTGAATCATTCTTAAGATAGAAAAATCCAAATCTACTACAGCATTGAACATAATAAGATAATTATGATATCCATTTGCTGCATCTTTCGAATCAGAACTTGCAATTTTCTTTTTTGTACCATCTGGTTGTACTTCTTCAATATTAATGTCTTTAATCATACAAACCTCACACTAATCACTTATTAGATTTAGCCATAGGAATAACGATTAATCGATCCCCTTCTTCCATTAGATTACTAAAGAAACTATAGTTATAGTGAATAAAATTCGTAACAGCTTCTTCTGTTAAAAATTTCAAAGACGTGCTAAGTTCATTTAGACAATAAGCATCATAATAGTTCTTTGCTAAATATCCTTTAAACTTATCATCCTTATTAACAATTACAATACCATATTCCAAATCAACTTTATCTGTAATCATCTTACAAATCCTCCTTTAAAACAATGCAATTACAATGATTATAGCTAAGATACAAAGCTGAATGTATATAGCATATACCAAAGGATTAACTCCAGTTAAAAGAATTCTAATGATTCTATTTGAATTGATAATCTTATGTGTAATTTTTGCTAATTTATTAGTTTCCGGATTAATCTCACCGAGATATATAAATTGAAATACAAGTGCAATAAACAATAGTAATATTATTACAGAGAATATAATAAGCAATGGCATTATTTTCCACACCTTTCTTTTCGTTAGAAAGGAGAAGGATTCATCCTTCTCCAAAATTATCTAAACTTAATCCATCAGTGATGCAATATCATTCATGATCTCTTCATAATCAGCTGTATTAACCTTTGGACTACTATCAGATACAACAGTAGTATTGTTACCATTGTTATTAAACCAACTAGAATTATTGTATTTACTACTTTTAGATTCCTTATTACTGATACCAAGCTTTTCTCTTACATCCTTAATAAAGTTAAACATCCGATGGTCATTATATTTATTTACTTCCAGAATACTAGATGCTACTGCATTTGTATATGCAGAGATAAAGTTCTTCAGAAGAATCTCAATCATATCCAATTCGATTTCTTCAGAATAATCAAAATTCTTTGTAAAGTCTGTACCACCAGCATAATCTACGATAGAATATACATCAGAATTAATCTGATATGCAGCTTCTCCTTCTTTTTGACCGTTCTCATTATTAATCAAATTGATTACAATGAACGTACCTTTTACACCATACATCTTTTCACCATTTGCAATAAAGATAATACCCTTATTTGTATTAACGCCAATGTTCTTATAAGCATCTGGATTCTTTCTAAATGTCTGAATACAGTGTAAAAACATTTGTGCTTTAGATGGAGAGAAATACATATCGATACGGTTGTTTGTATCAACCTTATTAGCAGAACCATCCTGAACAATAATCGGATTCATTGTAATTCTAAGAAGAGAATTCCAATAAGTGAAAGTCAACATTGTTTTATCCAAAGAAGAAGTCGAATTAAAGAATTTATAAGATGAACGAGTAGACGGGGTGAAAACATCATTGCTTCCACCATTACCCTGAAATGTTTGATTGTTATTATTCATAATAATACCTCCTGGCTTTTTGCCAATTTATTTTTATTAGATTGTTTCTATTCCATTAATTTGTAACATTCCTCATTGCCTCTGATTACATTAACTTATTAATAAAAATCTTTAGAAAGGAGTATAATTATGGCTGTTAAAATTGTAGATACAGGTGTTACAATTGTTAATGATGACTCTGATAATTCTGATGTTAATTACAGTATTAGAGAAAATTTAAATAATATGAATCCAATCCCAGATAATAACACTAGTAGAAAAAGATACATTCCATTAGTAGGCACTTTGTTTAGCAAGCAAAAAAATAATGAAACTGTCCAATCAGATACTAGATGTGATGCTACTGGTAATTATGTAACAGTATATTATCAAATGAATACTCTCAATAAGTCATTTCTAGAGATGCATTATTATTTAAAAGCTAGAGGAATTAAGAATAATAAATTTCATTTATTATTATATGATAGAGATTTAGCAAATGTAGATCCGTATGACTTATCTTTACCTACTTATATGAAACAAAAGATTTTTGTTGAATGTCAAAGAAACTTTTGGTATTATGTAAGAGAAGTTGTTAGAGTACAAAGTCAAGGTGGTCCATATGTAAGATATCGACTGGATAGAGGCAACCTTGCATTAAATTTCTGTTTTACTTTAAATCTAAATATATATGAAGAACAACCTCGTCAGACTGGTAAAACAGTTGGTACAAACGTATGGTTCTCATGGGTATATAATTTTGGTTCTAGAAATGCAAATATGATATTCTTAAACAAAAAGCATGATGATGCTAAACGTAATTTAAATGACCTGAAGAATATTATTAAAGCTCTACCATCTTATTTAAGATTTGACCAGGCATTTGGTATCGATGGTAAAAAACTAAAAGCTACAAATACAGTACAATATCTACAGCATAAGATTAACTTTAATAAGATAGAAGCACTACCTATGGCTAGAAACCGTACATCTGCAATATCTTTACTTCGTGGTCGTACTGTTACAAACTGCTGGATTGACGAATCTGCGTTCTTCCAATACTTAGAAGAATCTTTACAGAATGGTATGCCTGCATTAACAACTGCGTTTAGAAACTGTAAGCAAAATGGTGCTCCACACGGATTATGTTTAACTTCTACACCTGGGTTCTTAACCACAGAAGAAGGACAATATATGTTTGATTTGAAAAATAAGATGACACCATTCTCAGAATTATGGTATGACTTTTCTTTACAGAAGTTAACTGAAACTTTAAACGCAAATGAGAAATCTATATTTGTATATATTAGAACTACTTATCAACAACTTGGATTAAGTGAAGATTGGTTAAAAGAAAGAATCAAAGAACAAAACCAGAAATGGACAGACATTAGACGTGAATATCTTCTTGAATGGGCAACAAGTTCTGAAAATTGTCCTTTTACACAAGATGAATTAAGAAATGTAGAAAGATATGTTAGAAATCCAATTAAACAAATTTATATCTCTAATTTTCTATTCAATATTTATTCTGAAATTAATCCAAGAGAGAAGACATTAATTGGTGTCGATGTTGCAGCAGGATATTCTAAAGACTCTTCTGCAATTTCTGTTACAGAATCTAGTACTACAAAATTAGTAGCTGACTTTAACTGTAACTATATTAATCCTGTAGATTTAGGCAATGTTATCTATACATTGGTTACAAATTATCTTCCTAATTCTCTTGTGACAATTGAACGAAACGGTGTTGGTACTGGTACATTAGCACAGTTAATGAAATCTAGAATTCGAAATAATCTTTATTATGAAATCAAAGAAAGAACAATTGAAGAACGATTAGGATTCGGTACAAAGTCTAATAAACGAAAACAAATAACAAAAGTATATGGTGTTGATAACTCTAAAGATGTAAGAGAACGATTAATGGATTTACTTACTGATAGAGTCAGAGATCATTATGATAAATTTATTTCTCCAATTCTATTAGAAGAATTAAAGAATCTAGAGTTAAAGAAAACTGGTCGAATTGACCACTCTGCAAATAGTCACGATGATGGATTATTCTCATATCTATATTCAATTTATCCATTATATTATGGTAAAAATGTAAGAGAAAACTGGCATATTGATATTCCTACTTTACGGACGGCAGATGATGAAGCACAAGAAATCTTCCAAGATTATACTGCAACAGAATCAATTGGAATTGTAAAAGATATTGAAAATCTTGATAATGATGATATGATTAAAGACCAGTTATCAAAATTAGATAAAACAAAATTATATCAACAATTCCTTGCTGAACAAAAAGCAGAGAATGATGAAGCGATGAATGAAATATTAAAAACACAAATTGGTAGAGATGCATATAGTAGACAATATAATATAAATAAAGATCAAATGAGTATAGATGATAGCTCATATGATATGTTAGGTGTTATCAATAATTTCTATTCAGAAGAATAAACAAAGGTGGAGCTATTTCTAGCTCCACCCATATTTTATTCATTAGTCTAACATCATCAAAATATCATCAATCGAAGTATTGATTTGTCCAAAATTAATACTTTCGATATACTTCTCAATGAAGTCAGAAAAATTAGCGATTTTATTATCAGAAGAATCTTCTTTCTTACATTGACAATTACAACAATGTGTTGCTTCAGCTTGCTGCTTTTTGATTGAATCGATGGTTTCTTTATTCATCTGATTTTGATATTTAACCTCATCCTGTTTATTAACAGCTTTATTGATATCGTTCATGATAGAATTCTTAGTATCTTCTACTGTTTTAGCAGGCTGTCTTAACCTTACTAATTGCCAGTTTTCAGCAAACAATTCAATATATGTTTCCTTCCATGGTACTCTACCAAATTGACTTTCTACATACAGATATGGAGCACTCATTTTGTCATACTTGTCTGGAAATTGCACCCTAATAATAACATCTGATTCCCATTCAGGAAGTCTCATACCATAACACTCACCGTTCTTCTTTTCCTTTTCGAATTTACAAAGCAGGTCGAAAACCTTACCAAATCTCGAACAAGCTACAATTACTCTATACTTATTTATTGCATCAGAATTATACATATTCACAATCCTCCATTTTAATTCTTACATTTTCAAATTTCTTATAAGCATCTAAGTACATCTCTTTTTTATCACCATTATATGTACATTCATAATACATACCATCCGGTAAAGTTGTACTGATTAATGCTTTCCAGTTCTGTAGAGTTTTACAAACCCAAACGATATATACGTCAGATTCAGTAAAATTCACATCTTTATCAGTGACATCAAGATGAGATTTTACATATTTAAATACAGTCTGTTTCATTAATTCATACATGGATTTTGTTTGTTTCATTATTATTCACCTCTTTCTTATTTGAATGTATCAATATCCTTCGTATCTCGTTTGATTTCTTCAAAACCAGAATCTTTCAATTCTTCAATATTTCTAATATCGTTCACATTAATACGTTTGATATCAGATACACCATCACCGGAGCAATCTACTGTAATTGTATCTACAATAGATGGTTTTGTCTTTTCGTTTACGAAAGACAATACTTCTCTTTCATTACATAAAGTAAATGCAATAATTCTTCCATTTAGATGTTTTAAACCATAATCATTATCAGCAACACTAATATTATACACGCTATTGGTATCTACTTCTACCACTTCATATCCAATAGCATTGTCTAATTGATAGGATACTTTTAAAATGAGTTTTAAAACTGCCTGTCCTTCACACTTTAAAAAGTTAATCATTATTTATCACCCTCTTCTTTTCTTATTCTTCTTTGTATTTCTAGAAGTTAATGGAACCATATAATCATTAATTTTATTCATAATGTTTGCAATACTTTCATCTACAATTTTATTTACCTTACTACTATTTGCAGTAAAAGCAATTGTATAAATAGCATTAGAAGCATAGTATGCATAAATATGTTCTTCAACAGTTCCTACTTCAATAGCATCTGTAATCGTCTTTGCTAATAGAACAATAAATGTCTTTGTATATTGTTCTGGATAACCAAGTGTTGATAAGGTCATTAAGCATTGACTGATATCTCTAGGAGTCGGTTTTACTTTAAAAACGACATCTCTATATTTATTGCACAACTTTGTCCAATGATCTCTTGCTTCCTTATAAGCCCAATTGATATTGGATTGTTTTTCAATCAATGCTTTAACTCTATTAAAATTAAAAGCTTCTTTATAGTTATCAGCAATAGTAAGAAGCTGTTTTGCTTTTTCAGGATTTGTTTCTTTCAGTTCTTCTGCTTTCTTTTCCATTTCTACTGTATACTTATTATAGATTTCATCAGAATATTCATCCATTACAGACCCAGCGATATTCTTCATTGGCTCTGTAACTTTCTTCATTTCTTCATTAAAATCTTTAATTTCCTTATCAATATAAGTATCACTTACAAGACCATTGATAAAGTTCTTAGCAAAGAATTCCATAATAGACTTGCTACCAGCACCAGATTCCATTGCTTCTTTTGAAATGATATTTCTTAATGATTCTGGAAGAGCATCGAATACCTTAAACTTTTCACCAGCTTTATACCGATTTATAACTTTAATCAATTCCATGGCATCTTCTGTAGATACATCAGAATATTCTTTAGTGATTGCTGAAGTCAACAATGATTCATCTACATTGAGCTTTGTAGCAGGTACATCATTCATTTCTTCAACAGACATCGGTTTATAATCTTCATCATCGGAAGTTTCTTCTGTTGTTTTGATCATTTCTTCAATCGCTTTACCGGAAGCAATATCTTTCAATGTTTTATTAAATTCTTCGGTTACTTCATGAAGTGATTCTGATTCATTCTTTAAAACTTCTCTAAGATCTTCTTTAGTGTTAGTAGAATTTTGACTTTGATTAGTATCAATAGTTGTTTCATCAATGATGGTTTCTTCTGGTTCTTGAAACGAGCTATCATCAATGATTACCTCTTCTTCTGGAATATCAATAACCTCTTCAACAGCTTCTTCATTCATTGTTCTCATGATTTCTTCTTCTACAGATTGCATGGCATCTTCCTCCTCATACGGATTATAATTTCTATTATTACGAATGTATTTATTATAAATACCCTTCGCTTTTAACTCATTCATTTCTTCTTGTGTCATTGGTGTGCTGCTTTCAAAAATACTTTTGATAATGTCATTTTGAATGATTTCTTTCTCATATTCTTCATTCATCTTCTCTTGAATAAACGGGTCAATATGAGATTGCTCTTGTTTAATATTATCCAACAGTACAACATCCGGATTATTTTCTCTGGCTGAACACAAAGTATCTATAAGTGTATTTAAATCTTCATCAGAAAGACTATCTAAATAACTACTTCGCATATTGTTTTCCTCTTTTCTATATTAATATAAATTATTGAAATCAGTGTTATCGTTTGATTCGTTATCTTGGTCTTCTTCATCAAAATCTTCTTGTTCTTCATTATAATTTGGTTGTAGTTGTTGTTCTTGACTTTTCAAATCTTGTTCTAGTAGATTTTGAATTGCAATTCTAATTTCAGTCAAAATCGCTGGATTATCAACTACTTTACAAAATTCATCCTTAAAGATGTTCCCTAATGGTGCAATATTTGCATATAGAAAATCACACATCTCTCTAGAATAATTAAAGGTTAAGAATGTGTAAAAGTCGATATCAAATCCAGAAATATAATACACAACTTCTCTAATTCTAGCAATGATAATATCTACATATTTTACATTACCATATGCTTTTCTAATATAGCTAGTTGTGCTATCTTTATTCTTTTTATATTTTTCGAGGCCCATATTATTATATATCTCAGCACAATAACGATAGATATATCTTGAGAAAAAATTAATAATGTTTCTAGCATAACCAGAAACAAGCAAATCATATACATTATATGCTAGGGTATAGCAATCTGGTTCATCACCAATATATTGCATATTGAATGTATTACAAATTTTATTAATGATGTCAAGATACGTCTCCTGTCGAATAGACATAATGTTATCTGCATCGGTAGGAAAGTTTGCAAGCATTCCTTTAAAATTCAATTCATAAGAATTCACAATATTTGGATTCGATAGAGTTGGATTATAAGCAAATCGATTTCTAAGATTAGAATCGATTACATCCATTACATAAGCTGAATTAAAGTTTGATAAGATATCTGCAATTTCTCCTTCAGCAATCATATTGTAGATACCACTATTTCTATATAAATCAATAGGCATAATATTGACGCTCCTTTTCTTATTGATATTTTTTAATAAATTGTTAATGGGACTATAAATATCAAAAAAGAAGAGGGATGATTTCTCATCCCTCAGAAAATTAATACATATATAGATTAGATACCATGCTTTACTCTATCTTTTTCCTCTGCACGTTTAGCATCATTCCATCTGTCTAAAGAACCTACTAGATATCCAGTAATACGTCTAATACGTTCTATTTTAATTCCATCTTCGCTTTCTTTTCTATGACAGCAAGGGCATTCATCATTGATAACACCGGTATATCCACAAACTGGATCTCTATCTACAGGATGATTAATTGCACCGTATCCAATGTTATTGTCATGCATACATTTTACAACAGCTTCAATTGCTCCAACATTCTTAGTAGTATCACCATCAAGTTCAATATAGCAAATATGTCCACCATTACAAAGTTCATGGAAAGGAGCTTCTAGTTTAATCTTTTCTTCTGCTGAGATATCAAAGTAAACTGGAATATGCATACTATTTGTAAAGTATTCTCTATCAGTTACACCCTTAATAATACCAAATTTATTTCTGCATTGTTTAAGAGATTTACCAGAATATCCTTCTGCAGGCGTAGCAAATGTACTAAAGTTTAACTTATATTCTTGAGAAATCTTATCAGTATATTCTCTGATATGTTTGATAATTTTATATCCTTTATCCCAGTATTCTTTTCCTTCACCATGATGATGACCATACAAAGCAACCAATGTTTCAGCAAGACCAATAAACCCAATAGACATTGTACCATGCTTAATTACTTCACGAATCTCATCTTCTGGACCAAGCTTATCAGAATCAATCCATACACCTTGACCCATTAAGAAACTCATATTTTTAACTTTACGTTTTGCTTGAATCTCAAATCTTTCAAGAAGTTGTTTCTTGGAGAGTTCTAGATATTTGTCTAATAATTCATAGAATTTGTCTTCATTACCGTCAGCAGTAAGAGCAAGCATTGGAAGATTGATTGTAGTAAAAGACAAATTACCTCTTCCATAAGCAACTTCTCTTTCAGGATCATATACATTTCCCATAACTCTAGTCCGGCATCCCATACAAGCTACTTCAGTTTCAGGATGTCCTGGTTTGTAATATTGTTTATTGAAAGTAGCATCTTCGAAAACATAGTTTGGAAAAAGTCGCTTTGCTGTTACTTTATATGATAATTGAAGTAAGTCATGATTAGGATCATGAGGTTTATAATTTACACCATCCTTTACTTTAAAAATTACAATTGGAAAGATAGCTGTTTCTCCATTACCAAGTCCAGCTTCCATAGCAAGTAACAAATTCTTAGTAACCATTCTTCCTGCGTTACTTGTATCAGTACCCAGGTTGATTGAACTAAATGGCCAGTTATATTATCGTATAGGCTCTTTATCCTATACTTCTGGAGCTTATGAATTTGCTCATACGTTTATATTTTCAAAACGATACGTCTGTCATTTCAGACCAGCTTAGAGTAGATTTTCACCCTCGTTTAACGTTAGGAATTCAGTGTGCGAATCTGAATTGATAATTCTATAAATTATCGTGTTGGACACTCTTGGATAGATTATATTCTTATCTCGAAAGATAAGTTTCACTATCTACTCGTTACGGTACTAATTCTTGTTAAGGAACTAGTTACCTCGGTATTAACATATATAATTTTAGTATATAAGCCTTCACCGATTTTGCCCAATTACGGTATAATATTTCTATTATACTAGGCAACATTTTACCTGTGCACCTGCTCTGGAATGCAAAGTGTTAAGATTATGAACTAATCCTTCCATAGCTTGATAACAAGCTCTTTCTGTATCTTTAACAGAATCTTCTATAATATCAAAATCAGTATCATCAAAAATTGTTCTAAGTCGAACACCACCAAGTAACTCATCTAACACAGAGTTATCAGATTCAATATAGCCATTAATTTTTTCAATAATCTCTTTATGACTCTCACTATAATCTCCATGCTCCCGAAAATAATTAAGATGAGACTTATCATAATTCATGTATTTTTCAAGATTGTTTTTTAATGCTTTTCTAAACGTCTTATAAATACCAGGAGCCATTGCATAATCAAAATTAGGTATTGCTTGCCCACCCTGTCGATCACTACAATCAACAGGACTATATCACGAACTTCACCTTCAAGTGGTCAGTTCCCAACGCACTTCGGAGCTGTATCAATCTCAGCCCTAACGATACTCGGTTACTCGGTCTTCTTATGCAAGACCTATCCTTTTTCTAGTCTCTAGACCTTCAATATATTATTATAATATAAAGCTTGGCACAGGATTCTTGCGGGCTCATTCCCTGTTAGCAAAAGAATTAATATATCATTTCCTATATAAGTCTAAACGATTCTTTCACACCTCGCTGATAAACGAGTTCACGTTGCTTTGCAATTATATATTTCTATATAATGGCACAGTTATCTTCTATGCTGATCGTTTTGATTACTTTGAATAGCAATAGCTGCAAGGGTAGCATAAGAACCAATAGAATTTGGTTCTCTTAAATGTCCATGACCAGTATTAAAACCACCTTTAAATAGCTTTAGGCAGTCAATCTGACAACAAGTAAGTGTTAAAGCATAAAAGTCTAAATCATGAATATAGATAAATCCATCAGTATGTGCTTTTGCGACATCCTTACTAATCATATTATTTAGATAGTAATTCTTAGATACATTAGAACCAATCTGTAACATTGTGCCCATTGGAGAATCACCATCAATATTGCCATTATCACGTTTAAGATCACTACTATTCGCTTCATGGTTCAACAATTCTGAAATAGATTTAGAGATAGAATCTCTTGTATTTCGAATCTCATTTCTCTTATGTCTATATAAGATATATTCTTTTGCAGTGTCTGCATATTCATACTTAATAAGAGTTCGTTCAACAATATCTTGAATATCTTCCACATTTATTAAATCTGTATTACCAGATTCACACTTCTGCTTTGACATAATGGTAATTGCGTTAGTAAGTTTATTACAAATTGATGCATCGAATTTCTCACTATCTGCATGAGAAGCTTCGACTGCTTTCTTAATTGCATTGAAGATTTTAGTTTTATCAAAATCCACAATGCTTCCATTCCGTTTTACTACTTTAATCTTATCCATACTATGGACCTCCTTTAATAATTTTACATATAAGTTATCATCTAAGTCAATAAAAAATAAGCAAAAAATAAACACCAACGTACATATAACGTACGTTGGTGAATATTCTTAAACTATCTTATACTATCTTTTGAGATACTTCATTTGTCACATTTATTCTTGTCATCACAGTTTTTACAAATAATATTATTTTTATTTGGAGCATCTCCATTAAAACAATCCTCATAAAAATGATGTTGTTGTTTAGGTGTCAAAGATCTAATTATTTGGTCAATAACATCTATATTCTTATTAACAACATCTGTATTCTTACTTTCATCTATATTTATATAGATGCTGTAAATTGTATGCTCATAAGATGTTCCTAAAAATTCTTGAGTGATCGATACATTATCAACAACTAAGTCTTTAAGCCTTTCACTGATCACCTTATTTTTAATATTATCATCAATATCTATTTTAGAATAAGCAAGGATATAAGAAACCAAATCAACTTCGTTATATTTATCCTTTAAAAATAATTTTATTTCAAAAGACTCAATTTTTTGTTTTTCATTGGTTAAATAAATACGTTCTATCGCCTCTTCAACTGATTTACCGATTATATTTGTAATTATAGGTGTTCCTGCAATTATTTCAGGTACGTCAGATTCTGCGTTTATAGTTTGAGGTTTATTTGTCTTCTCTGGATTTTGTTTTTTCGTTTCAGACTTATTCAATTCTGGGAACAATTGTTCAACACAAATTGTTCCCTTAGAGGCTTGATAGATACGTTCCATTGTAACGTTCGATACATCGGAAAGTGTTCCAAATGTAAAGCCTTTTCCATAGAGCTTATCATTAATTATTCCTGCAATGTTAGCATAACAATGATCTATTGGAACAATGTTATCTTCAGTTCCATTATATAAAGGAATGAATACCTTCATATTATTTGGAAGATATTTAATAGCTTCTTTCAAATCACCGATTGTCATGTTTTTCGATTCCATAAGGTCTGGAACAAAGTCATTATCCTTCTTACTCTTTACCTTTACACACAGTGTATCTGGAGAGAAAGGACTAATGCCAATCACTTCATGATTCAAATAATCAGAAATGATATTGGTAGTTACTGCTATAGCTCCATTCTTGTACATTTCAGATACAATAATATCTTCTTTTTCGAACATTCCACTGTTGATAATATCCTTCAGTGTTACTATTTTCTTGTTGTTGTTCATTTTAGTTTCCTCCATAAGATAAATATTTAAGACATCTCTGTCTTATTACTTAAATAGTATATAACAGAATAAAAAATTACAGAGATACTTTTGTATCTCTGTAAGTGTTTAAATGCAGTACATGATTGGTTGGTTTTCATTTGCAGGGTTTACATATCCGTCACGAAGTGTACTAATAAAATCATCTCTTCTACTTGCCCAGTTTTCTATATAACTTAGTTTCAAATCTACTCCAGCAAACACTGTTTCTAATCCATCATAATGTTGAAGATAAGCTACTAGAAAATTAGCTACATCAGCAGTTGCAAGATTCTCAAAAAGTTCCATTTGGGTAGGCGGTATCGTAGATAAATTTGATGGATGAGTTACAAATACATCCAATGGAATTTCTCCAAGACCACCAGTAATATCACCATGAGTTGCACTTTGTAGTCTTACCATATTTGGAAATTTAAAGTCAATAAAGATACTATTATTAAATACTGATGTAAGGTCAGCTCTTGCTTGTAATAGCATTACATCATCCATAGAATAACTATTATAAGAAGATAAATAGTCATAGTATCCAATACCAGATTGTTGAGCCATACCACCATCGTTTTGTCCATATACATCCCAAGCAATATCTTTAACACCAAGAATTTCAGCACCGCCAAGTAAGTCTGTATTGATTACATAGTAATCACCTTTCTTATTTTTTGGATCTCTTGTATCAATCTTGATTCTCACCATATAAGGAATGTATCTAGAAAATGTAAGAAGTGTATCTGGAATAATTGTCTCATCAACCCATTTATCTTTCGCAATATCTTCTGGAAGCATTAGAGGTTTTGTTCCCAATCTACGCTCAATCTTATTAAGAAGAATATTCATTTTATTAAAAGCCATATATAACACTCCTTCCGTTATATTATAATGATGTTCAAGACAAAAAATAAGGGTGGATTTTCATCCACCCCATTCTTTTAATTAATTGATATAAGTTATCTTTATATCAGATATTAGATTCTTGTCTTTCTTGATAAGCAGGATAGATCTTCTTATCATCTGTGAAAATAGCATGCTTAAGTTGAAACTCATTCTTTGGAATAAAGGAACTCCTATCTTTGAACAAGTCTCTACCCTTTAATACCGAATAATAATCAGACACAAGATGTTTTAGCGATGGATTGAGTATATACACAAATGATCTACAAATATCATATATTTCTTTTTGTGAAAGTCCTCTTCCAAAAGATAAAAGCATATTCCTAATTTTCTTAAAGACTATGCTATTCAGAATCTTTACATAATTAACTGTTTCAATAGTTCCTGATGTTCTTGGTATAAGTTCATCATCTATTACTTTAGAGATAACACTTTTACCACCATATCTAGATGCGATTTTACCATCATCATTTGTTGGAATACTGTGTATATACTTTTGCTTTAAAAGGCAGATAACATGTCCTGGAATCATATAACTATTCATTACGTCATATATTTCACCATCACTGAAAGTGATATAACGAATTCGATCAATTTGCTTACGAGTAAGGAACTGATATCCAAAGATTGTTTCGAAAAGAATCAATGCTCTGTAATTCTTTTTCTGATGTGCTCTCCGAATATAATCCTTACACAAGTCTCGAATAAAGTAAGATTCAGACAAGCTATCAATTCTTTCAATCAAATATGAAATAAATGTATCATTATCAAATTGATTGTTATCAAATTTGTGGATGTCAATAAAGAACTGTCTAGTTTCAGGATTTATAACTTTGATATAATTGTCAGAATCAACCAAAGATACTCTTCTCCCCTTATTGATCAAGTCCTTATTTGGTCCAAAGGTATTATATATAACCTTTCCATCTGTATCAAGGAAATGGAATATAAAATCTTCCTTTTTGTTGTACACTGAACCCAATTTTCTTTCATATATAGAAGTTACTGCGTACATAACGTTGTTAAAGATGGTTGCGGTTCTTGCGTTTCTCTTTGCTGTTTTCATAATAATTCTCCAATCTGTGTTTTAACGTCTTTAGCCACCTGATCTATTATACATTTAGCCTTTTCTTTATCTTCATCTATATTTAAGCTTTCAAATTAATAATGCTTTATATTCATCTATTAATCTTTCATTTGTATAATATTCTTTAGAAACAATTGCATTCTTAATAAGTGGAAATAGCACAACATTTAAGAAGCGAGCCTTATAATCAAAACTAAGAATACAATTTGATATTAGATTTTTAGTTACAGTAGATATGAATTCATGAAAGCAAAAATATCCTCCCATAACATCATAGAATGCATCATTGCTAAAATAGATATAACGAATTCTATCAAACTCTCTACGAGAAAGGAATTGATGTCCAAAAATTGTTTCAAAACGAATAAGTGCTTTGTAATCCTTATTTTTATAGTATTTATAAATATAAGAACCAACCAATTCTGTTAATAATCTAGAATTGATAATGTTATTGGTGAGTAAGAACAAGAAGGTATCAAATTCAAACGAAGCATTATCAAATTGATTAGTATTAATAAGACATTCCTTATAATCTTCTGAATTATTTATTGATGCTTCAATATATTCGTCAGAATCAACGAAAGTTAATCTTCTTCCGATGTCAAATAATTTTTTATCTGCACCAAGAGTGTTATAGATTATCTTTCCGTTTGTATCTAAGAAGTGGAATTTTAATCCACCTTTCTCAAACATAACTTCATATATATCTTTCAATGCCATATGTTCATTAATACCATAGGCCTTTGTAATCGCATCCATAACATTGTTAAAGATGGTTGCCGTTCTTGCGTTTCTCTTTGCTGTTTTCATAATAATTCTCCAATCTGTGTTTTAACGTCCTTACCACCCGACATGTGATTAAAATTTATCAGCATCGTCCTCATCATCAATGAATACTTTACCTGTCGGTTTCATCTCTTTCATTTCAGATTCAAATGATGTTTTTTGGGCTTCTTTATAATTCTTATTGAAGTAGAATGAATCTAAAGACTTAATCCAATAATATTCAAGTTCTGTACAGATATGAAGGATCTTATGACCACTTTCAGGAACATAGTACAAATTACATTTTTTAAAAGTTCTTGGACTTTTTGGAAGTTCTGGTTCCATTTCCTTTACCCGATAAATGATAAAGGAAATAGCTTCTGTCGAATTTTTGAAAATATATGATAAAGAATCGCTACATTGCATAAAAACTTCTTCATCACCAAACATATCACTAAACACTTTCATAGCATCAGTAATTAAATCACTGCGTTCTATCACGCTTTCTAGGTCATAGTTCTTGTCAAAAATTTTCATTTTAACCTCTCCTTTGTTTTGTGTTTCGAATAACATTTTCTTCTGCTATTCATATAAATAGTATATAATTTTTTAAAAGATTAATAGGGTAGAATTTAATCTACCCTATTATCTTATTGCGTAATCTTAATAATCAGTTTATCATTATCTGGCATTACGGCTAATACTTTATAAGCATAACCATAAATAATTACATCCTGTTCTTTTGGTAATGTATTAATTATATCTTCTTTCGATACTCCAGAAATATCATATACAACACAAGTACCATCTGTACATGCACTAACTGAATATGATGAATTCTTTAGTAATGAATATAGAATCATATTTTGATTAATATAATTAATGACATAATCGACGAGGTTAATACCAGATATATTCTTTGTAAAACTCAGTATATCTTCCATTATGGTATTAATCCTCCTTCTTCTAATGCATCTTCCATCTCTTCAGCCTGAATCTGTTGTTTACCTTCTTCAGATTTCATTTTTTCATATGCAATTGTATATAAAACCTGAAGCATCGCACAAGGCATTTCATATAATTCCATTAGAGTAATTCTACCTTTATAATAAGTAGAAATTTGCTCTAATCTCCTTATATCTTTTTCATAAGACCCAGTTGATGACGTGTAAAAAGCATGTTGTCAGGATTAATTTCTTGCTCGTCAATCTTCTTACCACATTTTGTACATCTACGTTCAGGATAAACATAAGTTACATCTCTAATCAAATCACCATCATCATTCAACTTACCACCATCATACTTATCTGTTTCTACAGACAGTGCCATCAATTGGTCAGAAGTCAAAGACTTTAGAATGGTATCAAATGTCTTAATACGACGTTTATAAGTCAAAGACTTATCTGTTGCTACCGGTTTAGTATCAATCGGAATCAGTTCATTATTATTATAATCAATCTTATAGATTGCATCAATATAAGACAACAATAGCAGACGATCTTCATACTTGGAATTAAACTCTTGATTTACTAAAGTAGGTTCAATGTATGTATTATACAAAGACGGAACTTTAAGAGCAAATACATAGTCATCAGATGCCTGATATAGGGATACCTGGTAATCAGAATTTGTAGAGTCTGTGTTACCTTCATGTAGAATCTTCATATATTCTTCTTTAATTTCATCATTTCTGAATTTAATCATAGAATGAATCGGTACAGATTCCATGAATACATTATTACACTTATCATCAGAACAAGAGAATGTAATAATATTCGTCAAACCAAATGTAGCTTTATATGCAGTAAACATGTAGTCATCAATAACTGTATTCGGAGTAATCATTGCCCATGCTTCAAATGTCTTTGGCTTATTGGCATCTACAATGTGTTCATAAATAAGCTTTAACTTATTTTCAATATACTTATTATAGTTACCAGATCTCAGTCTAGATGGATCAATCGATTGGATTTCCATTGGCTTCCATGCAGACATTCTTACTGCACGCTTTTGAGCATATAGAACACCATCAGCACATTCAATTGCCTTTGCCTTAATATCATTAATAACCTTAGCTGCATTGATTGGCTTCTTGGAAATAGTAAACTTACCGAAGTTAATTTTCTTATCCACAGGAACAAAGTTTTTATTCACTTCTTCACGGATAATACTCTTGATTGCTTCGGTCTTAGCCTTCTCATCTTCATCTTCTTTTGAATCAGAATCTTCATCAGAAGAATCTTCATCTAGATACTTAAGGTCTTCTTCATCAATACCGTCAAACAAATGTTCATCTTCTTCATCATATACAGAATCATCCTGTACCATTACAATATTTTCTTTCTTAGTACCAGCAGCTGGTGCAGAAACTTCTACAGTCTTTTCAATAACAACAGGTTTTTCTTCCACCTGTCGTTCTATGGCAACAGCCTGCTTCGGTTGTTCTACATATTCTTCATCAAACTTATGAACAACAACAGTATTAGATGTGCTTGCATCCAAATCCATATCATCAACATTTGTTGTATCAGAATTGATTGCTTCTTCGATTCTTTGTTCTACACCCTTTTGATAGATGTCATTCGTTTCATTCTGAATTCGATTAATAGATTCTTCTACACCAAGAAAAGCCTGGTCTAACATTGGATTACCAGTTCCTTCTACAACCTTCGGTTTAGACGGTTGTACAACTTCACGTAGGTCAGCTTCCTTTACAGAAGATGCATCCATTTTTGGTCTGGTTGGCATTCCTACCGGAGTAGCAGTAGGAATTGCTCCATTTGCAAGATCAGACAAAGTTACATTTTCATTCATGTTTGTTTCCTCCTTATTTGAAATCAGCTAGGGTTGCTGTTTTTTGTAATACTTCACCTGTTTCTACATTAATTGGCAAGTATGCATTCAGTTCTTCTGAAGTAATATAAATCTTAATAACCTTTTGGTCTTCTTCATCACCTAGAATACATCTTACATCAGTTAATGTAAACTGTGGTAGATAAGTCATAATCTGTTCTTTAATAGAAGCAGCTAGTTTTACCATATCTACACCTGTTGAATATCGAAATCTGGAAACCAAGCCAACACCCATACCTGGATGTGTTTGAAAGGTACCAGGTTCTAAGAGAATCAATCTAATAAGCATCAATGTAGCATAGTTTTCACCTTTTGCAACAAGAGGCTTATAATATTTGTCTACAGACAATAAGGGTTCTGTATTATCTACTTCAATAGATGCTGCCACTATATTGACCTCCTTTAAATATTTTTTATATTATTGTTTCTGATATAAAAAATAAACCAAAAAAGAAACCCTGAAAATTTTCAGGGTCCCTTCTTTTTGATTTGAAGACACTATAAGTATTACTTATAGCATATTTCAACCACTGCCTTAATAGCAGATTCTTTTGAATCGGCGTATCCAATTCCATTCTCGATTGTAACACCTTCAAACTTCATTGTATCATCGAAGTCAAAGGAATTACTAATTGTCGGAACAGACATGATACAATAACCATGTCTACTGTTTTTGTAAATATAAAAAGGTACATCAAACTCCATACAGAAATAGAGGAGTTCGGGTCTATACCCCAAATTACAAAATGCATAGAAACCTCCATTGGATTCCAAGGCGTGGTTCTTTGCCACGTCAATCCGATTTCTCTCCCAGTTTCTAGTTGCGTTAAATCTCCGCCGTTCATTCATTGTTGCCATCATTTTAAATGACCTCCTTTTTAAAAATCCTGATTATAATGTACTCACCATAATCACCTATATAATATATATATAAATTAGTTTTTACCAATGTAAAAACTAAACTATAAACATATTCTTATTATTATCAGGAGGAAAATTATGGGTAAACTTAAGTATACTTTCGATGATTACATCAATAATCCATCTGGTAAAGGTAGTGCTGTTTTAGCTTCTATCAATAAAGACCAGTTTGAAAAAGAACTTATGACACTGGAGGCAAACAATTCTAAAGCTACATATAAAATTTACAAACAAAACAAATCTGGAGGAAAATTTACATATTATATTCATTTTCTCATTCCTTCTTCTACAAAAGGATTCTTTAACGATGTCGTTATAGAATTAAATTCTAACCCTGACGACAATACAGTAACAAAGACTGTCAAAGCTTACTATGTAAAGTTCTTTTCAAATGATAGTAACTTTGTTTATACATATGCTTATTCATTTAAATCTCATGGTGTTCTTATTACAGAACTAGAAAAACTGCTTCCTTTTAGATGTATTTCTCAAAAACCTGTAATGCGAAATCCAGATAATGCAATGGGATACAATAAAGGAATTATATATGCATATCTTATAATGATTAGAGACGGGCTGTTCAATAAAGAAACTCTTAATAGAAATTGTAAGAATGCAAGTATAAATGCTATTAGAAGTACAATTCTTCCTTTTGATAAAAAGCTTCAGGAACGTAGAAAAATTGAAGAGGAATTGAAAAAGGCTGGTAAAAAACAAGAACAAAGATCTAGTAAGATTGTAAAGTCTAAGAATCTTCTAGGACCTGATAAAAAACAAGAACCAGCTAAAGTTTCTAAAACTGTTTCGACTGTAAAAACAACTTCTAGATCTTCAACTGCCAAAAAGGTTAAAAAGCGATAAGGTTGTATATTATATTTGTGTATGAAGAAATACTTCATATAAAAATTTAATAGGAGGCTAAGAGATAATGGATATAGCAGAAATTTGTCACAGCACAAACTATTGGGTAGAAGTAGATAAATGGACACCACTTCTAGAAGATAGAATTTTTAACGAAACAAAGAATGCTATAATTCTTCCGGTATCGAAGTTTTATGGTTTAAAAGAAGATTCAATTCTTCTTGATAATTTTATCCTGATACCAAAAAGATGTTATAATTCAGACGAAGTCAGAGGACACATTGTTAAGTATTTGAATTACTTTGAAAGATTTTATGACATAGAGCATGAACTACTATTTTACATCTATCGTATCAAAATCTTAATTGACATGGGCATTGATTACAAGGATGCTAATGGTAATAAGGTTCATGCTGAATATAGTCTAGAAAATTTCTTAAACGATATCAAGACTTATATCTTATCAGATAGTATCTACAAGAAAACTTGGAAGATGGTAGAAGATAATTATAGTCTTGAGTTGAATTACAAGAATAAAGCAAATGAAGCTCTTCAGTATTGTGATAGACATGGTAAGTATCTAATGGAGATTAGTATATTCCAGAATATTCTGATTCCATTATTGATGCACTTTGTTTATAAAAACAAACTGAGCACATCTACTGACACAGTGAATAAGATTATATTCACTGTATATAATTGGTTGTTTGATGTCTATAAAGATTATAATGTAATGGCAAAGCGTGGATTACAACCGGCTGATATTTTCCAAAAGTTATATGAAACTGCTATTACAACAATGAATGCCCATTATAAGACAAACAAAATCTTATGGGAAATGTCTAGTATCCGTGGATTTTGTCCAACAATCAATGCAAACGATGCAATTGATATCGTTATCATGCAAGTAATCCCGAAATATACTTTTAAAGGAAATGTCATTTCATATAACATTTCTTCTATTAGAAATAATATCAAGTATAATATTTCTGATATTGGATTTGAATATGATTTTGTTTCCTTATCCTCATCAAAGAGAGATGGTGAAGATAACACTTCTCAATTTGATAAATTCGAAGCTCATCTTCAAAAGACTGATGAAGGTTTAGCACTTCAAAATGACTTTAGAGCAGAAGTTATCATGGATAAGATAACAAAACTCGAAGGTGGAGTATCTAAGAAAGAAATTGATTTTTATCGAAAAGCTTTGATAAAGAATGGCCAATTCTTGGTTAATAAGTTTCAACAAAATCTCGTAAACAATATCTTTTATAAGTATTTTGGAGATACTGTTTCTATTAATAGTATTAACGCAGATGACTATATTACTCTTATTGTAATCGGAAAAAGAATACTTCTTAGAAGCGGAATGAAAATATTACCATATATCGTTTCTAGTGCAGTTGTAAAAATATCTACAAGAACTGGTGTTTGTAAGAAAGAACTTATGAAAATCGAACAATCAGAATATTACTCTGCTTTGAAACGAAAGTACAATGGTAACGAGAAGATTATGAAGCAGATTTTCTCATTGATTGCTACGACATTATCTAGCAGCTTTAAAATCATTGATTATGATGAAGACAATGAAAAAGCTGGTAAGTATAATGGCAAAGATGTAGTAATGGAAAACGATATTATTATTGATGAGATGATAAGATTTATCATTGCAATATAACTTAGGAGGGGATTTAGATATCCCCTTCTATTTTATAAAGAAATTTTTTATGGAGGTCTTATTATGTTTAATAAGAAAAAAATCATTATTGGTGAAACCTATTTATTTGATGTCCTGAATGAAACAGATATGGCAAATGTTGCTACACTTGTTACCGTTGTAAAGAAAGTGGGACATGATGAATATGCTGTTATTAGTGTTAACAACAATAGTGTATTTAAAACAAAATCAAAGTATTTAACACCATATGTTAACAAAAAAGAAGCAGTCGCTATTCGTTGTAAGTATGGTACAACTGATATTAAATATGATGATGTTTCTCTTTTAAATCATATTCGATCAATCTTATCCACGATAGCTGATGAGATTTGCACAACAGACGACCCAATCTATAACGAAAAAATCTCTAATGATATTGAAAAGATTTGTCTTCGTGTTAAAGAACTGGAAGACAAGCTCAAACCATATGCCGAAATCACAGAGAATATGAAAAATCTAGAAGTAATCAAATCATACAAAGAATTTATACAAGAAACCGCAGAATGTTATGAAAGGGATATAGCAAACAATATCAAAAGAAGAGATAATGGACGAGAACAAATCCTTAACAACAGTCAGTTTAAAGAGAAGTTTGACAAAATTGTAAATGACTATTGTAATGGAAAGGAAACTAAAATAAGCTTTATTCATAGAGCAATCACTTGTGTCAAAGAAGATTATCCGATCGATTTGTTGAAAAATTGTGAGAATGAACCATTAACAGAAGAAGAAATTTCTGAAGTGTCACATACGATAAATTCTATTGTGCAGCTTGGGAAGATTGTATTAATTATTATTCCGAAAGAGGATGAAAAAGAAAAAATTGACGTACATGCTTATTTTAATGACCCATATGATATGCCTAGTATGTTATCTAATAATCCATATAATATGTCTAGTATGTCTGAAGAGGATATCTCTGATTTCATTCATAGCGGATTTCCTGATATTCTTGAAGACAATTATATCCCTACATATAAATACAATGTCATTACAATTAATGAGGTTGAAATTGGAAAAGAGGATGAAGAAGATGAATAATACAGACGTATATATTCAAGATAAGTTTATCCGTACTAGACTTGCTAGTATTCGTAAGTCTAAAAAACTAACACAAAAGCAACTATCAGATATGACTGGATTATCTCAAGCGACAATCAGCAATATCGAATCTGGTGATAACTCTTATACATTAAGAAGTCTCATCAGAATTGCAGAAGCACTTGGGTATGAAATAAATATTGATAAGAAAGTCGGTGAAGATAATGATACCAAAACAACAAATCAAGGAGTTTCTCTTACAATCACTTGATGATGCAACTATGGTATCTGGTGGTACAGAAATAGCTGCACCTTGTCCGATATGTGGAGAAAGAAGAAGAAAACTTTATATAGGTCCATTTGATTCATCAGATGAACCTATTCGTTTTAATTGTTTTATCTGTAAAGCACATGGTTTTGTAGACCAGTACTTTCTAGATACTTGTGGAATATCCGCTGAGATTGATAATAGTGTATTGAAAGCGAATAGAGGTCCAGGGTATGCTACAAAGACAATTTCTAATAGAGATAGACAGTATAATTTAAACTATCATTATATCACACAAAATGAGTTGACCGAATTTAAGTTGGCTTATATTAATCAACGCTTAGGAACGAAGTTAACTTATAAAGATTGTGCTGATAACAAAATTGTATTGAATATCTTGGATCTTTTAAAATCAAATGGTATCACGTATTATTCAAGACCAGAACAAGCTATGAAACAGCTGAACTCGTATTTTATTGGGTTCTTGACTCGCAGTTGTTCAGAAGTAAATATGAGAAACCTTGTATTTAATAAACCAGAGATAAATGATTCATTTCATGAATCAATGAGATGCAAGTATGTAAATTATAAGGTGTTTAAAAATACTGCTGAAAATGACTTTTATATTCTTCCTTGTAATATTGATATTACAAGAAAAGTAAATGTCTATATTGCAGAAGGACCGATGGATGTACTTGGTATTAAGTATAATCTAATTAAGAGTACAGATAATTGTCTATATATTGCAGGTAGAGGAAAAGCCTATGAAAATGCAATTTTATGGGTAATTAAAAATCTTGTAACTCCTTATTTAGATATACATCTATTCCCAGACAAGGATGTATCAAACTCTTATATTAGAAATATTATACTAAAGTATAAGATTGTCTTTCCAATGTATCGATTCTTTATTCATAACAATCAATATGGTCATGAAAAGGACTATGGTGTTCCTGAATGGAAGATATCTGATTTCATGTGGGAAGAAAAAATAAATAATAATCTTGTATGATTATATGGGGTTGGATTTGTATCCAACCCCTTTATTTTTTGCTCCTCAACATTAATATAAAAAGGAGGTATATATGATGGCTGGTAAATTTATTAATAAATCGTATACAAAAACAATTGATTCTCTTACTTCTGGTATGATACAGAAAGTAAAAACTGCTAACTATTTATTCAATAATAAACCTCCTGTTTTATGTGATTGGTACAATATTGATAAAGATGCTACTACATTAGATGAAGGCACCGGATTAGAATATTCAAGTGTTGGTAAGTCAAGTCCATTGAGATATAAATTGATTAAAGATGCAGTCTTTTTTTCCCAGGGGATTCAAATGGTAATTAATCTTGATTATGATGAGGAAGGCCTATCTACATTACCACCAACAATCGATGGTATTGTTCTTCCAAACACTTGGATTCCTTATCCTGGAGACCATTTTTCATTAAAACAGGCAGGAAAAGATTATCTATATAGAATTACTGCGGTAAACTATGACACAATAGATAATGGCAATAACGTATATAGTTTTGATGCAGCGATTGATCAAACTGGTAAAAATTATATTGACAATCAAGTAACAGAAACATATAGAATGATTATCAATAATGTAGGTACAAGTTTCAAACCAATTATAAAAGAAACTAGTTATGATTGTATCGATACGTTAGATAATATTCTGGTTCAATTGAAGAATAATTTCATTGCTTTATTCTATAATGATGCAGTTCAAACCTTTACTTATGAAGGATATTATGGTAATTTGTATGATCCTTACATGATTGAATTCTTAATAAGAAATGATATCTTAAATGGTTCAGATGAATATATCTATGTTCATCATGAAGTACCAGTTCCAAGAACATTCTCTATTGATTATACTGATACTTTATTTAGAGCATTGGAAACACATTGTGTTGCGAAATTTTCTTCCAATGCTTGCGTTGCAAATGAGATTGATAATCAATACTCTTTATTTGCATCTGTTTTAGAAAGTTACTTCATGATTAATTATAATGGAAATGGATTATATAAATTCAATCCAATTAATTCTGAACTAATTTCTAGAGTCAAGACAAATGAAGAATTTGATGAATATGATGAGAATGCGTATATGAATATTATTATAAGATATATGAATGACTCTAAAATTGACTCTTCTATCATTTCATTACTAGAATCGATTAACTTTAAACCTACAGTAGATTTATTCTACTGTATCCCTATGATTATTTTTTGTTTAGAAAATAGCATCAAAAAATTGATGAGTTAACATACCAATAAAATCTATAAAGGAGGGTATGTATATGTCTGAAGAACTTAAAAATATAGTTACACCGGATGATTTAATGGAAGAGTTTGTTACAGACATGGTTGTTGCTGACGATGAACTATCTGATTCTATTTTTACTTGTGTTGATAATTATATTGATGACCTCTGCATCGAAATAATGAATGATGAAAAGAGTGTATTTGAAACTGATACAGATGTAGATACACCATTTACATATATCTTAGATAAAGTAATGGAAAAAGTAGACACAATTGAGCAGATTCAATCAGATTCTTATCTTTCTGTAATCAATAAACAATTTAACGATCCAGATGCCGATAAAAATACTGATGACCCTGATTATTGTGATGATGTAGATTTATCGGAAATCACACCAGAAGATTTCCAAATTTATATTCCGAAAATTGATTACGATGGTGATTATGAAAATCATTCTGATGAACAAGAAGCTTCATTAGAAAGATATTTCGATTATAATCAAACTTTCGAAGATGCTATATTCAATGCATAAAAGGAGGTATATACATGTTTCGTGATGTAACTGTTGATGAAATCATTACAGATGTTATGGATGCTGGTAGAGATTTGATGGTCGAAAATGCTGTCGATGAATATCTACTGGCTGAAAGAGATATTATGACTGAAGCTACTACAACTGCTGATAAAATGGTTGATCTTTCTGTTGACGCAGGTTATGATGATGAGTCTCAATATCTTGAAGATGATGAAGAAATCAATGCTTTACTTGATGAAGAAATTACTGAAGATATTGATGGTGAAAAAGATATTTTTCAAGATACAATCGATGAACTAAATGAAGACGAAGATATGATTGAAGATATCGAAGATGTTCTTTGTCCATATGATGATTTAGACGCATTGATTGATGGTGAGTCCATTGATTAAAGGAGGTAAATATAAATGATTACAAAATATATGTGCACGGTAGAAACTAAGAATTATCCGGTTACTACAATTGCTCCGATGATTCAAAGATATTCTTCTAGTAAGAAAAAATATAATGCTTCTGAAATTGCAAATTGCTTAGCAGCTTATGCTACAGTAACTTTACACAAGAAGAATGGTGCTAATGTAAGATTGACAAAAGATAACTTTAAAACTATCTTATTAGCTTATAAGAATGAATTAGAAGGGTATGAACTGAGAGCAAAGTTCAATCAACAAGTTGAAGAAAATAAAGAGGCGATTGAAGAGATGAAAAAAGAAACGATTACAATCGAAGAACCTATTACTAAAGAAGAAACTGAGCAAGAAACTGTACTTTCTGAATCTCTAGAAGAATTCCAGGAAGATCCTGAAAATCCTGAGATTGAAGATTATTCCTATATCGACTCTGAAGAATAAAAAATAACGCCGGTAGGTTTAATAACCTACCGGAATTATTTTCTTAAATCTAATTCTAGATTTTTTAATTTTTCATTAATCTAGAATTCCTCCTATAAAGCCATCACCCATGAGTTTCACCTACTTCGTTTATCATTTTCCTTCCTCCTTTCTGATAGAATTTTTTATTCTATCACTTTTATAATATGTAATTTTAAAATTCTGGATTTACAAATTTAACTGAGTCATCGGGTTGTACAGTTAATTCATATAGACAAAGAATATTTTCTTTAGAAATATCTCTTACTGCGTAACCATTCATGCCCAATACTTGAATTTTAGCATTTGCTTGCTTTTCACATTCTTGATTTGCTTCTATTGTATATACTGGTTTTACAATAGCAGTATCCCCATCATAGTCCATCCCCATTGCACCTATTAATCCATTACAAATAGAAAGAGTATCTTCAAATAGAGGAGATGTATTTGAATTTAAATCCTTTGCTTCGATAACAGGATACCATTTATATAGTTTCATATTATCTTCGAATCCAGATTGAACAACCATAGGACAAGTTTTTACAGTAGATTTGATTCTAACTTTAGATGGATATTGATTTAAGAATGAGTCAATAGGGAAACGTGTAATTAATACCATCTTATCTTCAGTAACATCACATGCTGCCATATAAAACAAATCACACCACGTAAGTCCTCTTTCTATTTTTAAATCAGCTGAGTATTCTTTTTTTGTTTTATCATAATCTTTAGCATTGTTTAATTTATATCCACCAAAAAACATACCAAATTTTAATGACTTTAAATCAGCTTTCTTTCCAGTAGAAGTTTTTATTTCGTTATTCTTAACTCGCCTTGCAAATTCTTCTTTATCTACAGGAAGTTCTATTGGAATAAAACGATTAGAATAACCATGAATAAAACGCTCAATTTGTTTTTCTAGTTCTACATCTGAGAATGCTATCTGATAATCAACCAAAGGAACATAAATAAATTCATCCTTATTAATTGCAATTGGATATTCCATTTTACCGGCAAATCTATTTTCAAAGAAACGTCTTAACCAAAAGACAATAAATGGTTTAAAACAACACAATGCTGCAGCTAATGGTAATGCAGCATGATTCATATCAATCATTAAATCATCTATTTCTTCTCCCGATACATCTGGTGCGGACATTACCAAACGTGCTGAATAGTCTACAGTTTTATATAATGTACCACGTTTAATTAAACCCATTTTACCAGGAAGATTTGCTGGAGTTTCTTGACCATTGATTGTAGTACCGTTACCAAACCAATCAAAGATTTGAACCAAAATGTTTTGCACTCTTGCTTTTGTAACTTCACTTAAAGTTAAGCCAAATCCAGCAGTCTCTTTTAATGACTTTGTAGCCATAATCAGACTACTATATAACTTATTAATTTCACCTACACCAATACCATTATCTCTAGATTCAACGTCACGATAATATGGTGGAATTACAATATACTTTGTAATCCATAATTGATCTTTACTTTTTTGAATAAAGTCAATTCTCTTATTACGAGAAGATGAATCATTCTTTTTAAACTTTATTTTACTAAAGTTCTTCCTTAACCAATCAATACCAGTATTACCATCATCAGACTTCACTAATTCTCCGTTACTATCAATAATAAAATACTCAGTACCATTTACAATACTTTCAATCTTATTATTCAACTTACATAAAGTCTTATATACAATTGGATGAAAAAAAGAACCCCCTAAATCAATATAAGCAAAGATACCAGAACGTTCTGCTTTTGTAATACCAAAAATTTCATTCGATAATAAACCATCTTCTGTTGGTGTTGGACCATTGAAGAATACTGGGTTGGTAACTTCTTTTAACATATTCACTTTAATAAACTTTTCCATATCTAAAAGAGAAGTTTTTAAATGTTGTGTACTTGCTTCTGTAAAAAAATCAGTATCGTTTTTAACGATATTAACTGCTTCATCTATAATCATATATGTTTCTCCTTCCATATTAATTTATAAGATTGTTAAAGAAGACAAAAAAGAAAGCCTAACTCACGTCAGTCTTTCTTTAATCCTTACAGATGATGCTTTTGATTAGAGTTCATCATAATAATCTTCATCATCGTCATAGTAATCTTCTTCATAGAAGTTACCAGTTGCTTTCTCAACCTCCCTTTCGATATATTCTTTATAATCAGAAACAGCCTTTTCAGCTGCTTCTTTGGATTTGTATTCTCCAATAAGATTAAAATAATCTTCTGGAAGAATATTAGAGATAGAGATTTCTCCGTCAAAATCTTCAGTTGTATACGCATAAAAAGTTGTGTTCATGGTATAAGCCTTTTCCCTTATCCCTGGGAACGTAGAAATTCTACGTCTGATGCTTGAGGTTTCAGGTATGCATCAACCTGTTTTCGATATAGAGTAATATTACTATTCTCTATTCACTATAATAATATACAGATGAATATACACAGTTTTACAAATACATACGCTTGTATAACCACAACATAACTATAAAATTTTAAATAAAGATTGGAGTTTTGATATATGGCTTTAGCATGTGAAGAATGTATGAAAGGTGCACCTTACATTTTCTGTTGTAAAAGAGAATGTGGAGAACATGAATTTTGTAGAGGTTGTACTTATCGAAAATCATTAGAAGAAACTCAGTGTTTCGATGATTCAATTGGATCAGAAGATTGGTTAAAAAAGTCTTCATCACTATTATCTGATTCATACTAAAATTTTATAAGGAGGTAATAATATGAAAAAGCCTATTTTTTATTATACTGAAGAATGTCCTCATTTTGATGACTATCATATGGGTCCTTGCCCATGTCCTCCACCACCGCCTCATCCATGCCCACCTTGTCCTCCACCACCAAAACCACATTATCATGGTAAAGTGAGTGTTGTTGGACGTACTGTACTTACTGTTAAATACATTGATTGTCATGGACATTATCAAACATTTGATATTAGAGATGGCGAAACATATGAAATCAAAGCAGTATCTTCTACAAGAGGAATTTGTACATTTGCTGGTAGAATTGTAGATTTTGAATGTAATAAAGGAATCGAAAAGTTAATCGATAAACCACACGAAATTACAATCTCTGCTCTTATCGTAGATTATTCTGATGCATATGAAAGTAAACTACTGAGATTATATGTAAATAACATTATCTCTATTAAACCAATTGTATGCTTTGATGGAAGAATGGATTATCCGACTCAGAAAGATTGTGATTGTCATGAGAGACCTTGTCCTCCACCACCACATCATCCTGAACACATTTATGATCCGTTCGAAGATATCTAATAAATGGTGAAAGTTTTTACTTTCACCATTATCTATGAAAGGAGTTGTGTTATGGAATTTTTTGATAATATCAAAATGAATTCAAACCAATTTATTGATAGTAGATTCGAATTGGTTAGTTCATTACCAACTTCTAATCTATTTATAGGAAGATTAGTATTTAATAGTACTGACAATACACATTATTATTATAATGGAACTAACTGGGTTTCTATTATAGATTCTAAAGTATTTAATGATACTATCGGTAACATTTCTGATGTTCTTTCATCTGTCGTGGAGGTGTAATTTATGCCTACTATTTCAGATCAATTGACAGCTTTGATTGTTCAAAAGAATAATCTAGTTGATAATTTAAACTCAAAGGGTGTAACCGCAACAAGAAGTGAAAAACTCAATACTCTAGTTCCTAAAGTATTACAAATAAATTCTGGTGGTGGATTAGATACATCAGATGCAAATGCTACATCTAATGATATTTTATTAGATAAAACTGCTTATGTAAAAGGTAGTAAAGTTACAGGTTCAATCAAGTCAAAAGCAACTGCTACATATGTTCCATCAACAGAAGATCAGATTATATCTTCTGGACAATATCTTTCTGGTAATCAAACTATAAAAGGCGATGAAAATCTTTTAGATGAGAATATTAAAACCGGTATAACTTTATTTGAAAAAGTTGGTACTTTTACTTCAGATGCTACTGCTGCATCTAGTGATATCTTATTAAATAAAACCGCTTATGTGAATGGAGAAAAGATAACTGGTATAATCCCATCTAAGGATAAACAAACTTTTACTCCATCAACCGAAGATCAGATTATATCTTCTGGACAATATCTTTCTGGAGTACAAACTGTTCTTGGAGATAGTAATTTACTTCCAGAAAATATTAAAACTGATATTACCATATTTGGTGTTACTGGTATTCATGCTGGTACTGACGAATTAACTGAAGCAACCGCAACAGAAACTGATATTAAATCAGGTAAGATCGCCTATATAAATGGTGGAGAAAAAGTAACTGGTAATGTATATACTGTAGAAAATGAAACCAGTATTACGCCTGGCTTAAAAGATCAATTCTTACAATCTGGATTTTATAACGGTATTTCTATTTCAGGAGATACTGAACTCGTTCCTGGAAATATTAAAAAAGGTGTAGAAATATTTGGTATTACCGGTATTTATGAAGGTAGTGGTGGAAGCTCTTCTAGTGAACAAGTAGTATTTGAATGCGATGTTGAGGCATCAGAAGAAACAATTGTTTCTAATTGGAAAGGTTTAATTAAAACAAAAATGGGAACGATTTATGCTGATATTGGAACTTATGTCTATAATACTATATCAGCAATAGCATATAATACTAATAATAGTAATCTAATTAGTGGAATATCGTATAAAAATGAAAATAGTTCAAATAGCTACGGTTTCTATTTTACATCTCCAATTAGTATCACTTCTAGTACAGTATTATTATATATTAGAGGATTTGTGTCTACATGGATTAATCCAATAGTGAATATTAATTTTGTTCAAGCTGATTCAGTTGATGATATTGAAACCAAAATTAATAATAATGATTTTGCATACTCACAACAGATACAAATTCCAAATACAATCAATTCTACACATGATAATTTAACTAAGTTAATCCTATATTTCAACTTAGAAAATATTGCATTGTCTGGAAATTATTATCTATATATTAATACACCATATACAAGTGGTAATGATGTAATAATGAATAAAATTGTAATTATAAACAAATAAGGAGGTATAATATGAAAAGAATCTATAATAACGATATATCTCCTATAGAGATTACTAAAGTAACAGAAACAATTTATAAAATTTCATTTAGAGAAAACATCACTGCTATTACTACAAGTAAAGTTAGTTGTGATGAATATGAAATTTTTACAGAAAATTCTATTCCTGAAGAAACAATTAATAAATTTGTAGAAACTAATAAAGAAATTCTATTAGAATCTGCTATTGCACAAGATAAGATTAAAGAGAATCAAAATAAAATTGAAGATATGCAAACTAGTCTTAATAATACCGATTATAAAGTATTAAAGAATCTAGAAAACTTTATGATTGGTATTCCATTTGAAAGTGATTTATCTTCAATCTGTGCAAATAGACAATTGATGAGAGATTCGATTAATAATATTCAACAGGATATTTCTGATGATAATGATTTGTTAACACAAGCAAAACAAAGAAAAATTAATGAAGTTAGTCTTATTTCTCAGTCTATGATTATTAATGGAATAGAATATGGTGGTAAACGATATCGTTTAAATACAACTGATCAAATTAATATATCTGCATTAAGTGCTATGGCACAATTAGGTAATAAAGTTCCTTATCACGCTGATGGTGAAATTTGTAGAATCTTTGAACCTGAAGAAATGCTAGCATTATCCAAGGCTGCAACTAGTTGGGTTGTTTATCATACAACATACTTTAATCTTTTAAAGCATCAGATTCTAGAATATGATAATATAGATGATGTCAATAAAGTATATTATGGAATTGAATTAAAAGATGAGTATCAAAAAATTATAAATACAATTGTATCTAGTAATAGTAAAGCAACTACTACAGGTGGTGATACAAATGAAAGTAATGAATAAAATATTTGAATATATTGTATTATCTTGGATTGGTGGGTCTACTTATGTAGCACTAGAAGTTTTATTTAGAGGTAGAAGTCATTGGACAATGTTTATCTTAGGAGCGATTTGTTTTATTCTGATTGGGTTAATTAATGAGATATTACCTTGGAAAACACCAATTGAACTTCAAGCTCTATTAGGAGCAGGATGTATTACAATATGTGAATTCATAACCGGATGTATTGTAAATTTATATTTAGACTGGAATATATGGGATTATTCTAATATGCCGTTTAATATTCTAGGGCAAATTTGTTTACCATTTACAATACTCTGGTTCTTTATTAGTATTCTCGCAATTGTATTAGATGATTGGATACGCTATATTATGTTTGATGAAGAAAAGCCTCATTATATCTCTATCTTTAGAAAGAGGTGATATTATGCAAGTATTAACAAAACTTGACATGACTAAAAACCAAATTTTAAATGTGGTTATTCATAAAGTGGATTCTGATCCTTCTGTGTCTTCTAAAGATGAAGGCATGATGATTTATAATCGAATTGAAGAAAAATTAAAATACTTCAATGGGAAAGAATGGATTGTCATTGGAACAGGTAGTGGAGGAACTACAATTAATATTGATAGTGTTATTAATGACCAATCTACAAATGATAATGCTGCTGGTTCTAAAGCTGTAGTAGATTATGTGACTCTAGCTGTATCTGAATTCAATGGTATTGTATCTTCTATTAAAAAGATACAAGGAAACTCTGTACTTAAAATTATGTCTGATGGAACAATTGTTGGAGTTAAGATTGATTCCGAAGTAACAGAATCTTCAAACAATTTAGTTACATCAGCAGCGGTTTATAGTGCAATTAAAACAATTGCTGGTACTGTTGCAAAAGCAGATTATTCTTGCCCTACTATTACTGGATCAGATAACAAATGTGTGTGGGAAATTGAACTAGAACATACACCACCTGCAGTTGTACAAGTTTATAATAATTCGAATGAGATGGTATTTGCTAATATAAAAGATGAAACGAATAAAATTACAATTACATTCAATGGTATTACTAGAATATCTTCTGGAACGTATCATGCTATTATTATATATTAAAGGAGGTATTAATTATGAATAATCAAATTCCGACTGTGTTCATTGATTCTGATAAGCCTGAATTAGTTTGTGGAATTAAAACTTGTGATTGTCCAAAACCACAACCACCAAAACCTAAAGAATATCATCAACGTCCTACAGTAATTAATAGACCATATTCTGATATGCCAGTTCCTGGTCCGTATGTTCCTGATTATGAGACTCTTGGTGCTGAACCAGCATCTCCAATTCCAGTACCAAATACATACTTAGCTCCTGGACATCATTGCCATAATCATCATAAACCAGAATGTCATTGTCATCCAGACCATAACATTCATCCATTTGAATGTCATGATGATGGTCCGTATGTAACAAAGCGTGAATTAAATCATATTCTTGCTCATATTGCAGATGCAGATATCTTCAGAGATTTATCGGAAGAAGGTACTACTGTTTCTGTAGGTGGAATTAAAAAGGGTACTAAATTAGACTCTATGACATTTGCTAGATTTGTAAAGTTAATGATGTATCCAGATCTCAATATAGATGATGAAGAATATGCTTGTGAAACTGATAGTGGTAGAACTGTATTAAACTCTACAGTTAAAACTGCTATTGGTGATTTAAAAGTAGGAGATTCTTTAAAAGGAATGACAGTCTCTCAAATTCTAGAAGCTATGTTATGTGGTAAGAATAAATGGGGTACTTATTTATGGAAGTCTGATGTAACATCTGTTGAAGCAGGTACTACTACATTAGATGCTGAAACATTATTCCCTAATCTTGTAGAAGATTATGATTGGCGTCATACTTATGAATTGTTAGTGGTTTGTAAGAATGAAGATAAAGAATCTGAAGACAAATTTGTTTATAATGAATTAATAGCAAATATTTATAATAAAGACCAAAAAACTAATGTATCAATTGAAGGAGTTCCAGCTGACTTGAAATGGAGTTATAATCCTGAAAGTAAGAAGATTACACTTCATACAGATACAGAAATCACTACAGCAATTGCTGTTGTTTTAGTAAGAAGATAAACATTGGGAGGGATTTTTATAATCCCTCCTTCCATTTTTACTTCTTTAACATTTCAATAATTATAAATGTAAGGAGATGGTATTAATGGATACACCTAGCTTCATTAAAGTAAAAGGTGATTCATATTTATTTGCTAATGATGGCACATTCAAATTCTATGTGCCTGAAAAGTATTTCTCCAACAAACTTGCTGTATTTGAAGGAGAATGTATTAATTTATTCGGAATGTTATCTTATGCTATCTTTGATAAGAATGACAAACCGATTGGAAAATTAAGAACTTTTAAATTCCCAATCTCATTTCTAACAAAACCAGATGAAATTGAAATTGCAAAACAAATCAAGCTTACAATTAATAACAAACCTGATGATTATAGAATTTTAAAATATCATAAAGATGGTGTTATTGTTGTAAATTATAATATTGCAGAAGATGCTGAAAATATTCAGCGTTGGTATTCTGCATTGGACACTGGTGCTTTACCAAATAACTTGCCATATAATGAATTACAAAACTATTTCATTAGAAATATACAGTTAACTGGAAATAAGTATAGTGTTTCGTTACAATTAATTGGAATAGTTATCAGTGAACTATGTCGCTCTAGAAAAGACATTGATAAGCCATTTAGATTGGAAGATTCGAATGATATGAACGCTTATCAATGGATGTCAATTAAGGATATTCCTAGAAGTACTTCTCCATTTACAGCGTTACAAGCAGAAGAATGGGATAAAGCTGTTATCTCTTCGATTACAGTAGATTCTCAAAAGGATTCTCCTCTAGAGAAAATTATGATGGATTAAGTCGGTTATATTTTAACATATTGATAAAGGTCATAGCTAACGCTATAACCATAAATACCACATTAAATAACATATAAGATTAACACACACATTTTTAATTTATTTTATAAAGGAGGATAAAACATGAGTAGATATCCTGGCACTCAATTTAAAGTGCATGATAATTCTCAGGCTACAGCTGTTGTTCCTGTATCTAATGCCAATGCCGCTGATGCAGTGCAATATTTAACTACCTTTGCATCTGTAAAGGGACCTGAAGGAATTACTCTTACCTCTGGTGAAGACTTTTACACTAGATATGGTACTCAGGACAACATTGATTTTAAAAAGTATGGTCAACCGTTATTCCAAGCATCTATGAATGTAAATAATGGTGCAGCTTTACTTGCAAAAAGAGCAGTGTTAGATGATGCTTCTCTTGGTAATGCTACACTTGGTGTTGTATTAACTAAGTATAAGAATGCTAAGATTACTGTAGACAAAAAATATCCAGAACTTATTGAGTCGATTGTATTTGATGATAATAAGACTTCTAAATATTCGATCGCTCCTATGGTATTTAGTATTGACAATGTAAATGAATATAAATATGCTAAGTCTGAAGTTTCTGAATATAAAGAAAGATATGACTTGTATAAGAAATATATTGAAGATGTTATTGCCAATGAAAATACACCAAATGCTGAATTCTTAAATAAGCTTTATGGTAAAACAGAAAACGATGTAATCCTTAGTGGTTTTACCCAGTCTGTTTATTATAATAAAGATGGTAAGCTAGTTGATGTTGAAGCTGATGGTAAAGGCGATGTTCGTAAAGTAAGTTCCATTACAACTGGTTTGAACTATCAAGTTCAAAAGACTTTCTCTAGTAACTTTGATGCAGAAATGGATATCATTGATGCTGGTAAAGGTGTTAAAGGAACTGGAATTGATTCTACTACTGATCATATCAATGGATGGACTATTTATCAACTTAAGAAATCAGAAGAAGATGATGCTGCTGCTAAAATAAAGTTTAAATCTGTTGAAACTCAAGTTACTTATAAAATGCCAGTCGAAAAGAATATTCCAATTGAAAGAATTATTTATTGTAAGGCTGATGAAGCAGAAGCTAAGTTAAAAGAAATTGTCGATGCACATCAAGATTGGTTAGATGTTGAATTCGATGTTGATAATGCTAATATCTTTGCTGTTATCATTGATTCAGCTGTAGCTACAACAGAAGTTAAGACACACGGTTATACTTCTACAATTCGTCTTATGAATGACCTTATGGTTCAGAATAGTGGATATGTAGAATGTGAATATGTATTCCCAATGTTTACTATCTTCGATAATGGTCGTGGCCAGTCTATTAAGTCGATTTCTATCGATTATGATGCAGCTTCTTCTATGACACTTAAAAAGGCTCTGTATTCGTTGTCTGTATATAACTATGCAACTGCTAAGAGATTGGAAAAGTTCTCTTTCTCTTTGAACCCATATGCAAGAAACAACAATACTGGTTATTCTTTTGACATTGAATCTGCTGTTAATTACGTATCCGAACAGATTTCTGTAAAGACTTATTATGAATCTTATGATGCATTGCTTGAAACATTGCAATTGATTATGGGTTCTAATGATAACACAATCATTGAAAGCAATGATATTTTGTTTGGTCATAAACTGAATGGTTCTTATCCTGCATTCAATTCTTATCAGGTTTCTACAATCCTGAAGAGAAATACTTATATTTATGACTATGCACATTTGGATGTATTTGATAGCGATGTTATTACTGTAAATGCATATTGTGATAGCGATAATATGACACTTCTTCCGACTAAGGATTACGTGCCAAAGGTTAAGTACTACTTTTATAACTATATCAGACAACAAAAAGGACTTCTTGAAAGACTTGAAATGGGTACTGATGGTTATTGTCTGTCTAGAAAAGCAGATGCTAAAAAGACTGAAAAGATTGTTCCATTCATCGTAATTGATGAATCTGATACAACATATGGTCAGGATGAATATGAAGCAATCTCTACTTTGATTATGCTTACTGGTCAAAAGAATGGTACTGTTATCTCTGCAGCAGAAGGTGATATTAGTCTAAAACCTGTAGTAGCTAGCAACTTTATTGAAGTTACTCTTGGTTTACGTAAAGTTGAATATTATGAGAATGGTACAAAATCCAGTGATAGTAAAAAGTATCTGCTATCTTATAATGAAAATACTTTACATAAAGCAAATGTTCTAGAAAATGGTGCAGTCATTCCGACTGCATTTACTGGTTATGTATTTACAGCATCTACTGATATTACTCCAGTAACTGTATACGTTCCATATTCTAAGGACTTTATGTATCAAGAACATTATAGAAGATTTTTCTCTGGTGAATTTGATAAGGATATCTTCAATCTTGATGTATATTTCCCTAATGCAGTTTTCGATGCAAACTATTCTAATAGAACAAAGCTTGCTATTCAGAGACTGGCTGCATATAGAGGTGACTTTATGTGCTATATGGATATGGGTATTGGTAATGTAAGTAGCTATGCTGATTGTTATGATATGATTCCATCTACTTCTGGTGGATTAGAATTAACTGAAGAAAACAATAGCTATAATTATGTAAGAGATATGCATATTGCATTGACTTGCCTGTATTATAAGATTCGTAACCCATATGATAACAAGGTTATTTCTGTAACAGCAACTTATGGTCTATCGAATTTATATATCAATCATTTTGCTAATGACGTAAGTAAGGTATTTGCTGGTATTTCTAACGGTATCACAATTAATAATGCTATCGAAGGTAGTATCAACTATATTCCTAAGATTTATCCAACTAGTGAGATGACATCTCTGAATAACATCGGTGGTGTATATCCATCTGAAGACGAAACTATTATTAATGAAAAGCAGCTTATGTGTGACCTTAAGGTTAACTATGGTTGTTATTATGATGATAGATTCTCTATCGAAACTGAATATACTATGAATCCGACTGAAAGTGAATTCTCTTATTGGAATAACGTTGCTCTTGTATGCTTAATGATGCAAGCTATTAGAAAAGCTTGTCCATCTGCAAGATATCAATTCATTACAGCAAATGATTTGTCTGTATATAAGAATGCTGTTGAAGCTGCAATGGAACCTTGGAAGAACAAGTTTGCTGATATCAAGTTCAAGTATGTACAAGATGAAAACGCTGTCGAAAGTAAGGTTTTCTATGCTGCTATCGAAGTTGTATTTAAGCCATTTGCTCAAGCTGAAATCTTTGAACTAACTGCACTTAATTACTCTACTTTGTCTAGCACTGTTACAAATGTATAAGAAAGGAGGAATAGTCTATGGCAACTCATAACACAGCCACTTCTGTAGCAAATAGTGGTGCATTTAAGGGATTGAAGACTCCTAGAGAACTTTTGAACTACAACCTTATGAGAGGCGTTACAGACTTCAGTAACCTGAAACAATGGGATTTGTATGAAAAAGGTTATCCATTCTTAGTAGTTGTTTCTATTCCTGACTTCTTGAAAGACTTAGCTGCTAGAGATGATAATGTAAAAACCATCGTTAACAACTATGTCCATATTCTTGAAAATGACTTCCGTGGTATTGATAACATTGATAATATCACTGGTGAATCTGGTGGTGAAATTACCAACGGTATTAGATCGATTCAATTGATTAATAAGGTTACCAAAGCTTCTAACTCTAACTTCTCGTTACAGTACTATGAACGTTCTGGTTCTATCCTTACTAAGGCACACGAACTATATCTAACTGGTATTAAAGACCCAGATACTCAGGTTAAGCATTATCATGGTCTTATCGATGACTGGGTTTTCAAGGGTATTGATGGTCCGAACCACAGCGGTAGTGACCCAGGACCGCATAGAGAATGTTTCACATTCATGTATTTCATCACTGATAATACAATGACTAAGATTGAACGTGCATTCTTGATTGCTGCTTGTCAACCTACTACTGCAAACTATGGTGATTTGTATAGCGGTAATAAGGGTGATATCACATTCGCTGAAATCTCCTTGTCGTTTAACGGATTCTTCATCAACAACGACTATGTATATCAGAAAGCTGAAGATATGTTGTTAGCTATGCGTAATCCTAAGAACCTCACCGATTCTAGAATTATCGTTGATAGCAACAACTTTAGATATTCTGCAATTGCTAAAGCTGGTGTTGATGCAGGTAATGAAACTGATAAGTTCGCTACTCCAAATTATTGGAGTGAAAGTGAAGGTCGTGTTGTTTCTAGCGACGACATGAAGACCGTAATTTCGGATCCGTCTGCTGCATATGTAGACTCAACTGATGCTCCTGGTACTTCTAATGGTAAACCTACCGGTGATTTGGATGTTTATAAGAACGTCGTATCTTCGATGCAAAGCAAAGAACATTTAACTGACGATACTTATAAAACTAGTGGTGATAATAATTAAAATAAATTCCCAGATGGAGAAATCCATCTGGGATATTTTTATTCTTCACCACTTTTTTCATTCGACTCAGCTGCAATTCGTTGCTTTGCCTTATGAGCGATATCTTCAAGTTCAGGAATATTAAGATAAGAGCCAAGATTAAATTTATTAATCTCACGGATTACTTCATTCTTTACTGGTTCTTCTTCATCAGGATCAAGAATTAACTGTGCGACACTCTGAGAATATTCATTTACGTTTGTCATCATTTGGTTTGTATTTGTAATGTTCAAGAACATTGGAGGCGGTAAAATTACAGAAGTTTGAATATTATCATCAAATTCATTATTATAAATTTTATTAAAAATACGGGTAAGATTCATCTGAAATTTACTTTGTCTATTATATACTTTTCTTAAGAACTTACTAGACGACATTGTTAACTGAGAAGAATAGTCTACACTATTTCTCATCTGAATCATTTCCATTGGAACATCTGTACTATTTACAGACATTTCTTCTAGCATTGTCATAAATTCAGTTTGATATTCTACCGATTGCCCTTGCATAACTTCAAAATCAATTGGAGAATTGCCACTAGGACCTCTAGGAATAATATAGTCATTAAACATACCGGTGATATTTAAGATATGGTTAATGTTTTCAATTTGTCTAACACCGAAGTTACCTTTCTTAATTTGATTAATGGTATTAAGAAGTGTTTTAGATATATTTGTATCGACAGTTTGATTCACATAATATACTCTTTTATCCTGTGCTCTAGTCATATTCCAAATTGCATGAGTAATATAATTTGCACAATATAATGTAGCTGGGAACATTGCTTTATCTAAATCGGAAATACCTCTATGGGTATCTTCATTCATTTTGAAATAGACATGTTCCATATCATCTGGTGGAATAAATGTAACTCGAACTTTATTCATATGGGAACTATTATTATCATAATTAAACTTAAGAATTGTATAAATTTCATTTCTTAAGTCTTGGTTTGCATTGATAAATTTTACATCAATGAAATTAGAAATTTGGTTTGCAATATAACGAATAATATTGTTCTGTTTTGTAGACTGGTCAAGCATACTATTTGTAGATAAAATAGAATTAGAACCTTTTAAAGACATTGTAGGGTCTTGCATCTTATCATAATCACCTACCGGATTATATGGGCCATCTACTTCAATATAATAATATCCAAAACAATAATTTTCAATATAAATTGGAATGACGTGTTTTCTTTCTAAAATCTTTACAATTGTACCTGGAACATTAATATATTTATCATCTTTTGATTTTTTCTTTTCTTTATCTACTAAGCCTTCTTGTCCTCTATCATCAAACCCTTCAAAAGATAAATCATCCTTAATTGTCTTCTGGAATCTTCCCTTTACGACATCTCGTATATTATTAGCTGATTCTTCGATTGTTTCCTCAGAAAAATCTGCACCTTCGTAATTTAACGACATCTCGTTTAATGAACGAGATGCTTTTTCAAACCGCATAATATTTTCTACAACAGAATTAATTGCTCCAGTATAACATTCAAGTTGTATATTGTTTAATCCAGCTTGTTCAAACATTTCTGGTGTAATTTCTTTTGGTAATTTATCCATTTCAATATTACCAGATTCTGTAATAATTGTGTGCTCTTTAATATCCAATTCAGCACGAGTATTATTCTTTTGCTTTAATAATCTTGCCACAGCTTTCTTATATGGAACAACATACACAAATGCTTCTCCATATTTAGAAGCTTGGTCATAGATTTCATCTGTTAGGTCTTGAAATTTATATGTTTCTTTAATAAATTTAATATGTTCATTATAGGTTTCAGAATCATTTGTAATACTTGAAGAGGTCACATTGATAAAGTCTTTAGAAAAATGGTCAGCAGATAATACATTATCTTTTCTAGTATCCAATGCTTCTTGTAATCTTGGCATATATTTAAGAATTGTATCAATCTTATTATCATAATCAAATACAGTAGTTGTATCATTAATAAAGCCCATTAATCCAGCTTCAATAACTTGACTATCATTAATAAGGGATTCGAGGCTTTGCCCACCTTCTTTATTTCCAGGTTTAATAGAACTTCCTTGTTGTTGTATTCTAGAATAGAGTGTACTCATTGTACCTCTACCAGTATTATCCATATTAACTGATACAATATTATCTATAGAAGAGTCTAGTTTATTCTTAATCGATTCAAGGTCTTGTTTATTAGATGCTTGTGAATAATATGTTTTACTATATAGATTATCTAGACTATTTTGAATTGTATTAGAAAGTCTATTGATAATACTAGTAGATGATCTTTTCTTTTCATCCTTTTTAGCCATATAGTATACCTCCTTTTAATATTTACTAAATTGTTGAAATGAGTAAATTGTAATGACTTTGTAAAACTGTGTATATTCATTTATATATAATTATAGTGAATAGAGATAGTAATAAGCTATACTCTATATCGAAAACAGGTTGATGCAAACCTGAAACCTCAAGCATCAGACGTAGAAACTCTACGTTCCCAGGGTGAAGGGAGAAGGCAATACTCATGGCTAAGAACACAACTACTACAAACAACACAACCACCAACGCTTCAATCGTAGCTCCGGCTGAATTTGCATTTGAAGCTGTGCTGAACGAGGCATCTGTAACGGATGTACTCCACACTACAATGGTTGAAACTATGTTCAACCAAGTAGTTGTCAACACAGTCCGTACAGGTGCTCATGTAACTGAGCACTATCTCAACCTGATGAAGGAGGTGTTTAAGGACTTCTTGAACTGTACTGTAATCGAGTTCGTGAAGACAAATATCAATACAGATGAGGTCATTAAGGAAGCAAAATTTGTCTTCGATAGTTGTAATGATATGTGGGAGGAAAATGCAATTAGATTGCTTGAACTATTAAAAAGAGAACGGATGTTCTTCGAAATCACATACAAATGTGATGATGACAAAAAAGGATTCCTCTGCTATGATGAATACTTAAAAAAGGAATTGATTATCGTTAGATAAGATATTCTAAAGTCAGAAAAAGATAAGAACGCACTATTGCCAAGTGCGTTCTTTTTTTGTTATAAACATAAAAATTTCATAAAGGTTCTTACATCTTTAGATTTGTGAGATACAAATTCTACTAGAAAATACGGATTACCATTTGTATAATATATCTTAGCATCCAAGTCTGTCTTCTTAGTTCCAGGAAGCATATTCGGAGCCAAGTAAATAACTCGATTATCTAAGATATACTTTGATACTCCATCAGCAGCTTTGTTTAATAATACATTGTTGTAAAACATTTCGTCATTATTAAGACCAGATATATTTTTTATATCATTAGCAGTCGCAATGTCCATAACAACTGATTTTAAAGAATTCAAAGCTTTCTCGAATAACTGGATTGCATTAAACTTTGTGATATAATCCATATTTTCAAGAACCCCAACTTCAGTTTCATATCCAACTGTCTTTCCTAAGATTGCATTAACTGAATACATCTTGTTTAGATACTTCTCATGGATGTTATCACAATTAATCAGAATCACACTTCCTGGATTATTAACAAATAAAACATCTCCAAGCGTATTATCTCTTATGATATAGAAATATTCATTGGTGGATTTTAGTTTCATATCTTTTATATATGGCATAAAAATCTTTCCACTATTTTTCAGTTCTTCTCCAAATATGTTATCCATTATTATGCTCCAATCTCCTTAGGTTTACTATACAAATAACCATCCTTAAGACTATTATAGATTTCAGTAAAGTTGTTAAAATCAGACTTATCGAAATCAAATTTAGGTTGTTCAAATACAGACTTATCTCCACAAGCCATTGCATTAACAATCTTCAAATCTCGTTTATTTTTACAATTAATAAACAATCCACGATTATCAACTTCTGGTTTTCTGGATACATCGTCAAAATCATGATACGTCAATATACCATTCGGTCGTCTTACTGTTGTGAAATACTCAATGATGTCATCATACATTTCTTCATAACCAGCAAAATGGAACCAACGACTAAAGAATTCAATCCAGTTATGTGACTGTAAATCATCCATGAATTGAGCTTCTCTTCTCCATTTGATTTCATCTCTATGAAATCTATTTTCAAATTCATATACCTTTTCTGGGATATTAACATGTCCAATCAATGTCGTCTGCGACATGTTAAATTCAGATGTGATTGATGGATACAAAGACTTATAATCAAAGTCATCTAGATTATTAAAGATAGATACTGGAATACCATTGATTCTCATCTTAGAATAATCACTATTATACTTCGGATCTGCAACAAATGCACCTGGGAATTTTTCTTTTGGTGTATTTTGATTTGTATTATTACCTATAATCATTCCATATCTATAATATGACTTTGCTGCTCGATTCTTAAGATATACAGTTTGACGATATATTTTTGACCAACGAGTATTGTCTAACAATACATTATTATATGCAGAGTCAATATCATTTACTTTAAACTCTATACAATACTGTACAATTGTATCCATAATATTATAGAATACGAATGTTTCATAATCTTTATATGGTAATTCTGCAAGTTTCGTTGTAATATGACTATAATCAAGTTTCTTTACACCACAAGTAATCTGTCCGATATAATCCAACTTATAATTCTCAATCGCTTTTTGTCCCTTTCGTCTAGACGCAAAATGAATCATCTGATCAAGATACACCGAATATGAACTAATCTTTGCGAAGTCATTTCTTTCTTCATAATTAAACTTATTCTTCTCATCAATAAAGTAATTTACTTCTTTATATCTGAAATCCGGATGACACATAATATCCTTCGGATTATACCCAAGATTGATAATTCGTTGGATGATATATGGAATATCGAATGCCATGTTCCATGCCAATACAACATCTGGTTTAATATTATTAATATAATTAAACAGATGCTTTAATAAAACAATCTCATCTTCTTCATCATAGAAATGAAACTGTACAGTCATCTTATCAATCTTATACTTACAAGCTTGTTTCTCTCCACCAACCGCATCGATTAAGAATTGTCGTAATCGCATATTCAATGATGGTTTATTACATTCTTTTTCAAATTTCTCAATCAATGGATTCTCTTTATTTCGTAATAAGAATGAATGAACAACCAAGGACTGATCATCAATAAATGATACTGCATTAATCGGACATTCACCAAGTTCTACGAAATCACCCTTACAATTAATTGTATCAGCTTCAATATCAAGAAATGATTTCGATGGTTTTGTATAACTATTCTCATAAGAATTTGCAAATTGAAATCTGATATTGTCTTCAATGTCCATATCAGACATCAGAATCGCTGGGTTATAATTACATAACACTTTATTTGCAGCTCGATTCCGATTACGAATGTTTTCAAAGAACTCATTTGTTTTTCCTAATCGGTCTGCAATATCTTTTTGAAGAGATATAAACGGTGTAATAATTCTCTTACAATCTTCTTTCATTGCATATTCCAAAGTATATCTTGGAACTTCTTTTCCATCAAGTAGCATATAATATTCATACTCAGGATTAATTATTGTTTCCAAAAACTTTTCACCTGAACGAATATCTTTGATAATCAAATCGATTGCTGGTGGTAACCATTTTCCATTTGGATCTTTCTTTGGATGATGATAAATCGTGTTTAATAATGATAAGGGATACCCTTTTGGATATTGACCTATCAAAAAATCATCTTCATAATATTTCATATTTAGCCTCCTAATCATAAACGAACGTATTACGTTCTTTTAATCTATTTATATATTTGTTTTCTTCATTGTAAAAGAAAAAATTATCTCCACAGAATGAACTGTGGAGATATCCAAATAAAATTAACAAGAGGAAAACAAACAAACTTCACAAGAGGAAAATCATGTCAACCAGATTTAAGGTCTTCCAACCTTATTTAAATGTTAACAAATATTAACGATTTATAAGAAAAACATCTCTATAAAATCACAAAGGAGGAAATAACATGGCTATCTTAAACGATGATGTTCTTAAACGAGGCTCTTCTAATAATACTACTCAATCTACTACTTCTGATGAAACTCCATCAGAATCTACTCCACCGAAAAGAAAAAGAGGAAGACCTAGAAAAAGTGAACAACAATCAACCGAAATTGTTGAAATAACACCAAGTCATCATAAACAACAATCTGACATTCCTATGTGTCAATCATCTGAACCATATGAAAACACTTATGATGAAACAAATAATATGCTTAAATACTCTATTATGCAATTAGATGTATTAGCAAATGATATTAAGAATGAACTTGATACAATTAGAAAATCTAAGACACTTAAAGGAAAATATCAGTACATTTCTGATTTATGTTCTACCGCAAGTAACTTAGTAAGTTCTAAAATTTCTGCAATAAAGGAGATTAATGCTGTTAAGACAAATTGTCATAAACTTGAATTACAACGGGTAAAAGACATTAAAAACTCTGCAGCAAACCAACAAGATGATGATAAATTTATTACTGATATGTACAATGCTTATATTAATACTCCTGTAAATGCGGGTTCTAACCCAATGATGCAATATACTTCTTCTAATATTGGTGGGAATATGAATGCATATATGAATGGAGTAAATACTTCTCAAGTTAATGAGGAACAAAATTTTCAAAACTATATGAACAATCTATCACCTGAACAAAACAGAATGATTTTAGGTGATAATCCTAATATTGAAACGGTTGTAGTATATGATCCAAATACAGGAGAAAAAACTTTCGAAGTAATCGATTCTAGTACAGGCCTATCTGTACCAAACTATCCTAGACCAAATAGTTCATTATTAGACGATACAAGTGTTGACATATCTACTGGTATTGCATCTAATACAAATATCGGTCAGAGTTGGAAAGTTGTTGTTCTCGGAGATATGATAAATAAATTCTAATTATATACTATTATAATGATTACAATGTAATCAAATAAAAATAAAGGAGTTTTGAAAAATGAACGGAATTGACAAAATTGGACAATGGTTCTTTGAAGATGAAAATCTTTGTAGAAAAGAACCAGTAATGTTATCAATAGGTGAAGAGTGTTATGTACTTGACCTTGACATCTTTGATGAGATTAATGAAACTTACACATTTATTCCTTGTATTGTTGTAAGGATAGACCAATCTAGTATATCTGGTAGATGGTATTATGTATTACAGGCTAAGGACAGTGTAAATGACGAACAACTTAACTCGAATTATGATGCAGGTATAAGATTTTATAAATACTTGGAGAATACATCTCCATATCTTTATAAGATTAATCATGTAGAGGATAGATAAATATATTATCTATAATTTAAAGAAAAAGAAGGATGAGTCGAAAGGCTCATTCTTTTTTGTAAGAAAAGGAGGTAACTATGGCTTATAGAGAAATTAAGATTCAAGATGTTACTGTAGATGCACATTTGAATCGAAATATCACAGTAGCACCATTACATCAAAGCTATGCATTATGTGTAGAATATATGAAACATTGGTTTCTTAAAAAGTTTGAAAAAGATTTCTTTTCTTGGATTCATATCGACGGTAGTCATGTCTTTGGTGAGATTATGAAATATGATAAGAAAGCAATTATGTCTCATCTCAGTGATGATAAAGCTGCTCTAACAATTATACCAACGATTGACGATGATTATAATAGAGATAGACTTGACCAAAATCTATTCGGACTTGACCAGTTTATCAATACAACAAAGATTGATAAAGCTTTCTTTCAAGATCCAGTTAATAAAAAATATATTATGATGCAAATGGATATGATGTTATTAAATTTCACTTATAGAGTAAAAGTTCCATCCAGAGCAATGCAACTAGATTTACAGAAATATATGAAATTGGCATTTCGAACAAATCTATCTGAATCTCAAGATGTTGATTTAGATTATGTAATGCCATATCCAATGATGTTATTTATGGCAAGAGATTTAGGTTTTAAGATTAAAGATGATAGAATATGTGAACCAATAAAATTTCTAACTTATTTGAATAGTCGTTCTTATATTCCAATTACTTACAAGCGTTCGAATGTTAATGCTAGAGAAGAATATTTTGTAAGAGTAGACCATTTACCAGTACGTTTGTTGATTAAAGATGTTACAAAAGATGATGGTAATAAATATGGACATATTGCTGATGACTTCAATATTGAAATGCAGGTAGAAGTTCGTTTCCCATCTATGCAATTATATGTATACTTTACAAAAGAAGAATTTACAAGTATTTCTGTTGGTAAAGAAGCTTATAATATTGATAATACTTTAATGATGTCATTGCATTATTATGATGATCCACCAGCTATAAATGATCGTGGATGGAAGTTAACAATCAACGCTCAATGGGAAGAAGATAAACCTGGGGAAATTAATATTGATTTGAATGAATTGTTCGATGGAGAATTATCTCAGATTGCGAATTATCTTACATCCAAATTTATTTCTCCTAGTACCTTTATAGATGTACAGATATACAGTAATGGAATGAAACTAAAAGATGTTAATATTGATTGGGGGAGTATGAAACTTTCTGCATTTAATCCTACTGAAAAACTAGTATCAACCTTAGCAATTTATATTGACCTTGAATATCTAAATAGTGTAAGAATAGAAAGTTACGGTAATAAGTCTGGTAAAGTTATGCCCAGCGACCCTAATAGGTCTTACTAAGAACTTTATTATAAATTACTAAAAGGAGGTTGGTATAATGCTTACATATGGTGATATAATTACACGTCAAAGAAATCTTCTATCCGGAGAACCAAAATGTAATATCAATGTCAATCAAGTATATGAATCGTTAAAAGAAAACTATTCATATCAAAAGGCTAAACTTGTATTAGAAAATTGGACTGGATTTAAGAATGAAGATATTGCTATTGACAAAGTATTAGAAGTATTTACAATCATCGCAGATAATGACAATGATTCAAATATCAAAAACGCTTCTAATATTATCGAAGGTAGGATTATCCCAAAACTACGTAATGCTAAGCAAACAAACAAACTAAATCATTATAGACGTGGTTGGATTAAGCATAGACACACGGCTATGCTTAATGATACAAAAGATAATGAAAATGCAGTTTCAAAAGCAAAAGCAAACGGCGGATATCTTGGAAATTCTCTACATCCAAATAGAAAATATAAACGAGATATTTATGGACGTAAGATGGGAGAAGTTAAAAAAGTAAACGGAAATGAGAATAAACAATCTGATACAGACGAGAAAAAAGACATTGCTACAGAATGTTTTGACATGTTTCTACATACAGCATTTGTAAATGAACAATGTGACAGAGTTTTAACTAACCATTCTAAACTCACAAAACGATTTAACCTTGATAATATGGTTAGAAAATGTCCATTAACAGAAGCAGCATTAAAAGAATGTGTGTATAATATCTGTGATTTAATCAATACATATGAATCTGCTTTTGGTGTAAGATATGATATTGCATTAGAAAATATCATGTATTTAATGTCAAAAAACTGTGTTCCTGTGGACAACAAATTTATTCTTGAAACAGTTACAGACTATTTTTTAATGACTGAGCTTAATGAAGAAACTGCAGATGCAAAACTTCATGATATGATTTATATTATAGAAAATTCTAAGTTCTTTAGTCCTGAAGAACTAAGTGTTGTGTCTTATCTTTATGAAGATGAACAAGCTATTATTGAAGCTGTGGAAAATGAAGAAGACATCGAACAAATTCCTTTGGAAGAAAATAAAGTTCATGATATGTTTATGAAATATAAGAAAAAGAAAACGATTACAATCAAAAAGAGAAACAAATTAGAGTCATTAAAAATCAAAAAGATTATTCATGACTTTAAGAAAGAACACAATAAATCAATTGAAAAATTCAAGATTGCAGTTTCTAGAATCTTTGTAAATAGTCCAGAAGGAATTATCAATGAACTTCCAGATATCTTTGAATTTGTAAGACTCGGCATTGTTTTAGGTGGGTTTGCTATTAATCCTATTCTAGGTATTATTACATTAATTACTGGATTCTTTTTAAGAATGAAAGTAGCAAGAGAAAGAATGGAAAAAGTATGTGAACAATACGAAAAAGAACGTGATCGTTATAAGAAGAAAATGAATGAAACTGATGATGAAAAGAAGAAAGAAAAATACAAAGCTCTATATAATCAATATAAAAATGATTTATATAAATTAGAAAGTTATAGAGATGATTTATATACAGAGGAAGAAAATGACAAACGTATGGAAGAGAAATACGCAAAAGAAGCTGAAGCAAGTGATGGTGATGATTTAGACTTTGATTTCGATATGGATTTCAACTTCGATGAACAAACTGCTATTAATTATACCGAATTGCTCTCTACTTTATATGAACAATTGTCTTACACAAGAGGCGATTTAATGGTAGCGATTTCTAACAATATCAAGGATATGGATAGTGATGATATTTATAATATATCTGAAGCTATAAAAGTTTGCAATGATATTGTAGATTGTCCAAGATATATCACAATTCTTGAAAATGAATTAGAACGGATAAGAAATAATAAACATTCCTCTTTCATAGCATCTCTTCAAAAGATTGATACAATCAAAACTTGCATTTCTGATATCAATAGTGTAAAATATAATAGTCTATTGGAAACAGCATATATATCTAATGATATTGATTTACCAGATATGGAAACTGTATATGAAACAATGAAATATAAATATGATATTATTGATGATACAATTGATTATATTTCAGAATCAAAAGATGAGAAATCTGGAATGTCATTCCTAAGTAAAGTAAAAATTGCAGGTGAAAATTTAAGACGTTCAATGCTAAAAGCAAAAGACAAAGATAAACAACTTAGTATGAAGTTAGATAGTGAATTAAATAGAACAATGAAATCTGCTAAAAAAGCAATGATTAGTGATAGCAGAGAAAGTATTATTCGTGGTTCTTTTTTACCTTCTGCTTCTAAATGTATTCATCTTGCTCTTGCAGGTGGTGTAGTTGCATTATTTAGTCCAGTTGCAGCTGTAATCGCATTGATTGGATTTATAGGTTCTTCTAAGGTATTAACTGAAAAAGAACGTAATCTTATTCTAGATGATATTGATATTGAAATAAAAATGTGTGATAAGTATATTAAAGCTGCTGAAGATAAAGATGACTTAGTAGCAGTAAGAGAAATTATGAAAACAAAACGTGACTTAGAAAGACAGCGTGCTAGAATTCTTTATAATAAGAATTATATCTTTAAAGGAAAGAAGCAGTATGATATGCCAGATAAGTCTAGAAAAAAGAACAATGATGATGATTGATGGAGGTGATATGAATGGATTATCTAGAAGGATTGAGAAGTATTTTGAATGAAATTAATGTTGGATCTGACCAACCACCAGCAGACAATGCAACTGAAGATTCTGATGATGAAGATCAGAATTTTATGGACGATAATGGTGGAGACGATGCTTCAGGTGGCGATGATACAACGTCTACTCCAGAAGAAACTACAGATGATTCTGAAGATGATGGTGACCAAAACTTCATGGATAATGATGGTGGAGAAGACACAACACCACCTCCATCTGATGACACTGTAGGAGAAGATGATGGGGATCAGAATTTTATGGACGATAATGGTGGAGACGATGCTTCAGGTGGCGATGATACAACGTCTACTCCAGAAGAAACTACAGATGATTCTGAAGATGATGGTGACCAAAACTTCATGGACGACGGTGGTGAAGGAAACACTGGAGAAGGTAGCGGAGACGATACTTCGGAAGGTGATGAAGGAGGAGAAGAAACCAGTGATTCTGAAGGAGAAAACAGTGAAGAATCTTCCGAAGAAGAATCTTCTGATGAAAATAGATACGATATTAATAAAATTGAAAATGAACTTTTCTCTAGTTTAACTCCTGAACAAATTGCAATTAAGAATCATGAACTAAAGAATCAATTTATTGAATTGTATTCTATTATCGGAAGTACATTAGTACGAATCAATGATATCTCTAAAACAAATGATAATATTAATGTATTAAAGTTTATTACAGAAAAATTATTGGAATTAAGAGAAATGATTGACTTTAATATTACAACAGCATATCAAACTAGAACGTACATTGAGAATAATATTATCTATCAACAATGTATTGCTACATTAAATGCAATTGCAGAAATCATTGATAATATTCCGAAATTAGATGGAAGAGATGAGTCGGAAGAGGAAGAATCCGAAGAAGATAAAAATGGTATCCCAGTAGACGACGAAGATGAAGAAGAAACCCATACTTTAAATATATCAGATACAACATCAGGTAGTACTTATCAGGAAGAATCTGCATTTAATTCCTTATTTTAAATTTATTAATGGAATATCATAACAATATAATAAAATAGTGAAGAAAATATGTTGCTTACACTATTATTTTTAATAACAGCAATTATCATCTCTAAACATTTATAAAATTAATATTCCAAAAGGAGGATACTAAATATGCCAGTAATCGGTAATACAACAAGCCGTAAACCTGGTTCGTCCGGTTATTCGCACGACCCAATGGCGGCTTATGCTAAAGAATTTTTGAATCTTACCCAATCTTTCCTTGAAGAAGCAAGATTGGATTTATATGAAGAACCTTCTAAGGTTTTTAGAACTCCGTTGACAGATGAAACTGTAAAGAATTTCTTTATGGAAAATTCTGCTGACCCTCGTGGTATGACAACTGAAGAATATGAAGACCACATGCTTATGATGGAACAGATGTATGAAAATGATAAGACAGCTGTTCTTGAACACTGTGGTATGGGTCAGTATAACCCAGTTATTGGTATGACTTTCCCGATTCATAAGAATATTATGCTTAATAATATCTTTGATAAGGGTGCTATTCCGAAGTTTGTTGCTGAAGCACCAAGATTCACCGTTTCTATGGAAACAAGATGGATGATTGATCCTGAAACTGGTGAAAAGATCGATATGTGGAGAGAACAATACAAGATGACTGATGCTATTGATAAGGCAGCACCGTTGAAGTCTATGTATTTGCCTCTTCCTGAAGCAGAAAACACCAATATTCTAGAAACTATGTTTGGTGTACCGGAAGATCAGAATAACAATCTTTCTATCGAATCTCATGTTTCTGGTCTAGTTGGTGCAAGAGTTGTATATCCAGGTCAGACCGTTCAAATTGTTGTTAAGAATTCTGATTCTGCTACTACTCCAGCAACTGTTACTTATACAATCCAGAATTACACAAATACTACAGCACAAGCATACGTAATTCCTACTGACACTCCAACTGATTTAAAAACTCAACTTCCTAAGGTAGAAGCTACAGTAACACAGACTGTAACTGGTGCTATCTTTAATTGGAGAGGTCAGTTTGCTCCAGCTTACGGTGGTTATGATCGTCAGATTTGTGAACAGTTTGCTCTTCCAATTGTAAAGACTGTAGCTGCTGGTACTCTTCCAGGTACTTGGAAGTTGACTGTAGAATTGGCAGATGGTACTACTCAGGAAATTGATAATACCACTGATGAAAATGCAATTCCAGGTCAGTACAGAACTGTAGGTTTCGTTTCCGGTTTTGCTAAGGATAATAGATTTGGTATGACATCGTCTAATGCTAAAGTTGCAGGTGTTATTCTGACCTCTAGAATTGATACTTCTTCTGCAATGCTGAAGACTGCATCTGCTACTTGGAGTGTTCGTACTGATATCATCGAAATTCCGAATGCAGTTCCGATGAATGTAACCATCAGCCCTGAAGAAGTTAAGGATATTGCAGCTCTGTATCAGATTAACCAGTTGACTAAGGTTATGTCTTTGATGAAGATTTCTTTGGCTAACTATAAAGATGATAAGATTAGAAGATATCTGGATAAGAGCTTCTTGGAAATGCCTGATGATTCTAAGATTGCACGTCAGTTTGACTTTGCTCCGTCTAACAACTATGCTCTGGATCCGATTGAATGGCGTCATAAGACCTTTATGGATAGTCTTGATAGTCATGCTACTCAGTTGCTCCATGTATTGAATGACCCGAACGTTACATTCAATATCATTGGTCGTGATGACTTGATTAGAAAGATTACTCCTACTGATTATACATATCAGTCTCCGTCTTCTATTGGTCCAGTTCAGCTTGACTTTGTTAAGACAATCGTTACATCTGATAAGAGAACTTACCAGTTCATTAGTTCTGATAAGCTCCGTGATTGTAACAACCTGATGATTATTGTTTGCCCGAGAAACTCTGAAAGATTCATTTATCGTATTTATGATTATCAGATGTATTTGAGCAATGAAATCAGAAATATTTCTAACCCAGCACTGCCAGCTGTACATGCATTTGAACGTTGGGTTATTAAAGAATATCAGCCGGTTCAGGGACGTATCCGCATCTTGAACCCGACTGGCCTGCGTAACTATGGTACAGATTATGCATTTAACAATGACCCGACTGGTCGTGGTGATGGTGTAAGAAGCATTGGTAAGAACGATTTCAATATCGATGCTATCTAAGTGATTTTTAATTCATATTAATTCAGTCTTTATAAACGCCTAGTGTCTTGATTAGGCACTAGGCATTTTTATAAGTTAGAAAGGAGGATAACATGATTAAACAAATTTCTTATGACTTTAGTGATTTTGAACTAGCATGCGATGAAATCATTGATACAGATGGTAAGAAGGGTTTAGATAAACTAAAGAAAGAACTTAATAAATTCTTTAAGGACAGTAGATGTCGAGAAGTATTGTTTACTCGTTCTGATAAAATGTTCTTTGGTATGTGTGTATACCCTCATGTTACAAAAGAACTTGTTACAGAAATTCTACAAGATGATAAGCCTGTAAGATTCCATGAATTCAGTATTGAAATTGACTCTAAGATTCTTCACCCAGCATTACAGATTTCTCCTAGAGAAATGACGGCAATGATATTACATGAAGTTGGTCATATTGTTAATGATACTACACCGGTTGATGAAGTAAGAAAAGTAATTGCTTTACAACTTACAAAAAATGGTGATTCCTTAAATATTCCAAAGACTGCACAGTATTATACAATTCTGAGTTACGGTATTAAGGATACTGTAAGAAAACTAACTTCGATGCTATATGTATATAAAGATAGTGAAGTACTTGCTGATGAATTTGTTCATATGTGTGGATATGGAGAAGAACTTAATTCTATCTTCAATAAAATTTGTAAGTCTGGAATGAGAATTAACGATACTTCTGTAAATAAGCTAACTTCTTTAGCATGGACATTATCTGTCTATAGACAGATTAAGATTAAGAGAATCCCAGCATTGCGTTTATTAGATAAGATGTATAAGATTTCTGGTTCACAATTAGAAAAACGTGAAATGGAAATCATGACAAATGCAATCAATACAATTGATGACTCGAATATTGAAGAGAGTTGTGATTACACGAATCATGATAATTACTTTGTTTTCAATGAATCTAAATCTGAAGTCAAGCAAAGTAAGTATGCTCAGTTAAGAAAGAACGCTGCTATAAAAAATATAAAAAAATTTGAACAAGACCTATATGAATATAAAATGCGTATTCGTCATGTATCAGACGAAGATGATGCTTATTATCTTATGAGAATGATTAATACTCGTATTTCTGTAATTGAAGATTTTCTAGATCATGAACGATTAACAGAAACAGAACATAAACGCTGGTGGGCATTGTTAGAAAAGTATTATTCGCTACGTGATGAACTAGCAGATGTAACTACTTATCGTTACGATTATAGTAATAGTCTTATTGTTGTTAAGTATCCAGAGATTAAACCTGGTCGTATGTAACAAAAAAAAACAACTACATTCTGAGAACATAGTTGCTTTTCGGTAAAGGGATACTGGATTCCAGTATCCTTATACCTTTACAATTTTAAACAATCGGTTTAATTCCAAGAGCTGAGATTTGTGCCCTTAAACTTTCAACTTGACTATTTAAAACTGTGTTCGCTGTAATCAAATCATTCACATTAATGAATGCTTGATTTACATCTGGTTGACCACCATTAGAAGAATTTCCAGTTAATTCTTTAACCTTCTCTAAGAGTTCCTCCGGACTCTTTAAGCCATAGGCTTTCACTAATGCTTCCACTGCCAAATAGACTGTTTGGTCAGTTGGATCTTTGTCGTTCTGCTGAGCAGTATCAATCTCAGCAAATTTGACAATACATTTCTTAAAATAATCAACATATCTACAGAGAAGATCCTGATCAGTAAAACTAGTATATTTAGCAACATAATCACGGCATTCACAATAATTATTAAAATCATTTTTTAAATGACTAATAATACTAGAAATTGTATATCCGTGTTCATTACAAACATATACATCACGAATAATTCTAGAGATTCTGGTGGTCATTTCATCTTTTGTCATTTGCATAATAAACCCTCCTATAGGTCAAACAAAAATTTAGAGGATAACTCACGTTATCCTCTTCGTACACATCAATAATATACAATACAAATATTATTTGGTTAATCTAAAATAGACTTGTTCGGTTTCCCGTTAAAAGTTCTTCCAGCAGATCCAGATGCTTTACTCTGATCTTCTTGAATTGATTGAGTTTGGACAGTTTCCGATGGAGAACTATAATCAGTTCGATTTACTGGAGTATCTCTAAGCATCATAAATGTTAAAGATGTATTTGCATAATTCAACATATCTAATGATGATAATACATAATACATTCCTTTAAAAGTTTCTACTGATATTTGTACAGGTTCTGGTGTATTTAAATACATATTCAAACACATACAATCCCCAGATTCTTTCTTAAAGATTCCTGGAGATATTTTTATAACTTTATCTAGTGGTAATTTTATCACAAAGCTTTCTTCATTTGTGATATAAAGACCATTATTCAAATAAGCATAAATATGTGATGAGCCAGATTCAAACCAAGTCTTTTTTGCTCTATCAAACATGTCCAACAAATCAAACATGTTTTCTGGATAAATGCAAATCTTTTCTGTTTTACCAGTTCGTCTATCATCTATGAAAAGGTAATAGCTGAGATTACGCCGTATCATAGTATTACAACTAGGTTCTGATTTTATTTTGAATTCAGAACAATTCGAATAGACTTTATTATTAACTCGAAAAGATGCGATTACATGAAATACAATCTTGATATCTTCATTAATTGTATAAATAATATCATTCATATACATATAATCTGATTGCATATTACCACCACCTTTTCATAAATGTAAAGTCTGGTATTACCACCAGACTTTATTTCCATTTTCATCCATCCTTTCAAATGGCATTCCACCATGATTTATTAATCTGTTATACATCACGTTAAAAGCTGTATTCTTCAATTGTCTCACTGTGAATACAATCTCTTTCGTATCTAATGCATACTTATCAAACATTGGTAAAGACTTCTTATAATAATTATAGATTGGCTTTACAGAAGTATCAACCAAATCTATATAGAAAGAATTGTATTGTCTTGTTCTACCAAATCGTTGTTGATTCTGTGGTAATGACTTTGTTGGTTCTGCCATATTAACACAAACCATAAGATCACTAATATCTAAGCATGCTCCAGCAGATTTAGAAGTGGTCAGAATGATTGTATTATTCTTAGCAGCTTCTTTATCAGGATTGATAGAAGTATAAATACCGATATCATCTGCATACTCAGAATAATTATATCGCAACCAATTATAAAAGAATACAATAGAATTGTTTGTAGAAAAGAAGAATAATTTCTTTCCTGGAATCTTACTAATCATATCAAGAACAATTCTAGCAATATAGTCAAAGTTTTCTTTCATAACAAGGAAGTCACAATAAGTCATCTTATTAAATCCATGTGTGGTTAAACAACTTGATAATTCATTGTTCGAGATACCACTTTTATACAGCATTGCAATATAATGTGTGTGAGGGTCAGATTCTGGGTCAAATAAAGACAGCATCGGAACATTACAGAAGTAATTCTTATAGATTCGATTCTGTGCATCATCACCTCTTGATGGAGTTGCTGATAAATACAAAGTCTTATAGACTGGGGAAGCATAATCTATATTACAGATATTCTCAAAATTTAGATGTGCTTCGTCTATAATCTTAAGTCCAATTCCCAAAGTCTTAAATAAATCATCAATACGATTCCAGCTATTATTGCTTGCATAAGACAATAGTGTATCATGAGTTACCATATATACTTTATACTTATCTTGATTGAATCTTTGAGACAGTATTTTATCAATCATCTTAGAACCAGATATAAATAATATCTCAGAAGATATTACATTGGTGTGATAAAGATAGCTATCTTTCCATTGATTCAACCATCCGACTGAATTTGTTATAATAACTGTCTTTACATTCAACAATGCAGAGTAAACAATTCCTAAATATGTTTTACCTGCACCTGTATTCAATGCCAAAAACAATTGATTATATTTTTTCGTATAACTATATTCTCCTTTACCAGATAAGAACTTAAGTGCTAACTCTTGTTTCTCATCTTTTGGTGGAAACTTAATCAATATCTGATTAGAATTTGTTACAGGTTTGTTATACTTGTTATCGTAAAAAGCATAACTACCAACAAGTCTTTCAACCTTTTTGATATCGATTCCTCTCGGAATTGTATAAGTCTTTTCTTGACGGTTATATACACTTCCAATTGTCTTAAACCTAAAGTAAGCTTTATCCCATAAATCAAACATCTTTTCTAATTCTGGAATATCATTTTGCTTATAGTTGTTAATCACTATTTTATTATGATAAACAACAATCTTACGGTTATCCATATATTATCACACTCCTATATAAAACAGGACTACTCCCAAGAGAGTAGTCCCGAAATTTTAATCACCCATATACTTAAACAATTCATCCGATGTTCCCTGAGATTGAACAACCGGTTCATTTGCAAGGAACTTCTGTGGTTGTACCATATACAACAAGTCATATCCTGAAGGTTCATGCTTCTTGAAACTCAATGGTGAGTATAACATTCTAGCAATATCCTCAGATTGAAGGGATATAGAAATACTTGGGTGAGTAGATACTGCTTTCTTCAATGTGAGAATCTTATAATTCTGATTATCAGGTATTGACCAGTCCGGAACTTCAATGATATTATTAATCGAACGAATCTGATTCATAATAATCACTTCTAGGTGAACGCTCATAATACTATCCAAGCCGATATCATTCAACTTATTACTTAATGTTTCCAAGAATGTTTCAGCTGTATAGTTATCAGTATTTGCCTTAAGATTAATAACTTTAATAACAGATTCAAGTCTTTCGGACATATCATCATTATGAATATTATTCAAATCAAACAAAGGATAATCAGACCCAATAATATTATTCACTGGAATAACAATATCTTCGTCTACTGTATTAATATTCTTAAGTTTCAGATATTCCAAAAGCCAATCACTCAACTGGAAGTTATCAAGATTCGATGAACGAATCGGATATTCTTCTCCAGTAGAATCATTCTTGAGATAAAATACATTTACATATTTTATTACGTCTTCGAAACTTGTATCTACGTCATCATCATTTTCATCATTCTCAACAGAAGCAAATATTTCTTCCTGAATATCTCCTTCTCTAATGACAAATTTCCATTTCTTTCCTTCTCTAAATTCAGGATTAATATAAATTGTGCCATCATCTAATGTGATAAGACGTTCAATTTGTTCCTTCGGAAGTCCAGTAGTATCGAAAGTTACTTCATTAATCTTAGCTTCAAGAAGATGTTTTGCTGATAACATCATCTGAGTTAACGGTTCCGTAAGATTTGTTACACTATAAATACCAATGTTTACTGCAGGTATAATATTGTATAACTCACCCATACATTTTCTACAAATACCGAGTCCCATTGCTGCTGATTTACATTTGATTGGACTTCTAAGATATATCTCTTTTCCAATAAGGTCAGAATTCTTCTTTACAATATTATATACATCACTTGTCCGATATTCCATTCCTTTTGGATTATTACGATAATATCTATCTGCAATCTTTTTCAATGCAACTTCATCCGTAACTTTATATTTCAAAAAGTTACGAGTTCCACAATCAAAATATGGATCAATTGTATTTGTATATGGTTTTGTATACTTCTTTGTTCTAGAACAATTTAATATCATAATTCTACTAAACTGTCCAGAACGAGCAGTATTCTTCTTTGACAAAATCTGTGCGATTCTAGCAATCAAAGATTCAAGAATATGAAATGCTACATTATTAGCACCGCCACTAATATAATTAGTGTCTACTACATATGGGAAAATGCCACCTTCCCCATTTGGTTTGACACCAATATTAATATACATTTCACGAGCTTGTTTCGGTTTGACACCTTCTTTTGCTCTAAAGGCATCTGATAAACAATGATCCCTTCCAATATACTGCTTTGCATTAACAATGTAATCAATTAATCGATTCATATCTTTTAATGCTTCTGCATTCATTTGTTCTGGTGGGAACTGAGAATAGTAATGATTCTTATGTCTATCCATGATTTCTTTAAATCCAGGACAATTATTATACATAAGAATGAAATCCTCATTGTTAATTGAGTTATTAAAGAACCATGCAAACCCATCTACAAACTTAAGATTTCTCAAAGTATCATAGATAATACGATTCAGATTATGAATAATCATAATATTATTATCTTTTCCACATCGTTCTCTTGTCGGGATAATTGCAAAATTATCAATATACTTTTTGATATATCCGTTCGTAATGCCATCCTTATTAAAGAATACATGATAAGGCTTAATTCTTTGTCCAGTCTTAATAACAAACTGCCATACAATAATGTTTATGAGAGCATATGATAGTGGTAAAATAACTATCATATTATTCTCAAACACAAATTTAATTTTTGTGTTTTGTACTCTTGGAACTTCAATATAATCCAAGAATACATCTTTCAAATCTTTTACATAATCATCAATGGTTTCTTCATTAATATCAATCGTATTGATTGTAATAGAATTACTATTAATAACTGGTGTAAATACACCATAGTCGTACACTGCTAGTGCGTTCATAATTTTCTACCTCCTAAAATACATTCTTTATAGTAATAGTTTTTGGGCGAGTCAAATCCTATTACTATCTTAATAGTATATAGAAGAAAAAGAAATTGGTCAGTAGAACAATCTACTGACCAACTTTTGTTAACTTAGTGACGAGTTTTACTCATTTCCTTCGGCTGCAGTTTAGGAGTATTTACATGTTTCTGACCCTGACCAGAAACATACATACGCTGACCCTGTCTAGCAACAATTTGAGCCTTATTTGCATATTTCTTCTTAATAGCAGCGAGTAGCTTACGTTCCTGAATACGATTCTTTACAAGCTTATTCCAGAGAGCATCATGATTATCTTTAGCCAACTGTAAAGCAGCCATACCAGTACGACGAGTCAAGTCATCGTTCTTATTCAACTTTACGATTGTTCTACGACTAATCTTCTTTGCTTCCATAAGTACATCTGCTTCTTCCAAAAGTTCACGCTTTTCAGAATCAGAATCTGCATAATGATCATCATAGAAGAATGCTTCTTGTAGTTCATCCATGTTTAAAGAAACTTGTGTTTCTCTCAAATCCTGAGAGAGTCTTTCATTTGTATAAAGTCCCATAGGATATATCCTCCTTTAAAAAATAAAATTTAATTGCAATTAAAGATTTTATTATATTTTACATACTAATCCCAGTCTTTTATATAATTGTTATGTTTTTAAAGCATGAATAACAATCTGATAAATAATTAATAAGATTACACAATACGTAATCTGAGAGAATATTGGAGGTAAAATTAAAAATGGACATCACACAAATTGTTAATAGCCAAACCGTAGACGTATATAAGAATGAGATGTTAGATGCTCTTAAATTATCATTTCCTGGATTAACAGAGTCTGATTTAAGAGAAGCAATTGATTATTCTATTGTAAAGAGAGGTAGGGATAGTAAAGCATATCTAGATAACAACTACAAAAAAATAAAAGAGAATAGAACTCTGTTTGAGATTACAGATTATATCATTCAAAGAGAACCGATTATTACAGTATCTGGTGTTATGTTTAAGAAACACGGTACTTGTCCGAATCCATTCGTAAGATTGATTCAGGAATTTCTGGAACAAAGAGGAATCTATAAGAAGACAATGTTTAAATATCCGAAAGGCTCAGAAGAATTTGAAAAATATAATATTCTTCAGCTTTCAGAAAAAGTTTCCAGTAATGCAATGTATGGTGCATCTGGTAATCATACAAGTGTCTTCTATAATCTGTATGTAGCAAGAAGCATTACAATGCAAGGTAGAAGTTGTATTGCAGCAGCTATTATGTTATTTGAAGCTACAATGGCGAATAATGTAAAACTTCTTAGTTTAAACGATGTTGTTACGTTTATCAATAATGTAAGAAGAGAACCAATTGGAAAGTATCCTGATGAGATTATTCTTGATAAAGATAAGTATGTGACAACAGAAGAATGTTTCTTTAAAATCTTGTATAGTTGTGGTTTCTATTGGATTCCAACCGAAAAAGAAATGACTCTGATTTGGGATATCATTAATCAATGTAGTCAACATGAACTGAACAAATTGTTTTATAAAAACAATCTATTCTGGTTTGTAGATAACAGCGTTGTAATGAATAAAATTTTGAGCATTTTGTCTACTCTTGATACACCGTTTATTGACCCAAATGACCCACCGGAATCTATCAAAGGAATAATGGATGAATTATATGATATGATATTTGAATGGGTTTATTATGATAAACAGTATATGGATAGAATCGATAGAACTGAGAATATGTATCGTTGTGTTTCTATGCTTACGGATACAGATAGTTGTTTTATTTCATTTGATGGATGGTATCGTTATATTCTTGACAAAACATTCAATATTCCAATGAAAATTAAAGAACTTGAAATCGAAGAAAAAACTGGAGAAGTGAAAGAAGCTTTTGATATTTCATATGATTATGATTTCTATACAGATGAAATTATTGAAAGTCAGAATATTATTAGACCTGACGTTATCACGCCTCAAGTAGGATTTCGTTGTAGTATTATCAATATTCTTGCTAGTATTATGGGAAAACTTGCAATTGATTATATGGGTAAGTATTCCGATAACTCTAATTCTACAACTTGTTATGATGGTTCAAAACGTAAAAGTTTCTTCATTCTTAAGAATGAATTTCAGCTTAAACGTGCTCTTATCACAGATGGTAAAAAGAACTATTGTGCATATCAAGAAAGACAAGAATCTAATATCATTCCAAAAGAAAAAGCATTATCAATTACAGGTATGCCAATTAAAAAAGTTGGTGTTCCGGAATCTACCAAGATTAGATTACAGAGAATTTTACTTGACCAAGTACTTGATAATCCTGGAGAAATCTCTCAAGTAGAAATTGTAAAACAACTAGCTGTGTTAGAAAAACAAATTATTGAGGCGATCGAAAATGGTAGTAAGGATTATTTCAAGCCTGAAAGAATTAAAGCATTCAGTGCATATGATACTCCGATGAGAGAATCTGGTATTAAAGCATCTGTTGCATTTAACTTCTTAAGAGATGATAATATGGAAGCAATTGACTTAGATCAAAGAAATAGTATTCTAAATATTAAAGTAAACATTGACAAAAAGAATGTTGATGGATTAAAGGAAAAGTATCCACAAATTTACGAGAAAGCCGTAGAGTTGATGAATACAAAAAAAGAATTCGCTAATGGAATTACAGGTATTGCAATTCTTGATAATATGCAAGTTCCGGAATGGGTAAAAGATTATATTGATTATGCAACAATTGTAAATGATAATCTTCGTTCATTCCCATGTGAAGCATTAGGTATAGACCGTATTGAAAATAAGTATATAAACTATACGAATATTTTGAAGTTCTAAACAAAAAAAGAAGAATGGATGTAGAGTCCATTCTTCTTATTCTGTCTTTTAGCAAACCTTGCGGTCAAGACCAAACATTCCGATTAAATCTAACGCCCAGCTAATATCCAGCTGACGTTCTGCGTAAGGTTCAATTCCGATTGTTTCACAATTATGATTATTGCAGAATTCTATTAAAGCTTCAGATGCATCGTCACGTTCTACGACTTCCATCTCAAATAACTTTTCAAGAATTTCATGTAAATAAACCCAATCACTAATATACTGCATCACCTGAGATGCATCTTCAGCAGACATGCCACCGAACATTCCGATCAAATCTTCAACCAGGCTAATATCCAGCTGACGTTCTGCATAAGGTTCAATTCCGATTGTTTCAGAATCGTGTTCATTCATCCAAGATACGAATGCACCATTCATGTCTTCCAGATTAGCTGTATCCATTCCAAAACCAAACAGCTTTTCGGAAATTTCACACAGATAAATGTAGTCATTCAAATATGAAATAACTTCCTGTGCGTTGTTAGCGGTTGCGATAGCGATATTGTTCATCATTTTAGAATTCATCATGGTAAACCTCCAAGTTTCTGGAACATAGTAAACTATCAATATAGGTTTGTTCCAATAACCATATAATGATATTGCACGATATGTGCTAGGCTCAGTTTTAAGTCATCCATAGCTCCAGACTAAATAGACCTTTCTAAGGATAGTACTATAATACTATCTTCTATTCACTATAATTATATATAAGTGAATATATGTAGTTTTACAAAGTCCGATATATTCTATCATCTTTAACATATCTATAATTGTGTAAATGAAAGGAGGATATTATATATGGCTGTTTCAGTTCAGAAATATATTAAAAATATGGCAAAATCTGTAGCCTATACAACTTCAGATGTATTGCAAACTAAGTTTGAATATATTAAAGAATTTAAAGACGAAAATAACGAAGTCTTTAAAAATATTTATCATTCTGTATATGATTATAGAACTACATTTGCCAGAGTGAAAAAAGTTATTACAAATAATAAAATAATAGATGCTGCCAGAGTAGGATATGATTCTGTTCTATATAGTATTACTACCGGTGATTTCTATGCAAAGAATAGAGAAAATGAAATATCTGAAAAATATGGCGGTTCCATAATGGAAGATTTTGATATCGATGATGACGATTTCAACTGGGATAATGAAGATATTTCTACTGGTGAAAAGGTTATTGCTACGGCTGTTAAAAAGAATAGTAAGATTAATACTGCTCTAACAGTTGAAGCGATTGCAAAAACTGGTAAAGCACAAATGGATGTTGCAAAAGAAAACACTATGCTGTTATATACTCAAAACGAACGTATGCTAAATAAGTTAGATACTGGGTTTGAGAATATATTAGGTTTTCTTAAGCAGAATGGTGAACAAACTGCTAAGATTCAAAATCAAATGAATGATAATCTTAATAAGTTTATGACCAATGTGGATAATAATATAGCGAAATTAACTGCACAAATGGATGAACTTCTTAAAATGCAGAGAAACATGTATAATCCTCAGAAACAAGAAGAACAAAATAAAAGAGCCGGATACGACGATCTTATTAGTCGTAATGGCGTATTGAATATCAGAGAGTATGCAAAGCATGTTAAAAGACAAGCTTTTAATACATTAAATAGTGTGACAGGTAATGGTCTTAGTATGTTACTTGGTGATACAACAGGTGAAAATTCTAACTTGTTGGCACAGTTTGCTGCTACACCATTTAGAAGTACTATGACTACATTAATGAATAAAGCACTTGGTGCTAGATTTGATAAGGCTGCTGCTGAATTAAATACTACATTAACAGGAATTATCCCGTCATTAATCGCAAAGATTAATAATGCTGGTAAGAAAAGCGATAATGGTATTATGGGTTTCTTAGGTAAAATTTTTGGTATTAAAGATAAATCTAATGAAACTATTAATCCAGGAGCATATAATAAGGGTGCTATTCCGTTTGATGGAATAACCAAACGTGCGATTACAGATGTAATCCCATACTATTTAAGAAAAATGACGTCTGCATTAACTGGTGGACAAGAAATGACATATAACTATGAATCTGGTAGATGGATGACTGTACGTTCATTATTAGCAGAACATAAGAATGTCAATGAGTCTGCTTTAAATAGTACCACTTCAACATTACTTAGAATTCTTGAAAGTAATATGAATGGTCGTAGATTAAGTAACTCTTTTGAAAATAAAAAAGATTACGATAGTTTCATGAATGCTCTAAGACAATACGCTAGTCGTGTTCAAAATGCTGGAGGTGATGTTGGTTCTATTAAAGAATCAGATCTTAGAGGTGCTGAAAGAGAAGTTCATAATGCATTACGACATGTTCTTCAAATATCTTATAGTGGATATAATAATGCAGCTTATAACGGTGATAGAAGATATGTAGAAAGAAATGGAAAGAGAATTGAATCTGGTTTAGGAAGAAGTGCAATTAGTACTTTAAGCACTACTGTCAGAGAACAAATCAAATCTCAAAATTCTACAATTAAGAGTATCAATGCTGGTAACTCTATCTTATATCAAATCGATGCTGAAGGATTAGCAGGTGTTGACCCTAAGAACTTCATAGGAAAAGCAATGCAATATAATCAACACGGTGATATGACAGATAGATATGTTCAAGAATTACCAATGTCTCAATCTTTACTTCGTGCAAAGGATGAATATGGTTATACAATCTATAATTATTTAAGAGATATGGGTGGAAGTCTTAGATTCATTAAAGCCAATTCTATCTATCTTTCCGGTATTGAAGCACTCGGGAATCTAGTAGCCGCAGGTAATAATTCAAAGCGTGGTAAAAAAAGAAGAAAATCTAATTCAAGTCCATCTCAGGAAAATTGGGATAGATTATTTAATGCATCTTCTAATCAAGATGTAAAATATGATAATAAAAAAGATGAAAAGTATTCTCATACTTATTATCAAGACCAATATAAAAAGAGTGTTGATAATTCTGAAGAATCTTATAAGAGAAGTATTCGAAATGCTAAAAAGAGAGCTGCTGAAAAAGGAAAAAGCTTCGAAACTGCCACCAGTACTGATTTCCATAGTTCTAATGATGAAATCGGATTAGCAAGAATCATGATGGGTGCAGAAAGCGATATTGTCGCTGGTGCAATTGTAGAAGAAGAAAAGAGAAAGAAAAAGGAATCTGATGAAAGATGGAAGAAGTTAGAAGATATTTTTGGTTCAGATCGTGCTAAGAAATTTAGAGAAGCATCAGAAAAATTCAATAAAGAACAAACTTTAAGTAAGAATATGGAGAAAGTAAAAGACCAAGGCTTTGGTGCTAATTTGGTAATGTTTACTAAATGGGCAAGCGATAAAGTAGGTAAGCCTGGAGATCTGATGGCAGATAATATTCTCAAAATAGATTATTGGTTACAGAAAGTAATTTATGGTGAAGACTTACGACCAGAAGATCAAAAAACGTCTTTCTTCGGACATATCAAAAAAGAAATCAGAGATGGCTTTACTTTAGTATCTGATAAGATTTCTGAAACCTTTGAAAAAGTAAGAGATAAGATAAAACCTTATCTTGAAAAACCAATGAATTTCTTGTTCGGTAAACCAAATTCTGATGGAATTCGAGAAGGTGGTGTATTCGGTGGATTCATCGGAGGTGTTCAAAAGGGTCTTCGAAAGAATGCTGATGATGTAGCGAAATATGTAAAAGAACAAGCTGCTGAAAAAGCAAGAAAACTAAAATCCTATCTTAATCCAGAAGACCGTGAAGACGACGATGATGACACTGATTATTCTAGTGGTGGTAGTAATAGTGGTTCTTCTGGTAGTCCAACTCATCGGTCAAAACCGAGAAGATTTATAGATTCTGATACAAGACAATATATTTATAATGAAAATACTAATTTAAGATATAACCCTGATACAGCAACTACTTCAGAACAATATGCAACTAGACGAGAAAATTTTATAAATCATTTTAAATATAGACAGACTAGAGATAGATGGACTTGGGGTGAAGTCCAAGCAACAAATTCGTTGGTGAATTATCAAAAAATGCGTAATCGCCAAAAAAATCAATATGAAGTAATACGTCAAGGAGATGAATATGTAAAAATTACTTCAGATGCAGAAAGAGCAAAATCAAAGCAAAATTTAATTAATGAATTATCTGCTAAGATTCAAAATCAAGAGAATGCTATTGTTCAATATAATAAAATGCAAGAAAGAAAAGAAGAATTAGAAAATAGATTAGAAGAAATACGTGAAGAATTGGCAGATACCGATCCAACTGATGTTGTAACTAGACATAAACTTGAAAAAGAAAAAAGTGATGTTATCAGTCAACTCAATAGTACAACTGGATGGATAAGTAAACAAAAAAGCAATATAATCAAAACTAAAAATAATTTGGAAGCAAATAAAAATAAATTACAAAAGATTCAAAATTCTGTAACTAGAATAAAGAGAATGGCTGTTGGTGGTGTTAATAAAACTGGACGACCATTCCAATCTGTATTATCTGCTGGTGAATTACATAACGGTGTACCTGTTCCATCTATGGGTATTTATACTATTAATCCTGGTGATGTTATTGTTAATCCAGCCAATAGTTCTACTAGAATGAAACAAGCAACAGCAGAAAAAAATTATCTTAATAATATTAGAAGAAATGCAGAAGCAAATGATAAATTAACTGCAGCTCCAGAAGAAGAATCAAAGAAAGATGATAAAAATACCGAAAAAGATACTAATAAAATGGCAGAGTTAATGACAAATAGAGACTGGACTACATTAACCAGTAAAGAACAAAGAGCAGAATTCTTAGGAAATGTTGCTTCTAGAGGTCTTATTGGTGGTGGATTAGGTCTTCTTGTTGGTGGTCCTTTATTAGGTGCAGCTGTTGGTGCAGCATCTTCATTGACAAAATCTACTGATGCTTTCTCTAGTCTATTATTCGGTAAAGCAATCAAGGATAAAGATGGAAATGTAAAAGTAGATGAAAAAGGAAATATCGAAAGAGAAGATAATGGACTTATTAGTAAAGAAATTATGAAGGCAATGCCGGATGTAAAGAAATTTGGTCTTGGTGGTGCACTTGCTGGATTGATAACTCCTCTTGGTCCAATCGGTGGTATTATTGCTGGTTCTGCATTAGGTTTCGCTAAGAATTCTGAAATGTTCCAAGGTTCTCTGTTTGGTGACGGTGGTATATTCTCGGATAAAAATATCAATAAGATTAAGAAAGGTGCTAAGAATATTGGTGCTGGTGCAATTATTGGTGCTCTTACATTACCTGGTCCATTTGGTATTTTAGGCAACGCTCTTATTGGTGCGACTGCAGGCTATATTACTTCTACTGATAAATTTAAAGATGCTTTACTTGGTGAAAAGATTGACCCTAATGATCCTAATAGTAAACGTAAGGGTGGTATTGTTGGTAGAATCAAAATGGAAATGGTTCCATTAAAGGATTTCGGAATGCATCTTCGTGATAATATTATGGATGAAATATTCGGTAAAGATGAAGGTGAAGGACGTAAAGGTGGATTATTTGGTGCTATCAGAGATAATATGGTTACACCACTTATCGAAGGTAGTAAATCCGTATTCCAATCTTTATCAAATAGTGTTTCAGATATGTCTCATTTACTTAGTGATACATATAAGAAACTTAAGGCAAGATGGGCTGGAAATGATTTCTTTGGTGGAGCAATTGAAAAACTCGATACTTTATCAGGTGGTCTTATTAAAGGTGCTGGTAGTATTGGTAGAGCAATGACAAAACCATTTAGACTTCTCGGTGAAGATGGTATTGGTGGTGCACTTACTGCAGGTAGAATTAGAAAAGGTACAGAAATCAATAAGACTGCTAGAGAAAGAATGATTTTCAGAACAAAACATAAGTTAGGTCAAGATGATAAATTCTATAACTCTGATAAAGCGATGTCTAATATGTCTCAAGATGACTTAATGGTAGCTCAGACTCTATTACAATTTGGTGATAGTAGAGACAATATTGATAAAGCTAGAAATGAAGATTATAGAGTTCTTGGACAAACTATAAGAGATTATAATTATTTAAATAGATCTGATACTAAAAAAGTTATTAAAATGCTAAAAGAAGGAGATATTGCTGGTGCTCAAAGATTTGCTAGAACTAGAAATATATCCGATAATGCAAAAGCTAACATGGCATCTTTAATATCTAGACATCAGAATAAACTTGATCAATATAAGAAAGCTAGTGACAGAATTAATAATTCTGGTAAAACAGCTCAAGAGTTATTAAAAGAAATTGGCTTAAATGTAGATATAAGTGATGCTTCTTCTGTAAGATATATGCAGAAGCAATTGCAAAGAGAAATTGCTCACAACAATGCTGGTTTAACAGATGAAGAAATCGAATATGATAAGATTAGAGAAATCTGGGCTGACCCAGATAAATCTCCTTTGAAGAATGTAAATACTGGTGTATCTGGAATTCTTGACCAATTAAAAGGTATTTATGCTGAAATCAAATTAGGCAATGAATATGACAAACTATCAAATTCTGAGAAAGCAGAATATAATAGTAAAGATGATTATATTAATAAGAATAAAGCAAAACTGGCAGCTGAGCCTGAATCTGAATCTGTCGAAAAAACAAATATCGGTAAAGCTGGTAATTTAGCAGATGCTGTTCATGTTAATCCACATACGAATCTGTATCAAAAAATGAAAGCTGTAAAAGACCAAGAAAAGATTAAACATCTTCGTGAGATTGCTGATAGAGGCGTTAGAATGTTTAACAACGCTATCATTGCAGAACTTAATGATCCTGAGAAAGTAAAGATTGATATTGAAGAACAATTTGGAGAAGGTAAAGACGAATACTCTCCTGCAAAAGTAATTAAAAGAGAAATGACCATCGAAAAGTTTGAGAAAACTTATACTTTCACAGTTTCTTATATATGTACGAATAAGGGTGATATTAAAGTTCCAACTGATCAAGAAGAAGATTTTGAACAAAACAGAGATCAATTTGTAAGTGATTATATGGAACGCTTTATGCCAAAAGAAACCGCTATCGATAGAGCATTTGATAAGATTCCTAGTCTTACATTCGGAAATATTATTAAGAGTTCTATTAAAGCTGCTGGTGTATTAGGTATTGCTAGTTTATTCCCTCTCGGTGCAGTAGTTGGACTTCCTGCATTAGGTGCTCTCAAAGTTGGTAAATGGGCAGCTAAGAAATTTGATGTTAAAGGAAAAATAAAGCGTACTAAAAATAAATTAGTTCGTGGTATTAAGCATAAACTAGGTTCTCATGAACTAGATATGGATTCAAAACATCAACAAAAGAAAGATGAAAAATATAGAAGCAAAGCTAGAAAAGAACTATTAAAAGCTATCGACAATGATGATCCAGCTTTGAATGATTTGTCAAATGAAATGTATGGTTCTGATTATCAAGACCTAAGTGAAGATGAAAAGAAGGAAGTTAATCATCAATTCATCGAAAACTATGTATCTGGTAAACGTTCTAAACAAGTAAGTGGTCATGGACTTGTTGGTAATGTAAAAGCTGTTGGTCGAAACATTAAGTCTGGTGTTAAAAATGCAGTTGCTGGTAGTTTGAAATTCGTTAAAGCTAAGAAAGAAAAAGCTCAACAAGAAGAAACATTCCTTGGAAAGTTTTTTAATAGACTTGATAAATGGAACTTAAAGAGAGAAAGAAAACTTGTAGACGGTAAGAAAGACAGTAAACTAGCAAAGATTCTGAAATGGTTATTTGTTGGTGGTATTGCTGCTCCAATTATCGTAGGTTTCGTAAAAAATAAAATAGTTCCAGCTGTTCAAGAAAAAATTGCTCCATTCTTAAAGAAAGTCGGACAGAAAGTTATCGGTGTTAAGAATGAAACTACAGGTGAATATGAAGGTGGTATTGTATCTGGTATTGTAAATCCAATTAGAAACTTCTTTAAAGACAAATTCAAAAATATTCATGACTGGTTTACTAATGATGGTAAATATGAATCTCATGATAAAGGTATGATTGGTTTATTAAACAATATTAAAGGTATTGGTGAATACATTATCGAGCTTTGGAAATCTGGTGCTTCTACAATTTACGGTGAGTGGCTTCCTAAAATTGTTGAAAATGCTGGTAGAAACTTCTTACCTATACTTGGTAATTATTTCAAAGGATTATTTAAAGGTCTTGGAGATATATTTAATGGTAAGGGTAAAGGAGATTTCGGAACTGATTTAACTGTCGCTGAAGCAGATGGTGAAACTTCTTCTCAAGGCAAAACTGTTATGTTAAATAATGGGTTTGGTAAAAAAATAGCCTTAACTGTGCCTGCGAATAAAAATAAATATAAGTTTAATTTTAATACAAATATCAAACGTATAACAAATACTGATGGTACTGCGACATTTAAAAATGATAAGACTGGTCAATCTATTACAAGTGAAAAGATTAATGATAAGGATATGTACCTGTCTGGTAAAAATAAAGACGATGTTAATATTTATACAAAGAATGGTACAAACAAAGCTTACATTAAGGATGAAGAAACTGGTACTTATATTCCTTTTACTGAATATCAGATTGCTATGAACGAGGCTGCTGCAAATAATGATGTTATAAAAGATTATCAGAAAAAAGAAGCTAATAACCAACAACAAGCTGGTTATGCGGTTGAAGATAGTTCTAAGAATGTTGGAACTATTGGAAAGATAATGGGAAAGAGTATCTTTAATCTTAACAACTTAAAGATATTTGGCGGAAAAGCAATTGAAGATGCATTTAAGATCTTCAAAAAAGGTGGAGCAAAGAAAGCAGCTAAAACAGTAGTAGATTTGCTATCTCCTGGTGGTATATTCAGTTTAGCTAAAAAAGGTCTTACCCTTTTGTCAGCTATTCCTAAACTTGGAGCATTTGGAATTAGAGCAGGTTCTAAAATGACTAAAGGTTTACAAGAAAAACTTCAGACAGCTCTTTATAAAAGAGCAAAAAACATACCAGAAAAAATAAAAAGTCTACCAGAAAAAATAAAAGGATTCGGAAAATGGGCAGCAAACACTAAAGCTGGTAAATGGATAGGTGGAAAAGCTAAAAATGTCGGTAGTCAAATAAAAAAGAAAGTTAAAAACTTAGGTAGTAAAGTAAATGATATCGGTATTCAAATAGACAGAAAAGCAGCTAAAGCTGGTAAATGGATAGGTGGAAAAGCAGCTAAAGCTGGTAAATGGATAGGTGGAAAAGCAAAAGGTCTCGGACAAAAAGCTACAAGTGCATTTAAACGCTTAATGCAAAATGAAAAAGTAACTTCACTTAAAGATAAAATTCTTAATGTTGGTAAAAAAGCTAAAAACTTAGGTGAAAAACTTGGTAGTAGTAAACTAGTAACTAAAATTAAAGAATGTGTAAAAGCTCTTAAAGGAAAAATTAGTGATAAGCTTAAAAAAGTATTAGAACATGAAAAAATTCAAAAACTTTTAGGAAAAGTTTTAAGAAAAAATACGGATACAATTGCCAAAGGAGCAGAATTAGCTGTTACCGAAACAATAGAAAAGAATGCAGAAACGATTGCTAAAAAAGCAGGTAGTATTGCAGCTAAACAAGCTGCAAAGAGTTTTAGTGTTGTTTCTATTGTAGCTGATTTTATTCTAGGTGCTGATGATTGTAGAAATATATTAGGAATAGTAGAGCAAAAACCATCTATTACGGAAAGAATTACTGCTGGTCTTATTAATAGTATCCCTTCTATTATTGCTTCTCTTGCTGAGGTAATAACTGGAGCATCATTTGGTGCTGCTGCTGGTGTAGGAATAGCAATGTATACAGTAAGCATTATTGCAACAGTTATTATTGCTATAGATTTTATTAGATCAGCTATTATTGATCTTATTCTTAAATTATTAGATTCAATTGGTGTTGATGTTTCTGATTTTAAAAAGAAGAGACAAGACGCTAAAGACGCAGTAGCCGCTTATAATGAAAAGAATAATACTAATATATCTATTGAAGAGTATAATAATATAATGGGATATAAATCAGTAAAACAAAAAGGAAAAGAAGGAGCTGCTAATGCCTTGTCAGCAGCTTGGGGTTATGACTCTGGAACAAAAAATGATATTAAAGATAAAACTTCTGAAGTTAAATTAGACAATAAAAAATCTAATAAAACTAGAAAGAAGCTTGCTACAATATTCTCATCTATTTGGCAATCATTTGGTAAATCTGATTTTAATTACTATGTTGAAGATGAAGATGGTAATGAATTATCTGGTAAAGAAAAACTTAATGCAAACCAACTGAAATTTGAAAATCTTGCATCTGAAATCATAACAAGTTTAGTTACTTTATTAGACCAAGCTGATCCAGATGTAATTAGCGATGTATATAGTAATTCTCATGATTTTGTAGGATTTGTTGATTCTAGAAACAGATTGAGAAAAGTATTTAAGAAGGGTAAAGAAGACCCATCAACTCAATTTAATATAGATGAAGAGCATGCAAGTTGGAAACGTATTAAGGCGATTGCTGGTGTATGTGCGATTATCAATGAAATCTTTGAACCATTAAACGACAAAGCAACTGTAACCGGAATTATTGTATCTAAAATGATTCCTGCTTACTTTACTTCTAAGGGTAGTGATAGTGATGTAATCGACTGGGCTAATGAAAATGTAGACAATAGTGTTTATAATTTAAATATGACTCAGTATGACGCTGAAGAATCTAACTATATCGGTGCTCAAGCTATAGGCTCTGAAACAGCATCTGGTATAGAAGGGGTTGCAACTAATGCAAATGCTAATAGTAAATTATCTCCTATCAAGGGAAAATTAGCAGCTATCTTTGGAAAAGGTAAGAATCTAGTATCTAATATCGGTGATAAAGTAAAAGATACTCCATTCGGAAAGATTGGAATGAAATTATCCGAAATTATCGATAATGCAATTAGTTCAATAACTGGTGGATTTGAAAATGTAGAAGATATGTTTAAGAATCTATCTAGTAAAAATAAGAGTACTAATGAATCTATTGATACTTTATCATTACTTCCAATTGATAAGAAATATTGGAAGATTAGTTTGGATAAAAAGAATCCGTTCTTAAGTTCAATCTTTAACTTTATGGAATCTATGAACAGAGTTGTTAAAGCACCGTTCGCATTAGCAGCAGCTTCATTGGGTTCTGGTTTGGATACGATCTCTAGTAATGTATCTGAGTCATCAGGTAATTCTAATACAAGTAATAATTCTGGTTCTAACAACGGTTCTGATAATACTAGTACAAATTCGACTTCTTCTTCTGGAACTAAATCTGGTGGAATGTTAAGTAAACTGGCAAAAGCCGGTAAATCTATTGGTAAAAAAGTAGTAAGTGCGTTTAAAGGTTTATTTGGTAAAGGTCGAGATGATGAATCTGGTTATGGTGATGACCCATATCATATTTATCAAAGAGATTATAAAGGTTCTTTCCATACAACTGGTGATTCAGAAAACCAAACAATTGCAGATTCAGGCTGTGGACCAGCTGCTGCAGCATCATTGTTAAGAATGTATGGTAAAGATGGTGATATGAATAATGCTGTTAATTATGCATTAAATAATAAATATAAGGAAGTAGACGGTGGTACATACCCTCAATACTTCAATGATTATTTAAATAAAAATGGTATTAGTACAAATTCTAATGCTGATAACAATGATGTTGTTGACAGTTTAGTCCATAATAAACCCGTAATTCTTATGGGTAGAGATTCAACCAATAGCGGTAAAACACCTTATGGTTCTAAATATTCTCATTACGTTGTGGCAAGAGGATTAGATAAGAATGGTAATGTAATTGTAGAAGACTCTGAAGACAAAAACGGTTCTACAAGATATAGTCTTGCTGATACACTTAATAATTCTTCAGTTCGAATTACTACCGGTAAAGGTAGATACGGCAGAGCAAAAGATAATGTTATGGATAGTTATGTTGGTGGAGTTAACTCTGTAATGTCAGCTGCTATTTCTAATATTATTGGTAATGTAGCTGGTAGTATAAATCTCGGTAGTAGTTCAAATAAATCTACAGGTAACAATGCTGCAAATAAAGTTGCTGGTACTAAAGGTGTTAATGGTAAAATTGGTGTAAGTGATGATATTAATACATCTTGTGGATATACAGCTGATCAACTTAAAGCTGCTATTCATAGCATTAATGCAGGGTGCTCTGCAGAACAATTCCCAGAAGCAGCAATTGCAATAGAACAAACTAAAGGTGTTAATGCATTATTTACAATTGCAGTAGCGGTTCAAGAACATGGTTGGGATGGTCCTGTTGGTGTTAATACAACCGGTGCAAATTATGGTAACTGGAATGTATTTAATATCGAAGGTAGTCCTAATTCTTCTAATGGACGTTGGAAAGACTATGATAATTTAACCGATGCTTTTGAAGGATTCGGTAACTTAATTATGGGTGATACTTATTACGGAAATGGTTTGACTACGCCAGAAAAGATTGGTCCTTTATATTGTGATGAAGGATGGGCTGGACCTGTTTGTCAAGTTGCTGCATTGATTGCAGATCACATTTCTGGTTCCGGTCGTGGTAAGAATGATAGTATTATTCGTCCTACATTTACTAAAAAATTCTTAAATAACGTTACTAGTACAATTAGTTATTATACAAATAATGTATTATCTAGATTAGGTGCAACTTCTAACAGTTCTTCTAGTTCTAATAATTCAGGAACTGTTTCTAGCGGTAGTGCAAATGTTGATATTGATGCTGAAACTACAATTATTTGTGGTGACTCTATCACATATGGTTTAAGTATAAGAACAAGTTTAGGTGATAGAGCTATGGGTGTTATATCTGGTACAACTGATATCAATTGTCAAGGTAGTTTGGGGCAAACATATCAATCTCAATTTAAAGCTCATAGTGATATTATTAAAAATGCAACAGATGCTATCTTCTTCTGGGGTATGAATGAAGTATTTGCTAATATGGATACAGAAAGCTACTTTAAACGCTATCAAGAATCTATTGATACGATTTTAGGTTACGGTGGAAGAAATACAAGCAATACAAATGTTTATATCTTAACAGTAATCTGGGTACCTGAAAACTCTGGTATGGGTGGTAGTTTTAATGCTGCTGCTATAGAGAAATTTAATGAAACTTATATTAAACCATTTGCTCAGAGTAAAGGTTATACTTTAATCGATATTTATGAAGATTCTAAAAATATTCCTCATGAAGTAGGTAACGTTCACCCAGCAGACTATCAAAAACTATATGAAATTATTAAAGCCCATACAAGCGGTAATAGCAGTGTATCTGCTACTTCCGAATCAGAATCTGACGATTCAACTACCGAAGAATCTGGTTCTGGACGTGGTCGTGCTGTTGTAGATAGAATTAAAGAATTAAAAGGAAATATAAATAAAAATATCATTCTAGGTAGTAAAAAATCCAGAAAATTATTAGTTACCGGTAAAGGATATGACAAAAACGTTAGAAGATTTATCGGTAATAATGGTATGGAAATTGGTGATACTATTTCCGATTTAAACACAGTTAAAAAAGCACCTTGGTGGGATAAATTTAAAAAATATATTAAAATCGGAAGAATTAAAAAAATCGGAGGAATTAAGAAAAAGATTAATACAAGTAACACAGCTCGAGGTAAATGGGGAAGAGCATTAGAAGATACAATTGAAAAGGCTAAAGAAACAAGTAAAAATGATAATGCTGAAGTTACAGAATCTGATGTAATTTCTGAAAACGATAATGGTGAAGAAAATACTAAAGAAACTACAGATACTTCATCAAACTCTTCTGCTAATTCTCAAGCGACCGGATTAATAAGTTTATTAGGACAATATTCAAATGCTCTAACTAGAGGTGTATTTGGTGACTTCTATGATGCATTATATGGTGATACACAGGTTCAAGGTGTTAATAATAATCAAGGAATTACTGGTAGTTTAACCGAAGGTACTGCTGAAGAAAATATGAAAAACATGTTCAAATATATGAAATCCCAAGGATTTAGTGATAATCTCGCTGCAGGTATTCTTGCAAATGTTAGAGCTGAATCTGGATTTAATCCTCATATTTTAAATGGTGGTGCTACAGGCGGTATATTTGATAATCAGGATATAGCATACGGTCTTATTCAATGGTGTGGATCTGCATCTAGAGCTTGTCTATATAACTGGTGTACTGCAAATAATTGCGATCCTGAATCACTTGATGGACAAACAAAATGGATAGTTGCTCAAATTAAAGGAATTAATCTTGAAAATGAAGAAAATGCAGCAAATGCATCCAAATTTAATGGTGAAACCGGTAAAAACACTATGACATATAACTGGGGCTATTTAAAGGCTAGAGGATCATTTAATACATTTAACTCATACTCTATAGAAGAAGCCACTAAACTTTGGTTGGAATGTGTAGAAAGATGTGAAAACATAGGTTCTGCACTTACAACAAGAATTGGTTATGCAAAAGAAATATTGAAAGAATGTACAGGAAGTAGTGATTCAGATAGTGGTTCTGGACGTGGTAAAGAAATTATTAGAAAAGCAACTTCTAGAAATAATAAATTAGGATCGGGTAGAGCTAAATTATATAGTTCTATAACAAATCCTGCTACTAATATTTCAAATGCAATAACATCGGCAGTTAATACTGCAGTAAAACCTAGTAGTTCATCCTCTTCATCAAGCTCTGACAGTTCAAGTTCTGATGATTCATCATCAACAGATACAGAAGATGAAGAATCAAAAGATGACGAAGAATCAAAAGATACCGATACTCCTACAAGTAGTTCATCTTCTTCATCTGGTAGCACAACTGGTGCTAAAACTCTATTAAGTAAACTTGCTTCTTACACAAAAGCTACTATCAAGGGTGTATATGGTAATTTCTATGATGCATTATATGGTAGTGAAGTAGAAGAGAGTTCCGGAGATAATAATGGTGGTTATACTGATGGTAGTGGTGTAATATATGCTGCAGCAATGGTATTTGAAGCTATGGGTCGTGCTAACCCAACATTTGGATACTGTTGGTGTTGTAATAGATTATTCGATCTTGAATGTAGAGATGGTAAAAAAATTGATAAAGTTAGACCAGACTGTGCAGGTATGATGTCAGCTGTAGCACAGTATATGGGTTATTATACATACCCTTCTAATAGATCTACATATACTGATACCTTCCACGGTTTAGGTTATAATGTAACTAATTTCTGGGCACAACGTATATGTGATAAAGACGGTAATGTAAGTCCAGATTGGGAATATAAGGATTTCGACCCAAATGATAGACAACCTGGTGATATGCTCATTAGAGATGATGTAGGTCATATTGATATGTATGTATTTACTGATACTAATGGTAGAGTTAGAGGTTTTAATGCGGGTTCAGGTGGTTTTTTCCCTGATGGACATTGCGATTCTGAAGGTAGTGGTATTGAAGATTCATATAAATTAGCTAAATATTATCTTGAACACGGAAATCAGTTACCTACAAATGATGGTAGTTTTGGTGCTGGAACTATACAAGATAATGAGGCATTATATGTCATACGTTATAAAGGAAGTAGTGGTTCTGGACGTGGTAAAGAAAAAAATCAAAACAAGAAAAATATTTCAAATACATCTACAAATGAGTATAAAAAAGCAAGTATTGATAGTGGAGAACATATTAAAAAAGTTCCATGGTCGGTACAACAAAATATAGATAGAATCGGCAGAGAAGGATTAAAAGCATATAAAAATCAAACTGGCAGAGGTATATTGAAATCATTAGATGAGGTTAAACAAAATAGTATAAATAGAAAATTATTCTCAACATCATCTAATAACTTATCATCGTCTAATATTAGTTCCACTAATAATAATACGAGAAATAATCATCTATCAAAATCGTCATATATCGGTGAAAACACATTAACAACCAATACATCAATAGATTTAGGACAATTGATAAATCTAATAGGTATTATAGCAAATAATAGTGATAAAATAGACACAGTGTTACAGTTGTTAGGTGCTATTGCAACTAATACTGAAAATACAACTACAGCTGTTACAAATAAAAACAACAAATCGTCTAATACTGGAGGAAACGGATTATCTGCATTGAGAAATGCTCTTGATTCAAATAGTTCTGGTATAGATATTGCTAAAGCTGTATATCAAATTGCTCAAAACTAAAAGTTATGAGGACTGGGTAATTCCAGTCCTCATATTTTTATGTCTAGAACATTAGGATAAAATAACAAGAAAGGAGAAAATATCATGGCAAATACAAGTATGCGGCTTTTATATAATAACCAAAACAGTGCTATGGCTAAATTTATACATAATAAAAAAGTATCAAGTGGAACATATATTCTTACTAAATCAACACCAACAAATATATACGCTACAGCTAGCTTAGCATTAAATAATTCAGTTACTGGCGATAATAGTAATGTTATGATGCAAGTAAGAGGAGGATATGCTGCTAGAGTTTCCGAAAAATATTCATCTAATAATTCTAAATATGCATTAAAAATAAGATGTGGATCAAAAGACGGATGGGTTTATATAGGTGCAATTGAAGTAAGGGACAATGGACAAACATATATTTGGACTGAAGGAAATTACATCAGTGTAGGTATAACAGATGATAGATTAGACGATGCAGGAAAAGGAAACTATAGTTCTGCCGGAACATATAAATCATTAAATTCAAGTCCAACAACAGTAGACAAGGATGCTATAATGAAAATTAATGAAGAAAATAATGCTGCGGCAGAAGATAATGAAGATGCTAAATCATCATCTACAGCTAGCGGTATATCTTCCAGTAATAATAATGCTAATAGTGGTGAAATAAATGTTACTTATGAATATGCTGTAAAAGTTAGTCCATATACTTATATCTATAACATGGCAGATTATACAAAGAATAATAGCTATGAAAACTATGCTAGTTCTAATTCAATTCAAAAAGGTATTGACTATAGTAAGTTAAGATTTGTATTTGGAATTCCATATCAATATCTCCCTACTACAGACTGTAGAGTCGGAAATAACTATACAACTTCACTTGAACAAACAGGATATGAATTTGCTGAAAAGATTGTTTCTAGAATGCCGTTATTGTATATTACTCCAGGTAATACATCATTCATGGGTGGTACAACTGAAAACTATAGAACTGCTTTGATAGGTTCACTTGGAGATAGAGCACCTGGTGCAGCATCTGCCGAAGATGCATTAACAGAAACATCTCTGGAAACAATGCTTGGAGAATACAATGGTAAACTATATACTATTATGCCAGCTTATACAGAATATTTTAAATATGTAAACCCTTTATGTAGAGCTGGTGCAATCTTCTTAGATATTAGTGAAAAATCATTTGATAGTGAAGATGGTAGTGGTAGTGATAAATTCGGAAATTTTAACTGGGGTATTAATGAAGGTATTGCATATGAAATCTGGGAAGATGAAGAAGATACAGAAGATGAAGAAGTAGAAGATGGTGAAAAAGATTCAGATAACAAAGAACAAAATGATGAAAAAGCAGATAAAGATGAAAAATCTGATGAAGATAAAACTGATTCAACCGATGAAGATAAAAAAGAAGATGAGGAAGAAACTGAACCTAAGAAAGCCAAATTCGAAGAAGACTATTCAGAATTCTTTACATCATCCTTCTCTAAACTTAGTGAAACTATATCTGACTTTGAAAGTAGATTGTATTATGGTAATGCTATTGCATTTTATATAAATTCAGATTCTTCTTTCACAGACTCATTTGGTAATGAAACAACAGAATCTTCATTATCTACTACAATTAATACTTTATCTGATAAAGCTAGAGAAATTCAATTCCTATTAGGTACATCTCGTCAAGCAGTTGGTGAAGCCTTTGATAAAGTAGATGGTACATTAAGTGCAATTAAAGATCAAATCAATTCTATTGTAGAGAAAGTAGCAGGTGGTAATTCTATTTTTACCACTATTGCAAATAGTGTAAAGACTATTGTTTCAGGTGGTCGTATGCTATTTCCTCAGATTTGGTCAAATAGTACATTCTCTAAATCATATAATATCTCTATTAAACTAACTACTCCAAATACAGATAAAATATCTTGGTGGTACAATATCTATGTACCATTGTGTCATCTTATGGCACTTGTATTACCTCGGTCAGAATATGTAAATTCATATACAACTCCATTTTTAGTAAAAGCATTTTATAAAGGAATGTTTAATATTGATATGGGAATCATTACAGAAATGACATTTAATAAAGGTAAAGAAGGTTCTTGGACAAAAGATGGTCTACCAACTGTTGTTGATGTAACTTTTTCAATTCAGGACTTATATAGTACTATGGGTATGACATCTACTGAAAGTATGTTTAAAGGAAAAACACTTCAGAATGTTTCAGAAATGGACTATATTGCAAACTTATGTGGTATTAATATAAATGAACCTGATATCTTTAGAATGATTCGTTTATGGTGTGCATTCAATATTGAAAATAGAGTATATGACTTTATTCCTAATCTAGAGCTAGGAGTTGAAAAATATCTTCATAATAGAGTCTTGAATGTTTATAACAATTTCTGGTTTTAAATATATAACTATATAGTAAAGATGTAATCCAGAGATTATATCTTAGCTCAATAGTGAGTTTCTTGACTTTGTCGGTATTTGTGTCTCCTAGAATTCCTGGTGGAGAAATCCACCAGGAATTTATTTTTAACAAATATATAACTATATGATAAATGAATGGTGTGGTTAACTGTTCATTTGAGATTCACCTTTCTATTTGTGTTTTGGAATTTTCTGATTACAGCAAGATGTGCCTGTCGGGTTTATACTCGACAGGCTGTCTTGTCGCAAAATTAACACATCTTAAACAATTATATAAAAGGAGGTGCTTGTATGAGTAACTTAAAGAAAAAAATGAGTGAATATCAAAATAAATACGGAGATATACCGCTAAACTATAAAGAACGTTTAGATTGGATGTGCGATAAATATAGATTGAGTGTAGAAGATATGGATTTCATTCTATTTGAAAAAGAGAGACGAATGAACTCTCTATATTATACTAATCTAAAAGTGATATTATATCAAGTACCTCAAGGTGCAAAAAGACCGAGATACAGATTTACAGTGAATCGAAAAAATCTTATCACATCAGCAATTACAAATCCTGGATATATTCATGTATATTCTCCAGACGCTGCTAGTAATCATCAATACATGAAACGTATTGTAGATGAAAAAGAACTTATTCAATTAAATCATTTAATATGTACACCATGTGATGTACATTATAAAGCTTATTTTCCGACACCTAAGTCATACAATAAGATTGAAACTTTTATGGCAGAGATAGGTCTTAATAGACCGATTGTAAAACCTGATTTCGACAATATAGAAAAATTATATTCCGATATGTATAATAGTAATATCTGGATAGATGATGCTTTAACTATATCAGCTACTATTGACAAATATTATTCTATATTGCCGAGAGTGGAAATTGATCTTAATTATCTCAATGCAGTATATTGTAAACAACAATATGACAATATTGTAAAGAGAAAAGATTATCAAGATAATATGAACTTATCATTTGTATAAAGAAAGGAAATCAAAATGAATACTTTTGTTAGATCAACATGTGTTACAAACTTTGCAAAATGTAGAGAAGAATTATGGAAATCAGTATATAGTAAATATATCTATCTTCATAAGATTATCGAGAAGATTAATATTCTCAAAAGAATCGAATCTTCTAGTATAGACTTTGCTAAAATGACTATTGATATTATATTTACAGAAAATATAGATGATACAATTGAAGAAATCATAACACAAGGATATAGTGAGTTTCTAAAAGAATGTAAAGATGCTATTCCTGAAGAAGTTTATAATTTTGTAACGTCTAATCCATATGAATTTTTCTTCTTATCATTTACTGGAACAAGAGAAGTTATTATCAATTTATAAAGAAGACAGGTAACCAATACGGTTACCTGTCATATTTTATTGTTTCATATCTTTCAACATTTGTTGAATATAGGCTTCATCTACATTAATAATCTTTAAAGAATCTAATGCAGTAACAAAAGTACAAATTGTTTCACAATGTTCAACAATCTTTTCAATATCTAATCTAGAATCTTTAACAAACGCTTTAGAGGCATTTTCATTAACCATCGATACTTTAGACATATTGTAAATCATCTGTTCTAGTACATTCTTAGAACGACTGTTTCTAATATCGGTAGCTCTTCTCTTTCCAAGTGCAATATAAGATTCTTCAATCTTTGCTGCTGATTCTTGGGCTCTAGCATTATTTGCTTTTTCTGCTAGCTTATCCTTATTATCTTCAACTTTCTGTTGTGTCTTAGATAAGGATTCTGCCAATGCAGCTTTATCTTTCATATTGTTATTTACAAAGTCCGCTGTTTGCTCTCTTACTCTATTTGTAATTTTATCCACAGCATCACCAACTTCAATCTTATCAAGTTTATCATAAAACTTTTCTTTATCTTTCTTATTCGGTTTGAAAGATTCAGAATTAGATTTGTCAGCACGTTCTAGAATAGATTCTACTGTAGTATCAATTGCATATGCCATTTCAGACATAATATAAGACATACCTCTAAACTTACTTAACAACTTCATAGAACCCTGTTCATTTACAAAATTTGTAACCAATTGTCTAACAAGCTTCTGATGATATTCTTCTCTAATTAAAACTGGATTTAAACAGTTATCTACAATTGCCACTAATCCTTCTGTAACAAATGCATCTGTAATCTTCTGTTTATATTCAAGAAAAGTATGATCTACTCTATTACGAGAACTAAGCTTTTCCCAGATAGCAGCTTTATCAGCAGCTTCATTCATTGCATCTAATCGTTCTTTTTTATATCTATAAGCTTGTTTTACTTCCTTCTCTTCATTTTCTTTAATCTTCAATAAAGTTTCTTCATAGTACATAGGACAACCTCCTTTATTTTATTATTATGTTTAAGAAGTCACGATTCTTATATTTATATATGGCAATCCACTCACATCATTCGTATCTACATGTAAGAATTCAGGTACAGTTGATAACATTTCCATATTTTCATTTGTAATAATATGCTGATAGTTAGCATCATAAATGTTAAATGATACGAACTCAAAATAGATTAAGAATTCAGAGAATTCCGATTCAACAAGAGTTGTAATATTCGGAAAATGAATATCATCCAATTGATCTAATTGTTCCAAATAATTCTTAATTGTATCTTTTATTTGCTGAATAACGCTATCTGCATCACTGTCTTCATTATAGAACTTTGCTCTAAATGTCATTGTTAATGCTACGTTATCAATTAATTCAGTAGTTACATCACCATCATCATCTGTTAAATGATACATATTAGAAGGACCGTATGTATTAAAGAACTTATAGTCTAGTCCAAATGTACATTCTAATGGTGCAATTGCATCTAATACATAATTAATTTTCTTTTTCATTTCTTTAATAAATGTAAGAACTCTTTCCTCTGTATTCCAATAGAAATATCTTACACATGGAACACGATTGATGATATAGGATTCTATTTGATCATTATCTGGATTAAAGATATCATTTGTTCTAATAGAAGTCACGTATGAATTCATGATATTAGAATAATCATATAGTAAGTTGATACCATGATATGTATTATATACATTAGTTAATACCATTTCCTTTAATGTATAATTACGAGGTAAATATCCTGGTTCATCAGCATTAACTTTAATCGTCATATCAAATTCAGTACTTTGTGGAACTGTGTTATACAAAGATTGTACATTTGTATTATTAATAGAAATATATTCACTAGTCAATCCATCTGTATATTGTTTTACGGAACCAATATCGTACTTATAAAGAGTGAATATCTTCATCTCTGTATTAAGATTTAAATATAAATGCGTAGCATAAGCTGACGGAGCATTCAAATCATCTAAGAAACCTTTATCAATTGCTTGTTCATAATTCACCGGTCTTGTATCGTTAGCAGATGCAAAGAAACACTTATATTTTTCATAAAATGCTTTCTTTGCCTCTTCAGTTTTCAACGGATCTTTTCCACCAACTTCTTCTGCTATTTCACTTAAGAGTTCTTTTATACCAAAATACACATTATTATTCTTATCAATGATATCGGTAATATCTTTGTCTTTATCGTCAACTGTAGATGTAGTAAATGGTCTTGTATACAAAGTAATTTCATACGGAATACCAGATGATTCATCTATTGCAGATAAATCATCTCCACCAACATATGTAGCAATTGCATACATTACCGGTGTAGAAACAGCTGTTTCTTCTGTTCCTCTTTTATAGAATACAGCAATAACTTGTGTACGATTAATCATATTCTCATCAATTGAACCAGTATTTGGTTTGATATTAATCTTAATCGTATACTTATAACGATTGTCAGATAGATAGGAGCTTCTATAAGTTTTAATACTCGGTAAGATAAATTGAATTGGTGATTTACTATTCACACATTCAAATTCCTGATAACGAGTTTCATCAATAATATCAAGATAATAAGATGCAGTGATTCTATGAGAATCTATTGTTGGATCATCTTTGAGAATGATATTCAATGGGTTTGTATATAAGAACTTCGTAATCTTAGATATTAATACAATACAAGTATCGTCAAAAGTTTCTTTACCGTAATCGCTAGAAACTACTTTTGGTAATCGATAACGAATCGTATCAAATGTACCTAATTCTTCGTTCTTAACTAATAATTCTAGGCTAATAATTCTACCATCATTTCTTTCAATCGACAGTACTTCCCCAAGTGTCCAAGTTGATGGGTCTTTATATGCAAAGTCACCAGTATGTTGTGATTCTGTATATGTACTAAAACGAATCAAATCTCCTTCAGTTAATCTCATATTATCAAAACTATACTGTCCTTGACCGTCGTAAGAATATACATCAATTGTATTAATCGTATCTAGAATTAATACTGAATTATCACTATCAATATATGGACGCATAAAAGTATTCATAAATAATACAGCATACATCTTTTTATTTTCATCACTTAGCATACTTAAATCAGTAAAATAATCAGGAACCCAAAAAGTACGATTAATATTAGAAGGTTGGTCTAAAGTTACCGGTGAATTATTAAACGCTAATGTATGATCATAAAAAGAAATATTGATTAGCCACGCATAAATATCTAGATATACTTCTTGTTGATTGTTGGTTAAAGAGAACGGAATCTCAATTTCACATTTATTATCACTACCTAATACAGAATTATTAGAATCAAAAATTCTATTACAATAGAATCTTACTGCTTTGAGATATTTCAAACAATCTCTATTTAATTCAATATTTGCGATTTCATACCTATATGTGTTATCAGGATTATGATATCGAGTTAAAGTTAAAGTTAAGTATTTACCGTCTTCCTTCATCTGATCATTCGGTAAATACTCACCTGTTCCGGCTTCATATACTTTAACTGTAGCAGCTGACATATCATATTTATTTCTTTTTGGAAAATATGTTGTAGTAGTAACGCTACCATTTACTTCTTGATATTCCAGTTCCAAATCAAGAACAGTTTTATTATAATCTTTCTTTTGAATTTCATTAAGTCCGAAAAGTTTAGGGATAACATATGAAATTAACGGAACTTGTGCTCTAGCTAATCTACATCTTCTGCAAGTTCCATAAAACCAATTATCATAATATTCTTTTTCCTTTGGAATTTGAGTATAATAATCATTTGCCCAGATTGAGTAGAATGGTTTGAAATAGATATTCGCATTTTCATGAAAATCATAAGATGTTTCTGGCTTCTTAATCTTATATTCAAAATTAGGAATTACTTTTTCATGTTCAAATGAATCAGAATAATCTTTATTCCAAATTTCCATTTCTTTATCAGTTGGAGTACCTTGATAAGTGGTTAAACCTGTGCCATTATAGAATGAATAGTTTGTCTCTACATTTGTTACTTTCTGTTGTAAGTACCCAATATAGTTATCTCTAAGTAATGGTAAGTTAGCACCTTTACCGAATTTATAATAAAATACTGGAGTACCACTTTCTAAGTAAATATTGCCGTTATTGGAATCTCGTCTTGTGTTTTCTAAATAAATTGGAATTGTATTCGTTGGTACTACATTTAATTGTGAATCTTTCATAAGATTATATACATAATAGACTCTATCTAATATATTATCTTCTTTCCTAAATACATGAAGAACAGAATTTTCATTATTAAGACTATTAAAGAAGTTTCTTAAATCGGTCAGTGTAGTGATACTTCCTCTAGATAAGGCTTCCTTTGGAATAATATGTTGTAGTTGTTCAATACTCTGTCTATCCAATCCTCCAGAAGAACCGTCATCACCTCTTTGAGCGATAATTACATAAAGATTTGTATATTTATCGGAAGTTAATCGAATAGTCTTTTCTTCAGAATATTCAAAATTACCACCAGCACCATCTGAAGTATATAGTTGAATTATTATATCGGAGTTTGCAGGAGGTTGATAATTAGATGGATCAAATCGAATTCGAATTGTATTACTATTAATATATTGATAATAGCAGTACTTTTGTTCAGCAATTTCTTGATTGTACAATCCATCATAAACAGCGTTTAAATAGACAGTATTACTGTTAGAACCAGTTGTACCAGCAGCAGGTTCTTTTACAATAATATTAAAGTGACTCATCTGTTTATCAAATGAAAAACTAAAAGTCTTATTAGCAATTACATCGGAATCTAACACTTTTTGATAGATTTCTTTGTAATAAACTTGATGAAGATTTGTAGATAATACAACCATATTATCTTCTTCATAATTAAAAATTGCAATTGGTGGTAAGAATGGATTATCTAAATCAGAAATAGGATTCTTATGAGTCATATCATAAGAAGCAGTATAAACATAATTCCGTTGACTACCGTTAGTACTATCATCTAATCTTACATAATTAATTGTAATATCATAATCAGTATGAAATTCAAATTCATCAAATCGTAATGGAGTATCTGCTGTAAGAGTAAACTTACCATCAATCATATTTGCTCTTAATGCTTTTTCAGGAAACATTAAAAGAACTTTCATATTTGCAGCAGTTGCTGCTACTTTTTCTACACCCAATGATAATGCATGTGTAATTACATTTCTATCAAACTTTGCTCTTGTTGGGATTGCTTCATTTGATAATTCAGAAGCAGTTACGATTGCATTTTGTAATAAAGATGCAAATTGATATCCCATGTATCCATACATACCTACAAGTAAAGTTTCTTTTTCATTATCAATACCATCTATATTCTTTTTCTTGATATCGTCTACAAATCTAGTAATATCATAAATATCAGAATTTAGAATCTTTTGAGCTGTAGTCTCTTCCGTTTTTTTAACAGACATACTTTACCTCCTTCTTATTTAATTTATCCATACTAACCTATGAAACCCTATATTATTAGAGGTATCAGTAGTATGATGTCCAGTTCTTAATGAAGAACCTGTAGTACTCATTACATATGGATATCCTACCCAAGTCTTCCCATCCATAAGTGGACTAATCGTACGATTACTTAAAAAATTATGCATTAATCTACCAGGTCCACTAAATCCTAATGAACGTGCTGTTAGCCAATTCAATTCTGTTAAATTAATTGGATCCATATCTCTGATGAATTGAGCTTTCCAGTTTATTGTAAATTTGATTGTATTTTCAATATTAGAGATTGTACTTCTAGGAACAGACATTGGTACACAACCAGTTGCTTTTGCCCAATACATAATTCTACCTGTATCATCTACGATAATCTTCCAAATAGATAATGCTTCAGGATATATTTTATTTATAATATAAGAATATCTTGTTGGCATTATCTCAGTCATATATTTACTTCTAAAATACTCATCATAAATTTTGAATAACATATATACATCTAAATATTTTGTATCTTTAAATTCAAGACTAAAATCATATTGAAGGTCTGATGAGATAGAACCTTCTCTATAACTTGTATTTGTTTGGTATAGATTTTGGTTATTCAAAACATCAGTTGCTGTAATATCTGGTAAGTCAAAAGAACTTGTAACCATATTAGAAAGTAAGTTAATATACTTATTACTCAAATCTATATTTAACCCTTTCGATTCTAATACTCCAGTACTAGTTCCAAAATACTGTTGTAGTGAATAATAACTTAATTTGTATCTAGAGAATGCTTCTTTAAAGAACGGGAATACTTTAAGTTTATCATACATATCTGCAGGGTTACTGGTATCTACTAAATGTAAATCCGGTTTTGAGAAGAATATATATTCTCTATTACCAGTAACCAATTCATGTGCAGGGTCAAGATATCCATAACGACTAAACTTATTAAATCGATTATGAAGCATATCTTCCGGAGAAGATAATGTTGTATCATGAAGCATATCTTCATAATCTTCATCATGCATTTCTAGGTCTTCTTCTTTAAAAGCACCTCTTTTTTCTTTCTTATTTGTAATTGGAGAAAACAACATACCTGAATTTTCACCTGCTTCATATAAATCACTTGAATGAACGTGCTCATTCCAACCAGCTAATTCAGAAGCATATTTTAAATCTTTTCCTTTATGATAAGTATTCATAAAAGAAAACTTCTCATCTGTCGTAGCCATAAGTACCTCCTTCCTCCTATGTTCAGGATTTATTATGATGTTAAACTGGGTAAAGTAATACATATTTATATACTATAAATGTGAATAGAGTGTATCATTCTAAGAAATACTCCCATAACTTCAAAGATTATGTTGTACTTTGTACTAAATTTTAGTTAATGTTATAGGAGGCTAATTATGAATACAGCTGATATTTATGATGGAATGATGAGAAATATGGAATTTCAAGCTAGAAACGATGCTAGATTGGATGCTATATATGATAGAGAATATAAAAGACAGACAAATCAAATGAATTATAATAATCAAGATACTGCTAGACTCAATGTAATCGAGTCTAGATTAGCAGATATTGAAAATAGATTAAACAAACTTCAGGATATGATTGTATCTGATCAAAATAATCTATTTGTATTTGCACCGAAGCAGAATGTTAATGCAGGAATTTCATTCACACTTACAGAAGCTCAGTTCAATGATTTAGTGAATCGTATTGTGAAATAATTATATGCGTTCGTTGAATGATACACTTTATTTTTTTGAACATTTCTATAAAATTTGAAAAGGAGGTAGAAATATGTACGGAAGAGAGTATTTTCATGAATCTGTTGTTCGTGATATTGTCGATGTTCTTACTTCTCTGAAAGACTACGACGAAGTACAATTCATTAATAATGCTAAAGCAAACAGAAGTTTCAAGTCTATTACTTCAGCTACAAAAGACTTGATTCTTACTTTTCCTGTTTTAGTAAGTACTGATATTGAACCAGATAATGCAATCATGATTGCTAAAGCTCATGAAAAGAAAATGGCATCTTTACTTCATATTCTTTTCACTTCAATTAGTGTCGGAAACAATGAAGATGTCTTTGACTATGTTAGAAAATTCCATTCTAATGTAGGAAGTATGGATGGGACTTTGGACTCTTATGTAGATTCTCTTGATAAGTTAGCAACTACATTTGGTGAATCATATGATCAAACTCTTAAAATCGATCATGAAGTACTAAATACTGTATTAGAAGATTTGCGAGAATCCAATTATACTTTACCTGATGACACAAAGGAAAGTAGTCTTGAATCTTTCAAGATTATTCCTGGATATCGCACTGGTATGAATGATATGATTATCAATGAAGCAAAAGGCAATGGTGGTAAACATACATACGTTCATAGAAATGATGATACTAGAGATCTTGAAATGCGGGATGCTACATTTATAGCAGATTATGAATCTAGAACCACTCATACTGATAGAGAAGACAGACGCTATAAACAAGCCAAAGCTAGAATGGACCAAAGAAACGGTGCTAACAGAGTACAGAATACTAGTAATAGTGGAGGATATGGTGGAAGAAATATATATAAATCTGGATTCTCTAATGATAAAGATTATGCAGAATATATGAAGAATATGGCTTCTTATCATTCCAATGTTATACTTAATACTGAATACAAGAAAGCGAATGAATTGCAACCAACAATGATGGTTATTAACTTCATGCGTCATGGTGAAAACGGTGACAATATTAACACTGCCGTAATTGGTATTAAGGCTAAGATCTATCCTGTTTCTTCTGCTGATATTTGTAATAGAATCAGTGGGAAAATTGATGATAAGAATGTACTTACAAACTTTATAAGAGCTACTACTAATGAAATTGCATTTTTCCGTGATTTCTTATTTGCAATTGATAATGCTAAGATGGATGCTTTATCTTATAGTAAGAGAGCCACTTCTAATAAACTATGGAAAGTATTAGAAAGACGTTCTGCTAAGAGTAAATTTAGACGTTCTCTTAGAATGTATAATGATGCTACTGCAATCACTACATTGGTATTATCTGAAAATGATGCTGATTATTTAAAGAAGGTTAATAATGTAGATATTCTTGAAGTTAGAAATGCTCGTAAGATTCTAGATTCTTACAACTTCATGTGTATTTGTATTCTTAACCAATCTACAGAAGTTGCTTCTATTCTCTATGATACTGGGGATGACACATATGAAATGATTCCTTTCTCTGGTCTTGAACGAGAAGCTAGTGATAATAGCTATAAGAAGATGGTAAATCTTCTATCTAAAGTAAGTAGATAAGAAAGGAGGTTTATGAAATGGCTATTTTTTCTGATTTAGAATTAATGGGGATCATGAATGAAGCAGATGATAAAGGTAGTTATAAAGATACTGTAAAAAATAATGTTAGAGACCTTAAAGATAAATCTATTGAATTGGGTGAGCGTGCTAAAAACAATACATGGATTGGTAAAAAAATGGCTAATAAAAAATCTGGTACACAAACTGTTACGTTCAAAGAAGATGCTGATGGTAACATTGTTGGTTGTTCTCTAGAAGAAGGAATTAGCAAACAAAAACATAAAGAATCTAGATTTGAAGTAAAAATTGGGGATAAAGGAAGCCAAAAGAAAAAAGAAAAAGTTACCGGTCATCGACATTACGATTTTGAATTTGGTCTTGGTAATAGACGAGTAAAAGATTCCTATGATAGAAAGTATATTAAACTTGAAGATGATGAAGCTTTGGAAGAAGCTAAGAAAGCTGATCCTGAACAAATCACTAGAGACCTTACTAATAAAACTGCGGTTAATATTGAAAAACAGAAACAAGAATGGGAATCAGAACCTGGTGCTAAAACTGGTGAAGCTATCGGTAACGCTATTACCGGTGGTAATTTTGTTAATGCTGCTGGCAAGAAGATAGGAAAAAGTATCGGATCTAAAGTAGATGATATTATTCATAGAAAGAAGAAAGAAAGACAAAAACTAAAAGAAGATGCAGAAGTAATCTATCGGTCTCCGGAATATACACATGCAATTAATGAATTCTTTGATTTTACCGATAGAGAAACTCGTAAAGTTCTTCTTGCTGTTAATGAAGCTGATCAGAATAAGATTCTTGTTTCTCTGACATCTAAATTATATGATAATGTCGTAGATAAAGTAGATGATATTGACTTTGGTGAAATTGAAATGACCAAGGGTTCTATTACAAAACTATCTAATTATAATACACTTATAAATTGTCTGCAGACAATGCATCAACTTCTTATTGAATTTAAACAAGATACATATCCTGTAGATACAATCAATGAATGTATTGACAATTTGATTGATAGTCAAGATATCTGGATAAAAGCATATGCAGTAAATGCTGAACTTCCAATGATTACATATAATACAATGGTATTAGCTATAATTGAAGCTACATCCTATATGGTATCTATGTGTGTAGAATTTGTTAAAGCACCATCTGAAGATACAATGAAAGTAATGATTGATAAGTCTGCTTTAACAAAATCAAAAGGTCATATGATTTTCAAGAATATTGAATCGTTCAATAGTGCTTATAAAAAGGGTCAAGTTGAAAAAGCTATGATGCATATTCTTGACGAAACTGCAAAGAAGAAAAACTTTGTTGGATTTGGTATTTATGGCGGAATTGGTGTTGGTGCTGCAGTTGTCGGAATTACAGGTTTATTATTCTGTATTATTCCAGTAATCAGAGAACTTATCTTTCTTTTTTATTATAATAGAGTACGGATTGCTGACTTCTTTGAAGTACAGGCTGACTTACTACAAGTAAATGCATATAATGTACAGAACAATAGACTTGACTTAACAAAAGAAGAAAGAAAGAATATCTCTTCTAAACAAATGAAGACTGCTGAAAAGTTTAGAAAAGTTTCTAGGTTTGTTGCAGTAGAAACTTCTGGGGCTGAACCAAAAGCTGTGAAAGACATCAAAAAAGAAGATAACAAGAAATACAAAATAAGTGATGTTGTAGATGAATTGCCTGATTCTGCCGCATCAAGTTCATCCTTATTTTAAACGAAGAAGGAGGTAAAACAATTGGGTATTTATACTTCTAATAGATATTTTGGTGAAGCATATGATTATGCTTCCGAAATTCCAATGAATGAAGCATATGATGCTGCATTCGGTTGTGCACATATCTTAGCTGATTGTCAGCGTAATGATATGGCTATTTTCGAAAGTTCAATTTTCGGAGATATTGCTGAGGTCCGTTCTATCCAAGAAGGATATGGATATGTAAATGAAAATGCATTTACAGATTTGATCAAGAAGATTATCGAAACCTTTAAAAAGTTAATTGCTAAGATCAAGGGTATCTTTGCTGCATTTATTGCTAAGATTACAGGTGCATTTAAAGATGGTAAAGACTTGGTAAAACAGTATGAGAAGCAGATTATTAAGTACAGCAATTGGAAAGGTTTTAAGTGTAAGAAGATTAGAGTACCGAAGAGTACTAATGTGAATATTAAATCTGCAGTTAATACCTTATTTAAATATGATGCAACTGGTACTGGTATTCAAGTGAACTATTCTTTTACTCTCGGTGCTGGTAGCGGTTTGATCACTTTTGCTCCGATTCATGGTCATAAAGAATATGATGATAGTAAAGGTGTAAAAGCTATCGATGATGCAGATGCAGAAGATCTAAAAAATGCTATTGTAGAAAATTATTTGACTGGTGGTATTTGTAAAGATCTTACTGAATTACATACAAATGTAATGGATGAATTATTCAATGATGAAGATGATATCGATGATGATAATGTAAAGTCTGGTTCTTATTTCTCTGCAGCATGGATTAAGCAAGTCCTCAATGAAGGTGAAAAGTGGACTAAAGATATTAAGAAGTTTAATGATAGAGTAGAAAAGAATATCAATACTATCATTGACAATCTTAATAAGGATGATGATAATCTTGCAAAGTTTATGTCTAAGCATCCAGGAGAAGTTAAACTAAAAGGAAATAGTGGTAACACCGATATTTCTTATGCTGATGATTCCAGTAATGGTAAAATTTCAAAAAATTCTGGAACAGATTTTGAAAAAGATTTAGCAATTAATACTAGAAAACAATCTGCTTTTGGAACAACTGAAAATATCCAGAAGTTAATCCACGCTCTCCAGAAGCTTGCCGGAAATGAACAGGAAGTTATTGCTAAGGTCACTTCTGAATATATGGAAGTAAATAAGTTTGTACTTGCACAGGCTCGTAAGGTATGGACTGCTGCAGCTGCTTGGTCTTCTGGTGTTCATAAGGAATCTGTAGAATATGCGAATGCTATGGGTGATGTTGCTGCAGAACAACTCTATACAGTAATGGAATCCGTTGGATAATAACGTTATATTATCCAATTGCACAGATTCCCTTTAAATTTATAATTACAAACATATAGATAAAATGTGTGTAAATCTTTTGATATTTAAATCAAATTACATATAAGGAGGTAAAACAATTGGGTATTTATACTTCTAATAGATATTTTGGTGAAGCATATGATTATGCTTCCGAAATTCCAATGAATGAAGCATATGATGCTGCATTCGGTTGTGCACATATCTTAGCTGATTGTCAGCGTAATGATATGGCTATTTTCGAATCGTCTATCTATAGTGATATGGAAGAAGTAAAATCCATCCAAGAAGGATACGGATATGTAAATGAAAATGCATTCACTGACCTAATCAAGAAGATTATCGAAACCTTTAAGAAATTAATTGCTAAGATCAAGGGTATCTTCGCTGCATTCATTGCGAAGATTACTGGTGCATTTAAAGATGGTAAAGACTTGGTAAAGAAATATGAAAAGCAGATTATCAAGTATTCTAACTGGAAAGGCTTTAAATGTAAGAAAATCAGAGTACCGAAGTCTAAATCAAATATCATGTCTGATGTCGATGCACTGTTTGGATATGCCGATCAAGGAACTGGTATGAAAGTAAAATATAAAATTAAACTTACTACCACTGGTATACTCTCTCTAGAAGAAGCTATTTCTGGATTTGAAAATTTTAAGAAAATCGACGATGCAGATGCAGAGGATTTAAAGAATGCTATTGTAAATGAATATATTTCTGGTTGTACAGATCTTACTGAATTACATACATATGTAATGGATAAATTATTCGACGATGAAGATGATATTGACGATGATAATGTAAAATCTGGTTCTTACTTCTCTGCAGCATGGATTAAGCAAGTCCTCAATGAAGGTGAAAAGTGGACTAAGAATATTAAGAAATTTAATGATAATGCTGAGAAGAATATCAATACTATCATTGACAATCTTAATAAGGATGATGATACATTAGCTAAGTATATGTCTAAGAATCCTAAAGTCAAAGGTATTAAGACCACCGATACTAGTAATGATCTTGAAACGGATTATGGATATGCTACAGGAAAAAGAGTAAATCGAAGATCTGGCATGGATTTTGAAAAATCTCTAACAGATAATAAAGACCATTATGACTCAACTGCTGCTAAAACTGCAGCAAATTCTGCAACCACCGAAGATCTTCAAAAAGCAATCCATGCTCTTCAGAAACTTGCAGGTAACGACCAGGAAGTCATTGCTAAGGTTACATCTGAATACATGGAAGTAAATAAGTTTGTACTTGCACAGGCTCGTAAGGTATGGACTGCTGCAGCTGCTTGGTCTTCTGGTGTTCATAAGGAATCTGTAGAATATGCAAATGCTATGGGTGATGTTGCTGCAGAACAACTCTATACAGTAATGGAATCTGTAGGTTATTAATATAGGAAGGAGATAATAAATAATGGGTATTTATACTAATTATACCGGCGGTTATGGCACTAGCTTCGTTGGTAATTATACTCAGGTAGAGCCATTTGTTGGTGAAAGTTTTAACTATCATCAGCTTGGTATTATTGCTGCTTCTGAAATCAATGCAAATCATAATGCATTTATGAAGAGCATTGCATTATCTGAATTGGCTGCAATCGAACAGACTGGTGATACTGATGTATTATATGAATCTGTAAATATTAAAGGTATCTTTGAAAAGATTAAGATGTTCTTTAAGAAGGTTATCGAAAAGATTCATAAGATTTTCCATACTTTCATGGCTAAATTGCAGTCTTGGTTTGGTGATACAAAGGACTTTGCAATTAAGTATGAAAAGGAAGTTATCAAGAACTGGTCTCAGGTTTCTAACAACTGGGATTTTAAGGGATATAGATATGATAAGGTAATTAAAACTAAGACAGGTAGTGATGAAATTAAAGCAACTTGTACTACAGGTAGCGATGCTCTTAAAAATTTTATTACAAATGGTAATTTAACTGGAGCATTGGCTGCAATGGGTGGTTATGAAGAAATTAACGTAACATTAAATGATACTGATGGTGCTGATTCTTTAGATGCTATGGATGATAGATATTTATTAAAAACATTAGTAGCACGTGATAAGGCCAAAGTTCCAGACAGCGTGTTTGTAAAAGCCCCCACTGCCGATGAAAGAAAGACTTTTGCAAACACAGGGACAATTAAATTAAAACTCGGTAAAAATGTTACTGCTGGTTCTGGAACTGGTGGCAAGCTTACAGATGACGATATCTATAAAATTAGAGAAAAAATGGAAGATATTAAAGACGATATGCGTAAAGCTGTTATTGAAGGGTTAAAAAATACTGATACATTTAAAACAATTATTCCAGTTAATTTTGATAACCCTTCCGGTATCGATGCTAAGGAATATTCTGAAGAACTATTTAAATTCTTCAGAAATGGCCAAGATTCTAAGGATAATCTTGAAAAGAAAGATATTCAAGAAAGCTATGGTGGCAGCATTTCCGCTATGATGGGATTCTTAAAAGATTATAAGAAAATCACTAATAATATTTCAACTGCTGAGAAAAAGCTCACTAAAGGCTACGACAACCTTATTAAGAAAATGGATAAAGAAGAAAATGATTTAATTAAAGCTAATAAGACTAAATCGGATGATGTTGTTAAGCAAAATGAATTTATCGTTCAACTTTCTTCTATGTATCAATCAATCTATAGTGGTTTATCCGAATGTATTACAGAAGCATTTGCTGCATGGATGACTGCAACAAAGGATGCTTGTACTCAGGCTAAGGAAATCGCTGTTAAGGTTATCAATCTTTCTAAGAAGATGACTGAATCTTATGATTACAGTTATGATGATGATCGTAGCTATGATGGTGGTTATGACTTCATTAGCTCTGTAAAGCTTGTATAAAATCAGAAGTTCTGATTATATCAGATGATTATAAATCAGGGCTGGGATACCATTAGGTGTCCCAGCCTTTATTCTATAAAGGAGGTAATCAAATGTCATTATTCTCTTTAGATAATATTCTTTTGAATGAATCTACAGATGGTACATCTTCTCCAGCAGATATGATTAATTTTGATCATATGCAATGTCTTGATGATAGTATAAAGAACTTCTCTTTTGTTCAAGAAGGATATAACTTTATTCTGGATATGAGACAAAATTATATCGATGCTGAAAAGACATTCTATGAGAATGTACTTGGTTCTTATGGAGATGATGAAATTATTACAGAATCCTTTAGTGGATTCTTTGATAAGATTAAAGAAATCATTCGTAAATTTATCGAATGGATTAAGAAGATATTTAAGCAATTCGTTCTTAAAATGAACTCTTTGTTCTCTAATGAAAAGTATATCAAGAAACATCACAAACTATTATCAAAGTTTGGTTATAATGATGAGTTTGAATTTAAGGGATATGAATTTACTTATATCGAAGATTCAACAATGCCTGCTGCAAATGCTTTGTCTGCATTTACTAGCACAACTCAAGGTAAGAATTATTTTGATACTTGGTATGATAATGAAAACTTAAATGATACATCAGATTCAGATGGTTCTCTAAGAACAGCTCAAACAACAAAACTAAACACTACTCTAGACACTAAACTAACTGAACTTCAAGATAATCTTGAAGATTTCTATGATGAATTTAGAGGTCGTGTTATCAATAAAAGTAATGAAAAATTTGATTCGTCTGAATTCCCAGATGAATTGTTTAGAGTTTTCAGAAACGATGATAATGAACCATCTAGTATTACGATTGATAGTAGTTTTGTTACAGAAGCTTATAGACGTTTCGATAAGTACAAAGATACTGTTAAAGCAATTGAAAAGACACAAAAAGAAATGATTAAGGATTATGAATCATTAGAAAAGTATCTAGATAAATTGGTCAAACTGAATAAAGCTGATAAGAAAATGACTCTAGATATTTATGATGCGATGCCGAATACATTTGGTGCTACTCAAATTGGAACAATGATTACTAGCAATTCCGTATCTAGTATGAATGGTAAAACGATTTATGATTCGTCTACTTTTGATAAACTGAATAACTATATGAAAGTACAATCTGCGAAAGTAAATGAAATGTGTACAATTCATACACAAGCATTTACTGCTAAACTAGAAGCAGCTAAGGATTGCTTTAAGCAAGACAAGAAGATTCTATATAAAGCATTGAACAAGATTGTAGGACGTTCTAATAAAGATAATTATTAATATTGGAGGTGAAATGAATGGAATTTTGTTTTGAAAATACAATTCTCGATACAGAATCTTCATTAGATAGACAATGGAGAAATATGGAATTTCTCAATGCAATCTATGAACAAGATCGAGATATGGAACGATATGTTAATGAATGTTTGATTAAAGCCAGTGGTAATAAACAAGCAATCAATGAAATGACTGTTCTTAATGAAGGTACATTCTTTGATAAAGTTAAGAATTTCTTTAATAAGATTAAGAATTTCTTTAAGAAAATCTTTACTAAGTTTTCTGCATCATTATCTGGTGTATTCGCTGAACAAAAGAAGTATATTGATAAATATAACTTCATTATTACAAAATGTAAATGGAACGCTGGTGAAGCTTCTGATGTAAAAGATAGATTTAAAGGTATTCCTAGAATCTTTGACATGGTAGATAATGTAGATTCTGCTTGTATGCTTCAAGATATGACTAATTATGCTGATGAAAAAGCACAAGGACAAATTGATGGTAAGTCTGCATATATTGATGTAAAAGTATTTGATAGTGCAGAAAGTATTGAAAAGGCAACTGTACCAGAAAAAATCGATAATGCTAAAGCTAAAGATAAAGTTTATGAAGTGTTCTCTAAATCACAATACTGGTCAACATTGAAAAATTTTGACTCATATAAACAAACTGATTCTAATGGTAATGCTGATATGGCAGCTACAATGTCAGCTTGGTTTAGTGGTTCTGTTGATGAAGTATCTTGGGACGATACATACATTGATAATAACTTCCAGACAGTTATCAACGTTTCTTATGCAGGACAATCTTATTTAAACAAACTACAAAAGATTGTAAATAACGTTACTAAAAAAATGGATGATCTTGATAAATCCATGGAAACATATGTAAAAGCACAACAAGATAAAGTAACAAAAGCTGTTAATAGTGGTGCAGAAAAAGCAAAGCAAAACACAAAACAAGAAGAACAACAAGCAGCTCAAAAGGTTGAAGATGCAGCAGCCCAGGGAGCGACAGAAACTGGCCAGGGAGCGACAGAAACTGATGCAACCCAAACTCAAGGTGCATCTCAGGGAAAAGTTCAACCTGAAGTATCAAGTGCGAATCTCTGGTCTGGGTATAATAGTTTTTTAAACGAAATGCAATTAAATAATCCGTCTAGTGGATCTTCTTCTAGTAATGATTCATCATCTACTAGTAAACAATCCAAAACTAATTTGAACAACACAGGTTCAGTTGAAAGTAAAAAAGCAGTAGACGCAAATAATAAGCTTCATCAACAGACTGCACCTAAAGTAAACGGTACAGCTCAAGATGTTAATGCTAATAATCAAACCACCGGTAATGTAACTGATGAAATCAAGAAAAAAGCTGCTACATTACTCGAAACTGAAATATGGAATAGACAAGTTATATTGAACGAAATGACTAATGTTGCATCTACTATTGTAAGAAAAGCATTTACTGCTTTTCAAAACGCAAATTCTGATTTCTTTACATTAATAAAGGCACACGTTCAATGGTATCTTTCTAATCCTGGTGCTGAAAAATTAGATGAAAATAAAGCTACTAGAACTAGAGTTCTTAATATGAATGCAGGTGAAAATGTAGAGAAACTTTCTGATAAAACAGAAGAAACACCGGAAAATAAACCTAATAAGACAGAAACACCAGAAAACAAACCTAAGCAACCTGAACCTACATCTACAGAAACCGAACAACCTTAACCTACATCTACAGAAACCGAACAACCTCAACCTGCACCGGAAAACAAACCTGAAAATAAGCCTGATTCAGAAGACAATTTTGATTCAGAAGATTGGGAACATGGATGGGATAAATATTTAAAATAACAATTAAAAATAAATCCAGAGCACATAAAAGTGCTCTGGATTTTTACTCTGAAGTAATATTTGCTTTCTTGAATTTCAAAACAGTACTCATTATGAAACTACCATTTTGTTTTATGAATAACTGTTGAGATTGTAATAATATGTATTTCCCAGAATAAGATTCATGAACAGGGTCATTTATAATATATTCTTTATTAAGAGTAAATAAAGATGCATCTAAATCATTCTTCACAATACTAATTGTTACATTAGCAGATTCAATATTATACACGATTGGATTGATTGTATTTTGGTCATTGTTTGATACATTCATAACTTGATTAATCGTATTGGTTACATTAGCTTTATTATCAGTTATATCCTGTTCAAATACATCTCCTTTAGAATTAATTACAGTAACTTTATTTACAATCTTATTTGAAACATTATTCTTTGAATATTCTACTTTCGAAGCATCAATTCCGATTGTATATTTTCCTGCTCTTAAATCTACATATGCACCTGGTTCTTCAGAAACATCTTTATCAATTTCTTTTATATCTAAGACAATTGTATAAATATATTGATTACGAGCACGTATTGGGTTACCTGATGATGATACAATATATGTAGTATCAAAATCAATAAAGAATCTATATGAAGTATCATAAAATGTTCCAAGATTATCATTCAGATACTTTATATACTGAGAAATTGAATCGATTGGTGGAATGATTACTTGGTCATACTTTGTATCATATCGAATCGGTTCCAATAACATATTTCCTAAATAGTTAGTAGATTGTAAAATTAATGAGTTCATACTAGCATTATGATATACACCATTAATTGTATTTCGATTGTTATTAATTGCATCTTGTTGTATTAAGAATAATGTAACTTCTCTATATTGTCGATTACCAATTTTAGAATCGATACCATTTGGATTATCAATTTTATCTGTTCTAGATAAGTCTTCATTTAATATATATATAAATTTATCATTGAAGTATTTTTCTGTAATATTATCCATCTGATTTGTACTATCATATTTATAAATGCCTAGTGTGACTAAATTATCATTAACATGTCTAATCATATCATCAAGTATATTCTTTTCGATAGAACCAAATATTGTAATTACAGGCATATTCGTATTATCAAAATCCTTATCAATAAGGATATATTGTAATTGGTCAGAATCTATCACAACTTCAGTATTTGTAGAATCGATATACTTCATTACAACTTTATAATTATATTGTTCTCCTTTTTTTGCCATTATAATCTCCCCTTTCTTTATAAAAAAGTTACAAGACAAAAAAAGAAACACAGATAGCGTCAAGCTATCTGCATCTCTTTCCATAGACTGCCGTATTATGATTTATCCATCAACTTCAAGTAAGAATAGGTAGTTAAGAATGTTCTCTTCATCTACATTAAAAGCCTTATCCAATATATTCGCTAAGCTGTTATAATCACACTGTTTGTGCACAGTCCAATTATTAACAAGAGCTTCATATGAGTTTTCATACATCGTAGTGTTGAATATAAGATCACAAATACAAATTCTCTTGAATATATCTTCAGACTCTATTAACTTCAATACTACTGGAGAGTTATAACCATTAAGGATTTGTCCTTTATTAATCATCTCTCTTATCAGTTTGATTGTATTCTTGAAATTATCAATCATGGTCATACCTAGTTCTGAACACTTGTGATGTGCCATAATCAATGGTAATAATCCAGGATTAAGATCTGAGGTTACTGTAGAACCTTTTCTCGGATACATCATATCAATTACATTAGTAAATGTAATGAATTTCGTATTGATACTTGGTCGAATGACAAATGAAGATGGAATAAATGCTGGGATTTGGTAAGAATACACATCATTGGATATTACTATAGAAGAATGATTCATCGGAATTGATTCACTCTTAATTAAACTAAATATCACTGATGAAGCTTTACTATAATGATTTGACCTCTCAATATAGTAAACCTCTGGAAAGTATGGTGCTATCTTTTTAACGATTGTAAACATATCGCTATTCATAGCATTCAACTGTTCAAATATATTCTCACTTGCGGCAAACGCATTTACAATATAGATTCTTGTATTTACGTTATACCTTGATTTAAAAAAATGTCTATAGTGTCCTGCAAGATTTAGTATATTCACAGATAATACTTTGACATCATTTATTAATAATGTTTCTGATAGGATTCTTTTATACACCGATTGAATATCAATGAAGATATCAATAGGAGTTCGTTTTAAAACACTACCAGAATGACCGTTAACAAATTGATCAAGTATATTATACTTAACAAATTTTTGGAACATTAAAGCTTTGTTCAATTTTCATCACCCATAATCAGTTTCTTTAACTTGTTAAGACAATCTTCACAAAGTACTGGCATATCAATAAATGGATGCTGTCCTTCTTTAAAGATTACTTCTATTTCTTCATCACAAATTTTACATTTTGTATAAAATTTTGTATGAAACGGAATTGAGAACGGAGTTATCTTCTTCATACAAGTTTCAAATAAACATCTATCTTGTACACAATCTTTATAAGAACAATCTTTACATTCTTGTGTGCATTCAACAATATCTACTCCATCATCATTATCATAATTCGGAATAGCATCGTTATATCGTTTATTACTTATAGAATCAAAGATACCATAAAGTGCTTTGTCCATCTTAATCACCAATCAAACTCTTAGGATCATAATAATCATCCTCAATAGTTCCAGTTGATTCATCGAATAATTCATCATCCTTACCAAGAACTGAATTCAGAGATTTTCTAAAGTCATTTCTTTCTTGAAGAATGTCAAGCACTTCTCTAGTATTACCATAACCCATACCAAGAAGTGTTTTAGCTAATTCAGAAGGCCCATCTTCTGTCATAAAAGTATAACCTTTATTACAAGTTTCTGTACCATCCGGATTAGAAATCCATTTTCTTACTTCAAGTCTCTCAGTAGGATTATCACCCCATCTGATTTTTCTAACTGCTCCGAAGAGGTTTCCTTTCTCTTCAAAAGTATGGTCGATGTTTTCTACAATTGTATATGAAAAAGCCATTTTGTTTTCCTCCTTAATATAAAAAAAGACACATGTGGAAAGTCCCACATGTGTCCCCTTGCGTGCATATCTTATGAATTCAGTAATTAACCAAACATTACCCCATACTTGTTACGAATATAATTCTTGGTCTTAGTATTGATTTTCTCAATCTTAATCATAGCATTTGTATTCGTAACATTAGACGTAATAGGAATGATGTTATATTCATACTTCTTAGATTCTCCTGCTGGGGAACCGAGCATAGCAATTACCTTCTTTGCATCAAGATAAACACTACCAATGATGTTAGAATAAGTTCTACCATCAAAGCTCGAACCAGTCTGATTTGTAATCAAATAATTTTCACCCTTGATCCATTTCTTCTTCTGGTTCTGCTTGCTGAAATACAAAAGATTTGTAAGGAGTTCCTTAGCTTCCTTAGTCACCTTTGCATACTTTGTTGCATCGTATGCATTGGTTGTCTGATGCTGAACCAGCATCATAATGTTTGCTGCAACAGATGTCTTTGTAGCTGCATCCGGTTCTACAGAACTATTGATGCAACGCACCATTGTATCTTCGCAATCTGCCTGCTTCTGTTTGAACTGTTCTTCTGTCATATAACGGAAAGAGCACATAAAATAATAACCCTTTTCCAATGTGAACATCAACTTTACAGAAAAGATATCTGCGAAGATTTCACTGAATACACCAAATACAGAATTCTCCAATTCAGACTGTTCAATCAGAAAATCCTCAGAATAAGATTCCTTGAGGATAATGTCTTCAGCCGGAATAGACAATTCTTTCAAGTTAAGCTTTTCAGTTTCTTCATCAGCTTCGCCAAGACTATAGTTATGGTTGCCGATAAGACTTTCATTCAAAGCCTTGATTGCTGCCAACTCTGGGCAGTCTGCCACGTTTGCGTATTTTTTCTGGTTGTTGTTGAAATTACTCATGATAATTTCCTCCTATATAATTTATATTTGATAACAGATTGTATCTGCTTATCACTATTATTGTATATAAATAATAGTTAGTTTACTTAAGCATAAATGCTGCTACATCAGAATTGATTCTTATGACTTCTGCATCATATGCAGCTTGACGGGCTTTATCAATACCATATAATACAAGATAATACGTGTCATTCTGATATGCCATATAATAATGCATGTTTATTTTATCTAAGTCAATACTATTGTCATACTCATATACTTGATAGTATGCGATGAAAGTATTTAATAACTTCTCTGCATCATCAATAACACTATCCGGAATTTGAGCTTTTTCTTCAGCTACCTTATCCATATCTACTTCTTCAAGATATGGATTATAATCAACAATAATTGTATCATTTTTAAGATAATTAATAAAATACTCATTCCAAATAGTATTAATATCAAAATCATCTACTGTAACATCGGAATAGTTAAGTTTAATAATATTGTTAATAAGATGGTTTAAAACTGATTTCTTCATATACTTATACAAAGTTACTCTGACGCAACAATCTAAATCAAACATTTTAAAGTTTGGGTCTTCTTTGGCAAAAGTAATAATATTGTTATTACTATACCATAATACTAGATTCTTATCAAAACAATGTTTGAATCTGGCAAAGAAAAAGTTTTTAGAATCAAGCATCAATGTATAATCTACACCAAGTTGATTTTCGTCGATTGTTTTAGTTTCAAATGTTTCTTCATCCATGAAGATTCCATCGTGTTCGTTCTTCTTTACCAAATACAAAATTCTATATTCATCTTCAGATTCAAAAATATAAAATTTTGTACCCAGTTCCAATTTGTTCATTTTCATAACACAATCTCCTTACTTACTATAATGATATCCTTTAATATCATTAGAGTTCGAATAAAATTTAGATTCAGTTGGTTCTTGTTGTCCTTGATACCTACCTCTATATAAGAAATCCACTTTACCATCTGGCTTCTCAAAATACACTTGTGCAATCTCAAGATTTGGATAGATTCTAACAGGTTGCACTACAGTAATCTCTAGTGTATAAGTTCCATTAAAACCAATATCACCAAATCCTGCTGTAAGATGAACCTGCATTCCAAGTCTACCAATAGAACTTCTCCCATCAATTGCGGAAATAAATTTATCAGATGCAATTGTCTCTACAGTAGAACCTATATAAAGAATACCTGGTTTTAAAACATATCCTTCTTTAGGAATAATAGTAGTGATACAAAGATTACTATTATTCTGTTTCGGGTCTAGAACATGTCTATTATCGTATTCTTTAAGTATATTAGATAAGTGTACATTATAAGAATTAGGATTTAAACATTTGATATCAAATGGTTCGATTGTAATGTTCTTTTTGTCCAATTCTTTCAAAATCTTATTTGCTGTGAGCATTTATTCATCAACCTCCTTATTGGGTATTTACATGAATGTTTGCGAGGTATTATATTACAAAAATAACACGGATGACAATTAGCCATCCGTGATACTTTATAAGATTCCTTTAATCGTTTTGATTGTATAATCAATTGTATTAGAAGTTATCTTAACTGAATTGTCAGAGAATGGTGTTGAATTGTAGTAATCTGAGAAGTTAAATCCTTTCTCATATTTCATGATATACTCTAAATTGTATTTAAATGAATTTAAGCATACAGACCGATTATCAATCAATTCTTTATATTGGTCATTACTAAGTCGTTTCTTTAACTTCTTTTCTATACAATCATTAATATACCATAACTTTGCAATTTCATATTTCATTCCTTCAATATTCGATTGATTTCTATATGATTCTAATAACTGTACAGAATCATCAATTTCATCTCCGAATGCTAATGTTCCAGTACGAGCTTTATATATAATAAGATTACCATCTTTATCAAATTCTATAGGAAATTGTTTTACTTCATTAAAAATAGAAGTTTGTTCTTTTATAGATTTTTCTTTCTTATCAAGAGTCATTACATATAACTTATTTTCATCATTTCTATCCGTAATTTCAAAACCTAATGATTTATAAAGTTTCATAGCACCATGATTTGATTGTGCTACTTGTAATTTTATTTTATCATGTTTAGAAATTTCATCTTTTAAGAGAGCAGTTCCTATACCTTTATTACGGTATTCTTTTACAATATATATTTCTCCGATATACCAATAATCACTTCCTGGTTCAAGTCTATCAGTTGTAAACATTCCAATAGTTTTACCATTATATATAATCATCTTGGTAATTTTTATTGATTCTTGTACATCTTTTTCAATACATTTAATTATTTTAGGGTCGTTTCTATTATCTTTATCAATAGATTCCATTTCCCATTTAAACATATTATCTATATCATCTTTAGTAGCATTTCTCAGAGTTACACCAGTTGGAAGAGTTACTTCTTTTATAGATTTTTTAGACCAATCTTCATCTGGGTCAAATCCATGTTTTTTTTCCCATTTTATTTGTGAATCTCTAGCATTTTTAACAGCAGGATTTCCATTGTTATGTATTCCAGATGCTCCATCAGTTACTATAAAATAATTAGCATCATATTTTTTAGCAAGTTCTCCTACTTTAGAAACGAATTCTCTAGCGGATTTTAAATCTTTACAAGCTTCTTCAATCCCTTCAATATCAGAAGATTTTAATAATGTAGTCAGTTTTCGTTTTGTCTTTTTACCGTCATACTTTGGAGCTTTGTCATTAAACACTTCAATGATTTTATTTGGCATTGACTTAGCATGATCATATAACTGACCAGGGTCTGGAATATTAATATCTCCAGTAAGATTGATACTACCGGATTTCAATACAGTATCTACGAAAGTAGAGCAAACTTGATGATATTCATTTTTGCTTACCTTATGGTCTATATGAAGAATCTTATTAAGAAAAATTCTTAAGTCAAATGTAGTTTTATTATCTTCAAAGTCTTTTACTTTATCTTTCAATTGTTGAACAATCTTATTTGGAGCAAAGAATGTCATTACTGATATAACATTTTCCCCAAAGGAACTTAGATTTTCACGAATGAATCCAGATTTTTCTCTGATATTAAAACTATATACTTCATTCAATTCAGGGTCAAATGAAATACTAGCATGAGAATATTCACTACCAGTAAACAATTTAATTCCTTGAGATACAATTGGTGTTGATCCTTGGGTGAAGATTAGAAATACAGGTTTATGAGTACTCTTACTTACAGATTCGCTTAATATTTCATCATCACTTTCAGGAATATCATCTAAATTAATAAAGACATCTTTCGGAATAGTTTTATCTAATATATCAGATACTCGTTTGGATGCTTTTAAACGATTCTTTCTATTAAAAGCGATTTCTGGATTCCATCCTAAATTCAAGATAGATTGTTTTCTTGCTAGAATTTTTTCTTTATCTCCAGAAGCTTTAATGTCTTCAAAATCAGAATATAAGTTATCTAATGTATCAATCCAATCACCTCTATAATCTTCGAATATATGATCCATGCACATATTTTTATAAGAGTCAAACCATAATGGAATTTTTATACCTGTAATAAGTCCATCATTATCTGCAAAGGGTGAATAAAAATTACCATTTGTATAAACACCCATGTCTATCATCTCTGTAGGAGTAAAGTAAGGACAATCATTAAACCTTCTGTGTTGCTTTGATTTGAGCGATTCTGCTTCATTCACAGCTTGCATGTTCTGATAGACTTGGGATACAAATTCTCCAAAATGATGAGTTGTGTCTGCTTTTAAAGTTTTTCCATCAGTAGAAATTACCCTCTCTGTATTTTCTATCTGTCTACTTTTTAATAAAAATTCTTTTATATCATTATATCGATCTACATTTGTTTTATTATAGATTGCAATTGATTCATCATCTGAGCGAAGCTTATGTTCTTTTGATTGGGAATTATATTCTATAAATTGTTTTTCAAGATTATCAAGCATTTCATCAGTATCTTTTCCATGAATTGTAGATATAATATTAATATTAGTATCAATTTCAAATTGATCCGCTATATTATCTTTTTGAGTATTTGATACATCTTCTTTCATAGGTTCTGTAATATCATTTTCATCATCTGGGATTTCTAAATCGTCCAGACTAGTATTAACTAAGTTTTTAGGAGTATCGTCTTCTTCAGGTTTTTCCTCTTCTTCATAATCATCTTGTTGTTCTAGTGTATCATCATTGGTTGAATATGTCTGTTCGAATTCATCTATTAAAGAATCTCTAAGAGTCTCATAATGTTCTTGATTGGTCATTCTCCAAATTTCTATAGAACGTTCATCACTTTTTTCTTGTTGTTTTTTTGTCATTTGAGTTTGGAATAAATCCCATTCACGTTGTAATTCTTCTATATCATCAGTGTCTTTAATAATGATATAGTTTGTGTCTCTCATAAATTTATTAGCCAATATGTTTTTATAAGTTTCAAGCATAGAATTATCTCCTTTCATAGAATATTATTATAAAGTTAAACAGCAAAGTTTTGGTCACATCCATTACAGATGTGACCAAAAGAATGCGTTATTAAATCGGAGTTATGAAAAAATGAACAACAAAAGATAAACGACGAACCAACATTTATCTTTACTATATAGTTATGAGTTTTTTATTTTATATTATACATCTTTTGAAATACCGATTAATCCTTTTATATATTCAGCAATAGGATCAGTTCCGATTTCTTCTTGATTTGAATAGAATTCATCGTTAATCATCTTACCTAAAGTATCTCTGATTGTAATTGCATATTGTCTAATTTCATATTGTGCATGAGGATCAGTTCTTAATTTGATAAACTGAGATAAGGAGAACAATGAGAAAGTCATATATAGTTTTCTACAGTTTACATTAGCTGGTAAATATCCTCTTGCTTCTTCTTTCTTAATTGATTTATCATCTGCAAGAAGTTGAGAGTATACAGAAATTAGTTCATTTGCTAATTCATCTAGTGTATAGTATTTAAATGCGTCGCATAACTTAATACCGTATTCTTCTTTAGGTGTATATCCTTGCATTGGAATAGTAAAAGAGGCATTCGAAGAATCTACATATCTTTGAGATTCTTGAGTGATTGCATTTCTATGTCTTACAATTTGATGAGTTGCTGTTCTTGACACATTCTTAAATACTACAGTTACAGGAATGATGTATGGAATAAGATCAAACTTTACTTTTTCATCTTTGTAAAGTTTCTTAAACATATTCAAATCAATACCAATATCTACAGTCTTGTTTACTTTATTATCTGCAACTGGTACATTTACAATATTATCTCTAGAAATGTTTGTATAGTGCATGTCTGAATCTGATTTTTCATCTGCATTAAATCCATCTTCTAATTTTTCATTGAAGAAGTTTTCAACCTTTGTAAATGGTAATTCGATATCATCAATTGTAAAATCTTTACCATATAACTCTTTTACTGTATTATCAGATAGTAAGTAGCAGATTGAACGAATTAATTGATTACTCATTACATCATAGCTTGAGATATTGTGTAAGAAGTACTTATATGAACGCATATTTCCGTTGATAATAAGGTTGTACGCTAGTTCATTCTTCTTGAATAGTCTAGATTTTGTCTTATAATAGTTTTCAGTATAGAACTCCAGATATCTAGAAAATTCTGAAGTAGTCAATTCAATAATTTCTTCAAGATTTGTAATGTCAGTAATCTTGATTGCAAGTTTACCATGTTCTAGAATAGAGTCGTGACCTGCATTTACTCTCTTTGCAATGTAATTTTCTTTTTCAAGATAAGAAATATCTTTGATATTGTTGTAACAACAAGTACAAGCACCATAGATATTACTTACATGGTCATTCTTATAAATGATTTCACTCTTCATTTTTATCCTCCTCAATGGACTCAATTATAATATTTATAATTTCATCAGAAAGTTGAAGATCAGTCTTTCTTACGGGTATATATTTAGGAGAGTCCATATTCTTAATATATTCGTAGATATTAACTCGATGAAATGTAATATCACAGATTTTAAAAGGTTTTTGACTAATAGTTTCATTTTCAGTTATACTTGCTACGATGTTATTAAGTGAGCGATTAATAGTATCTTGAAGTAATTGATTGTGATCAAAGTTCTTCTTATATTCAATCGTTTCAGATTCATCAATATTGAGTTTGTTATCAGAATTATTATATAGAATAATAACATTGATATCTGTATTAATTCTTGTTGGGAAAGTTTTATTTAGAATATCATTGATAAATATTTTTAGTAGCATTGTCTCATTAAGAGTATTTGTATTATTGATATCATATTTTAATTTAGCATAGTTTAAGAATTGATAAAGATATGTTGACAGAATACCTCTATCACAAATATTTATCTTATTACCATAAGTTGTTGTTAGTACGTCTTTCATATCTTTGATTATACAACGCATAGCTAATTCTGTAAGTTGAGTAGTATTGGTAATATCATAATCAAATTTTTGTTTGATAATATTTGAAAGTTTTGTATAAGTATTCATAAATTCTGTCATTTCTGATGATGGGTATTTATGATATACTATATCTTTATATGGTGTATTATAAAGTAATTTAAAAGTCGTTTCAGGCGATAGTACCTTTTTGATTTTGTTGATAGTGGTTGTTTTACCTACATTATCTCCTCCTTCGATAAAGAATGTCTTTTGTTCTAGAATAGAATCCATATATTTGTACCTCCTTTAAATTATTATTTAAAAGTTTTTGATAGAGTGATTTATAAACCTTGAATAATTATTTACAAACGGGGCAACGTTTATATAAAACATCCTCGGGAAATAGGGAACTGGAAGACCGACAGGACTGAACAACCAACCTTTCAGGTTGGTTATCTTAAGTTTATTAATGTTTTTTAAATTTAAATTAAAAAAGTTTTATTAAAAGGAGTTTAAGATTATGAAAGATTTTAGTAGGTATGATAAGAATGGAAATGTTATATATTCAGAATCAGTAGGTCTGGAAGGAGCGACAGTGCGTCATTTTTATAAATATGATAAAGAAAACCGCAGAATTTACTACCGGAAAGAAATTCTAGATACAACGTATGAAGAAAATATCCAGTATACAAATACTGGAATGCTAATAGAAAGCATATTCTTACCAACTTATCTGTCTACATATAAGTTGGAAAGAATA